TCTCCACTCCCCCTCTATTACTTATATAGTATAATACAAAATAAAAAATAATTTATATTATATTACTCGGTAAAAAAAATATGAAAAATCCATTTTTCAATTTTCTCTATATATAATATAATAATATTATTATATCTTTTTTCAATCTTTTACCATTTTTTATCTCTTTCTCTCTTTTTATCATTCTCCACCCCCCCTTTATTATTATATATGTTTATATAATATAAAAAAATATTTTTTATAGATTTTAAAAAATGATAAATTGATAAAAAGAAATGGTTCGCCTTATGATATAACATAATAACATACTATATTACTTAATAATACTATTGTATTTGTTATATTTGTATATTGATTATATCATATCTGTTTATTCTTTATTTACTATAATACATTGAATTTTTTTTGGACTCCCCCTATTTACATTATTGTTTATAAATTATTTTTTATATTGAATATAATGAAATTTATTAGATAATTTATATATTATATATTTAGATATATTATAGAAAGGATTAATGGTGTAATTAATTATGTCTAAAAAGAAAATTAAGAAGAAGAAAATTAAAGATGTTAAATTTGAAAGACCTGTACCAAAAAATGAAAGAGGTTTATTAGCAGATATAGATAAGAATATTGTGGAACAATATTTAGCATTGGAACAAGATATATCAGATTATCAATATCAATTATACTTAGCAGATAAAAAGACTAAAAAGAAATATAAGAAATATCAAAAGAAAGGTAAACTATTTTATATATCAGATTCTCCTTCCGTTAAGAAGAAGATGGAGATTATTAAGAGTATGGAAGAACATAACTTTTTAGAGACTTGTATTAAGACATTTAATGATATGAGACCAATATTAAAATTACTTGGAAGAACTGTTGCATTATTATTAACAGCTCTATTATCTATAGATGCTATTAAAAGAAGTATTAAACCTGAAACAATGTCTATGATAGACACTATATTCAATCTATCAATGGCATTATAGAAAAATATTATGAAAGGTTTAATATATGAGCATATATGTATTATTGGACAGGTTTAAAAGACCTATTGCATATCATACTAAAAAGAAAGTAATATTTAAGTATTATGATAATATTAATAGAGATGATGTGTATGTTGCTAAGACGAATAAAAAACCTATAGACTATGAAGAACTGTATTTAGTTAAATATGGTTCTTCTTATGTTCCTAATAACTTAATAACCACATTAGAGGTTATGAATGATGATGAACAACAAGCTTATAGAGATATAATTAATATTATAGATAGTGAAATAGAATTTGGTAATATTTCTAAAGATGATATTAAATATCTTAACAAAACTGCTAAGTATTTTAAGAATAAAATTAAAGAAATTAAAAATAGACCAGTATCCGAGCAACTGGTCAGTGAATATAAAAATATGTTAGAATCATTTAAAAGCAAATTCTACTAATAGAGAATTTACTAGAGATAAAGATAATTGGCTTATTAAAGGTCAATTATCTTTATTTTTTATAATAACCCCATATATTTACCGAAAAACATAACCATAAGCATATATTAAAAATAAATATGAAAGGTAGATCAATAAAAATGGGAAACACAACTGATTTTATTTATGACATAATGCAAGATTTAGTATCATACGGATTGACTATCTATAAAGATGGTATTTACTTTATAGAGAGATTTCCAATCTTTTATAAGATAAATAAATATCTTAAATTAGATAATAATAATTATAATAATATGATAGAAGAATTATCTTCTAAATATAATGTAGAATTTGAGTATGATAATGATAATGATCAATATGTATTTATGTACAGGAACGCAGTATTTAAATTAGTTGAATAAAAAAATGATTAATCCATAATTGTATTTATTTTAATAATTATAATTTTTTAATGAAAGGAGTCTTTCTCACATTATGCGAAATATATTCGATGAAATAAATTTAGAAATTGATAATGTGATAAATGAACAATTCTCCGTTGGTACGATGTTACCAATTGTACCATTAGAAAATAATAGAGTTAGGGATACTACGATTGCATCTGAATTTAAAGAAATAGATTATGCAAAAGAAGTAGAAGATACTATTAGTAAAATTAATGGAGATGAGATTAACAGATTATCACCACCTTCAGATGTTTCCGGTTATGAAGGTAAAAGAATGACTGTGGATTTATTTAAGAATAGTAATCCAAGTACTAATGATAAGGAATTAATACTTACAGCTAATTATGTAAAATCCATGTGTAGTTCTTATACAAGTAAATTCCAGAATTTAGTTCCAATAGAGAATCTGGAGCACAGTTATAATACTACCATGGGGTCAGAGTATAATGAGTCTATACTATTATCATTTAAAAAACTATTTGATGATTTATATAATAACCCTAATGGATACTATCCGGTTAAATTTAATGGAAGAATATTCTTTGTATTAAGAAACGATAATGATGTAATTCATGTAGAATTTATTGATGACACTGCAAGAAGAAATGCACTTTATTACATGACATGGTTATCCATGTTTAATGATTTAAAGTCTAAGCAATTCTTAAATTATCTTTCTTCTATAAAGAATTATCAATCTTCTATTAATGTGGAAATTACTAATCCTGATGAAGAGAATAAAGATAGCGTAATCAAAGAGTCAAGAGATATCTCTCCGGAGATACAAGATGTAGTTACATTATTAAATAATAAAGGATACAAGACAGTATCATCTTCTCCAGGATATGAGAAGTATAGAAATAAGAGAGATACTTATAAAGATGGAATTAAGTATGATTCATTATATACTACTGCAAGAATAGTATTTGAAGAAGATTACGATATATCAGCTCCCCCAGGATGGGAAAAAAGAAAGTTTGATGGTAAAATAGGAATATATCCAGAACCAAGAAAATATAGATACAAGGATGGTGTTCCGGATAAAGCATTTGAAGAATGGAAAAATGACTATATGTCAACATTAAGAGGATGGGCTGAAAAGTTAAAATCTATCAATTAAAAAATTAATGTATATAGTACTATCTATATAAAAAATATTTTTAGTGCTATATACATTTTTTAAAATTTAAAAAAATATTTTTTTATATTATATATACATATATATAATAAAAGAACATGGTGAAAGGGGGAAAGGGAGAGAAGAAAAAGAGAAAGAGATTGAAAAGAGATAAAAAATGGTAAAAAGATATTATATATATATATATATTATATAGAGAAATTGAAATGGCATATTTTTTATATTATTATAGCAATTTTTTACCGAGTAATATAATATAAATTATTTTTTATTTTGTATTATACTATATAAGTAATAGAGGGGGAGTGGAGAAGCTCGGGGGTGGATAAAAGAGAGAAAGAGCGAAGAAAGGGAAAAGAAGAGAGAAAGAAAGAGAGAGAAATAAAAAAAGAGAAAGAGATGGAAAGAGATAAAAAATGGTATAAAAAAAATTAAACATGAGAATACGCATTTTAATCTATTATCAATTTTTTATGTAAGCATATATAATGATAAAAGATCATTATCAATATAGATAATTTTTTTATTATTATATATACTTATATATTAATAAACGCGTATAAGAAATATCTGAATGATTTTACATAGAATAATGCAAAAAACCATATCCAGATGTATTTTTTGATTAACCTGTTATTTTTCAATTATCCATTGCACACACTCTATCAAGGAATTAAAAAAATAAATTTAAGATATCATATTCTAAAGGTTTTTGATATATACGCATTTATTAAATTAATTTATAACCAATACTAGATAAAATTCTAGTATTGGTTAATTTTATCCGACTTTTATCGAGTTTTGCCGCCGCGGGAAATAACCCCTTCGGGATTTCCCTAACTTTTTGAGAAAAATATGTGAATTGATAAAATTTGTAAAAAAATAAATTTTCAGTAGATAGTAAAAATCAATTTCGTATATATTATTTTTATAAAAATAATATAGTGAATTGAAATTACTATCTACTGAATTTTTTAATCAAAAATATCTGGAATATTCGGATTGAGCTGATTTTTTATCAATTTCTCTATAATCTATTTAATAACAATACCTTTTGGTATATCAAGATGGTAGTTATTATCCCAATCCTCTAATAATGAATTTCGATTATTTCTTGCATCTGCCCAATCATCAATTTTAAGATTAATATTACCATATACGGTTTCTATACCATCCCAATGCTTTGCTAATTGATAAAATGCATCTTGTACATCATACAATGCTAATTTAAAAAATGATGGTTCTGCTGTCAATGGAATTGTAGATAATGACTTATGATGTTCAAATGCTAATTCTATACATATTCCATTAGACATTATTAAATCGTAAAGTATCAATGTACAAGGTTCAATAAAGTCAAATGTTAATTTTGGATACATGTTACTTTGTAATTGACTAGCTGCATTTGTCAACATCATTTGTTGCATCATATTAATACCCGCATAAGGCATAATTCCATTAAATCCATATCCACTCATTCCGGTATAAGTAGAATTTCCACTATTACCATTATATTGAACATCTGATACAGTTATTAGATGTCTATTCTTAAATTCCGGTAATATATAACCAACTCCATTTCTTTCATTATTATCATACTCTTCTGCTCTTTGTAAATCGTTTACATCTACATATAATAAATCATAATATGGTTGATAAACAGAAAAGGTTGGTACTGTGGTTATCTCTATAACTTCTCTAATAAAATCATCTACATTATCTACCGGTAAATGAATACCGTATATTCCCATAGACATTTTTATTCTGGTTATTTCTCTTGATAAATTTATTGCCATTTTTTATGATCCCTTTCTATAAGAATTAGATAATTGTCGTTATATGTCAATATCAGTAATGACTACTATAATTAAAAACATTGATGTAAAGATACCCCCTAAATAAAAATCAAAAGAAAGATGAGGTGTAGAACTCTATGAATTTTTTAAAAAGAGTTGATTGGTTGAATGTTCCAACTGGTACTTATGTTAGGTATTTATTAGCAATCCTTGCGGCTGTTAATGTAATACTTAATGCATTTGGGCTTAAGGCTATCATACTTGATGATTCTAAGGTTTATGACGTTGTAAGTGCAGTTATCTTTATACTGATATTATTCGTTAATACTTATAAGGATAATCCAACTTCACCAGAGGCTATAGAGTCTAATAAGTTTATGAAGAGACTTAAGGCTGAAAATAAGATCAAAGAACAAGAACACCCTTAATTTTTAGATAGAATAAGGTGTTTTCAAAAGAATTTAAATTATGAGATATGATACTGATTATAAAGGTATCATATCTCATAATTTTATTTACTTTTATATACTATTACTATATATATTGAATAAATTAATAAAGGTGTTGTAATAGGTGAAATGCATGGACGATAATATGTGTAACGATTTAATGATCAATATGATAGATAGGATATTAGAATTGTCTGAATATATTGATCATGATAGATGTATGAGTAAAAAAGATTATAAGAAAAGAATTAAGTATTTAAAGAAGATTAAAAAGAAAATAGAGAAAGGTGGAATATATGCATATAGTAAAGAAAGAAATTATCCATGAATAAAGAAAAGACTTATAGATATTATTTGATTTATATTAAGCCAGAATATTATTCATTAATACCAGACCAATATAAATCAAGTTTAAATAATTCTTTTACGATGCTTTATGCTTATACAGATAATAAGAAATATTTAAATAAATTTTTAGAATATCGAAATAAGAATTATTATTATATAATAAAGAAAGATTTAACAAGAGAAGATGTTAACTTCTTATGTAAAGACTATCAGAATTATATAATAAGAAAGAAGAAAGTTACTTCAAGATATAATGTAACTAAATCATGTGATAAAGATTTTTATATAACAGAAAAAGAGCATAATATAACTCTTAATTATATCTATCATATATTAAGTGAAGATATGTGGTTATTATCATACGATAATATTATTGATATATTTACCGAAGAGTATAAAGAAATATTAACTATATTAAGATTTGATAAGTTACATGATAGACTTAATGAGGGTAATTTAAATTTTAGTGATTTTATGATACCGGATTTTATTGGTAGTTATATAGAAATCTTTAAGAGTATTTTGATATGATTAAGAAAAGAAAGGAAGTTAGAGAAATTCAATGTCTAAAGAATATGTGAAAGTATATCTATTCTTTCTAAATAATATTAATATATACCACGAAGTTCTTTATAGATATGGGAATGAATTAGAAAATGAGTATATAAAAGATTCTAAGTTATTATATGCATGGACATCTAAAAAGAAACTTATGAAGAAATATGCTAAATTAAGAAAAGATATCTTTGATATTATGTCTATTAATATAGATATATCTAAGTATAATGACTTTGCAGAAACTTATGAGTTACAAGAAATAATAGATAAGAAGTTTACTAATACTAATGAGAGATTATATCCAACATTATATGAGTATACATTAATAGAGGATTATTTTAATGATACTGTATTCATTACATTATCAGAATACACTAAAACATATCCGATGATATTTAAGGATATATATCGAGAGATGCTAGACATAATATTATATAATAATTCATATTTTATGAGCGAATACTCGTATGAAGATGCTACAGAGGACGAGGAACTATATAGGTATAATTTAGGTTATGCTATTACTGGGGAGTATGGATATAATCTTACAGATATATTAGATATGATAGATAGAGTAACTCTATATAAATATATCTTCACAGATATATTATTAAATTGATAATTATTATAATGGATAAAAAAGGAGAAAAAGAAATATGAAAATACGTTGCTTTTATTTAAAATCAAATGATAAGAATAATTTATATGCTGTCACTATTGATAGAAGTACAGCTAGAGAATTTATGAATAGTAGAGATATGAGTAAATTTATATTTGATGAAATGGAAATTCCTAATGATGATGCCAAAGATTTTCTATTGAAAAATGAGTATTGTGAGTTAAGACATAAAATTCTGACTGATATAGATATGGAGTCTCAAAGAGTTGTAGTTATGACAAAGAAGGAATTTTCATTATTGAAGAATTATACATATCAAGAGTTCTCTGAATTACATAAGGATTTATTAAAGTAATCATGATATTACATAGATTTTATTTATATGATAAAAATATGAGTAAGAAAGATTATATGAAACTTACTAACGGAAGTAATGATAGGAAGCATCTTTATGCTGTTACTACTAATAATAAATTTTATAAAGAATTTATTAAGGAAAGAAATATGGATATTTTCATCCATATAAAGAGTAGAGTGAGTAAACAAGAAGCTTCCTATTATATTAATAATCATTACTCATGTAATTTATCTAGGAATGAATTAGCATATTACCCATATAAATCTAAAAATGATAAATATCGAGTAGATACTCAGGTATTATGTACTAATACAGAAATAGAATCTGTAAGAACTATTTCCGATATGTATTACTTAACATTTAATGGAAATTTATCAGATTTCATAAATCCAAAAATATTTAAAGAAGAATATCTTCATAGTTTAATTATGTTAGATTATTTAACATTAATGAATATTTCTGGAGTAGTAAATTTTCATAACTCATATGATGGTAATTCTGAAATTCCGGATTTACCATCCATATTATTAGATGAATTTATGATATTCATAGATTTATATGGGAAGTTATATAAATAACTATATCATTCGACAATGATATAGTTATTTTTTTTATATAGAAAGGTAAATTTTATTATGAGTAAAAATAATATAGACATTATAAAATTACCAAAGACAGAAAATATGGAATATAGTGTAGATTATGAAACTCCAAAGTCTAAAAGGAAGTTTATTGAAAGATGTAAAAGAACTATAAGGAAGTCTAAAGAGTATAAAGATTATATAAGATTTTTAAAAGATAATCTTGATATGGATAGATGTGCATTCTTTAACCAGGTTCATAAAAATAAAGGTATGAGAGTATCTATAGAAATACATCATGAACCATTTGTATTAGAAGACATCGTACAGATTATTATAGAGAAACATCTTCATGAAGGAATTACTTTAAATGAATTAGAAATTGCTGATGATGTAATGAAATTACATTATGAGAATAAAGTAGGACTAATTCCTTTATCTAAGACTTTACATGAGTTATATCATAATACTACAGGGGAAAATAAATTATTCATTCCAATTTATATGTGCTATGGTAATTATGCAGAATTCATTAAAGAGTATTGGGATTATATGGATGACCAATTAAAGCTTAAAATAGAGAAAAAAATAGAAGAGTCTAAGAATGTAAAACCGGAAGACTATGAAAAACTATTGGAAGCAAAGTTCCAATATATAGAAATGGATGGTGTAGATTTACCAAAGAAGATGGAAATAGAAGAAGAAATGATAGCATAAAAATAGATGATATAGATAACTTTAGTTTACATATACTAAGTTATCTATATCATCTATTCTATTTTTTGTTAAAAATTATCTATTCAATATTTTTTGTTTATAAAGAAAAGTGTGAGAATATGTTAGTAGGGAAAAATAATTCCATATTTAATATTCTTTTATTCAGATGTTATAAATATATATTATTAAAATAGATGCTTAGATTGCCTTAGAATAGGACAAATAGAAAGGAGCTAGTTTAAGAATAATTATGAGCGGTATTATATTTAATGCCTCTAAAACAAAAGTAATCGTAGACCCAGAAACTGGAGAAGAAATAATAGAAGAACCTAAAGTCCAAGAAAGGTCTAATGATATAGAGGTAAAGAAAAATAGATTTAGATTTAATGATGAGAAAAGAAAGGAATTAGAAGAATTATATTCAACAGTGGTAGTTAGAGATTTTGAAGATAATTACCATAAGAAAATTACTACAACATCTCAAGATGTAATTGATGCATATAAGACTATTGGAAGGATGAAATCTAAGTATAGAAATATCGAAGAGTATATTGTGGTAATGAGAAAATGTGTAGATTTCTTAAAAGTAATTGCTTCTAAGAATACCCTTATTATGAAACCAGAAGAATTTGTATCACGAGCATTAAAACGAAAGATACAAATATTTGGTTTTAACCCACCAAAATATATTGGTAGTGATAGAAAAGATATTAACTGGAATGAGGTTGCTAAGTATGTATGTGATAAATCATTAGACCCAAATGATTTATCTATACGTAGTAAAGAAATATCTTATTTGGAAGATGATGAATTTGAATCAGATGAAGCAAGACTAAAGCATTATTTCTCACCAGACCAAATTAAAGAAATATTTGGTAAGAAGATTAATCATTCCGTTACAATGGGATATGATGAAGACTTAGATAAGAAAGGTCTCGGTTTAGTAACAGCATTCTCTAAGAAAGAAATTAAGAGAATGAATAAAGATATGCCTGAGCTTAATAGAATAATTAAAGATTATAATAAGAAGATGAGAGCTGAGGATAATCTATTACAATATGCGTATGAGATAGAATCTGATGCATTTGATATTATAAGAAAGATGGATGAGAAGAGAGGATTCTTTAAGAAAGACAAATTACCAAAGTTCAAAGGTAAGTTAACATCTAGTAAAGATATTAAGAGATATCTTTATGAATTAGAGAAGTATAGAGAGGAACATGAGTATGTAAATTATCGTGGTAATATGATGACCTTGGAAGAATACAATGATGCTAAGACTAAAGATAAGTTAGATGAAGCAGGTTGGAATGTAAGAAAGCTCTATAGAGATAAAGCTGAGGAGAAGAAACAAAAAGAAGATGAGAAAATGTATAGAGCTAAAGAGAAGAGGTTAAAGAAGAAGTTAGAGAAATTAGATATGAAATACAAAAGAGAAACAGGTCAGCCATTAGATGAGTATTATATTAATAAAGAAAAGAAGAAAGCTAAAAAGAAATCTAAGAAAAAAGCAGATAGATTTGCCGATTTAGCTAGTAAAGAAGTATCTAATGGAAAGCATAAATCATTCTCTGAATATGAAGAAGAGATGATGAATATGACTTGGTCTTTTGGAAAGGAGTAATAATAAGAAGTAAATGAAAAGAAGAATTGTTAGTAAAATAATTGATATCTTTAAACCCGAGATATTAATTAAACTAAATGAAATAAGTTATCAAGCAGAATCGAACAAGGCTAAGGGTGACATGATAGCTAACCTTTTAACTGAATATAAAATAGAAAGGTTTCTATTAGGTTCTGGTACCAACAGACTAGGAGTTCAAATTGGTGATACTGTGTTTAAGATAGCCTTGGATAAACATGGTAAAACTGATAATAAACGAGAGTTTAAATATACAGATAAATTGCAACCATATGTAATTAAAGTATATGAATGTACTTTTGATGGATTAGTTGCAGCGTGTGAACCGTTTATACCGATGTCACAATCAGATTTCATTGAGAATAAAGAAGGAATAATAGAGATATTAGCAGATATCTCGAGGAATTTCTTTATTGGTGATATTGGATATCTTCCGGATAAGAATTATGCAAACTGGGGTTTTAGAAAGACCGATAATTCTATCGGTATATTAGATTTTGCATATATCTATTCTGTAAACTATAATACCTTTACTTGTACTTGTGAAGGAAAACCATTTCTTTACTATGATGATAACTATGTCAAATTACTATGTCCCGCTTGTGGTAGGAAATGGGAATTCAAAGAAATAAGAAAACGTATTAAAAAGGAGGACGAAGAAAAAGAGATTGGAGATATAATGGAATTATCATATAATGTAAAAGAGTATGAAAATACTGTAGAGGTTAATGATAATTATACAAGGTCTATTTATACTGACATAAGAGAGCAAGAATTAGAGAAATCTAAGAAGATGGCTACTAAACATCGTATAAGAGAAATAATGAGAAAGGCTGATGAAAGAAGAAATAAATCATTTAATGAATTTGAATTAGATGACCCGAGAACTTTCGATGAACTCATTAAGTGTATTAAAAGTAGACCTGATGTAAAGACTATCTAAATATTTAGATAGTCTTGAATATTTATATAAGGTATATATACTATTTATCTTGAATAAGGATTTTATATAAAGGAAAGGAAAAAAAGAAATGTCTAAGAAGAAAAAGAAACATAAAAAAGTTAGATTTGTATCAAGTATTAATGTATCCTCTAAGGGTTTTAATAGTCTATCTAACGATGATAGAGAAGTACTAGCTCAGCAATTATATGAGCTTCGTCAAGCAATGGAAAACGGTGATGTCGATACAGCTATGAATGAATTTGAAAATATGAGTTCAGATAATAATGAATCATATACAGAGAATTCTATAGATAATATGATATCGGATTTCTTATATGGAAATACTACATCTAATAATAGATGTGATTGTACTAATTCATATAATGAACCGGTTTTCCAAGGTGATAGAGTATTAAATAATAATAAACCTTCAGATACTGATGGTGATATCAATCTGTATAGGTATGGTATAAAACATTTAACAGCTCAGACAGATGCTGAAATTAATAATTATATCGCAGATGCCTTATCTGATAATAATAAAGATATAGATAATGAAGAAGATGAAGATTTTGATGATGAGTATATAACTTGTGATTTAATTACTCATGCAATGAAATCTTATTCCAATGAATTATTTAGTCTTGATAATGATACTATCGTTAGTGAAATTGATAATTTCACAGAAGTTATGAAAACCGCGGAAAGGATATATGTAAAAATGTTACTAGCAAATGGATTAGATGTTGAAAATATATTACTGTTAAGAAAGAGGATGTTTGAAGACATGGGACTTAAAATGCCGGAAGAAATTTCAAATATAGAGTTAGCAAAAGCAAAACTCTATGGTGATAATGAGACAACAAAATCAGTAAATGATAGTAAACCAGAAGTTAATGAAGAGATAATTAATAATGAACCTGAAATAGAAGAACCTGAAGAAGTTGAAGATGATGAGGATTTAGACTTAGATGATAACGGTTGGTCAGATATATCAGTTAATAATTCTACTGAGGAGATATCTGAAGAGATTTCAATGAATATAAAGAAAGAACCAGAACCTGAAAAACCTAAACCATCTGAAGAGCCTAAACCAACTGTGGAAAATAAACAACCTGAAAAGAAACCTGAAGAACCTGTAGTTCACAGAAAGACACCAATTGGTGCTCATGTAGAAACTATTAGTGACGAGGAATTAGACAGTGTTGTTATTATGCCACATAGAAGAAAGTCATAAGATTTCTATAAGGTGATTTTAAATTTACATAATAATTAAGTTATAGTGAACTTATTTAGATACGAATATTATCTAAAATTCACTATAACTTAATTATACTTTTATTATATAGAAAGGGATAAATTATTATGTCCTTATTATTAATGACTGATAGTAAATTTAATGGTAAGTATTTAAGACATGAGTCTGAAGATACTATAAAAGATACAACTATAGTTGTATTATCTGATAAAGTAAGATTAGATGATGAGTTTAGGAGTCAGATTGTAGATGGTTCTCATGCTTTACCGTCAGTTACCACTATAATGGAAATAGATGGTGATAGTGATGTTAAACTAAGTTCCAATAGCTCGTATATTAATCATTACTATGAAGAATTAGAAAGTGAGCATATGTTATTTTTCGCTAGACTAATTTATATGGTAATTACTAATTCCAAGAAGATGTTTCTTATTGTTACATCTGATAAAGAAGATATGGGATTAAATCTCTTAAAGATAATTGGTAATTGGATATATAAGAAGTTTAAGTATCATGCTCATGTATATAAAAAATCATATGATAATTTATTAGATATAAATGTAAAAGTAGATAAGATTGAGAAGAAATGTATAAAGAATATTTCTAAGTTTAAGAAAACTTATCCTAGAAAATATTATGAGGGAATTACTAATAAAGAATTCAAATTTGAAGCAAAGAAATTTGGAGTATGGGATAAGTATAGAAATAGAGCAGATATGATAGAAGATATCTTGTTCTTAATAGATATGGAAGATGGTAAATAATATTTATACTATATGGAAAATCTATATCTAAGAACTCTATACACTTCTCAAGATATCACATATTTATTTAATAAAAATATCTATGAATATGATATAAAACAAGCCGGTTTTAACATCAGTAAAGAATTAAAATTATTACCCGAGCAATTGCTCGATGAGATATATAAAACATCGAAAAACAAGAAAGAAATAGCTATTAAGCTAGGAAATATCCAAAGAAAAGATAAAATCTTTAAAGAAAAATTGAATAATGGATTTATATATAGTAGAAAATTATTATTTGAAAATAATGACTTAAAATATGAAGATATTATATCAATTAAAAAAGATGCTATCTTAACTACAAAAGCTTGTAGTAAAACTAAATTTGGATATATAGAATTTATTAATAAGAATATTTATACAGATTATATCTTATTAGGAAAATTAGAATTGTACTATAATAAAGATAGTGATAAATTAGATGTTAAAGGAATAGATGATGAATTGTTAATATCTCATAATAATGATATTATTATCTTTATTAAGAAATTTATTAATCTCTGTAATTATAATGATAAAGAAAGATTATTAAGATTTACAAGATTATTCTTAGATAAGTATAAGAATAGAAAATTACCAATAAGCTATTATAGAGAATTTAATAGTGGTAATTTATTCTATGATATAAATGGTAATAGTTTTGATTATATATTTAATACAGATATTAATGATGTTGATATTAGTTATAATTATACTAATATAATAACACCATTAATATCTTTAGCATTATCGATAAGATACGATAGTAAATAATTTTTAAATGAATTATTAAATTACTATCGTATCTTATTATTTTTTGTCGAATCCATATCTCTAGTAGTATATAATAATACGATAGATGATTTTTTTACTATATAAGACATAATATAATCTCTTGTAATAATAGAATCATCTGAATTTAATTTCTCTAATAATTTAACATTAATTCCATTATAAACTGAAGTAGCAATCTTTTCTACATCTTTATCTATATTAATAAAATTATATCCTTTATTATTAAACTGAATTTGTTCTTTTAACACATGAGCTACTTCATTATCTATGAGCCTATCAATTAAATTCAATAAAGCATCTGTACTTTCTATTGCATCTATTATATTTGTATCATAATCCATCTTAGTAATTCTTGCATTATATTTAACTTCCTCATTATATAGATATAATGAATAAACGGTTAATGGTAAAACTGCAATTGCTGATAAAATTAAAATAAATAATAAAAAACTTCCCATAATATAAATCTCACTTTCTGTATTTTGTAAATATATGTTAGTATACTATTTATATGTAAATAAAATATATTAAAAAAGAAAGGAGAAACTACTATGATGTTTAATGACATAGATAGGTTCTTTATGAGTTTTCTAGGTGGTAGTGGATATTTAGTCCTTATCACCGTTCTATTTATAGTTTTCACATACTTTCTCAACCCACTTATGTGAGAAGAGTTTATAAAGTATAATAGAAGAAGAATTAAAAGGTTCTTCTTCAGAAGAAGACGCAACCGAATGGTGTTAAAATACGCACCAGCTTCTAAGAGAAGCAACGGTGAGCGTCGCAGAGAATTTATTAGAAGATATCGTAATAGATAATCTTCTAATAAATAAAAAATATAAGAAATTATCATAATTGATTTTATCTTATATTTTTTTGATTTTTCATTATAATAATAGACATATACTATTAAGGTGTAATAATGATAATATAATTCAAATTAAAAGGAGAAAAGAAATATGTTTGGAAGAAAAGTAGCGGTTTTTAATTATGCAAATAATGATACTATCAACAGGGCAACAAGAGATATCATGAGAAATAATAGCCATAATACTCAGAGAATAATCAACACTATTGTTGGTTGTACTGCTGGTATAGTTGCACTAGCAGGAACTCGTATGATATATGAGAAATGGAAAAAGAATAAGCAGCTTGAAGATATTAATGGTACACTCTCAGTAATGTCAGATAATCTTGATGATAATACTGAAGCTGTGGATTTCTTAAACGATATGCTTGTCGAAGAAAAAGAGGCTAAAGATAGATCTAAGGATCCACTATGGCAAGATGTTATAGATAAGTATAACGAGCAGTATGAGAAGAACCATTCAAAAGATGCTGATGATAGTCTTGATATTCATGGAAGAGAAGCAAAAGACGAAGTTAAGACAGAAAGTACTGAAACGAAAGAAACTGTTACAGAAACTAAGTCTAAAAAGACTTCTAAGTAACGGTTAAAATAAATACGATATATAGTTTGATTCCTATATATCGTATTTATTTTTTTTTATTTATTTTCACTAACCATGAATATTTTTACTACAGGTTTTATAAATGACTCAAATGCAGATAAATATGATGATGGATCATATTGACCACTTTTACCGCCACCGTTTAAATTAGCAAATAAGAATATCTTATTTTCGTTAGGATATATTATATGATCACTATTAAGTCTGGATAGAAATTTTCCAACTTGTTGTATTCCTAAAGATGATATTTCATTGTACTTCTCCAATAGCGAAGATGTATCAAATGTCAATTTGATATCTGTATATGACCTAACTCCATTAGCTGTTCCATCCATATGTGCATAATGACTAAGTACATCGTTAGGAAAATCTATTTCTATATATGCAGTAGCATCAGCATTTTGGAACATACTAGACCAACTATCTCTTCCATAATTACCATTAATACCTTTAGCACCAATTGCAATAGTACCATATAACATTCTTCTTTTTATAGAAGAATCTTTACCTGATCTACTTATCACTTCTTGTAGTTTTATATCATGAACGGCTGTATCGTCTATATTAGCTATAGTATCAATATTGTAATTTTCTTTATTCAATGCAGTTACAATTTCTCCAGCAGTCATTTTACCACCACCAGGTTGTGGGGTCGGTGTCGGTGTTGGAGTAGCTGGACTACCGCCACCTGTATATGGAGTTCCATCGTCATTGACAATATCACTCTTTCGAACTTTTATAAAGAATGGTTTTATTTCACCAGTCGTTATATCTCGTTCCATTAAAAACCCTCTATTACAATCCATTTATACCACCTTTCTTATAACTTAGATAATTCTGGATAGAATAGTCTTATGTTCTTATCTTTCTTAATTATATCTGTGAGTATTGTATCATTCAATAAGAATGATCCTTGTATTGTATTTATTATTACAAAGAATATATATGGTAAATAATCTAATGCTAATATACAAGCTCCATGATATGTAACCATATATCTTTGTAATACATATTTTACAGATAATTTATCAAATCTTACACTTAATGATTTAATAAATAATAATAAATCCACTACGCTTGTAATATTCTTATTAGTATAATCTTCCCATACTAATTTAAGATTATTATAATCCGGAGTTTTCATATTACTTACAGCAATATTAAACATCGTATCTTGATTATTCATTTCCCAGATTTTCTCTAAATAGAATCTGGATATTACTAAAGACACATTATCATATAATCCTTGGTCTAATGATAATGCATATTCTCTTGATAGTATTCTTAAAAACATCTCTGTATAAATACCACAAGTTAATCTTGATAATCCCATAGACCTATTTACTCTCATTGGGTTTAAATATATCTGTAATGCTATATAAGCTGACTCCATTAATACATATAATTCTTTAGAATTAATCTTTAATTGGTCATCACTTACACTGGAGAAATTTCCTATTAGTATAGTAACTTTAATGTCTTTACTATTACTAGCAGTTCCACCAGCTTTTCTTATTATATACGGAATAGCAGTAGGAACTTTTACCATTTTATTATAGAGAATTTCTATATCTCCACTATTATAAGCATTTAACACATTATCTAACAATGGTGATATTTTGACTCTCTTAAATACACTAACCTGTTCCTCTATCATTCCTATATCTATAATACTAGCAGTCTTTATATATTTAACAATATCGTCAGTTAGTTTTTTACTCTCATTAAATGTATTAAATACATATGAATTCTCTAAACTAGCTGCTTCATACATACAGTCAGATTTATTTATAGATGGAATTGTATATTCCATTAACAAATCAAAGTCTTTAGATATACTTTCGACTAGTAATTCATCAATATAGTTCATTATTCAACTCTTCCCTTTCTTAATAATTTTTTATAGATTATCCTTATGTTTTTTGGTTAATATATCGAGAATTGCCTAGAATATGTATAAAAAACATTCACTTAACCTGAGAAGTGTTAAAAAATATAACAGAAAGGAGAGAAATAAATATAACTTATGAATATAGATATGAACGATACTGAGTTTCGTAAAATGTTAGCTGAGACAGAAGTTAATAATACTTTTGACTTAGATATCGTTGAAGATACTCTAAAAACAACTGTTGAAAATTCATATTGGTATTTATATCGTCTTCAAAGAAATGTCTGTAAATATAAGCAGTATTATATTAAGGATTCTAAAAAAGATGGATGGAATGTTAGGAATAATATAGAAGCATTTGAGTATTATTTAGATGAGAAAAATAGAGTCTGTATGTATGTAGATGCTGATTTAGTATATGAACATGCTAGAGAAGAATTCTATGCTTCTAAGTATTATAAGAATGAATTTACTCTAATGGAATTAAATAATCATCCGGAAATATTTGAAAGAATTCCTCTTATTAATATAGACTTTAAGTATCATTTAGATATTAAAGTTAAAATGGATAATGGACAGACAGTTATTATACTAAATAAACAGAAAGACTTCTTATTCGATAGAGATGATTTAATTCATCATATTACTAATATAGAATTAATTACTAATGAAAAAATCTTAATTGGTGAGACTAATAAATCTAATATAGAATTAAGTGAGAATAAAGTTAAAATCTCTAATATATCGTTTAATGTAAAAGAATTTGAGAAATTTGGTACTTATAAGATTATATTAGCTCCACCGGATAATTATACTGGGAGATTACAATTCTTGGATAAATGGGCATTTTGTAAAAGTGGTTATTATGATTATCTTAAATCTGGTAATGATAATTATAGAATAGACTCACTAGAAATAGATAATCCAGAGATTGCTAATATATGGTATAACTTTTTACAAACTGTGCCTGTAGATTTTAAGGTATATGCTTTTTATTATAAGAATCTTACCCAGTATAAAAGTGCAAGAGATAATTCATATAAAATTCCTATTCATAAAAAGAATAGTACATCATATGTAGAGCTAATGACTATTCTTAAGAATAATGATACCGGTTATGAGTATGATATGCCTATACCAATAGAGAATATGATTACTTATGGAGTAAATAAAATATTCACCGGAGAAACTAATAGGACTATGAAACATATAGTACCATTATCCGAGAGTATTATAGAAAAAACTTCTGATAGTAATTTTAAGTTAATATACCCTGTATTTTATGAGATTAAACATCAATACATGGTAGACTATAATAGAAGAAGATATACTGATATTGGAGAAAATGGTAATGTAGATTATTATACCTCATATTATTTCTATATGAATATTGAGGGTAGTCATAAGTATAAGAATCTAGCATTCTTAGAGCTATCTTATTTACAGGTATTAAGTAATGAAGCTCGTAATTGGCATATTAGCTTTAATAATCTATATCATGATATAGTTACAAATAATGAGGATAATTTCTTTATTACTAATAGAGATAGTATTAAGACTTACATAATGAATCATATTAATAAGGTTGGTTCGTATGATTATAAGTATAATATAATAGATTATCTTGATTTAAAGAAGAATAATAGTCTTATTCATTCATATAAATATAAAGTAGATAGATTAATAGAGTTCATTAAAAATGATGGATTTATCTTAAGGGATTATGCAGTTAAACAAAATGATTTAACAGATACATATACATTAGACCTTCGTAAAATTGGAGAGATTAATTTACAGCGTAGATTAAGAGATAATACCAGTACAGATATAACCGGTATTAATGATGTATTTGATAAACCAATGTATTTATTTAAACTCCAGTTAGATAACTATAATGATGTAGTTGTTAATGTATGGGTATATGGATTAAAGCAATATAATCATAAAATTTATACCGTAGGAGAAATGATTTATATCTATATACCAAGAGAGTCTATAGATTATATTTATAGACCGTCTGATAATAATGATGATAAGACTATGAATCATAATAATTCTCATAGATATATAGAGATAGAGGTTAATCATTCTTTATATTATAAGAGTACGGTATTTTTTGGTAATATTGAAACGAATAAACAAGTACCTGATATTATTATTGGTAAAAATAAAAAGGTTATTCCATCTCTTAATGATATTACAATACAACCTAATACCAAAAGAGTTATTTATAGAGACCAGATATATAAAGCTATATATACTAAAAAGAATACTGATGATGTAGATGATAATAAAAAGGATTTCCAAGTATCAGTAGTAACTAAATTGAGAGATTATAATGATACGATGATATTTGCTACTAATAAAGGGAATAATACATCTTATAATAATGACCAAGTTTATCCTAGAGAAATTAGAAAATGGAATGACTCTATGTTTGAGATAGACCATGGTAATCAATATTATGTATATAATCCATCTCCTGATAATAAATTACTAGAATATCAGTTAGATTCTCCCAGTGATGTTAAATATGATATTAGTAATACAGGTTTTCATAATATGCACTCCAATATTAATCATATAAGATTATATACTGAGAAAGAAGAATTAACCGGTGGTACATTTGGAGATTATTCTATTATAATAAATAAAGAATCATCTGAGTATAAAGTAAGGATAGATAGATATAGATTTCCAATAATATCTATTTGTGACTTAACTGATAAGATGACATTCAGTGAGGATAATTTAAGAATTTGGTATAATGGTAGATTAGTAAGTAGAGATATGTATAAACTGATAGACTATAATACTTTAGATATTCCTTATGATGGATTTTATGAAGATGTACATTATCCAAGAGTACAAATATTATTCGAGACTAAAATCGGTGATGAAATTACTGTAGAAATTTATCCGTATAAATTAACTGAAATATATACATTAGATAATATCGGTCATAATATAAGTGGTAATAAGGTAATAGAATTTTATAGTAGTTTAACAGACTTTGATAAACCGGTTGATATAGACTATTATGATTTTTATGTTAATGGTAGAAAACTAACCAGAAGAGAAATTGCTTTATATAAACCTACTAAAGCAGTATTTATGAATCTTCCATGCACTAATGGACAATTAAGAGTATTTAAGAAAGAAAGAGATTATGAATACTTTGGTTGGTTTAGACATACTGAAGGACAACAAGGTTCAGATATTACCGATGATAAAATATATATAAATGCTTTACGTAATTCCAGTCTATATGATAGAATTTGTACAGGAGTAATTGCTAAGACTATAGCATATTATAACTGGTATTATTATGGATATCCAAGAAATAATAACTATGGTACTTTGTGGAATATAACCAATAATCAAGAATATGAGGAATTGGTTAATAAAACTAAAATTCCATATAATGATTATTATAAAGAAAAGATATTTTATTATGAAGAATTAATAACGATAAGACTAATTAATCCTAATATATTCCAGATTAATAACCATTATCTTAAAACTCTATATTTACCAATTTACAAAGAATATATACAGAAATATGGTTTATTTAAATATGGTGATGGTAGACCTACATACGGCTCTTTTATTGATAATACTGACACTGTAATATTTGATAAATTAAAAGATTTATTAGATTCACCAGAATTCAATGATGGAGATAATAATTGTGTATATGTACCGATAAGAGAAGATAATGTTAATGTAGTACATCTAAATCCAAATAAGTTCTGTTATGAATATGATAAATATGGTACTATTACTAATTTCAACACATCTATAGGTAGGGATTATGAAAATAGTAGTTTTGTAAAAGATAAAATGGTTAATGTAGATGTATATATGTTAGGTAATTATGAAAGTCTTTTATAAAAGATTATTATATAGAAAGGAAATATGGATAAAGAAAAATGCCTGATAATATAAAACCAAATTTAAGATTTGCAACTTCTTTCTTACATAAGAAATTCCATAAGTATTCTGTAACCGGAGAAGTTTTACAAGATGATATGACAGGTGAGATTTTTGTAAAAAGAAATCCTGATAATAGAATAATCAGCTATACTCAACAGAATAAATATCTTCATGATATGATGGTTGAGCTTAGAATGAATATGAAGGATAATGAAGATTATAAAATCCCAACAGACCCTAAGTCAGCTTATTATGTAAATGACTATGATATACAAATACTTACTGGAACAAGATTTAATACATTAGCAGATGGAAATTGTAATCTTGATATAGATATAGAATCATCAATTAATACCAATGGGTTCTTTATTAAACCGTTAACAAGAGTAACTGATAAATCTTATGTAGAAGGATTGACTTCTATGTATAATAGATACTTTGATGAAAATGACACTCAAATGGATCCCAATGGTATTAATGGAATTAAACCGTCAGATATTGCTAATGAAATAGCATTATCTAAAAAAGAAGATTATAGATCATCTAATCTATCCGTACTATTAGAAGTTTCAGTTACTGGTGTTAAATCAGATGGACAAACTACTGTAGTTAAATATGAGATAAATAAGAATATCAGATTTAATATGCTTAATTATATTCCATTAGCGAATACTTCTACATCTGTAATTAAAACTATTACTAGAGTAGATATTAAGATAAAGAGATTTGACTTCCATAAACTTAATATGTGTGGAAATCTTATTACCAGTGGTAGATATCCACATGAAGGATATAAGTTAATATCATCTCCGGATTTAATGATAATATTTGATAGATTGCAGATATCTGGATTTGTAGATAGTGTAGATAAAGTCCCAGTAGGAAACCAGAATAGTTATAATTCTATTGCTATATTAGATAATAGATTTATGATGGAACATCTTTATACAATAGATAAACTTGGTCTTAGTAACTCATTTATATTAGCTAATAAAAAACCAAGTGATAGTTTCTGGGTTCATAATAATGCATGGGTTGAAGCAACTGCTATAATAAGAAATGCTTGGAATATTGTTAACTTAGAGCATCCTACAGATGTTAAAGACTTAGAGAAATTTATCTATTATAACTCAGGTACAACTACTAGGTTTACTCTCGATAGAACTGAGTTAGCACATATTCTTATTGCTCCTGTAAATCCTTAAATTATTATAAAGAAAGGGTAATTTATTATGCCATACGACCCACATCAAATTCCACCTTATTTAGATATTAAGTATTTTGTGGAAAACTGTGTTACATTAAATCCGGATGATAATAGAGATATGTATTACTTAGAGTTAGATGCATCTTCTGTTAAATATGTGGATTTAGAGAAGAGAAAGGATGAAACTATTATTAATATAGATAAATAAGAAGAAAGGATATTTACTATGCCACAACCAAAAGCTAAAAATAACTATAATATCGTAGATACTGTATTACATGGTAAAAATGCTGATAATGAAGATATTATAGTTTTACCTACTACAAGATATGAGAATGTAATGGGTAGAATAGAGGTTGTTTCAGATATGTCTAAATATGGTGGTGGTACATTATTTTTTTATAAGAAAGATAGTGTAGAGGTTAGTAAACCTATATTACAGACCATGATAGGGAATATATTTGAATAATCTTTTTTATTAAAGAAAGGAATAATTTATCATGCCAAATGAACATGTTATTTATGGTAAATTAAAAAGTCCTGTTGATGCTGTTACTGGTGAAAGAAAAACTATACTATTACAAACTACGACCGAACATGTTATTGACCCTTCTACCGGTAAGAATATAAAAGAATTAGTAGAAGGATTAGTAATGAATATTGTTAATGAAACTAAGTCTGGTTTAATGAGTAGTAGTATGTATAATACATTTCTTTCATTAGCAGAAAATGAACCTGTTATATCTGCTACTAATCCTAATAGAGCATGCACATGGCTTAAAATAGAAAATGTTGAAACTGAATAAATAGTAAAACAAAGTTATACTAGCTTATAATTCTAAAAAGTGATTTTTAGCTTATAGCTAGTATAACTTTTTATGTATTTTATATCATATAATAATACACTAAATAGTATTTATAATAAGAAAAATGAATTGTGAATAGATTATAAAGATTAAGGACAGATAAAGTGAATTTTTGATTATGAATACATTGACTATTGATAAAGAAGTTAATAAATTTAAGTCTGTTATAACGAAACCGTTAAAATTGACATTTGATGCTAGAATGCTAGATAGTATTTTAGCATTTATTTACAAAGACTCTGCATTAAGAACCAGAAAGGTATTATCTAATATCTACAAGTTGTTTAATGTAATTGATGATGATATTTATGTTGGAAATCCTCAATGCGAATCAAGGATTTGGATAATAAAGAAAAGTATATATGCAATATTAACTGAGGATTTTACTAATGAAGAAATTATAAAAACTTACTGTAAAGAAAATAATACAGAGAATAACGAACTTATTAATCATTTAATAGATAATATATCCAATACAAAAATTACTTATGAAGAAAGTAAGTATTTGATAAAACAACTAGAAGATAGATTGATGTATGGATATATCTTAAATGTAAAGACTGAATTACAAGAATTATTTGATAAAGTAGATAGTGATGACTTTAAGACTTACAAACAGATTAGTGAAGATATATACGATATATCTATAGCTATTATTAATAATAAAAGAGATAATGCAAGTTTAGATACTGAGCAAACTTTCTCACTGAAAGAAGATAACTTTGATAATGTCATATCTGAAAGTATGGCTAAGTTAAAAGATAAGAACAAGATATTTACCACTGGTATTAAAAGATGGAACACAATACTTGGTCCAGGTTATATGAGTAAAAGGTTATATACTTATTTAGCATTCCCAGGTGGTGGTAAATCACAAATCTTACTTAAGTCTGCTTTAGACATGAAAAAATATAATGGTAGAATAAAGGCTAAAGACCCTAAAAAAATTCCAGGTATTCTTTATATTACTATGGAGAATGATGTAGATGAAACCGTTGAAAGAATTTTTAATATGGTTGGTAATTCTGACGATATTAGAAATTATACTCCTAAGCAAGTTGTTAAGATGCTTAAAAGAGACGGTGGATTGGAAATTACTGATGATAATAATATAGATATTCTTATTAGATATTATCCAAATAAATCCATAGATACTAATGACCTATATTCTATCATTAAAGACTTTGAAGATTCCGGTTATGAAATCATAGCCTTAATTTTAGATTATTTAAAAAGAATAAGACCTGCTGAAAAAGCATCAGCAGAAAAAGAAGAGTTAAAGAATATAACTAATGAGTTAAAAACTTTAGCTAAAATAAAAGACATACCTGTTATAACCGCACAACAGCTTAATAGAACCGCAGCAACTGTAGTTGATGCAGCTATACAAGCTAAAAAGGAAGATGTAACTAAATTAGTAGGTAGAGATGGAATTGCAGGTGCATGGGAGATTATAGAGAATTCTGATGTAGTTATTATATTAAACCAAGAGACTAAACAAGATACCGGAGAACTCTTTATGACCTTTAAGATGATTAAAAGAAGATATAGGTCTTGTGATGATTCTGAGAAGATGAGAAGACTTGATTACTTTAATCATCCATATGCAGATGACAATTCTATATGTCTATTAGATGATGTTGATTTAGATAAGTCATTATCATTATATAGTCTAGCTACTAAAATAGCTCCAGACCCTAATGTAGGTTCAAGAGGTAGGTATAATGCTATACCAAGAAAAACTATAGAAGAAATTAGACAAGAGGAAGAACTAAAAAAGAAATTAGCTGAAGAGGATTCTTTTGGAGAATTTAATCCAGATTTAATGAGGAATTTTTAATTTTCTATATTAATATAACAATATAATTAATATTATGCTTATTAGTGTAATATTGAAGAAATATTCATAAAAAAGATCCATTGTGGAAAGCTTTTTTCTTAGGCACAATAGACAAGAACTTCCTTTTAAGGTAAAATTAACTACCAATATCAAGATTTCACGCCTTTCTTGATATTGGTAGTTCCTTTACCCGTCTTTTAACTAAATAAATCCTTATCTATATCAGATAAAACTATCAATCTAATCATATAAATTAAAAGAAAGGGATAAGATATTATGTGGATTAAACATATTATCCTTGAAAACTTTGCATCGATTAATGTTGGTATGAAAACCAATAGATTATCAATAGATTTCTCTAATAGAAAAAATAAGATTTGTTTATTAGTAGCTCCTAATGGATATGGTAAAACTTCGTTATTAAGTAATTTAACCCCATTTGCTACTTTAGGAAATTTAGATATTAGAGATGGTGAATCATTAATAATTAAAGATAAAGATGGATATAAAGAATTATCCATTATAGATAATGATAATGAATATTTAATAAAGCATTTTTATACTAGGAATAAAGATAGTCATAGTGTAAAATCATATATAATGAAAAATGGAGAAGAATTAAATCCTAATGGTAATGTAACTTCATTTAAGTCTACAGTAGAAACTGAATTAGGATTAGATTTATCTTATCTTAAATTAATAAGATTAGGAAATAATGTAACTAATATGTTAGATTTATCCGCTACTGAAAGAAAGAAATTCTTATCTAACATATTATCTGAATTAGATGTATATCTTAAGTTATTTAATAAATTAACTGATGATAGTAGAGTATTAAAAACACAGATATCTCATGTTACTGATAAGATTAAACATATTGGAATAGATAACTTAGATAAAGCTAAAAATATCTATAATGAATTAATTAAAGAGATTAATTCTCTTAATATAGAAAGAGATAGATTAATTAAGGATAAAGGTATATTAGAACATAATTTATCTGAATATAATATAGATGATATTAAATATAGATATTCTGATATTACTAATAAACTTAATAAGGCTAAAAAGTCTTTAAGTAAATACAGTAATACTTATTCATTAGATAAAGTTAATTCTATATTAGAAGATTCTAATAATGAGTTAAATTCTATCAATAACGATTTATCTAATTATAATAATAAATTAAATATGTACTTAAATAAATTAGATGATTATCTTAAAGAATATAATTCTAATTATAGGGAATTAGATAGGATTAAGAATGATGATTATATAAAATCTTCAAAAGAAGTCTTTCATCGACTATCTGTTCAGATAAATGATGAAGAGAAATTATTTAGAGATTATAATGCTAAATATAGTAAGAAAAATATAGAAGATTTGATTATTTCATTGATGAATATAAAACAGATTTTAGATATAACTTATGAGTTTGGTAAAGAACCAATAATACAAGTAATAGATTTACTATCTAAGAATATTAATGTAAATAATTATATTAATAACGGATTATATGAAATAGATATGAGAAATAATAATAGGTCTTTATTATTGGATAAATTTATGAAGCAAGCTGAAGATATTAATATAGAATGTAATTATCATTCATGTGGACTTTATAAGATTTATGTAGAAATAAAGAATTTATATAAAGAAGAAGAAATCTTAAGAAAGAAAAACACATCTTCGGATTTTTATAAGTATATGGATTTAATATATCAGAATATTATGAAGATATTGGATATTATTAAAGATAATAAAGAAGTTATTAAATTATTACCTGATAATTTAAATAAAGACTTTTTATCTATTAATATATTTGATAACATAAAGAATTTAAATAATATTGTAGATATAAGTAAGTATAATGATTTATTAACAGAAGCTACTGAATATGAATTATACTTGGATAAAATAGATAAGTGTAAAGAAGCTAAAGTTAGATATGAAACTTTACAAAAGAATTCTAATATAGATTATTTTATTAATAGAGATAAAGAGTTATCTGTTAATATAGAAAATACTAAATCTGATATAGATAATATAAAATCTACATTAGAGAAATTAGATAATAATAAATTAGAATTATCTGAGAAAATAGAAGAATTTAATTCATTATTATTTGCATTAACAGGTCTTACAGAGCTAATAGTCGAAGAAGAAGAAATTAACAAGAATTTAGTAAATTATGAAAAATTAAATAGAGAATTATCTGAGGTTAGTAATAAATTAAATTTCATTAATGATAATTTAAATAAGAGGACTAGAGATAAAGATAATATAAATAATGCAATTAATAATTATGAGAATTTAAGTAAAGATTTAAATCATTATATGAAGTTATATAATGAAAATACATATATAAAAAAATCCATGAGTGCAAAAGAAGGAATACCACTAGAATATATAAATATCTATATGAGTAATATAAAGAATACAATAAATAACTTATTGGATATCGTGTATGATGGAGATATTAATATAGAGGATTTTAGTATTAATAGTAATGAATTCAGAATTCCTTATATAAAGAATGGACATCATATTCCGGATATAATAAGCGCAAGTCAAGGTGAAACATCATTTCTATCTATAGCATTATCATTTGCAATGATATATGAAAGTATTAATAAATACAATATACCACTATTAGATGAAATGGATAGTAACTTAGATATTAGATATAGGGAAAAATTTATAGAGATATTAGAAATATTAATAGATATGATAAATGCTGAGCAGGTATTTTTAATAAGTCATAATAATCTATTTTCTATGTATCCTGTGGATATTGTACCATTAGACTTAGAGATGAATGATAATTATAAACTTGCTAATTATATAATACCTGAAGTATAAATTAAATAAAAAGGATTAAAGATATGGAAAGAATAACTAAAGAAGTTGTTAATAAATATATACATAACTTAAATTCATTAAGAAAAGAAGAACTTCGAGACGGATATCTTGAATTATATATCAAAATAATCAAAGATGATATAATTATAAATAAAGACGCAATTAAAGAATATTTTAATAAATTTCCTGAAGATATTGATACTTTAACAGAATGGATAGGATTAGTAAGATATCTTGAAATGTATGTTAACAGATAATCCTTATTTCCTGTATATATCTATATAATATTTACCTGTAATAATTATTTTAATTTAAAGGAGAAAATAAATATGAGAGATTTAGCCAGAATTAAAGAACTGATTGAAGTATTTTATAAGAGTAATATAGATGAGTTATGTGATGTAGTTCGTGAATTTATCGAATATCTTTACAGAAATAGTTTAGATGACGAGTTACCGTTGTTACATAGTATTGAAACTGAACTATCTCAAAGTGAATTAGATTTCGTATTCGATAACAGAGGTATTGAGTATGAACTTCTTCATATGACATATTCGGATATAGCTGGAGATTATTATATCGTCAGATATTATGATGACGATGATGATAACGATAACGATACCTACTATCTACTATTATCTGTAAAAACCACGAGTAAACATAATCCAACTAAATTAGTACTTTTAGATTTAAACAATTTAGAAGAAAACTACCGTTTTGATTTAGAAGAGTTTAGAGTATTCATATAGATATATAATAATCCAAATAATAATAACCTTACCACTTAATTGTGGTAAGGTTATATTTTTTGTAAGTAAATATTTATATACTATTTACTTGTACATTTGATGAAAGCTATATACTCTCATTTTATTATAATTTCAAATTTTGATTATTCAAATGTACATCATATCAGTATTCGGTTAGGTTGAATCTAACTCACCTAACCATTTACTGGTATGTTTTTATTTTTTTAATAATCATCTTCTCTGAAATTAGTTTGTCTAATCTCTTCTTCTACATTGTAGTTTAACATCAATCCACTATTTACTAAATCAGATCTTAATCCCATTCCTATTAGATAGGTATCTACCGTATTTAGTGTAGTTTTATTTTTTACATCATAAGTTAAATCTTGATATCTTACATATCCATTAGTAGCAATCTGTTGCATCATTTCATACTTAGCAACTCTATCATCTGCTCTAGGACCATTTAGTTCTTTTAATGTATCTTCCAATCCAACTGATACCATTAAGATATTCTCTAAGTCAGTTTCTCTACCATTCTTATCTCCACCAGTAACCTGTCCAGTTAATTCAGATACACTTGTACTATTAATACTCATACCATTTTTCTTCATTACTGTCTGTTGTGTTCTCTTAATATGGATATATCCAACTGGTACAGGATTTTGTGTTCCAATTACCATATCTTTATCCATAGTCATATGAGGCAAATATACAGTTTCAAATAATGGTATCTTAAGTACATTGGCAGCTCTTTCAATATCTTCTATCTTCATAGTATGCTCATAATCAACTATATCCAATATAAGATATTCTTTATCGTTATTAAAGAACTCTTTAAAGAATTTATTAAACTCAGTATCTTCCATACCATCAAATATACCTTTATATTTTTTGGTATTAGTACCAGACTTATCAAAAGCTGTGAAGAATTTATATATTAAATCTTCCATATTCTTTCTTACAGCCGGACTAAATGGAGCTGATTTATAAATCTTCTCTAATGACCTTTTTAGTTCTACAATACATTTATTTCCTAAACACATAACGATTATAGATGGTACCATACGTTTAAGAATAGAGTTAGATGCAATTATAGTAGATATTTCTTCATCTGGTCTAAATTCACCATATGGTTCATAACCCTCTGGAACTATTTCTCCTATAGTATTTTTAAGAGCAGAGAAGTTAGCTATCTTACTACCAACCTCTAACGGCTCACTATGTTTAATGTAGAATTCTACTAATACGGAATCATCTACTTTATTACCTTTAATTACTCCATACTTAGATGGTTTAATAGCACCAGTAGGGTCTGTTATTAACATACCACATTTATAGATACTATCGGACTTGTCATACTTATCAAGTAATTTCTTTTTATCACTTACCTTATCATAGTACTTCTTAATTATCTTTCTTAAAGATGGAGACATCTCTTCTAATTCTACAGTAGAATACACTTTAATATCTTCTATAACTCCACTATATTTAGATTTAATAATATTCTTACTACCAGCATCGATAGCATCTTTTATAGTAGGGTCTTTAGATAGAGTATCTAAGAAAGCATTCAACGATGCATCTTCAAATGAAGTGTCAAACTCTAATAATGAATCTCCAATTTGTATATGGTCTCCAACTTCTACCATTTTAAGTATATTGGAATTCTTACCGATATTAGCAGCTTTTTGGAATGTCATTTCTGTACTAGCTTCTCTTGCTAATTTGTGAGTAATAAATGTGGAGTCTTCCAATGTGTTATAAGTAGACATTAGTGCTACCTTAGTTAAAGTACCCAAGTTTAATCTACATCCATTGATATCTGACTTAGTAAAGAAATCTTTATTCCACGCTAATGGTTGATTAACTGTAAATTTCTGTCCTACCTTTAAATCTGTAGTTAGTATATTAGACTCATAGAAACCACCACCACCATTCTTAACTATAACTGGAGCTAAGTTAATGGCTTGATGTTCCCCATTCTTATATTCTACTACCATGATTTTTTTATTCTCATCTATCTCTAATACTTTACCATTATCTTTAGCATTAACAACAAAGTCTGTAGATAGATGATAACGACAAGCTTCCTCTACACCATTAGAAATTAATACAGGAGAAGAATTCTCTACTGGGATAACATGCTTAGACTGCTTTATAGCATGACCAATTCTTATTGGGTCATCATATGTAGCTGCTGTAGGCATAGTTAATTCACCAGGACTAAATAAGTTAGCATCTTTTAAACTATCCAAATCTTTATCATCAGTCACCTTCATATAACCTCTAACTGAAGTTATATTAGGTTCTAAGGTTAGTACTCTACTAACACCTACTGAAGCATCTGGAGATGATATTGGTGATAGAATACCAGTCATTGTCTTATCATAACATCTCTTAGGTACACTATAAGCATCGTCTAAGTTTATACCTCTCCAACCTTTATAAGAAGTAGTTCTACATCTTTCTAATTCTTGTACAGGGTTAAGTGTAGAATAATCTTCTACATTAGGAGATGATAATAATTTAGTAATTACACTATCTCTTGGTATATTAAATTTCTTTCTACCATTAGAATTCTTATATGTGATATAATTCTTAGCTATTGTATCATATAATATAGCAGGAATAGTTTCTATAGACCTTATTCTTGCTAAATTTTGATTCATCTCAAAAGTATATTGATTATCTGCTAATAGCTTAACTGCATATATTATAAGACTAACTATATCAGTAGGAAGATTCATATCGGTTAAGATTTCTTTAGTAATTGGGTCTATAGTAAATTCATAAGTATTATCTAATGCATTAGCGATAGACATTTTTCCATATACTTGTAAGAATAATCTTAAATATGGTTCACTACTATCCATGTCTGCAAATGTATATTTTTCAGTCTCTATAACTCTTAAACCATTGATCATTAAACCATATTCAGGTTTATCTTGGTATATCATATAACAATCACTAAACCTTATATAATTTTCATTAATCTTTAAATCATTAGGTTTCTTATCTGATATACGATATTCAAGATTCATTTTCTTAAGTACTGTAGACAATCCTTCCCATGCGCTACATAACATAATCGCAGGTAAGTCTTTACCCATAGTCTTAATCTTTCCATACATTAATCTTTTTCCAGGTTTAACTGTTTTATATTCTTTAATTAATGCTTCATCATTAGTAGAGTTAAATATTAAATCTACTATACCTAAATCATCATCAGTAGTCTGAGTTTCTAAATCTATATAAACAGGTTTACCTTCACTAAACCCAATTAACAGTTTTCCTTCAGGTACTTTAATCTTCTTTAAAGCAATTTGTTTATATATATCTTCTTGACTGAAGAATATCTGTAATTTAGGAGATTTATATGCCCAGAATATTTTAGATAATTCATCATACTCTATAGTGGTAATTCTATTATTATTCGTAACCATAGCATTACCCATTTCAAATCTCTTAGCAAAATCACTATTCTTAGCTAATATCTTTTTAAGTATAGCTATAGAAGATAATGTCTTAATATCTACTCTTCTAACGAACATCTTATTATAGTTAGTAACTATCTGTACAGTATCTTCTCCGGTTTTTACTAATGGTAAAAGAAACTCTTGGTTCATTATAAGTTTCTTATTACCACCTAAATACATAAATTTATTATCTATGAATTTAGGTATATCAAATTTCATAGTAGTTCTTTGTCTATTACCATCTTCTAATTCTACAGTGTATGTATCTACATAGTTAAGTTCATCTGATGTATCTTCTACTTTAATATTTCTTATAAAGATAGGTAATGATTTATCTGATAATGATGTTATTGCCTCAGATATATCTTTAGGCATTACTTTCTCTATATAAGTCTTATTATGATTAACAAACTTAGACTTAGCCATATTTTTATTAGTAGACTTAATATGGTTAGATATATCGGTAGATGGTATTTCTACTTTATTAGTATTTAATTCATGTAAAGCTTTTAATGTCATATTACCAAGCATTATCTTCTCTTGGTTCTTTCTTAGTAATTCATCCCTAGCTGTACTTGCAGTAGACTTGGCTACTGTCTTTTTACCAAATGAAGATTTATATAATTTCTCTATAGCTTTATTATCTTCTTCAGTAGCCATTTCAACTTCATTAGCGATAACTTCTTCTATTTCATCATCACTAGAGTTTTTAGCTACATCAGAACTCATTATTTTCTCTTCAACATCTTTAATCTTATCTTTAATGATATTAGCTACTTCTTTATCATCATCTTCAGTTTCTTCTTCCTCTTTATTATACTCCTCTAAATCAGTAACTTCATTTGGGTCTTCATTAATATCAGTATCTTTATCACCAGTAACTCTTTGCTTAATATTAGATACAATAGTATCGTGAAGTTCATCCTTATTGATAGTCTCTTCATCAAGTTCTTTCTCTATACTAATATTAGCAGTTCTGTATAATCTCTTAAGTTCTGTCATTAATGTCGTATATGACTTATCATCACATTTTGATGGGTTAACTCTTACCGTATGAAGTTTATTAAAGATATAAAAATCTAAATTTATATCTTTAATTAATTCAGGTCTTTTAAGTAAGGTATAATATAACATATACACAGGATTATCTATTAATTCAATCACTCTTCCTTTAATGATATTCCTAAAGTTATTAATGTCTATTAATACCATCTTCTCATTATACTTCTTTATTCCTGGAGTATTGAGAATTCCTTTAAAATAATCCCAGAAAGTTTCCATTTTAACTCTTGGTAATAATTTTTTAGTAAATGTCTTATATATTTCAAAATACTTACTAAAGTCAAAGAATGTATTCCTATTCATATCATTCATATTAATATCTTGATATGGATAAGGATGTATAGAAGTTTTATTTTCTATCTCATTCTTAAATTCTCTTTTCTTGTTAAGTAAGTTTATATTATAGACTTTATGATATAACTTACCTCTATATCTTAATGGATAATAATAATATTTATAATTATTGGTAGCAATATAATTGGTCTTATCATTAATGATATTAAACGACTCATTTCTGTTATTAGTCATTAATATAATAATATTATCTTTACCCATTGGATTTCCATTAGGTAAGGTTACCTTTTTTCTTGTAAATTTTAATTCAGGTATATCCTTTGGAGTTATCATATTAACTTAATTAGTACCCCTTTCTTTAATTTTCATAGACTTAAATCTATGTTTTTTGGACATATTATTAGCTTTTATAAATAAAATCACATTTAGATATAATATAATCTATAATTATGAAAGGAATGAAAGATTTAAATAATTATGGGAATTGAATTAAATAATGAACAAATCATGGCTACATATAAAGCTGAGTCATGGTGGAAATCAAGAGATAAACAAGTATTTGAAATATCCGGAGCTGCTGGAACAGGTAAAACTACATTAGTATGTTATTTAATAGAGAAATTTGGTTTAGATATGGATGAAGTATTATTTGTTGCATATATGGGAAAAGCTGTATCCCAATTAAGTAAACATGGTTTACCTGCTAAAACTATACATTCCACAATATATGACTATGAAAGAGTTCCTGATAAAGATGAAGATGGGAATATAATCTTTAAACCTAATGGAAGAATTAAAATGGTTGGAAGATTTACATTAAAAGAAAAAATCTCTAAGAAGATTAAATTAATTATAGTAGATGAAGGGTCTACTGTAGAAAAGAAAATGGGACAAGATTTATTATCATTTGGAGTTCCTATTATAGTATTAGGAGATTTAAACCAGTTACCACCCCCATTCGGAACTTCTATATTCTTAGATAAACCAGATATTATATTATCACAAATAATGAGACAAGCTGAGGGTGACCCTATAGTATGGTTATCTCAACAAGTACTCCATGGTAAAAGATTATCTGTAGGAGTTTATGGTAATTCTTCTGTTATTAATAAAGACAATATGTCAGATTTTATACTTAAACAAGCAGATATAGTTTTAACAGGGACTAATTTATTAAGATATCATATGAATAATCATTTCAGGGAAAATATTAAGAATTATAAAAATTTAGATTTTCCACATATTGGAGAAAAATTAATCTGTAGAAAGAATAACTGGGATAGAATTATAGATGATGGAATTTATTTAACTAATGGAACTACTGGAGTATGTACATACTTTGAAAAAGAGTCTTATAATGGTAAAACTTGTGTTATAGATTTCAAAAGTGATTTTAGTAAAAAGGAACTTAGAAATTTAAAGATAGATTATAATAGACTTAAGACACAAAATACTATGGAAGAAGGATATAGTGACTATACATTAGATGTATTTGAATATGCTTATGCAATTACCGTACATAGTTCACAAGGTAGTCAATATCCAAATGTAATACTATTAAATGAAGAATTCTTAAGTAAAGCTGATTATAAGAAATGGTTATATACGGGAATAACCAGAGCAATGAAATCTGTTACAGTAGTATTATAAAAGAAAATAATTATAGACTATAGTAGAATTAACTACTATAGTCTATAATTATTAAAAAAGCGTATTTATGAAAAAAGAAGATTTAGCTAAAAATATTATATACCGTATAATATTTACTAATATGTTATATAAGATATTAATATTAGCTATATAATATTAAGATGTAATATAAATATAAATTTTAAAGGAGAAAATAAATATGAGAGTTGATGTTTTTGATATAATAAATACTCACGCAAGTCTAGTGAGTAAAGATGAGATTTGTAAACTAATGGAAGATATATGGTCAGAAATGGATTACTTCGAAGTAGATTCATTTTTACCAATATTATTTAAGAGACTTTTTAGCATGGAACGCTTCGATCCAATTGCTATGGAAATATCATCAAATAGCTGCAATATTAGTATTCGTATTGATGGTTATCCAGGTTGTATGGTTGATTTCGATTATACACTTAGTAGATATTCGGATGGGTTCATTATACAATTAACATCTGTTGATGATATACTATTCTTCAACTCCAAAGGATTTCCATTGATATATAGATTGAAAATAGGTGATATGATTAAAAAGAATAGAACTGAGGAATTTACTAAGCTTGAATATTTACATTTAGTAGGCAAAGTCAGTCCCGAAGACTACAATACAATTGGAGATATGTTTAAATCTATACCGTCTACAGCTATGATAAATCCTTACAAAATTTTTAATATATTAACAAATTACTATTCTAGGTATGCGAGGAGTGAAACAACAGTATATCTAGGCAATGCAGATATTGGTAAATACATACTAGATATCGTTATTAAAGATCATGATCTTATCCTCAAATATGGGATTTCTCAATCATACGAAGATAATTCGTGTTATGCGAAACTTATTAGTACCGACTATGAGAATTTAAATTTTCCAATAATATATGATTTTGGTATAAAACTCTAAAAAAAAAACACTACCAGATAGTGCTTTATATAATATTATCTGGTAGTAATAAAAATATTAGTTAATTCAAAGGAGAAAGAAATATGGAAATAAAGAAGTCTAACAATAAAATTTTATCATTGCAATTATTTGGCAATGTTTTATTAAGAGATTACGAGTACATAGAAGAAGTATTTGGTAAAATAGAATCTGATCGTTTACAAGATAGTATATTTGAAGCAATGTATACGGTATATAGGGGACGTCCAATATTGACAGTAAATCGATATCAAAATGCACAAAATTGTATATATGTGAGTATCGGTAATGTTACAATCGACTATTATACAGAGTTTGATCGTTCGACTAATATATTAACAATAAAAGCAGGTTCTATTGAAGGTGCTGATGCTAATAGATATCTGATAATTAGATCATTATCTGTAAAAATAAATAATTAAATTTTAAAGGAGAAAATAAATATGAGAGTTGAAACTGAAATACTTTACAAACCTGATGGAAAAACTATAAAAGTTATAACTGAAGATTATGTAAAATATTTAATAGATGAATCTTCTCGTAAGTATAATTGTACTGATGAGTCATTTATAATGTGTTCATTGTTTAATGATACTGGAGACATAGACCATTTTGAAAAGAGCAGTAATGGTACTCTTGTGATATTTTATAAAAGTAATTGTAGTGTAAACTATTATTACAGCTTTAAAGATAATCTTATAGATTTAAGATTGTGCAATATATCTAACTTTCAGTATTTTGTAGATAATGGTATATTAATATATGAAAAAATATTAATATCGAGAATCAATGATAAAATAAAGAAGTTTGACAATGAAATTTTATCATTACAATTATTTGGTAATGTATCATTGGAAGATTATAGATGTATAGGAAATGCATTTAGTGAAATGGTATATAGCCCAATACATCCGTTTGATAAATTAATTGAGGTGATGTATGACATATCTCCGAAATGTGAACCTTTACGTATTAAGCATGATTTTGAACCATTTGATACTTTGTATGTAGAAATTGGAGATACTGAAATTGAGTATTGTTCAGAATTTGACACGAATACTAATATATTAAAAATAAGGCTAGTTTCTATTGATAATTTTAATGATAATAAATATCCGATAATTAAAGAATTATCTGTAAAAATATATAATTAAGTTTATTGGGGTATATTATCATGACAGAAATAAATGATATTGATAAGTGCTGTATTAAATAAAAATTATAACTTATCCGTATTATTTCATTATATATATACTATTTATGTGTAAATAAAAAAATATATCAATTCAAAGGAGAAAGAAATATGAGAATTAAGAAATTGGAGTTAGTAAATAACAGTAAATATGAAGGAGCTTTAAATGTAATATAAACCATGAATGAGCATATTGAAGAGTTTAATCCTGTTGAGTATATAAATAGACTCTTTAGGAAACTCCTTGTATTTAATGATAATTACGAGGATGTAAAAACTTGTGTAGATATGAACAAAGGTATTGTTACAATAAAGTGTGATTATGAAAGAGTCGTCATTGTATATAATATTAAAGTTAAATACGGTGACCTAGAATTATCTCTAAAATCTGTTAATGATTTTGAATATTTTGCAAATAGAAGTCTTTCAGTAATTCATAAACTTATTATAACAGATTTACCGGAAGGTATTGAAGATGAGGATCGTGAATTATATAATCATGAAATATCCAATATGATACTTATCGGAAATGTAATGTCTAGGCATTATGAAATTATCAGAAATAAATTCTTATCAATTAAACCTGATAAAGATTTAGATGTTTATAAAGTGGTTAATAGGTTATATGACCATTATGACAACTATAGAAATGCCTCAGTTACCATAACTGAGACAGCTATAGATCAATTTAAATATAATGTAACTATAACTATGGGAAGTGGCTATCAGAAGCTTGAGTATATAATCTCATTAAATCAGAAAGATAATACTATAAGTATTAAGCTTATTGAGGATGAAGATGATGAGATAGAAGCTAATTACCCAGTGATAGCTGCTGTTGATATTAAACTCAATAAAGAAAGGTAATAAAAAATACCAGTTGATACTTATTATAGTTATTGACTGGTATTTTTTTTTTATAGTTATGAACATCATCTATATAATATTAATTTGTAATAAATAATTAATTTTAAAGGAGAAAAGAAATATGAAAATTGATAATTTAAAGTTGATAAATGATAACAGAAGCAAATTATCTGGAGAAGAACTTCGCGAATTAATATATAATATATGGGTTGGCATGGAACGAGATTTCGATATAGATTCATTTGTATCAAGATTATTCGAGAGACTTTTTGATATAGTGTGTTCTGATGCACTGAATGTAGATATATCTGTAAAAGGTTCTAATATACATATTAATATCAATAGAGGTGTTATTCGTATGAGTTATCTTATTATTAGATATTTTGATAGTTTTAAGATTACCATAGCTTCTGTTGATGATGTTCCATTTATAAATAGTTGGGAATTTCCATTGATATATGAGTTGAGTTTGAGTGATTTTGTTAAAAAGAACAATTCCAAAGAATCTCATAATGAAATTATATCATTACAATTATTTGGTAATGTATTATTTAGAGATTACGAGTACATAGAAGAGTTATTCCGTGAAATTGATTATGGACCAAATTTTTCATATGCTATCAAACTACGTCAACCAATATATACTATATATGCAAAATACTCACCTTTATTATATGTAGATTATCAACGTGGTACAACTAATAGATTATGTGTGAAATTTGGAGATGTCGAGATTATTTATTATATAGAATTTGACACGTCTAATATTGTATTAAAAATAACACCATTTTCCGTCAAAGGTATTACAGATAATTATCCGATAATTAAAGAATTATCTGTAAAAATAAATAAGAATAACTAATTTATTAGAAAGGTAATATAAATTATAATATGGATGATGAAAAAGAAAGAATTAAAAAATATTTCGAAGATATTGTATAGGATACTAGATATTCTGAGAAATTTAAAGAAGCTTGTAATAACGATCAGATGATATCGAATATTGAAATTGAAAAAGAATGATGTTGAAATTTGGGGTAATGATAAATGGCAGAAGCACTAAGAGAAATAAACCAAAATAAATTTACTGTTAATATACCAAAAGAAGGATTGATGAATAAAGTGGTAATCAACCAATTCTTAGGTAAAAAAGAACTACGAGTTTGTATGTACCTTATGACAATATTATCTGGATGGTCGGACAATAGAAGAAATTCGGTATATGCAAAAGCCGATGACCCAAAGAACTATACTTCTATAAGTATATCTAAGATAAGTGAAATACTTCACTTAGATAAAGATGATGTTGAAAAGTCTATAAAGAAGTTAGTTAAAGAAGGTATATTAGAGAAGGGTGAAGGTAAATCGACCAAGAAAGGTTACAGATTTACTTTCTAAAATAAATATTATTGGGGGTTATATATGAATAAATTTGAAGAGATGCTACATAAACTTGATGTAGAAGCTGGAGAAAATTACAATAAAATTCTCAGGTCTATAGAAACATCTGCAATAATAACAAAGAATAAAGTTACTCAAATACAATGGTCAGGTTCAGAATATAGTAATAAAAAACGTGATAATATAGAGTATATAGAAATGCCGGATGGTTCATATGCGAAATTTGTAAGAATCGATGGTATATGGTATATGGAAATAGGAATAATACTTTCTAACTACCATATAGCATTTATAGAATATTTGAATGTTGATGAGTACCTGAATACTGGTAATTTTGTAGTGATGAAATAAGTACTTGATGTATATCCGTATATCTCCTTTCTATATATACATACTATTCATGTGTATCTGAATATATATATAGGAAGGAGAATAGAATTATGGGATACGGAACCATTTTATACGGTACAAACCCAGTGACAATATTTTTATTTGTTGCCATCTGGGGCATCGTATTCTTCTGGGATAGAGTCTAATAACTTCATCCCAGAAGTTATTTTTTTTTTTGTATTATAACCATTTATCCTGATAGTAACGATAGTATAACCATATTGGAAAGGATTGTTATATTAAAATGAAAAATTTACTTATTAAAAATTTAAGAGATAATTCTCCTAAGGGAGAAAATTTATTTGATATAAACTCTACAGTTATATCATATAAAACAGGTATCCCTATATTAGATTATTATTTAGGATACCTAGTTAAAGTTTATAATAAAAATGATGAGTTAGTAGATAAATATCCAAGTATAGGAATTCCTGCGGGATGTTTTGTTACGGTTATAGGAAAGCCGTCTACTGCTAAGACTACTATGTTAACACAGATAGCTGCTAATATAGTAAGAGAATTTAATAATGGTTCTGTTATACATTTCGACTTAGAGCAATCTCAGAACTATTCCCGTATACAAGTATTAACTAAATTTAAAATGTCAGATATGGAAAATGGTAAATATATCTTAAGACAAGAGCAAAACTCTATTTCAGATATTAAGAAAACTATAATGAGGATTTATAAAGAAAAAACTTCTAATCCGGATAGTTATAAATACAAAACCGGTAAAATGGATGAGTTTGGTAAAGAGATAGTCATTTATGAGCCTACCTGTATCATTATAGACTCTATTGCTACATTATCCACTGAATATAATGAGAATGATAAAAAAGATATTGCTAGATTAGAAGAGGTTGGTTCTCAAACAGAAAGAATGAGATTAACCGGAGAAATTACAAGATTCTTTAACGAATTATTACCATATATAAGAGCTGCAAATATTATTGTATTTACTATTAACCAAATTAAGACTAATCCTGGTATGGGAATAATAAAATCTCCCGCAGAAATTCTTTATCTTAATCCAGATGAAGCTTTACCTGGTGGTAGAGCTCCACAGTTCTTAGCTCATATATTACTTAAGAATGTTGCTGTCGGTAGTGAGAAGTATAATAAAGAAGATAATGGATTTGATGGATTTGGAATGTATACCATGGTAATTAAATCCAGAGTAAACCAAGCCGGACAAAAGATACCTTTAGTATATGATAAAATAAGAGGAGTAGATTCATTAAGAACTACTTTAGCATATGCTAAAGAATTAGGGCTAATCACAGGTAATAAGAACAAGATGTATTTTGTAGATGATAAAGATTATTATTTTTCTATGACAAATGTACATGATGATTTTAATAATCGGAGAGAATTATATAAGAAATTATATGATACAGTAATTCCTATATTATCGAATAGATTAAGTACATTAGATGATGACGAGATGGAAATTGTTAATGAAGAAATGATGTATTAATTCCCTATTATTTATATAATATTTAGATAGTAATTATTATTACTAATAAAAAATATTATAGTTTAATATGGGGGTAGTTGAATGGAAAATTTCAACAAAGAAATATTATTTACAACAACTGATGAATTTGATTCTGAAGACTGTAGTTTGAATTTATCCCCTGGACAGATTGTATATGCTGTTCCAGGGGAAAATTGTCTGTATGTGGATAAAGCTAGACCTGTTATTATAATTGGTCCTTATCCAAGAAACGGGTATTACACAGGATACCAAATAACCAGCAATCCAAAAGCTGGTGGCTTTCCTATTAATATCAAAGGTGCTATTAGTTTTATCAATATCAATATTACTATTTTAATTAAAGCAAGTATTAATAATTCTTATAGAATTACTGGAAGTGTAAATCCAAGACTACTAGAAATGATTAGATACCAGATTAATAGAGATATATCAGGTAATATAGATATTGATATGGAAAACTTCATAGATGATTATTATAGAATGATATTCCAGTCCGGTACTAAAACCAGAAGAGAAGTTATTAATAAACATCATGAAGAAGTATATGAAGAAGATACTATAGAAACAGATGACGTATCAGAACCGGTTAAACCTGTTATAGTGAAGGAACCTGTAAAGAAAACTTCTAATGAGATTAATAATGTATATGATAGAAGTTTCATACGTAAAGAATTCTTAGATGGAGATTCATCAAAGCCATTTAAGTCTATGAGCAAATTCACAGAAGATGAAATGATACAGATACTTACTGATATACATTCAGCAGGTTCACCTGCTAAATTTATTAAGAAATACAACTTATCATCGCTTGCAACACTAAACAAGATGATACAAGTATTTGTACCAATCCTGAAGAATTCGAAGACTTACTCTGTTCCTAAATATATTTTAGGTCTTTATGAACTATACAAGGACAAAGTAGTTAGGTAAATTTAAATTATAAATGGTTATAGGGTAATTCCTATAACCATTTATTTTTTTGGGTACTTTTCCTTAAATTTTTTATAGATTAATATATTATTAATTTGACATATAATAGTCTATAAAAAATTAAAAATGGGAAGGAAGTATAAAAAGTCATGATGGATAATAAGAAAGGTAACTTAAAACAAAAATTACTTCAAGTTAATAAAGATATACTTGAAAATAGTACCGAAGATAATGATAAAAGATTATCCTTAATGGGAAGAGATGTATTAACACACCCAGGATATAATAATAGTATGAGAACTACTATGTTTAATTCTCATACTACACAATTTTTAACTTTAACTAATCCGGATTTTCCTAAGACATTCTTCGGTGCAGAAAATGTTGTTGGAGAAAATTCTGATTCTTACTATAAGACAGAGTCTAATGTAGAAGTTTATAAGAAGATAGTTAAATTTGAAAAGTTATTTGATGAGTTGGGAACTAATCCGGTTGTATACCAACTATTTACTTATGATAAAGATAATGATATGTATTCAGTTGTAAACAGATATCCTGTAGAAGATTTATCGGAGATGTTTGGTTATGAATACGATTGTACTGAAATAGACAAGTATAATGAAGGTGATATAATTAATAAAGATACTGTATTATATAAAACCAAATCATATGATGATTATAATAACTATGGATATGGCAAAAATGCTAATATCGCATATACTTTATCTCCTATAACTTATGAAGATGCTGCGGGTATAAGAGAGGGCTTTATTAAAGGATTTGGTAATGTTGAAGTATTCACTTACAGAGTCTCAATAAATAGTAATGATTTTCTCTTAAATATGTTTGGAAATAAAAACGAATATAAGACCTTAGCAGATATAGGGAGTAAGGTAGATGGAGTAGTTTTAGCGTCAAGAAGAAAGTTTAATAAGCAGCTTTTATTTGACTTTAGAACTGATAACCTTAGTAGGATATTAGAAGGTGATGAAGTCTACCATGGAAGTGGAGTTATTTTAGATTATACGATTTATTGTAATAATACTGAAATTGAGGATAATACCTTTAATAGAGATTTACTTAAGTATCTTAATTATCAAACTAAGTATTGGAAAAAGATATATAAGACTTGTGAAGAGATAATTAATTCCGGTTCTAAATATAGTAAGGATATAGATTATCTTTATAAACAAGCAAAAGATATGTTAGATACTGAAAGTAAATGGAAAGAAGGAGATACTTCATTTAATAATATCGTATTAGATATAGTCATAATGAATGAAGTATCAGTTGAACTTGGACAGAAGTTTACTCCTAGATATGGTAATAAAACCGTAGTTGGTAAAATATTACCGGACGATCAAATGATGTATTACTATGATGAAGATGGTAATAAAGTATATGCTGATATGTATTTTAACTTATTAGCAATTATTAATAGAACTACAGCTTATCCATTAATAGAATTATGTAATAACTGGATGGCTACTAAATGTGAAAGACATCTAAGAACCCTAGATACTTTGAAAGATAAAGAGAAAGTCTTATTTAGTTTCTTAAAAGACTTTGATGAAGCTTATGGAAAAGAAAGTGAAGACATATATAAATCCTTATCTAAGAAAGATAAAGAAGCTTATATGGAAGATATTATCAATGGTAAAGGAATATTATTAAGAGATTTACCATTCCAAGAAGACTTACCAATTTTCTATAGGTTACTCAATATCTATAAGAAGTATGATTGGCTAACAGATGATATTGTATATATAAACAAATGGGGAAGAGAAATACCGGTATTAAATAGATATAGAATAGCTCAGATGTATGTGTTAAAGTTAAAGCAAACTTCTAAGAAAGGATTTTCTGCTCGTAATATGGGAGCAGTCAACTCTAAAGGTTTGCCTGAAAGAAGTTATAAGTCTAAAGCTCATTTAGACAAGTATTCTTCTACTGCAATAAGATTTGGAGAATATGAAACTATAGTATTTTCTATAGGACAAGAATCAGATGAGATAGCTTTATTTAATGCTTTATACAGAACTTCTGTCAAAGGAAGAAAAGACTTAGCTAAGATGTTATTAAATCCTGAAAAGATGGAAGAGTTAATGGATGATACATATATCTCAAGAACTTCAGAAATCCTTAATGTAATATTAAAATCCTTAGGATATGGAATAGAGTTTTACGATGAAGATAATGAGTTATCTTATCATAGTATAAATAATATTAATGAGTATAAATTAAATGGTAAAGCTTTATTAGTATCAGATTTCGATGGATTTATGCTAGAAAGAATAGATGAGATATCTGAAGGAGTTCTAAATGAACATAATGAAGTTATGGATAAGAATGAGCTAATCGATACAGTAAGAGATATATTAATAACCCAAGATTATTTAATCGGTACTAAAGACCCTGATGAAATTGAGAGGTTATTAAATTTATATTATAATTAATTTTCACATTATACAGTTAATTAAAATAGGTGATGTATAATTAGTTTATCTTAATTATTAGGTGATTAATATATCACATACAAGAAACAGAAGAATATAGAAGTTATTAGTTTTATCTTATATTAAGAATATGAGTAATTATATTCAGTACTGAATAAATTTATTTAGTATTAAATTAACTTTTATTGAGGTTTTAGAATAAATAAGGTTGAGTGTATTAATTCAAAAAGTCGAGATAATATTTAATTTAAATTAATAAAATAATTTTTAGTCACTTGTAAACTTTACTAAATTCTTAATATAAAGATAAACAACTTCTACTCTTCTGGGTTAATAATATAAGATATATTTTTTTAATTATCTACCTATTTTACCCTTATTTTTTTTTTAATCAGTAGTTTGTACAAATAATTTTAGATGTATTTATATTTCTAAGCTTTAAAGTAAATTTTTCTATTATAGAATATTCACAGATTTAGCAGATATGATATAGAAGTTATTTATGTTTATATTTCCCTTGCCTTATAACTTTCCATAAATAACTTCGTTAGTATTATTAAAAAACTTTTTTATTAAAAAATAACTACTGATTACCGATTTAAAAACAAATTTAGTCTTAACCAGAATTAAAGATTAATATAAACAGATAAATCTTCCAAAGTCATACATAATTAATTTAAATTTTTAAAGATATCTTGTTTATATTAAATCCATATTTGGTTAAGACTAAATTTTGTTCCGACTTGTATCAAATAATATTCTATAAATATATATATAATGAATATTTTTATAGAGAAAGGGTATTTTTTAATGACAAATAGAATAAAAAAGTATAAGAATAAGTATTATGATTTTGGCACATCAAATACATCTTTTGTTAGATTAGCAAAAGACTTAAAGTTAATTGGTGTCCAAAATTGGTATTTTATGTTAGAGATAGTAGATTATTCATTAATCAATGTAAATCCTCATGCTTGTGATGAGAATGGTAAATCTACTCTAACAAAAGAACAAATCTCAAGAGTAATAACTGAATGTATTGTTAATCCATGGTACTATCTAAGAGAAGTTGTTATTATTAAAGAAGCTGGTGCTGCTACCGGAGTTAGATATAAAGCTAATAGAGGTAACATCGCACAAGCTTGGTGTATATTACATAATTTAGACTCTTGGTTAAATTTACCAAGACAGCAAGGTAAAACTATATCTGCTTTAGCAATAGAATCTCATATTTATAATTTTGGTACGGCTAACTCTTCATTTATCTTTATTAATAAAGATAGTGAATTAGCAAAAGCTAATTTAAGAAGAATTGGTGATATAATAGATGCATTACCGGAATATATGAGATTTAAATCATTCGTAGAAGAAGATGGTAAAGTTGTTAAAGCTAGAAATAATGCTACTATGTATAGACATCCTGTAAATAATAATAGTATTATAGTTAAACCTAAAGCTACATCATATGATAGTGCATTAAGTATCGCAAGAGGATTATCTGCATCTATATTACATTTTGATGAGCCAGAGTTTACACCGTATATAGATGTAATCGTAGAAAACTCTGTATCAACATTTGAAACGGCACATAGAAAGTCATTGGAAAATCATGCAATAAGTGCCAGAATATTTACCTGTACGCCTAAACTTATCCAATTATCTCTGGGCGTAAATAGTAGTAATACTATTAAGCAAAACCACTTTAATTGTCTGGGAAACCCTTTAAGTGCTTAAAGGACAATCAGCAGCTAAGCTTTATATTAAATATACTTATATAGATGAGGTTATATATATATATATGGAAAAAATTATAACATATCCAAAAATTAAAAATAACAAGTACACAATATCGGATATTGGAGTTGTGAAAATTATTAGTAATAATAAGATCATGAAACCATATTTAGATAAGGATGGTTATTATAAGATAACACTTGTCAGTGATCAAAAATCGACAGTAAGACGAGGCAATTCTCCGATACATGTGTTTATTCATAGATTAGTTGCTTGGGAATTTATAGGATGTCCGATATATAAAAATTTATGTGTAAACCACATTAATGGTATTAAATCGGATAATAGTAGTTTAAATTTAGAATGGGTTACCATTTTAGAGAATACTAATCATGCCAAAAAAATGGGTTTATTGAATAATTCTGGGATTTTTTCTAAAAATTGTAAATATGATAGTAACCTAATACATAAAATTTGCAAATATTTAGAAAATGGCTACAGTGTTGTTGATATATTTGAAAAAATATCTACTATTGAAAATTATCATATGAACATGGGTTTATATTCTTTAATAAATAAACTATCGAATAGAATGATTTATAAGGATATCGTAAGTCAATATAAATACGATTCGAAAATTAAAAAATATAAACGAAACTCACTCGATAGTGAGATAATTAAATTTATAGAAATGGGATATGATAATTATGAAATACTAGACAATATAACGGACGATTGTATAAAACCTCTCGAATATAAAAAAATGTATATGAAAATCATTTATTTACGAAGTATATTTAATTAATGAAAGTTCAACGACTAGGGAAAGACATATTATATTATTATAATATGAATCGAGTAGGCTCAATAATAGGGCGAAACGTAGATGAAACAAATCGAAACGGGTGGCTCCTTATATTATTAAATATAAGGATGATGATATAGTCTAGTCTATATAGTAATATATGGCAGATTAAGATTGGGAGATCTTGATACTAAACCCGGTGTTGCAGCACAATCAATTCTCGATAAAACTGTAAGATGGCATGACTCATTTTATGATAAAACATATACAGAAATTAAAGAATTATTAGATGCAAACAGGTCTAATGGTATTCTTTATATAGAGTATCATTATAATCAAATTGGATTAACGAACGAATGGTTAAAGAATATATCTGATAAAATTGGTAATATGCTTACTGTAAGAAGAGAGATTCTCTTACAGAGAATGCATGGTTCAGATTTATCACCATATTCAAGAGAGTCTATAGAATTCATTATGAGTTCTAAATGTGAACCTGTCGACCAGTTATTTATTAATGAGTATTTCATGTTTGATATTTATGAGCCATTAAAAAGGACTATTCCTTATATAGTAGGTATCGACTGCTCTACTGGTACAAGTTCGGATAATAATGCAATTACAATATTAAACCCTTATACAGTAAGACCTGTGGCAGAGTTTAAATCTCCATATATCGGAGAAACGGATTATGAAAACCTAATAGAAACATTGGTGTTAGAATATATTCCAAGAGCTATAGTATGTGTAGAGAGAAACCATGTTGGGGATAGTATAATTGACCACTTATTAAATAAGTCAAGGATTGCTAATAACTTATATTTTGATAAGGATAGAGATTTAGTAGAAGCTAAGATGAGAGAAGCAGAAACTGTAGAGTCAATGCTTAAAGCTAAGTCTAAAATAAAAACTACATATGGTGTATATACAACCGGTAAGTCAAGAGAAACGATGTTTGCAATACTATCAAGAAGAATTGAAGAGAATAATGAAGATTTCGTTACTGCTCATATTATTGATGATATTGCTGGTTTAATAAGAACTCCATCTGGTAAAATAGAAGCAAGACCTGGTGGACATGATGATAATATTATGTCTTACTTAATTGCGATGTATATTTATACTCATGGAAATAACTTAGCATACTTTGGTTTTTATAAGACAGATTTATATGAAGATGTAGAAGAGAATCAAGGTATTATTACTTCTGATAGAGCTAGGGGTGTTCTTCCTAATGAAGTCGTATCGTCTATAGAAATTGAAGAAGAAAAAGATAGGATTCTTAATTATGAAGATATATTAAGAACTGCTATAAGTAATTCTCAACAAGGTTCTATGAGATTACATAGAAGTAGTGTTGGTAGTGATAATCATTTTGATAATACACCAAATGGAATTGTTGAAGAAGAGTACTTTGAAGAATTGAATATGGATATATTTGATACACTTAATGGATTCTAAATAATACGATAATTAATTAGAGAATAGATATTTATCTTAAATAATATCTATTCTCTAATTTATCTTTGTTAAGTATCATTATTATCTTCATCAAGACTTTTAACAACATCAAGCTTTCTAAGGTTGGACATCATCAATTGAACAAATGAATCACCACCTTCTTGAAGATATATATCATAGACCTTTTCTAAAGTTTCTAATGTATACATATCAATCTTCTTATACCTATAAAAGTATTTATTATAGTTATCTGTTATATAAGCCTTTTTATCTTCCATATCAGATTTTAATAAAAACTCTATTTTTTCTGAGAAGTTACCTAATTGTAAGTTAACCGTTTGACTAACACTCCCTATATCTGTTTCTATTTTACTAATAGAACTATTTATATTAGACTGGGTATGTCTTATATTCTCTAACTCTTTGGTTAAATCATCCATTAATTTTCTTATATCATTAACTTCAGTAGAACCATGCTCTGTGTTTTTATCAGTATTATCATTTTGTGGAGAAATGTTATTTGAGTTTGTATCAGTTTCGTTATCTTTTTCCAAAGTCTCACCTTTATAATATCTCCTAAGAAAAGTTCCTATCTGCTCTCTATTCTTATATATAAATTGATATAATATAAATAATACAAATAAGATATTCAAAGGATGAATATTTTTAATGTCAAGAAAGTCTTTAGCTTCTGGCATCTGATTTTTCCTTATCGTTATTATCCACTTCATGATATGGATTTGTTATAGAAAGTTTAATAGCATTAGTCCTACTATCTAAATCTTTTTTGTATAAATCCTTCATTCTTTTATTATAAATATCCATATACTTAAAACAACCATTATCTTCAGATGTTAAGTCTTCTTTTGTAAAATCATAAAGATTATCATCTTCTATATTATTGTCTTTAGTAGTTTTATCACATTTAGATTTCATAATATCATTAATCATGTCAGCAGACTTTTTAATTTCTTTCTCTTCACAGAATGGATAAATTGATTCATATTTTGTGGATAATCTTTTGTTATAATAATCAAGTTCATTTTTAACAGATTCTTCGGTTATTAATTCCATATCAGCTATAACACTAATAACTTCATCATCATTATCTGAATATAAACTTTCAATATTATCTTCCGGATTATCATCAGTACGAGATATATCATTAATATCATCAATATCATCTTTTATAGATATTGAATCTAATTCGTTATCAAATGACACTTTATTTATCCTCGCTTTCTTCAGATTTATTATTCTTAGTAAACTGTTAAATCATGGGTTTTACAAGGTGTTAATTAAAATTTATATAATATTTATCTATATACATAAATTAAATTAATGGAAAGGATAAAGAAATAAATATATGAAAATGTGGAAATTTTACTATCATCCTCACTTAAATGAGAGGAGTACAAATCATGACCATAACTTCTATGGATTTACCAATGATGAAAAAATTGCTAAGAGATTTATTAAAGAAAGAGACCCTGATTATTTCACTTATGTTGTAACAGATGTTGATAAATCTCGTTATAATGAATTTAAAGAAAAAATGAGATATAGTGAACTTAAGTATCATGAATTAAAAACACGAAACCCATATGAAGAAACTTCATTAATAGATATTAGAATAGTAGACATAGATTTCAGTATGATACGAATGGTATTATACGGGATATATAAAAATACCCTAGGAAATGAAGAGTTTCATGAAATAGATGTATATACTCTATTATTAGATAGAATACAGAGATTACATACCCATCTATTCAAAGAAGAGTATAGAAATAGTCTATATGATATAAGATGTAATAATACAACTAATAGATATTTCAATACTTGTATGGATAGTATGGAATTAGATGAGTTTAATATATATAGAGCTTTTAGAGCTTTAGGATATAAGAAAGAATATCAATTAGAATATTAATAATCCGTATTTCCTATATATATAGGCATATAATATTTATGTGTAATAAATAAAATATATATATATATATATGCTACATTATGTAGCAGGGTGGAGATAACATCAAGAGCCCAAAAAGGAGTTAATATGTTAAACTTAATGACAGTTGCTGATGTGAAGGGTACTTTAAATTTCTATAGAAGTTTATATGAGTTCTGTAAAGATAATGATGTATATTCAAAATATGCATCATACTATTCTGATTCAATGGAATATCTTGAAGTACTCCTTAACAATGGAAAAGTTTCTGATATGACTGACGAAGTCTATCAAGAACTTCTATCTGAGTTGAAAAGAATTCAGCTAGACTTCTTAGATCTTATGATAGTATTTGCATAAGATCTAAGAAAAAAGAATACTTGTATGATACCACTCATTATAAGTATTCTTTTTTTTTTGTAAATTTACTTTAATGATTATATCTTCTTATACATATAATATTTATTTGTAAAATAATAAGTATTAAAGGAGAAAGAAATATGAGAAAGTCTGATATTTTAAATTACATGAATACGATAGATGATATGGAATGCTCTTGTAATCATATCATGAATATGCTTAAAGTTGGTATGTTAAATGAATTCGAAATTAGTTATCTTGAGAGATTTCTAAATAAAGAAGTTGTTGGTTTGAGTTATATTGTGAAAGATCTTGGTGTCGAGATATTGGTTAATAAAACTAATGATATTATTACAGGAATGAAGTATATGATAAATATGATACGAAAAATTAAATCTAAAGAAGAAATAAATCATTAGATTATTACAAATTTTTTATGTTTCCATAGAATTCGTAATTTCTCTTAATATATATATATAATATTTACTTGTAAAATAAATATTATATATAAAAAGGAGAAAGAAATATGAAAACATTAACAAGATTAGAGGAATTGGAAGTTCTGGAAAAGGTTAGTAACCTCATAAAAGCTGCTGATGATATTTATACTGGCAGCTTAAAAGTTAAGCTCTCTGATGAGAGATTAGCAAAGCTTCTCAGATATTCAATAAGAGCTGGTGAAGATATGAAGAGAGTTAGGCTTCTTGTGAGTGATATGTATATTCAGTCACAAGTTGACAGATGCATCAAGAATATGGGATACTTGGAAAAGCATCTCATAAAGCAAATCGCAGATAATCAATAATCAAAGGAGAAAAATATGAGAAATAATTGGAGAATATATCTAAATGGAAGAGGTCTTGGTGGTTATAGACCTTTCTTAGAATGGGTTAAAAAGAACGTGAAATTGAGAACTGATAGAAATGGTCATCAGTTCATATTTGTAAACGACCTTTTACCATATAAAGGTAAAATGGTCGGTACTAATATTCATAACAGTAATTATCTGAATATTAGCACATGGTTCAACTCCAAGTTAATAGCATTCAAAGAGGCTGACAAGTTTGTTGAAATGATATTAATTGGAGAAGAATTGAATGATCATCAAAAGAAAGTTGTTTCTAAAAACTATCCAATGTATGATCATATAAATCAACTCTGGCTCTACGATTCCAAAGCTGAGGAAAGGAGAAAGTGGTTGAGTTCAGTAGGTCTCGAAGACTGGGCTGAGTTCACATACATCGGTTAAATAATATAGGGTATTAATTTACCCTATATTATTTTTTTCTTGTAATTCGTATATTTTATTACTTAGTCCTAATATACCATTATCTGTACTATCATAAATTATAGATTTATCTATATATCTATTTAACTTTTCTTTATGATCCTCAGTAAATGCTATACCATATTTTTTTATAAATGCGTTTAAATCACCATGAGCTTGTCTGTAATTGATAAATAGATTTCTTGTATGAACTTCTTCATGTACTGTGGTAGATAGCATTACTACTTGTACATGATTTCTTTGGTGCTCATCTAATACTACATTGGCAATTTTAAATGTGCTTATTTGCCAATTCTTTAATATAAAATATTCTAATACTATACTACAATAATCGTATAAATTAAATATTGGACCATGATGCATTTCTATACTAACATCATCATCTGTTAAATTATGTAATACTTGACACTTATTAAGTTTTACTTGGTTCTTTAAATAGGCAATATACTTATTATATCTATCATCAGTTCTTACTAATTTCTCTATCTCTTTAACATAACTATTATAAACCTCTAAATTTGCAAAATATTCTTTAGTCTTATAAAATGGTAATATATAATTAGAAGAATCTGAGTCTATTGCTAAATTATTCCTATCTTTTAAATAAATTATATTTGGTAAATCTTTTGCCATAGTTCTTAAACATTCCTTTACTGTATATTTGAATTAATTTAAATGTCTTATAAAATTACATAATATACATATACTATTAATTTGTAAATAATTTCTATTTACACGACAAAATAATTTTAGGGCGGAGATGATATCAAGAGCCAACAAAGGAGAAACAGAATTATGTTACAAGCAGGAGTAATAGGAATAGGAAATGCAGGAAGCCAGGTAGCAGTTTTAGCTGCACAGAATAATATTAAATCTGTAGTTATTAACTCATCTGAGAATGACTTAGCAGTAATCCCAGAATCTGTTCATAAGTTCCTAGTAGGTGACTCAAGAGGAGCCGGAAAGAACAGAGACGCTGCTAAAGGATTTTTAAAGAGTTCCATAACTTCTATTCTTAATAAAGAAGATTTCATGGAGTTTATGGATGGAAATGATGTTACTTTTGTAGTATCATCAACAGGTGGTGGAACCGGTTCAGGTATTGCACCAATAATGACAGAGATTTTATCTCAAGCATTTCCGGATACATTTGTTATACTTGTGGGTATATTACCTACATTAAATGAGGCATATTCAACACAGGTTAATACTGTGGCATTTGTTAAAGAGTTATATGAGAAGATTAATAAACCAACTTATATGCTCTATGATAATGAGAAGATGTCTTCAGAACCATCTCATATCATGATGGAATCTATCAATCAGTCTATTATAGAAGATATATTAGTATTGGTTGGTAAGTATAATTATGCTACCAAATATTCTTCTATAGATGAGAAAGATATGTCTATGATAATATCTACTCCAGGAAGATTGGTAGTATCAAGACTGGTCAATTTCAAAGAGAAAGATTTAGACCAGTCAGGTATTGATAGTAGAGTTGAAGATATTCTCAAGAGTAACACTCATGCAGAACTTCAAAGAGATAAGGTTATTAAGAGAAGTGGAGTTATCGCTAATCTTAATGAGTCTATAGCATCTAAGTTCGATGACCATATGACAACCTTGCAGAAGTTCGTTGGTGTTCCGGTAGAAGAATTTACCCATATTTCTATCAATGTGGAGAAAGCATTACCTAATAATGTATTCTTCATTGGTTCTGGTTTATCTCCAGTATTTGATAGATTAACCAAGATTAATGAAAGAATAGAAGAGATTGATGCTTTACAAAATGATAGTGAGAATATCTCAGATGCACTATCATCTGTAGATATGGATAAAGCTAATGAAAAGAAAGATTATAGACAGAAGAAAGATAATGATGCACCATTAGCTCTGTCAGATATATTCAAGAACTTTTCATAAGCAATAATATCAATTATTATCAATGATATTTAGACACTAAACATAGTCTAAGGTAGATGTAATATAAATTAATAACCAATATTACAATTTGGTAAATTTTATATTACACTACCTTAGATTTTTTGTGTATGGATATAAATTTTTGTTTATTAAGGAAAGGAGATACAATGGGAAAGAAGAATAAAGATATCCGTAATAGTAATACTAATAACGGATTTAAAATCCCAGACAGTGTAGTCAGATTTATTAAAATGGACTACAAGAAATTCAAGAAGAAAAACTCTGGTCTTTATGACAGTAAGAAAGAGACTAAGAGAGCTTATTATTATGAACTACTGGATTTATTTCCAGAGGTTATACAACTTCTTGTTAGATATGGATATGTAAAAGAAGTTGTTGAAATCAAGAATTCTCTTTATGAGAAATTAATAGACCCTTCATTTATTAAGGTATTAACACATGCTATTGAGAATGAAGAGGATATTGACAATATTAAATTATTCCCTATAGTAATTAGGGATGTTGTAGAATCTGCAAAGATTCAAGAAGCTAAGGATAAAGAAGAAGATCCAAATGCTTCAGAGTATGATGTATCTGATTTAATTGAACTAGCTCAATTGATACTTAAGAAGAAGCTAAAGAAATTAAAGAAGAAAGAAGTTGACCCAGATGTAGCATTTGATTGCTTATGTATAATACCAGATGATAAGGTATTAGAAGATAAACAGATCATATTTAAGTTAAGAACCCTGATGGCTGTGTTATATGAACATGCTAAAACTAAGACTATTAACTTTGATGTGTTGATAAAGTCTATGTTCCCTGGAAAGTATGCTAGTCAGATTATAACTTTCTGTCTATTAGAAAGAAAGGATAAATTTGCTAACTTCGATGATAAACAAAAAGAATTCTTCATTCAGATTAATGAGTGGATATTCAATATCATGGAAGAAATGGATAAGAGCTCAATAGAGTCTATTCTTAATTCTTATATAGAAGCAAGAAAGAGAGATGATGGACAAAATAGGGATACCAACAGAAGATATTTCCTTAAATCTTTACCTGAGTCAGAGTATCCAAGAGTATATAAAGTGATTAAGCATTTATTAGAAGTAAATCCGGATGCAGATAAATTCTTCTAATTAAATAAATTTTATTTACATGAATAATTAACAAAATAATTCAAATTAGAAGTATTAATAAGTCTATTTGATTATAGATTATTGATACTTCTAATTTTTCATAATGGAAAGGAAATAAGAATTATGTTTATTTATAATTATGAATTCGGTACTGAAACTGTTAATTGGGGATTAAAAGAATTTAAATCAATGGATTTCATTGGTACAGATTCTATTAAGTTCTACGGTAATAATAACTTCTTAAGAGTTAATGATAAGACTAATATAGAAGTTAAACATGGTACCTATTATGACCCAGCTATTATTATACCTAACGCTAAGAGTTTACAGATTAATGCTACCAATATGCATATATCAACTCTTAATGATGATGGTATTGATGATTTAGCTGCAATAATTACATTAGAAAATAAGAATTATCGTTTGGTAAAATATTCAGTGGGATTTGAAGCTGATAAAGCAGATTGTCAAATACTTAAGCAAGTAACAACTCCTAATCATAGGGTTTTATTATTACTATTTGATGGTAATAGTGAGTCTGTATTCACTCTTATTTTATTTAATAATACTCTTAAGAGATATGAGTACTGGACAATATCTCATAATAAAGATGGTAAGTTGATACTTAAGAATTTAACCGGTAGTGATAAAGAGATTAATAAAGCCTTAGAAGAGTTTGAAACTTATGATAAGAAGAATAAGTGTAAGAGCTGTAAGATTTCTTTATATTATAATTTCCCTATGACTTATTATGTAGTTACTACCAACAGTAATACTACTATAGGAAATCTTATAAATGATAGAAACTATAAGATTATTCGTATAGATGATAAGTATAAAGAGAATTGTACTACTAAGGAAGTAATTGATGCTGTTAATAAAGTATATCAAATTCCTAAAGGTACTATATGCTTATCATTATATGATATTAAACCAAAGGATATTTACAAATATAAAGATGAAAATATTAAGTATATACTTAGATTATATAATGATGCAACTACAACTGATTTCTAGTAAATCATAATGTAAGTTATATACTATTTACATGGTAACAAAATTAATAATATAATTTAAATGGAAAGGAAATAAAGCTAATGAAAAAAGCTAAAGTAGCCAGAATTAATCTGGGTGGAAAGAACATCATAGAGTTTCAAACATCTATGCTTAATAAGCATGGAGAACTTAAAGGTAGAAATAAGAAGGAAACTGCTCTTCTTAGAGATACCTGTATGCATCATAAGAAAAATAAGAAAGGTAAGAATAAGTCAAGAGTAGAACTTGAGGATGGTCAAGCTTGCTGTGCAATGTGTCAGGCAGAGTTTAGAGCTCAACCATATAGTAAATCTGAGAGAAAAGAAGTAATTGGTGAGGGTAAAGAACTCGCTAACCATACTAAGTTCATGGCAGCAGCTTGTGGAGCTGATGAACAGACTCTTAGGACATTAGCAGAAATCTCTGTAGGACTTACTAATCTTGGTAAGATAAATAAATCCTTAACCAAGATAGTATCTAAAGAAGATGCTATTAAGAAGAAGAATAAGAAGAACAAAGGTAATACTTCTGAAAGCTTAGGAAGCTGGAGAATAAGGTAGTAAATTTTGTAGGGTAGTTATAATAAGGGTACTTGATTTATATTGAGTACCCTTATAAATAAATACATTATTTTTTTTTTATGTGATCCCATATAAGATTTTCATTATAATGATATAATATTAATGTGAGTAACTGATAAAAATATAATACTAATATATAAATATCCTGAGATGGATAACTATTATAGAAATGAATATAATAGTCTTATTTAATTGATCAATCGTGAAAATCAATTAAGTATAGTTACTCCTTTCCATTATAAGATTTATGTAATCTTATATGTCCAGATGAATTAGATAAGTTTCTCCTTTAAAGAAATAATAATGAGAAACATAGATTCACAATAACTCCAGAAAAAGACTATATATATTTTATTTTACACCTGTTGAATGCTGTTAATATAAGTCTTTAAATTTATCTAAATCATCTGAAGAATACTAACATTCGAAGTTAAATAAAAACAAGGCAATCACATTCCTGACTTGTATTTAACAGCATTCAACACAAATTCTAAATCAATACAGATACTACTTCAAATAGTAGTATCTGTTTATTTTTTTTTGATTTATATAATATTATCATGTAACAATAAATTTTATTTTTAAAGGAGAAAGAAATTATGAGAAATAACAATCAAGCAACGAGAGAGAAATTGTATAATATCATTGATATGATGATAAGCAATGGGGATATAAAAGATACCCTCGAGATACATGTCATATATGACAAATTGAAAAAATGCTGTGATAATATTGCTGAAAAGATCGCTGATAAGAAATATGAGGTAACTGATATTACTGAATACAGGTCTGAACGTGAGGTACATCGTATAAGAGTGTTAAAAGATTTTGGGATGTTAAGAAAGGTGATTTAGGTGGATTTGTATCTTCCTATGATAATCTTTCACAATACGGTGATTGTTGGATATATGATGACGCAGTTGTCATGAGTGAAGCAAATATTATCGAAGATGCTAAAATTAAAAATAACGCTACTATATGTGGAACGGCTGTAGTGAGAGGAGATTCTGTAATACAAGATGATTGTGAGGTATATATGCAATCAATAATAAATGATTCTTATATGTCTGGAAATTGTTGTTTATATAATGTGGAAGTTCATGACAGCAAACTCGAAGGCTGCCTATATCTAAATCAATCCAGTATACAGAAAAGTAATATAATAGCAAATGACGCCAGAATACATAATAAAACTTTTATACATGACTCTAAACTTAAGTTAGCTGATGATAGTGATATTTATAAAAGCTATATAGATAGGTCAACTATACAAGGATATATTACACTAAATAATGTTGAGTTGAGCAATAGTAAAGTTATTAATAAAGATGAAGAAGTCTATATTGCTGATAAAATTATTGACGGTGCTAATGTAACAAGTACTAACACTATTACATCATTTTCATTAGATTTATACGATAACCAAGAAGAATGTGATATAGTCTTCTATAAAAATAGAAATGGTAACACCACTATTACTATATCTCACAAATCTGGTGTTCACGATTCTATTGAAATTTAGACATCTGGTATAAAATCTAGTAAGTAATACAATAATAACGGATACTACTTCAATAGTAGTATCCGTTATTTTTTTATAATATTAAAGTTATCTATATAATATTAATTTGTAATAAAATAATATTATATTAAAGGAGAAAAAAATATGGAAAAGAATAATAGTATTAATAATAAATACGAAATAACCGATATTGTCGGTTATAGGTTTAAGAAGAAAGTATATCGTATAAGAGCATTAAAAGATTTTGGAGATGTTAAGAAAGGAGATTTAGGTGGTTTTGTATCTTCCTATGAAAATCTTTCCCAAGAAAATGACTGTTGGATATATGATAACGCAGCAGTTATGGATAATGCTATATTAGAAGACAATTCTACTATTCATAATAGGGTCATCGTGTGTCATGATAGTATTGTCCGTTGTAACTCTAAAATTTCCAAAAGTTGTAGAATATATGACTCTACTAAGATAACAAATTCTACAATATCTGGTAAATCCGTATTAAGGAATATTAATATAGTTGGAAGTACAATAAATGGAGTTATTCTCTCATACAAAGGTAATGTGTGGATCGAGTACTCTACTATCAGGGGTTCACTATTATTAAGTGAATCATTAATTTTTAATAGTAAGATTATTTCAGATAGAGCTTCTATATATCAAGACTCGGTAATTATGAGATCGAATATAAGATTATTAAATGGGTCAGATATATATAGTTCATGGGTATATGAGTATTCTAATATATATGCTAATCTCAAATTACATAATAGCAAGATATATAGATCCGATATTATTGGTGATATTAATAACATGATTAAAATTGTAAATAAACGAGTAGAGATGGGATATATTACATGTACAGAAGATATCATATCACTTTCAGTTGACATAAATACGATAGGTTTTGATACATTCAATTATTACCCATCTATTAATTGCCGGAATACTAGAAATATTAAGCTCATAATATCAACACAACTTACATATTATAATAACATAGATGATGTAATTAAATCCATTAGTGAACATATGGGAACATCTGCTCCTGCTTATTTTGTAAAAACGCTTAGAAACTTTGACAAGCTCGCTAAAGAATATTTTAATATCACTGAATAAATTAAAGGAGAAAAAGAAATATGGAAAAGAATAATGAAATACTAAATGAGAATAGGTTAACCGAGAAAACAATTAGCCCTGAAGATTATCATAAGCTACTATTAATGCTTGATGATGATAGAAAGAAATTCGTGAACGATCCGATAGATAAAGTCGTTAATATTAATAACAAATATGAGATAACTGATATTGTAGGTTATAGATTTAAGAAGAAAGTCTATCGTATAAGAGCATTAAAAGATTTTGGAGATGTGAAGAAAGGTGATTTGGGTGGATTTGTATATTCTTATGAAAACCTTTCTCAAGATGACAACTGTTGGATATACGATAATGCAGTTGTTATGGAAAATGCAACTGTTATCACAGATGCTAAAATTAAAGGTAATGTTACTGTATATGGAGAAGCTGTAGTAAGAGGAAATTCTATAGTAGAAGATAGTTGTTGGATATATGGGGAATCTTTTATTGTGGATTCTCATATATCTGGAAAATGCCGTCTATGTGATACAAAAGTTGATAGAAGTAGACTTAAAGGATATATATTAGACATACTCAAAGGTTCCCTTATACAAGATTCATATATTAGAGGTTGTTTATATCTAAAGTCTTCAGATATTACTAGAAGCAATGTAATATCCGATACTGCGTATATATCCGGTAGGACTTATGTATCAGGTTCTAAGCTTAGACTGATGAGAGATAGTGATATTTATAAATCCTACATATCCATGTCATCAACTATACGAGGTTATGTTAAATTAGATTGTGCTAAGTTAGTTAGAAGTGAATTCGTTAACATAAAAGAAGAAATTTATGTTAAGAATAAAACTATTGCTGATGGATATATCACAAACACTAATGACGCTATATCATTCTCGGTAGATTTACATGATAAGAAAGAAGAGTATGAGCTATTCTTCTATAAGAATAAAGGTGGTAATATTGTTATATATTACAGATTCTGGATATTTGACTCTATTGATAAACTGATATCACATATAAAAAATAATAATAAGTCTAATGATAATATTAAAGCCATTGAAGTATTCAGGTATTTTGATAAGGTTGCTAGGGAATATTTTGCTACCAATAAATAATTCAAAGGAGAAAAAGAAATATGGAAAATAATAGGTCTACTGAAATTAAAGACTTAAAATTCGAGTTAGAGAATTTAATGGTTAATAATGATAATATTAAAGAGTTGGGAGACTATATTCACAAATTATCCGGTATATTATTATCTAAAACGATACTAATGAATGAATTATACAACTATTCCGGTGATAATAGAAATTATCAAAAATTATTAAGTGAAACTAAGAAAATATCAAAACTTATAATAAGAGCTCAAGATAGAATAGCTCTATTAGATACTCATTATTCCAATAATAAATATGAGATAACTGATATTGTCGGTTATAGGTTTAAAAAGAAAGTATACCGTATAAGAGCATTGAAAGATTTCTCAGATGTTAAGAAAGGTGATTTAGGTGGATTTGTATCTTCCTATGAAAACCTTTCACAATATGGTGATTGTTGGATATATGACAATGCTGCTATTATAGATAATGCTCTATTAGAAAATGATTCTACTGTGCATAATATGACTATCGTGTATGATAATAGTATTATTAGAGGGGAATCTAAAGTATATAATAGTACTAGAATATGTGGAAGTTCATATATAAATAATTCTAACATATTCGGCAAATCATTTCTAAGAAATGTGTTTATACAAGGTAGTGGAATAAAAGGAAATCTGATAACTGATAAAAATAAATCAAGTATTATTTGCTCATATATCAGAGGTTCATTATCTTTAAGAGGTTCTCTTATTTCCGGTTCCAGTATTATTTCTGACATGGCGAATATATATCAGGGTTCATCAATAATTAAATCAAATCTGAGATTGTGTAAAAATTCTCATATCAATAACATCTATATGGAGAATTGTGCAACTGTGTGTGGTAAAATGATGTTAAAAAATACTACTATAACAGATTCTAAAATAAATGGTAATAATGATAATGAAATTAAAATCATAAATAAGAGAATACTTCATGGATGTATCAAAGATACAAATGATGTTATCTCACTATCATTAGATGTTGCTGGTGCTATTACAGATTCTACTGATAAATTATGTTATTATAGGAACGAAAATGATAAATTGTATATATCATTTTATTTCTCATACTTTAATTCTATTGAAGCTGTAATTGAATTTATAAAAGATCAACAGAGAGTATCATTTACTGAAGATTATATAGAGTTATTGAGACAGTTTGATAAGGTTGCACAAAATCATTTCAATAGTAACTAATTTATATGATAAAGAAGATAAACTAATATAGTTTATCTTCTTTATTTTTTATCCGAGTAATAGCTCGGAGTACTTATATATTTTAGTTTAAACAACTTATTAATCGCTTAACACTAAGTATTTCATTATTATTTTTTATAATAATATTTCCAATTTATATATTATTAAATTAGATACTTAAAGTGATTATTAAATAAATTAAAGGAGAATAAGAAATAGGAATTATGGTTAAAGATGTAGAAGTCCAATGGACGGATGATGATATTGAGAAAATCCAAAGAAAACCAAATTTATATATTCGTAAATATGGTAATGAAGGATGTAATCATCTTTCTCATGAGATTATACAAAATGCCATTGATGAAGTTATAGATGAAACTTCCAATGGTGATATGTTGGCAATAAGAATAGATTATCCTTTAGGTAAATTAACCGTAAGTGATAATGGTAGAGGATTTCCGGAAACTAAATATCCTTTAGATATATTCTGTACTAAAATACAATCCGGTAGTAAAGCTAATAGAGACCAATCTGGTGGAACTGCCGGAGAATTTGGTATAGGTGCTACAGTATGTAATGCTTTATCTTCTTATTTTAGAATTACCTCTAATAGAAGTAAAGAGAAGTATATACATACGATAGAATTTGAAAATGGTAAAATGATATCAGATAAGAAAAAAGATAATCCTAAGAAACTTCACGGTAGTACTGTAGAGTTTATTCCTAATCCTAAATACCTAGGAAAGAATTCTCATATAGTATATGAAGATATTCATAAATGGATTAAAGATATGAGCTATCTATTATCTTCGGAGAAGAAATCTATAGAAATAGTATTTGAGGTTTATGATAATGACAAATCTATTATTAAAGAGAAAATCAAACCTCAACCATTCTCATCATTATTATCTACTATAGTAAAGAAACAAGCAGTATCTCCAATATCTTTTAATAAAAGAACTAAGTTTATGGAGACTACTCATTTAAATGAAAAACCTACAGAGAAAGAATTATATTTAGATGTATCATTTACATATGATGATATTACCGATGTTAATGAACCTAATATAGTGGAGTCATTTTGTAACTATACAAGAACTACAGATGGTGGTGTTCATGTACAAGCTGTAGATGAAGCTATATGCAGATACTTACAAACAGAAACTAAGAAAAGACTATCTGAGAAAGAAAAAGAGAAGATAGATATATTATGGCAAGATGTAAGAACTGATTTAAGACTATTAATAAATCTTACATCCAATGGTCAGGTACAGTTTGTTGGTAATGCTAAAACTAAAATAGGAAATGAGAATTTTATTCCTATAATAAAAGAATTAGTTAATGAGTCATTAACTAATATCTTTAATGATAATGAAGCTTTACTTAATTCATATTGTAAGATAGTTAAGACTAATGCTAAAGCAAGAATAGAGTTAAATAAGGCTAAGAAATCCGTATCTATTAAAACTAAGTCTAATCCATTCATGGATAAATTATCTAAGAGGTATTATTCATGTAATAATAGAGGTAAGGCTTATAAAGAAATCTACTTAGTAGAGGGACAAAAATCAGCAGCAGGTTCTATAGCTTCTGGAAGAAATCCAGATGTACAAGCTGTATACGGATTTAGAGGAATGACTGCTAACCCTTATAAGAGAGACAATATCTCTATCATGGAAAATGAAGAGTTAAAAGAATACTGTGAAAGAATTCATTATGACATTAAATCTGGTAATGTGGAAGATGTTTATTTTAATAAGATAATAATGAGTTTTGATGCAGATAGTGATGGATATGGAATTAGCTCAGGTGTAGCAGCATTCCATGCTAAATTTGCTAGACCTATAGTAGAAGCTGGTTTATTGTATAAAGTATATCCACCATTATATTTAATAGATGATAAGACTCATCCTTATATAAGGAATAAAGAAGAATATATAGAAGTATATAGAGATAATATCATTAGGAATTATACCATAACTTCTATAGGTAATAATAACTCTAAATTATCTAAATCTGATTTTAAAGAGTTTATAGATATTACTAAATATTATACTGAGACATTAACAAGAGTAGCATCTCATTACTCTGTTAATAGATATTTAATAGAATTAGTTGGATATCATATAACGATGTATATATTAGCTAAATATCTTAAGAATAATAAGAATTTAGATATTAATGAGGTATTAGAGTATTATGAGGATTTATCCCAAGAAGTTTATAAATCTCATATTAATACTGCTTTAAATGACCAGAAGTTTGTAAGTTCCTTCATGAAAGATATACAAGATGAATTCCCTGAGATAACTCTAAATGAGAAATACTTGACTGGGGTTATTGATGGTAAATATCAGGTAATAAAGATTAGTTATAACCTAATGAAGAAACTATCAGACTTAACAGAAACTTTTATCACATATGGACTTCATATTACTTATAGTGAAAAGAAATCTGATGAGATTAAATCTACCATAGGATATATGCTAGACTCTGCTAGTAAATATATCCCAAAGATAATAACCAGATACAAGGGACTTGGAGAAGCTAACTATGACCAAATAGCAGAAACTATAATGGACCCATCTAAAAGAATTCTGGTTCAATTAACATTTGACGATATTGAAAGAGATTTAAAGATATTTGATACTCTTCATGGTATATCTACAGATGATAAGAAATCAAGAAAGCAGATGATGAAGTCTTATAAGATTAGAAGAGAGGACATTGATAATTAGTATGGGAAAGAAAAAGAAATTTACCACAGAAGATTTTAAAACTTATATAGATAATTATACTAAAGAAAATATCGCAGATGCCTCAAGAAGATTCTCTATAATATCTGGAGTTAATAGAAATGTGGCTAGGCATATTCCAGTAGTATTCGATGGATTAAAACCTGTTACAAGAAGAATACTCTTAGTAATGTATGAGAGTAAAACTAATAAGTTCCAAAAGGTAAATAAAGTAGCCGGAGATGCTATGGGTAAGTATCATCCACATGGCGATGCTTCTATATCGGATGTCATTAGTAAGATGGGACAAGATTGGAATAATAATATTACCTATATAGAAACTCAAGGTAACTTTGGTAATAGACAAGGTGATGATGCAGCATCTGGTCGTTATACAGAGTGTAAATTATCTAAGTTTGCTTATAAGTGTTTCTTTGAAGATTATAAGTATGCTTCATTAGATACTAAGATGAGTTATACTGGTAATGACGAGGAACCAGATTATTTACCATCTAAATATCCTATAGGATTGGTTAATCCACAATTTTCCAGTATAGGATATGGTACAGCAGCTAATATACCACCATTTAATTTTACTGAAGTTTTAGAGGCTACTATTAAACTTATTAAAGACCCTGATAGTAGGATTAATCTAATACCCGATTTCCCATCAGGTTGTGATGTTATAGCTAATAGTGATTTAGCTGAAGTAGAAAAAACTGGTATTGGTAAAGTATTAGTCAAATCTTCTACTGAAATTGATTATAATAAGAATATTATTCATATAACATCATTACCATTACAAATCGGTACTAAAGCTGTAGCTTATAATATATCTAATTTAGTATTAGCTAAGAAGATAGAAGGAATAGCTGATATTAAAGATTATACAGACCCAGAAGTTGGAGTACTATTAGATATACATTTAAAACCATCTATAAATCCAGATAAGATATTAGAAGAATTAATGAAGAAAGATGTTGGTTTAAAGAAGACATTTTCTATACAGATTAAGTTTATAGATGATTATCAAGAGTATGATTATTCTCCAAAAGAATTTCTATTGACATGGTTAGATTTTAGAAGAGAAATACTTCAATCTATGTATAATAATAAATATGTTAAGTTATTGGAAGAGCAGCATATGAATAATGTCAAGTTATTTGTATTCAATAAAGATAACCTTAATCAAACTGTCGATATATGTAGAAAAGCTTCTTCTACTAATGATGCAATAGAGAAGTTAATGAAGAAGTATAAAGATAGTGAAGTTGGAATGACTTCTATGCAAGCTAAGACTATACAAGGAATGAGATTCTCAGATTTCAATAAAGAATCTTATAATGGCTTCTTAAAACTAAAAGAAGAATTAAAAGCCTCTATTAAAGAAACTGAATTAATATTATCTAATACATCTAAGATAGATGAGATAATAGAAAAGGAATTATTAGAGGGTATTTCTTTATTTGGTACCAAGAGAAGGTCTAAGATAATTTATAATAAACCTGATAAGAAAGAGATTATAGATAAGTCTAAGGTATTAGTAGCAGTATCTAAAGATGGTTATATTAAGAAGATTAATGTTAAAGAATATAAGACAATTGGTTCTTTAGGAAACCAATCTTCAAGACAGGTTATATTAGCAGAGACCAGAAACGATAAGAATATATTAATATTTGATAGTACTGGTAAATGTACTAAGATACCTGTATTATCTATTCATGAATCTACTCCGGAAGAAAATGGAGTAATGATAGAAAGATTCTTTAAAGTATCCGGTAATGTCGTAGCAGTAATGGAAGAAATTACAGATAAGGAATTATCTAAAGATTTATTAATAACTTTCTTTACTAAGAAAGGATTTTCTAAAAGAACTTCTTGTAAAGAATTTTACAATATGAAAGATAATAAAACTGCTATTAGTATAACAGAAGGTGATGAATTAGTAGCAGTAATAAATACTTTAAAAGATTCTTCTAAAGATATCATTATCTATACAGATAAAGGTGATGGTATAAGATTAGATATTAATGATATTAAAATCCAAGGAGCATCTACTCGAGGATTAAATATGATTAATTTAACAGATGATGAATATGTAGTAGGGGTAGATAAAATAGAGGCTAATAAGAAGTTATTAGTATTTATCACATCTATGGGAAGAGTTAAAGTTAGTGAACTTAAATATCTTCCACCTATGAATAGGAAAGATGGTTCCGTATCATTAATTAATCTTAATAATAATGAATACTTGGTAGGACTTGCATCTGTAAATAATAAAAATACATTAACTGTATTTAGGAAATTTGGAGAGCCTGTAGATATTAAGATAGAGGATATTAAACCGTCTATGAGAATAGCTAAAGGTGAGAAATTAGTTAAAACTCCTAGTGGTGATATTGTAGTAGGATTTAGGATTATTTAAATATTAAGAATAATACAACCAGACTTAAATATCTGGTTGTATTATTTTTTTATCCCAGATATTTACCTACCAAAAAACAATCGTTTAATATTAAATATATAGAAAGGAAACGGAAACTTTATGTATGAAGTAGATGTAGATAGGGTCCTTAATGGTACATTTCATAAGAGACTTTTAAATGCTTATAATAATTTAAAAGAAAATATGAATGATGAAACTATTGAGGATTTCTATACTGTATATAAAGATGGTACATTATCAGACATACTAAATCATGCGGATATTATCTTTAAAGAACCCATAAAAGGTTTACCTTTTATTGAGGATATATTTACTAATTGGTATGTATTTATTCCCCCATATAAAAGAAAAGAAGTTTGTGATAATATCATATCAGCATTTGAGAAGATAATCGAAAATACTAGGCTTGGAGAAGAACAAAAGAAAAGATACGATGAAGCTTTATATAATATGGCTAAGACATGTACTGATAGAAAACAAACCATAGTATTATCAAGGATAGAAACCGATGATAATTTAAGAGGTCTTATATTAGTACTATATGATACTATATATAATGAGCATGATAAGGAATCACATGATTTTACCTATGTTAATAAATTTTTTACTGATATTATAAATAATGGTAAAGTTAGAGATGCATTACCATATGCATTTGATATACTACCGGTAATTAATATAGGTCTATTATCAAGAATTGTAGAATATGCATTATCTGATGAAAATATTTGTTATGATAATATAGCTTGGATAAAATTAATATCTTATGATAATATTAATGAGAAATTATTAAGATGTGGCAATCATTGGTTAGAAAAAAGACTCAATTATATTAAGAATAATTCTATTAAGTCTATATTAAGTAAGTTATCATCTTTAGATGGTAATAAAGATTTTATTAATTCATTTGATGATGCTAAGTCTGCAATATCATCTTTATTTGATGATGATGAAACCGTAGACGCTTGTAGGGGTTTATTAAATCAGAAGAAGTCTGTATCATTAATAAAAACTAAATCTTTATTAGAATCAATCCATGAGTCTGTATATAGAGAATATCTTGATAAATCTTTACATGATGATTGTACCAATCCTCTAATACATGAATTAATTGGACATAATGACGTTACAATTGAGCATGCTTTTGATTATCTTGAAGATAAGATAGGAGATTTAGGAGAAGAGTTATTTATACTAAATGAATCTATCATGGATGATATAGATAGTTCTATTATGTATGAATTTACCAATGATGGAACTCCTACTACGGTTATTAGAAATCATTATAAGATATTTAGAGAAGAGAAGAAGATTGATAAGAATCCACCATCTGAAGATGATTTAAGGAAATTAGAAGAAGAGAATGATGACTTTGAAGATGATGATGAAGTAGATACTTCTAATGTAAAAAAGACTAAAGAGATTGATAATCCTAGGTCTGATGATACTAATAATAAATTAGTAGAAAGAAATCCTAAAGATACTCCAGAAAAACCTAAAGAGTCTTTAACCAGAAAGATACAAAATAAAGCTATTGATACAGATGTTAAAATGCAAAAAGGTATGAGTAATGCTCAACAAGGTATGAAGGAATTGAAAAATGCTGCTAAAGCAGTAGCAAGAATTCCTGGAAATATTATTGATGGTATTAAAGGTAAATTAGACGAGTGGAATAAACTTGATGAAGATAAAAGAAAAGAAAAGATGCTTCAACCTGGTTATAGAAATGATATCCATAAGAGAATAATGAAACTTATTAAATATGGAGCAGCATGGAAATTCTTAGGACCTTTATTAAGTATAAAAGCTTGGTTTATTTCAAAAGTGTATAAAGCTACTATTGGTAAATCATTAGAGAAAAGAGATATTCGTTTAAGAAATGAATTAGTTGCAGAATTAGATGCAGAGATAGAAATTACTAATGAGAAAATACAAGATGCTGGAAGTACCGGAGACCAAAAACAGAAGTATCAATTAATGAGGATTAAAAAGAAACTTGAAGCTGAGAGAGTCAGAGTACAGACTAATTCTTCATTAATGTGATTACTACAAAATATTTTTTATAAAAGCAGGTGATTATATAATGAGCAATGAATTAAACCTCTTTGAAAAGTATGTATTGATGGAAGAAGCTCCAAGAAAGAAAAAGAAACCTGATGAAGAAAAAGAGATAGTTCCAGATAATCCTGATACAGATACTGGGGATGAAATAGAAGCTGATGAATTTGAAGATGAACCTGAACCAAAACCTGAAGAGTCTGGTTTAAAAGTACCTAAAAGAAGAAGAAGTATTAAAACAGATGATTTTGATGCAGATGATGATATAGAAGAAGTTCCAGATGATTTAGATATGGATGGAATGGATGATATTGAAACAGACGACGATGAGATATCTGATGAGGATATGGATTTAGTTCCGGATGAACCTGACTTAGATACTGGTGATAATGTAGAACCAGATAATGATGGTGAAGGTGGAGATGATACAAATGAAGCTTTAAATGATTTAGCAAATGGTGGAGATGGAACCCCAGAAGATGGTAATGATGGAGCTAATCTTGATATGGATGATGGAGAAGGTGGAGATGATAGTGGAGATATAGAACCTAATTTAGATGATGATGGAGACGACACAGGTGATGATAGTGGTGGAACTGATGATACAACATCTGATGATGGTGGAGAAGAAGGTAGTGTTAAAAATAACGCAGATAATCAATTGAAATATTCTTTATATATTAATATGACTAAATTGTCTGAAGCAATAAGAAACTATCAAGATAAACTATACTCCAAGAATGAATTCTCTACAATTAGTGGAGATACGATTAAAGTTATATCTGAAAAACTAAAAGATATAGATAGTGCTTTAACTGAGTATATGATTTATAAGTTTACTGATAATTCATATACTGAATCTTTAGTTTTTTATAATCGTACAGTTACTTCCATAGGACTATTATTTGAAGTATTAAATAATAAAGAAATTCCTGATGATATTAAGAAACTTACCAAATCAAAGAAAAAACAATAATTTAAATTTTGTATAAAAAGTTGTTATATTTGTTGAATTTTCTATGACTTTAGACTAGAAAATTACTTCCAATTTAATAACAAGTATATAAAGATTAACAAAAAATAAATAAAATAAGGAGATATGTAAACTGATGAAAAATATATTGCCTTTCATGACAGAGTCTGGAAGTACATTTTCTCAGACATCTACCATTGGGTCTTTTTCTAATGGTAGACATATGAATTCATTCGATGATAACTATACAAGAGTTTATAATCAGTTTAATAATCAAGGACTTAAGATAAATACAGATATTCGTGCTATACTCGAAGATCAGGCTATTTATGAGAGTTTCCGTGATGAACTTATAAGTGATATACTTAATGATTGTGATCATTATAGTTATGCTGAGCATGGTAACCTTGCAGCATTAGCTGAGCAGGTTTCTACCATGATGGATAACAGAAGAGATATGCTTCTTTCAGAGTCTGTTACAACCGGTACTTTGCTTCCAATAAAGATGATTGACTTCCCACTTATCGTTAAGGAACATCTTAAGAATGTTATTAAGGATATTATGCAGTGTGAAGTTACCAAGTCACCTGTTATTAAGAAGCATATTCAACATACATGGATAGTTGATAAGAAGACAAAGAAGAGATATGAGTATCCACAGTGCTTCTATAGAAAAGGACAAGCTGCTGAGTTATTTGATGCAGGTAAGGGATATAAGCTCAATGATACTCCTTGTACTCTTCCAGCATTTAATTATAAGATAATTGATAACCATGTTACTGGTATATCACTTCCGGAAAGAGAGAAGCTCTCTATAAATACAAAGATAGTTTATGGTGTACTTGCAGATAATACTAAGGTACCTCTTGACATGAGAATCAATCTTGCAGATGGTTCTTGGTTAGGTGGACTTATAGATACAAAGGTAGAGTCAACAGCTACACCTGGTACATTCCATGATGTTAAGGATTGTATTACCGGTTATGTAGATTTCACTAATAATACTACATCCATATCATCTGCTAATGGAACTATTAAGAAGGTTATATTTGAAGGATATCTTTCAAATGAACTTAATGAAAGAGCTGTAACATTCGATTACTCAAGAGAGGAAAGAGAATGGAAGATTGAAGATGGACATAGAGTTGATGTTCCATATTCAATAGAGGAGCTTGAAGATGCTAAGGCACTTCTTGACCTTGATTTGTACAAACTTAGCTATAGTAATCTTTCTGATTACTTAGTAAATATGGAAGACGCTGATGGTCTCGCCTATCTTGATGAAGCATTTAAGAAGTTTGAAGGTCTTACTCTTGACCCACTTGATTTTAATGGTTTCGTTAAGAAGCAGACATTTGATTGTGATTCTACTCATGCTACTGTAGCTCTTCCATGTGAATATATCGAGAAGCAACTTAAGTTCTTGATAGATAGATTTGTTATTGATATAGCTGATACTGCTAAGCTTGATGATGTTACATTTGTTATTTATGGTAACCCAAGATATGTTTCACTTCTCGGTGGAGCTGTTAACTGGGTTGTTAATAGTGGTGATACAATTGGTGGTGTTAAGCTTACAAATAGTTATGGTATAATGAACTCTGGTGGAGTTAAGATACAAGTTATATCTTCTGATAAGATACTTGTTCCGGATAATAAGGGTCTTAAGATTATACCATATCCAACATCTGATAAGACAATGACATTTAAACACTATAAGTATACATCTCATATACTTACTGCTGCTAATTCTGCTTATAAGGATGCTGATAGACCAGGTGGAAGCTATACAAATATCGTTGGTGTTTCAAGATACACCAATGCAGGTATACAGCAAATACAGGGTCATATTACATTTACAAATGATACATCATATATTAAGATATAATTCTTAAATATATAAGTATAAATAAATTATTATAGAAGAATTAGAAGAAATTCTAATTCTTCTATTTTTTATTTAAATATAAACTTTTAATAATTTAAATTATGAAAGGAAAAAACATAATATGTTTGAAATAGACAATCTCTATTATGATGATATACAGAGAGAATATTCTATGCTTGAACAAGCTTTAGATATTACTGTTAAAAAAGCAGATATAGCGTATGAATACGTATCTAATATGTCAAATGTTTCCATTATGGAAGCTGATTTGAACATAATGGGTGAATCTGGAGATTATAATGATTTAGCACACCTATATGAAGATGCAACAGCACAGGCTGGTGAGAAGAAAAAAGGAATAATTGTAACCATTATCGAGGGTATTGGTAAATTTATTTCAGGTCTTCTTGAAAAACTCACAGGTAAGGTTAGTGATAAAAAACTCGAAGAGTTAGCAAATGACCCAGATGCACCTAAGCAAATAAAAGTTAAAAAAGACCCTAATAAGTTTTTAAAAATGGGTGCAGATATGCTTAATGGTATAATGGATAAAATTAAGCCTGGATTTACTTCTAAAGACGAAGATGGTAATAAGAAGTTCGATTTTGTTAGAACTCTTATAACTGGAACAGAAGCACTTGCAGTTGCAGGTGGTGCGTATTTGGGAGTTAAAAATGCACCAAATATTAAAAAAGGTTTTACCAGCTTGATTGATAAGGGTAAGGATATAATAAACAATCTTAAAGGTAGATTGAAAAGTGCTAAAGATGAAACTGAAATAGAAGTCATCAATGCGGCAACACATGCTACTCAAAATGCTATAAAGTGTATAGGTCAGAATATGACTGATATTTTCATAGCACCTTTTATGGGTAATGTGATTGATGCTGAATTCAAAGAGGTTAATACCGAGGAAGATCAGAAGAGTGGTAAAGATAAAAAGGGTGCTGATAAAGGTGATGGTAAACAATTGCCAGCCGAACAAGAATACAAAACATATAATGGTGGTAGACAAGGTGAACTTCCCCATAAGAAACAAAAAGGACTTCCTGGACCTGGACAAACAGCAAGAGATAAAGCTAGACCTAATGAGATGGTTGGTGGAATTGTATACGCCGATGGAGCTAAGCGTAAAAAACCTGATGCACTTCCCGGACCTGGACAAACAGCAAGAGATAAAGCTAGACCTAATGAGATGGTTGGTGGAATTGTATACGGTGATGGACCCACTAATTCAAGTAAATATCGTGAAGGTAAGAGGAAGTTAGCAAACAGAAATAATCGAAGAAAACATCGTAAAGGTGAAATGAATATGGATGAGTCCGCATTAGATATATTTGACGAGTTCAGTTCATATTTAGATGATTATGAATATGAGTCTGTTTACGACGATTATGAAACGGACACTTATTCAGATGATTATGAATATGAGTCTGTTTACGATGATTATGACAACTATCTGAATTAAATAATATATTGAATAACGAACCATAATTGCTTCAATTTATCGTAATTATGGTTCGTTATTCAAATTTCAATAATTTTAGAAAGGATATATTCATGACATACAATCAAATAGTTAATTCATATGTTAATAAAATGAATATGTTGAACCTTGAGTATATTAATAATGATTGTGATTTTCATATGGAATCTGTTTTATATGAAAACGATATATTGTATACTGAAGATGTTGAAAACTCCATAAATAATGCAGTTAATAAAAAAAGAAATATAATTCTCAGAATAGTAGATGGTATAATTTCGTTCATCAATAAAGTAGTTGGTGATATTGGAAAGATGTTCAATAAACAAGTTGAAAGTGATTTTAATAACGCACCTGATGTAGAAACTAAATTTGAAACGAACCCTACCGAGACTCTTAGTAAGTGTGAGAGTACACTTGGTAAAGTTGTTGGATTTTTGAAACCTGGATTCACTACAAAAGATGAAGAGGGTAATAAGAAGTTTTCTCCATTGAAAACACTGATTACTGGGTTAGAGGCTACCGCTGCCGCTGCTGGTACATATATGATTGCAAAAAAATCATTACCTACAATAAAGGAAAAAGCAACAAAGATTCTTAATGATTGTAAAGGATTAACGAGCAAGTTCAAAGAGGAATCATTCGAGGATAAAATGCTTAAAATTCTTGAGGATAAAAATAAAACCGACGATGAAAGAATTAAAGCTGCTAAAGCATTATATAAAAATGACCCAGAAATGCTTAAAAAAGTTAATGAGTTAGAGAAAGAAATAAAAGCTAATCGTATGACTCCTAGAGAATTTAAACAGGGTATACGAAAAGCAAAAAGTGATAGAGATATAAATCAGAGACAGAATGATAGAGACTATCGTGCAGCAGTTGCTGGAATGGCTATGGATGGTAAAAACTGGAAAGAAAAACAGGAAGAACAAAAAGCAGAAGTTCAGGCTAAACTGAAGGCTAAAATGGCTAAAGTTACCGGCACAAATCCTGAAAATGCAAAAAAAGAAAGTTGGTTTGCTAGATTGTTCGGTAAAGCTAAACAACAATCTGTTCAGAAAATGAATGATCAACAAATGGCAGCAGAGGCTATTAGTCAGACATCTAAGTATGCAGCAGACGTTCTTAGAGATGCTACAAGGGCTATTTTAAATATAGCAAGAGGAAAAAGTAATAAATCTGATAAGGACGAAGTTAAAAACGAACATGTGTCATATTATAATGATGATTGTTATTTTGATTTATATGAATATAATAATGATTATATAGATTATGATATAGACAATATGATAACAAACTTATAAATTATAACGAAAGGATAAATGATTAGTTATGGCTAATAATTTTCTAACTAAATATGATGTTCATGACATTAAAACTTCTTTTAATATAAAAAAAGTTATGTCTGAGCATAGTATAAATTGTAAAAAAGCTGAGCTTAAAGTATTGACTGAATCTGGTACAGATGAGGACTTCTACTACTTATACCAAGAATCTATGAGTGATGCTATTGGAAAACTTGGAGAGATAATAGATGATATAATAAAGAAATTCATTGAATTTTGTAAAGATGTACAGATACAGATATTATCAAAGATTAACTCAGTTGAATTTAAGTCAAATGTGCAAAAAATAAACGATAAGCTTAAGTTCAATCCATTCTTAAGAAGTAAATCACAGACAGTTAGTGATTTTAATCCCAAGATGAAAGATTATATAGAAGCTTCTTCAAAACTTGCTAAGATGGTTGCAAAACTTAAAAGTGGTAATTCAGTATCTACTGAAATTGACAACTTTGCAGACTGGTTTGATGATTTAGCTGAGAAGCAAATGAAACAGAGAAAATTGAGTAATGCTGCCATATTTGCAACACTTAAGAGTTTAATGGAGAAGGTTGATGGTGAAATTAAGAAGATTCGCGATGATGCTAGGGATCTTCTTACAGATGTCAAAGGTATCAAACCTAAAAAAGATGATGATGATAACGATATAAATCTTAAATCATCAGCTACTAAACTTTGTAATTATATATCAAGAGTTAGTAGAGCAGCTATAAGGCTCCGTGTAACGACATTAAGTGAGTATCTTGCAGTATGTAAGAGAGAAATTCTTAATGCTAAAGAAGAAGATGTTAAGAATGAGTCATATGAATATGAAGATAGTTATGATTCGGATTACGAATATGATTACAGTAATGACGATGATTCTTCAGATGATGATTCAGATGATGATTATGAATACGAATCTGGATATGATTACGAAGACAATTACGATGAGTATGATTTTTAAATAATAATATACGGTAATAAGGTATGTCCTTATTACCGTATATTATTTATCCGTATTTTCTATATATATATCGATATATTATTTATATGTAAAATAAAATAATATACGAAAGGAGATTCATAATTATGAAATCTCAATTAAAACTAACATCTTATCTCGTTTCATCTTACGAAAGAGAAATGCCATTTATATTGGCATCTTCTGATATAACATTCATCAGATCTGCAATTGATAACATAAATAGCGTTATCAATAATGCATATTATGATGAGTATGATGAAAGAGAGTGTAACCTTAATTACAAACTAATTAAAATGTGGTCAGAAATGACATACAAATTGATTAGTTTGTAATTAAGTTTAAAAAGTAATGCATGTGCACATTGTGCATTACTTTTTTTGAAAATTGTTACTATTAATCGTATAACTTTATATTTTTTAATATAGTATATTAAAAAATATAAAGGAGACATTAGTAATGAATGAAAAACTAAAAGAACTTATTGATTATGCTAAGAAGGGGAGATCTGAAACTGTAAATGGATATTATACTAAACTTAACAAGTTGAAAGAATCTAATAAAGATAACAAGCTTACTGATAGTTCTATTGTTAAGAATTGTCCAAATTATAGTGATACTCTCAAGAGATATGAGGACTTGTTTAATATTATTATAGATATTGAAGACGCTCATAATGAGAAAGAAAGTTTTAATGATGAGATAAAGCGTTATCGTGAAACTTATAATAATATGATGTCAGTTGGTATCGTTTGTAATAAGCAAGAAACATATAGCACGTGTATGAATAAAATTAAAGATGGTATAGAACATCTTGATACATTATTCGATGCTGCTGAACATAATGCAAAATCATTATCTGATAATATTTCAGATAGTGATAGAATATGTAATTTATTACTAGGACATTATAAGAATTATATCAAGAGTCAAAAATTGGAAATTGATGCTTGGATAAATGCAGTTACAGATGCTCTTAAAAATTAATAAAGTTTCTTAATTTAACCCTATAGACAATTTAGTCTATAGGGTTATTTTTATCCGAATTTCTTATAAATCGTTTAGATTACACAGTTATTTAAAGTTAAATTCAATAGAAAGGGAATAGTTTATGGATAATACATTGCTATATTCTATACACTCAGATGTGATGATTGAAGACACTTTACTGTTCATAGACAGCTTATCTGATATATACTATGAAGACGGAGAAGCTTCAAATAATGAGGTTGTTGATGAAAAAAGTAAAAATATGTTTAGACGAGCATTTGATGCTGTAATGAAATTTATAAATGGTCTTATTGAAAAAATTAAAACTCTTTTCCAAAGAATGGGTCTTAGTAAAGAAGAAAAGAAAGAGTTTGATGAGATAAGAAAAGCTATAATGGCTGACCCTGATATTAAAAATAAATCATTTACTGTAGACGATTACAGAAAAGCTAAAGCTCAGGAAGAAGCTATTATTAAAGAAATGGAAGCCATACAAAAAGCTGCTGAACAGGCTGGTAATGATGAACAAGAAGCTGAAGTTATAGACAGAGGTATGGAAAAAGTTAAAGGTATGATGAGTGGTGTTGTTGATGTTATGGGTACTGCTGGTAAATCTATTGCTACAACTATAGGTGCACAACAGATACTCCATATGGCAGAATCTAATAGAAACTTTGCTCAAATGGTTTATGGTATGCTTGAAAATGAAGAGGGTCTTACAAAACAACTTGAAGATGCTATAGGTAATAAGCAAACTAATAAGTTTAAAAAAAGCATTAAGTCTTGTACCAAATGGTTGTCATGGCATAAGTTTAAGGCTATGATGTTTGGTACTATATGTAAAGATATGAGTAAATCATTTAGTCATACTATAAAAGATTTAAAAGAATTAACAAATCCTAAGAATTCTATAGGTGCACACTTAAATCGTGCGAAGCATCTCAATATGGTTAATAATGTTGTTGGGGGAGTTAATCAAAAATATGGTACAGATTTTAATCTTATAGACATTGCAAAAGCCGGTGTTCAAGTAAAACATGCTATAGATGATACTAAATCAACAGTATCTAAAGCTAGTGGATTTGTCAATAGAACTGTGAATAATTTTAAGAATAGGAATAATAATAATGCATAGTTTAGATGAAGCAAGTATTAGATATGATATAATAACAGAATCGTTAGATATCGACTTTTACAAAAATGATGCAATACTTAGTACTTGTATATTATTAGAGTCTGATAATACAAGTAGCGTTGTTGAAAAACGACATAATATACTAAAAGAATTTATAAAAGTCGTTATTGAAAAAATTCAAAAATTGATAGATTTCATTAAATCTAAATTTAATAAGGATAGAATAGATGTCATTAATAACATCAGTAAAGAAAATCCAAGAGCTACTATTACAGTTAGCAAGGACCCGAATGTGGTTATACAAGCTGCAAATGAGTCTATAAAAGAAATTGAAACTGCAATTTCTAAACAGAAAAAAGGTATTTTCAGAAAAGAAGATGGAAGTATTAATGTTAGTAAAGTTATATATACAGCAGTTGGTGCTGCAACAGCAACTACTATCGGTATTATAGTGGTACCTAAACTTATAAATACTATAAATGGACTTCTTGGAAAACTTAAAAATCTTGGTAGAGATGTTATGACAAATATTGACCAAGATAAAAATTCGTTCAATAAGGCTAAAAGTAAAACTCCAGCTAAAACTTCATTAGCTAGTAAGGTTGTTTATAATGTCGGTAAGGGAATTGGGTTTAGTGTAGGTAATACTGTGAAAACATCTGTTACAACTGCTGCGAATAGAGGATTTGTACCAACCTTCAATATATCCCTAAATTTACCGGACCCAAAAATGTATCAACAACAGATGCAAGCACAAAATGAAATTGTTAAGGCTATCTCTAATACCACTAAGGTATTGGAAACTACTTTAAATAGGGATTTATTGAATAACCCAGATATCAATAAAGTTGCAAATGAAGTATCTGATGAAAAAAGTGATATGAATGATAAACAAACATCTCAACAAAATAATCAATAATAAGTTTGGAGATAAATTATGGCAAAAATAATCTCTGAAGTTCGTAATATAAAAGATAACACTTTTGAATATGAAAAGCGTCTTCAAAGTCCTTACAATAGACTAATTGATAAGGCTCCAACACCTGTAACGTATTTTCATATTAATGATAATGAGTCTACAGTTAATGAAGGATATCAAGATATTGAAGAAATTATTGGACCCAAATCTCCATTAAGATTTGATAGAATTGAGGGATTTCCTTTATACGGAGTCCCTCAAATTAATCCAAATATACAAGAAGATGATCAAGGAATAAATATAACATTTGAAGCTGAATGTTTTATTTTACCACATACGATAAAACCTAATCCAAATGATTTCTTCTTAATCGATGTATTGGATATTCATGATGTATACATATTCAAAATTACAGATATTGCGTATGATAATATTCACCCAGACAATTTTTATAAGACACAGTTTAGGTTAGAATTAACTTCTAAAGAGAAATTAGCATACTTAGAAAAACAAGTTATAAATAACTATACTTGTATTATAGATAATATTGGTACCGATAGTCATTGTATTATAGAAACTGATAAGTTTACTAAATATCAGAAAGTTAAAGATACCTATGATGATTTAGTAAATCTTTATGTTAGTATATTTTATAATGAAAAATATAATTGCTTTTTAGGTGAATATCCATGTAATAAAAAACTCTACGACCCTTATATGGTTGAGTTTGTTAATAAGTGGAATCTATTCAATAGTAAAGATAAAATTAATTCACTTATCATTAGTCAAGAAATTGATGATAATAAGTTTAAATTAAAATATGAGAAATCTGTGTGGAGATTTATTGAGAAAAATGATTATAGTTTATTAAATAAATTCATTTTTTATATTTATCGAGCAGATACTCTGAAGTATACTACATTTGCATTATATAGAGATGCTACTGTAAATATACTAGATATTCCTTTATCATTTTATAGTGACACTGACACGAGATGTATATTTAATGATGAGTTTATTAATAATATAAAAGATAATAAAGAGTGTAAGAGTTCTTATGGTAATTTATTAAAGAAGTATATACTAAAAGAAAAATTAGATATAAATTCTATACCATTAGATATTAATGAAACTTTATATAGCTTAGAAGCAGATGTCGAATTTTTCTTTATAACTCCAATGATTCTTTATATTATGAAAAAGATAATGAAAGATAGTTTTAAGTATAGTATTAGTTATAATACTATGAATGATAATAAAATGTATTAATACGAAGAATTGTTTTTTTTTTTGTATGAATTATATTTAAATTACGAAAGGAAACAATAATTAATTATGTATGATGATTTATATTTAGACAATTTAGATTTTGACATATTTATAGAGTCTACAGAACTAATATTTGAAAGTGTTAGTTGTAATAATGAAATATCTTTATTATTAGAAGATGGTAATGATAATAAGAAAAAGAATATTATCATGAGAGCCGTTGATGCAATAATGAAAAAGATTAGAGAAATTATAGATTGGATAAAATCTAAATTATTTGGTGGTAAAAATAAGAAATATGAAGATTTTCTAAAACTTGCAGATAGTAAAGTAAGTGGATTATCTGTGGAATTTGATAAATCTCCTAAGAAAGTTTATGAATTATATTCTGATATATTTAAAGCAATTTCTAAGAATTATGATAAATTATCAGGAAATGATAATTCCAAATTTATCGAAGAGGTTAAAGAGAAATTAAGTAGAGATATTAGCAAAGAATATTTATCTCCAAAAGAATGTATAGATTTATTTTACAAATATAATAAACTATCTTTAGACTATAAGGGATTAAGTGATAAGATTAGTAATTATATTAAGAGTAAAGCTAATAGTGGAATAGATTGCTCGCAAGAACAAAAAGCTTTATCTTTAATTACTAGATTAATGAATGATATAAGAAATAATATGAGCAAGATATCACCTACAACTATATCTAGTAATAATAGTGTCATAAGTAAAGTGAAGACATGGGCTAATGACAATCCTGATGAAGCCGCTTTACTTATCGCAAACCTGAGTGCACTTGGATTAGTTACAGGAATGGCTGTTGGTGTTAAAGCCATGAAAGGTGCTGATGATAGGATTAAAAATAGTATGAAAGAACATGATGCTCGTATGAAAGCTGAAAAAGAGGTATTAGATAAGAAGCATAAAGATAATATGAAAGTTCTTGATGAGATGCATAGAAAGATTGATGATGTAATAAAAAATGTTGATTTAGGTGATACTGAAGCAGTTAAAAAAGCTGAAAAAGAAATGGAAAGAATAAGGAAACAATATAGACATTAATATGGTAAGGAATTTTTTTATGATTAATAAATATGACATAGAAACCGAATTATTTATAGAATCTATGGAATTATTATTTGCTAGAATTGATAGTGAAAATTCAATCTCATTATTACTTGAATCTGGTGATAATCCTAAAAGAGAAAGTGTATTATTGAAAGCTATATCTGCTATAGTTAAGAAGATAAATGAAATTCTCAATTCAATTACAGATAATTTATCTGGCAAAGATTCTGATAAATACTATAGGTTTATAAAGCAAGTAAGTGGTAAGATTCCGGATTGTAAAATAGCAGTTTCAGTGGATATTAGTAAGTTATATGAGGTATATTCTAAATCTCATAAAATTATTCTTGATAACTATAGAACTTCTAAAGATTATAGTTATATAGATGAGGTTGATAAATTGTTTACAAATGAAATCAATAAAAGTACCACGGTAACTTTAAATGAAATTGTATTATTATTTAACAAATATAAAGACTTAGCTAATAAATACGATAATCTCACATATGATATAGAAAGATTGATATATAGGAAATCTAAATCTAATGAGAGCGTTAGTGATTTAAAAAGTGCATTGCTTAAAATTACTAAGATTGCAAATGGTATAAGAAACACTGTATCTAAGATAGCACCTGAAAAAGTAATAAGAACTACAGAATTTAAGAATAGTATTAAATCTTCAATAGATAACGATACTATTAAAACTAATGCAATTCCAGATGGTATCTTAAATGCTATGAGGATACACGGTGAACATACCAGAATGCATGATGAAAATAACGAAATGCATAATCAGAATCATCAATTACATTTAGCAATGAATGGAATGATGTAATAAAGGGAATATCTATATGAATTATGATGATATAGAATATATTAAAAATGAAATATTTATAGAAAAATCCATTTTATATATTGAAAAATATAATAGTGATTTAAGTATATCATTATTACTAGAAGACGGTGATACTGGTTCTGGTGGCATTGCTACTATTATAAATAAATCATTAGATAAATTGGAAGGTTTATATAATTCTCTCATTAATAAGTTTTTTAATAATAAGAATCGTCAGTTTGAAAGTTTCTTATTAAAGATTGGTAAGAAAATATCTAAAGAAGATTTTTCTATTTCATTTAATATAAATCCTGAAAAATTATACGAAAATCAACTTGACAGTATCAAACTTATTAGTGATAATTATGATAAACCTGAAAATGTTAATAAGTTTCTTGATGTAAATACAGTTGTACCAGACTTAGGTAAACCTACAGATTTAACAATTGAAGAATGTATAGATATATTTCATAAGTTTGAAAGATTATCAATTTTATGTGAGAAAACTTCAAAGACTATGTATAAATCTATCATGGTAAGAATAAAAAATCTTGGTGAAAGACAGCATGTTTCTAATGTTGGATTATATGAAATGATACATATAATGAATATTATTCATATAAATATTAAAAGATTTAGTCCAGAAGCAATATATAATAATAGTAAATTTAAATATGCTGTTAAAAAACTTGTAAATAAAGATCCTAATAATATCAAACTTATACCAAATAAGTTTAGAGATGATTTTGATTTAAAATAAAACCTATTTATTAAAAAGAATAAAATGAAAGGATTATTATTTTAAAATGAAAAAAATAGATGCTGTAAGATATACTACAAAAGAATTTAAAAAATGGGTTAACTATACAGAAAAAAATTCAAAAGCTGGATTGGGAAATACTACATATGATAGTCCAGGTCCATATAATATGAATGCAGGGTCTAATAACTATACAGTATTTGCTGATTACTATAGGCAAAAAACCGGAATATCTGTTCAAGGAATGCCATGGTGTTTTAGTGAAGGTAATATAAAACTTGAAGATTCCTATAAGGATATTTCAGATATACACCCTGGTGAAAAGGTATTAAGTGGTATTGGTAATAGATATAATATCGTTATATCTAACACACCACATGATGAATATGTTATAAAAGTATCATCTAATAAGACTAATCCGTTGATAGGGACTCCAGACCATCCAGTATACTCCATTAAGAATAATAATGAACCTCAATTAAATCCACTTAGTGATTTATCGATAGGTGATATTTTACTGATATATTCATATGAATATAATGATGAATCATCAATAACTTATAATGGGATACAATACTCAAAATCTATTATAACAGATATTGAGGTATTGAAAGATAAACAAACTGTTTACACGTTAGCAGTTGATGGTGATCATACATATACAGTTAATAATGTAGCAGTTCACAATTGTGATAGCTTTGTTGATACTGTATTCATACATTTGTATGGTGTAGAGAGAGCTAAAAAGTTATTAAATGGATTTTCTGCGTATACCCCTACATCTGCTGGATACTTTAAAGCTGTTAGCAGGTGGTTTAGTAGACCTGAGCCTGGAGATATAATATTCTTTAAAAATAGTGAAAGAATAAATCATACTGGATATGTACATGATGTATCTGGTAATACAGTTTATACCGTAGAAGGAAATACTTCATCAGGTAATAATGTAGTAGTTGCTAATGGTGGTTGTGTTGCTCTTAAATCATATGATATACATAATCCAAGGATAGCTGGATATGGTAGACCTGATTATGAAGGTGTATTAAGAGACTTTAATCCTGAAGGATTTGTCGAAGGTTGGTTTAAAGCAGCAGATAATGTTCGTTGGTGGTATCAGTTTAGTAATGGAACATATGCTAAAAATAATGGTACGAATAACGGATGGTATAAGATTAAAAATAAATGGTATTTATTTGATACTAATGGTTATATGTTAACAGGGCATCAGACTATTGGTGGACAAGAATACTATTTATGTGAAGATCCAAATAAGGTTGAAGGTGCATTGATGAAAACTGATGAAAATGGTGCACTAACTATTTGGGAAAGTGAATAATGTCCTAATTGGCATATATTAATATTAAAGATAAAAAATAGTATAGAAAAAAAAAATTGTTTTTTTTTTTGTATGAATTATATTTAAATTACGAAAGGAAACAATGATTAATTATGTATAATGATTTGTATATAAAAGCTTTGAATGATGTGATATTCTGGGAATCTATAGATTTAGCATTATCTTCAATAGATATGAATGACGGAATAGCCGTTCTATTAGAGGATGGTGAAACTAATTCTAAACAAGCTAATATCGTCATGAGAGCGGTAGATGCTATAATGAAAAAGATTAAAGAAATTATAGATTGGATAAAAGGAATATTTTCCGATAAAAGTGAACAGAAATATATAGATTTTCTAAAACAATTGGAGTCTTATGCTAAGGATACTCGTATAGAGTTTGGAAAAGATCCATCACAAGCATGCAAACGATATATAGATATACTTAAAATTGTATCAAAAAATTATAATAGAAATTATGATAAAGATGATTTTAATAACGATGGTTATTGGTATTCGGACATAAATAACCTTTTGAAAAAGGAAGTTGGAAGTTCTGAATTAACAATATCAGACTGTCTAAAATTCTCAGAGAAGTTCAAAAATCTTAGTTATGAGTATAAAAATCTATCTGATAAGCTATATTCTACAATTAAAACTAAGAGTAAGGCTGGGATAGACACTAAGAATGATCGAAAACTATTAACTTTAATCGGAAAGATTGAAAGTGACATTAGAAAACAAATAATGATGCTAACACCTAGTATCATAAGTAGGAAAGGTTCGGTAAAAGAAAAACTTAAGTTGCTTTTAGCCGATCCTAGAACTAGTAAGCTTGCGTATATAGCAGCATCCTTAGGGATAGGTGTTGTAGCAGGTAAAGCGTATATAAATAAAATGGATAAAACCCGTGAACAGAGAATACGATATGAAGAACTTGAAAAGCTTGTATTTTAGGGTTTTATAGCTCAGTACTAAAATGATTGGAATCACTGTATTCTGATAGGGATACAATTATGAGATATTAATATTGTGATATATATATATATATCGTAATAGAGATAGGAAATGTGTAATATTAACAAGAAAGGAAAACATAAAATGAATGATTTTTATTTAGAAATTCTTAACGATGATATATTTTGGGAATCTATGGATTCAACATTATCTTCAATAGATATGAATGATGAAATAATAACTATGTTAGAAGATGGAGAATCTAATTCTAAACAGGCTAATATTATCATGAGAGTAGTTGATGCTATAATGAGGAAAATTAGAGAAATCATAGATTGGATAAAAGGGATATCATCTAATAAAAATGAACAGACTTATGCAGATTTTTTAAAACAATTAGAATCTCGTGCTAGAGATATTCGTATAGAATTTGATAAGGATCCATCATATGCGTATACACAATATGTCGACATATTCAAAATCATATCAAAAAATTATGATAAAAGTGGATCTAATGATAATAAAGACTGGTTTTCAGATATAGATGATATTTTAAGTAGAGAACCGAAAAACTCAGAATTAACAATATCAGATTGTCTAAAATTATCAACAAAGTTCAAAGACCTTAGTAATAATTATAAAAATTTATCTGATAAAGCATATAATATAATTAGAACTAAAAGTAAGAATGGTGTTGATACCAAAGATGAGCGAAGAGTACTAACTATAATCGGAAAGATTGAGACGGATATCAAGAAACGAATGATGATGTTAACACCTAGTGTCCTGAGTAAGAAAGGTTCTATAAAAGAGAAACTTAAATTAGTTTTGGGTGACCCAAGAACACCAGGTAAACTTGCACAACTTGCATTATCCTTAGGAATAATTGCAGCAAGTGCAATATATAAAAAAACAAGCGATGCTATCACGAAGAAGAAAAGATTTGATGATGCGATTTCTGATGTAATGGACAATAGAATAGAGAACGATATGCTCTTAAATAAAGTTAAAGGTGGATATAATGTTAGAGATGCTGATGTTAAGAAAAAACATGGTCGTTTAGATGAGGTGTATATAAAATATCAAAATTCCGATGGGGATAATAAATATAATAAATATAGTAGAAAAGATTATAAAGAAAAATATAAAGGCAATGATCTTTGGCAAATATATTAATCGTTATTTATCAGAAGACTAATACTATGTATCAAATCATGAATAATAGAGTATATAGGAATATTCCTATATACTCTATTTAATATTATCTATTTATCATTTTCTTGTTTAAAATATTTACGAAGCTCGTTTTTATCTTCACACCTTTTAACAAACTCTTCTGGTGACAGTTCAATTGACATTTTTTGTAATGCTGATACATAATTTAACATCATATTACCAATATTGCTATTATTTTTATATTCTTCACTGAGCTCTTTCTCAACCTTATCTCTAATTGGTTTTGAGAACAGTTCCATAGCGTAACTTAGGTCTTGATAATCATTTAATAGTTTCTCACCATCAGCAAGTGCTTTACTTGCTTTTGCATATGAAACATCAATAGGATTTGAGTTCTTGTAATCTTTCAACATCTTATTACAGTCGTCTAATTGCTTGCTAATATCCTTATTCCTAGCATTCCTAGCTTCTTTAAGTTTAGCATATGCTATTTTCGAATTTTTTATTAGAAGTTCTGGATCATTTCCGTATTTAGCAATATAAGCTTTTTTATATTCTCTTTCATATTGTCGTATGAGCCTATCAATTTTACGAGTATGTGCATCTTTAAAAATATTTTTTTTAACTCATTTACATATAGCTCTTATCTTTTCAACTATAGTGTTTATAACTTTCATAAAAATATTTTCTTTATTAGAACTATCATTTGAAGATTCTAACAACAATTCTACAGATGATTCCATAGATAGTCTATCAATGATTAATTGAATATTTTCAATAAATATTTCGTTACTTAATATGATACAATCCTTGTTTTTTTTTTTGCATAATTGTATCAACCTACTTTCTATAATATTCTAAAGCTAATCTATCAACATCTCTTTTATTATAAGATTTAAATCTCATAGCTTTATTCATATTAAGTAATGTTAGTTCACATACAGCTTCATTATATGCTTCATTAACATCATTAGTTGAGTTTTCATTAGTCTTATTCATTAATACAGATTCAAATAATCCTGGTTGATATATGGTCTTATTTCTTTCATCTCTATTAAGAATAGCTAATCTTAGTTTTATTGCTGATTCAGATTTTACTTCATCATCATTTGCTAAACTATCTTCTATTTCTTTAGCTTCTTCTCGTCTTTTTCTTATCTTTTCCTTCTCATAATCAACAACATCTTTTACATTGTTTTTTACGATTTCACTTACTTCATCCAATGATGCATCTTTAGAGATTTCATCCAATACAGATTTTCTTTCGTCATCTAATCTGAATTCTGCTATCTCTTCTGGATTCTCTTTAGTATCTTTATCTATAGATTCTTTTACTAATTTAGTAACTTTCTCCAATACAGTTTCTAAAGATTTATTACCATTCTTAATAGCCTCTTTAATATAACATAACAATCCTTCATCGGCAGTTTGTTTATTAACGAAGTATTTGAACTTCTCATCTATATCTTTATTATTCGTATTAATATACTCATTATCTAAAGGAATACTTTGTTTATAGAATTTCCCAAATATATGACAAAGACAATCATTTATTCCTTTATCAGTATTTACTATTAATACATTATTTCTGTATAATGGAGAGTTTTTAAATTTAATACTATCTTCAGATTTTCTTTTTTCATCATTTACTCTACTGATGAAATCTAAAACTCTATTATCATTTTCCATAATAATATTAATAATCCTTTCTTTATAATTTTATTAAGCATTATTCCTATGTTTTTTATTCATCATAGAAGGTAAGATGAATATTATCATAGTTAACGACTAATACCTCTGGTACATATCTAAGATGTTCTTCTTTAGTTAAACTATCCAAATCTGTGGTATTATTCTTAACAGTCTGATACTTAGGATCATAGTTATTAATACCAATAAACTTAATATGATGAACATAAGCAAATCTATTTTCTATAGCTTTTAACATGTTAGAGTTAAAGAAGTTATTAGTTCCTTCTTCATTAATAGACTCTAAATATTTCTTTATGAAATGCCTTAATTCTTCATCAGCTTTCAACTTATCTGTATTAGCATATACCCAGACATAATATCTGATAGATATATTAATCGTATCGATAATCTGTTCACCATCTACATTATCACCAATAATAAAGTTCTTAGATTTACCATAAGTATTATAGAATTTCAAATCTATATGAGTAGAGGTTTTAAGAAATTCTACAGATTTCTCTAAGTTAATATATTGGTCTATAAATGTCTTATTAAAATAATCCATCTTCTCTTCATTTTTAATTACATCTACTCCTAATAATGGTACTGAATTTAATGTAACATCATTAATAGTATTACCAGCTAATCTCCAGTCTTTAAATACTAAGTGTGATTTAATTAAGTTTAATGGTTTAATAAAGATTAATGGGTCATTTGTAGTACTGTATTTATTAGTCCAATCATAACCAGCTAATGTGCTATCAAATCTACTGAATCTATTATTAGCTCCAGTCTTTTTCCATAATACATAAATATCACATACTGTTTTCATTGGAATTAACATATCTTCACTATCTACCATTTTAACAAACCCGTTAGTTAATCTGAATTTATCATTATTAGTTACATGGTTATCTGTCCATATTTGTCCTTTAAAATGAAAATCATTAACTAACCCAGCATTAGTAGGGATAAGCTCTGTAAAGCATAATTCTCTATCTTTTTTATCTTTAATCACAACGATTACTCTGAGATTATTATCTTTAACCTTATCAGCCCTACCAAAATGCTCAACAGGCTTCATATCTTCAGGTATAGTATGAGCTGGAATTACTGCTGTATTAAAAGTATACTTATTAGTATTATCTAACTTTCTATTTAGTTTGATATTAGTTAAAATAAATTGCTCAAACATAGTTAGATTCTGGTCTATAAAATCTACTATAGAGTTTTGACTAATAGTGGTTAAATATAAACCTACTAAGTTAGGAGATTTATTTATAGATATTAGAAATGGATTTACATATAAAAATGGATATTGTGATTTAGCTGTATCTAAATTAGTATTAAATATATCCATCTTTAAATCTATATTTTTATTCTTTAAGAATTTCCATATAGAGAATTTATGCTCATCTAAACTTCTATCTGTTAAATATTGTCTATATTCATTATTCAAATCTGTCCAATTAGTTTTATTAGTAACTACTTCACAATTAATGCCATCACTCTTATAAGTAAATAAAGTTCCAGGATTAATAACAAAACGAGTTTCCTCTGTCCTAGCAAATTGGTCTAAGTTCATATCTATATAAACCGTATTTGTAGGATAAATGAAATCATCTTTTCTCATTATTAAATATCCATTATAAAGTCTATCTACAACATCATCTCTCGATTTAATGAATTTACATTCGTTACCAAATCTATACTTATAATTATTGAAATATTCTTCCAAATCATTATCAGTACTATAAACTGTAGCGGTTCTAAATCCTTCAACTGCTAAAGCTTGTAATTCTTCATCTGTCATAGCATCTTTACCACCGGAAGAACTTCCCATTACTTTAGCGGTAATAAAGAAGTTATCGTTATAAGGATATCTTTCAGATGTTGTTACCATAGTAACATCTTTTCCGGTATATACATCAAAATCTCCTTCTTTACCTTTAGTGAGATAAAGTATAATCTTACACTCTGAATTAAAGTCTGGTTGAAAGTAATTATTCCTATTACCAAAAGTTATCGTTAATGATTTCAAATCATCAACTGAATAAAAACAGAATGGTTCTTTTAATGGAGATGAGAATTTTAATAATGGTTTTAATTTAGTATTAAAATCTTTATCTGTAGAAGATTTATAGAATATATCAAATCCGGCTATCTGACTTGTTAGTTTTATTTTAATACTAGGAAGATTAATCTTAGTATTATTAATAATTTGCTCATATTCAGTTCTTCTATTATATTGCTGACATCTTACATATAAACCTAAATATCCATTAGCTCCTTTATTTATTCGTATATAAGGAGTTTCTACTATAGATATAGAATTAGGTTTATCTATTACATATTGAGCTGAATATACATATGTATTTAATGTATTATTCCTATAAGCTCTTATCATTATATCATAATCAAAACTATATACCCTATCTTCTACTACTATTTTAGTATCTTTGTCTATATAGAATACATTTTGTCCATTATCTTGTTCGAAATTCTTTTGTACATAATCTTCATTTAATACTAAAAGAAAATCGCATGAAGATGGTCTTGCTATTCCACCATCTATATGGAATAATGAAGCATAACTCATAATACTTGATGGGAGCTTAGCTCTATTAGGATACATCTCATCATGTAATATACTAATAGAGTTATAGGTATCTTCTAATCCATCTGATATTAACTCTGTAACATAACCCATTAGTCCTATATTCAAATCAGATACTTTCTCAGTATCAAAATATTTAGGTACTAAAGTTTTTTTAGCATAATCTTTAATAGAGAAATTATCCATATAATCTCTATGGATAATTTCTGGATTTTTCTTATTTATTGCCATGATAATTCCCTTCCTATTATAATAAGTTAAGGTTTAGTACTATCTATTTTTTCTTACCAGTAGATTTCTTACTTGGTGGTTTGTATGCAGGTTTCTTATTAGCATTCTTTCCTTTACCTTTACTACTCTTAGATTTTGTACCTGCTGTTTTATTACCCATATCTGTTTTTACATTAGATGTGGCTACAACTTGTCTACCAGACTTTTTAGCTTCTCTAAATCTTAATTTAAAGGTATAAGCAGGCATTCCTGTAGTATTAAAGGTTTCTATAAATGGTGCACCAACCCATGTTGTATTTACCATATAATCACCATTATTAATTACTGGTACATATGCAAATCCATTGCTCTTTTTAGAATTCATATTAAATTCTACTAATGATAATGGATTGTAATCTTCTTTAAATGAGTATTGATATCTTATCTCTATACTCGGATTACTAAGAATATTACCAGCAGCCCATGAGTATTGAGCAGATGGAATTGTTTGTGGGAATACTCCATAATACTTAGACCAGAAAATTACAGTTTCACCATCTTCCGCAGTTACGATATAATATAGACAAGTTGCATAATCCATTATCTTATCTATTATATATTCATGCTTAGGATTTATCATTCCTTGGAATACACCTGATATATAATCTGCCCACATCTTATGTAAATGGAACACATGAAGATTTCTATCGTCATAATACTCTATACTAAAATCTCCAGCAGTCTTAGACTCTATATTACTTTTACCATATGCTACTTGATGACCTGTGAAAGTTTTACCATATTTACTCACATTAATGAATTCATCAGTAACATTAAATGACCTTGCTCTATTAGATAGATACATCATAAAGTCTGAATCATATCCACCGTCCATTACTAATTGTCTTAGTATCTCAGGAGAGTTGTGATATGCATAAACAAAGTTAGGGTCATTTTTTAACCCTTCTACTAAGTCATAATTTTCACCAGCTCTAACTAATATATTACAATCAGGTCTTACAAAAAATACATGGGGATAGCATTTAGCAAGTACATCATTACCTTGGTTTGTCTTAAACCTATTATATGAATTAGTGTATTTTCTAAAGAGTTCATCTCTACTATAAAGACCAAAATTAAGACTATCTCTAATCTTATCCATATCTTCCAGTATCTTATCTCTCTCATAATCCATATGGTAGTTATATTCATACCATTGCTTATCTTGATCACTATTAAATCTGATTTTAGGTGGATAACCTGCTTTATTTTGAACTAAAGAAGGATCTCTTTCATTAAGTTTCTTTAACTCTGCTTGAGTCATTCTTCCTGCAACTTTTCTTAAATACCAATCTTTATTCCTATCTATTTTAGCTCCATCATATAAAGCATCATCAAAGTAATAAGTATTTTCTTTCTTATTCTTCCATAAAGCTGCGGAACCATCTAGTGGGAATTTATCATAACCTTCTATCTGTTGTTCACCACCAAGCATATTATTCAATGCAGACTCAATATCTTCTTGACTTGGACCTTCAGGTGGCTTAGGTGCTTCTTCTGCTTTAGGTTGTTCGGCAGGTTGTTGTTCTTGTGTTCCTTGGTCTATATGTAAGAATGGATAAGAGTAACGAGGGTCTTGTTGACATACCCAGTTACCATTGTATTTAACCCATACCCATCCACCACCAGGAGCAGTTGTCTCTAATTCACCTACATCTATAGTAGTACCTTTAGCAAGTTTACCTACTATACGAGTTTGTATAGATGGACCTTGACGAATATTAAGTCTTGTTTGTCTTGTTGTAACGGTCGCAGTTGCCATAGTATACAACTCCTTCCTTTCCTTTATAAATTATTATGTGTTGCTTTAAGCTAATGTTTTTTATAGGGTTTTTCAATAAATGTGATGAATTTATATATTATAAATATGGATACTTAATTTAATAGAAAGGATAATTGGTTACAACAAATGGCTAGAAGAAAGAGTAGTAATAATAGAGGTATAGATTTAAAGAACGGATTAAAATTGATAGAATCCGTGATTAATCTAATGACAAATGAAACTATCCAAAAGAGTATATTTGGAGAGTACTCGGATGGTAATACTAGAAGTATTATGGATAGTTTAAATGGAGAAGTGCTATCACCTAAGCAAAAAGCCAGAAAGCTTTATAAGAAGAAAAAGAAAGCTGGTAAAAAGAAATTAAAATTATAAGATAATTATATAATATTATGATGTAGTCGTATAATTAATATTAACATATTAAAGGAGAAAGAAATATATGAAAAAGAAAGATGAAATATTAAGTTGTGGTTTATTTGCAGTAGGTTCTATAGCTTGTACATTTCTCTCAGCAGCTCTCGGAGCTATATCTGTAGCGAAAGGTATTAAATGTGCAAATGATGAGAAAAACAAGGATATACTCCGAAAGGAGTTAGAGAGGTTTGATTCATAAAAATATTCGGGTAGAAGATTAAATTCTTCTACCCTTTATTTTTTTTATTTAAATCTTGCATTATATTTTCTACCATACTCGTCAGTTGCTATCATGGTAGATCTATTAAGAGATAATTTAGACTGTATTGGTAATGGATAATCTGATATTACATTTCCATTACTATCTGTAGCAATATACTCATAGTCATCTAAATCATCTTGATTTATTAATACTGATAATTTAACATCTTGATTTTCATACTTAAGATATGCATCAACATCTTCACCCCTATTATCTATTTCTCCTAAGTCAATATTTCCTATTGCTGAAGCAAATGCATCATCATCCATATCATCAATAGTAAGATTATCCGTATCATTAATGATAGCTCCTCTATTACTAATGATACCTTTAAGGTATTGAGCCGCATATGAATTAAGGTCTTCACCTTCTAATCCACCAATTCCTTTTTCTTTAGCTTCTTTCATTGCTAGTTCAGCTATAGTTTTCTTTAATCCGATTTTTTCTTTAACTAAAGAAACAGATAACTGTCTTGCTTGAGTTAATGTAGAAATTAAATCTGTAGTAAATTTACCCAATCCACTAGAAGTAGTCTTCCTACTATTCATAGCATCATATTTAGACTGTAAACTCTCTACAAATCTATTCTGGTCTACTAATAGGTTATTAAGTAAAGCTCCTTCAGTTTCAAATTCTTTATTATAATCAGTTAACTCATCTTTCTTCTTGTGTTTATTTTTTTTCTTCTTACCACCATCTTCAGCAAATATATTCTTAACAGATTTAGTTCTTATCTTATTATTAGACAATGTGGTTAATGTAGTTAGCCACATACTGGCAGTATCTTCATTATCCTCATCTTCCTTATCTTTTTCTTTCTTTTCTTTTTTACTATTAGTAATTAGAAATGGTACAGGTTCATTAGATAAATTATCTAAATCTTCGAATACTTTTTTCTTTCGATTTATCGGTAATTCATACTCATCAAACAATGAGCTGTCTTTATCTTTCATACAATAAGTATTTCCTTTCTTCTATATGATTTACTGTTTTGTTAAATCTAAGTATTTTAATATAAGCTAAAAAACAGAACCCTAATTGAGAATTATGTAAAGAATAAGAAAGGGTTTTATAGAAGAATTATGATGAATATTACTAAAGATAATGCAATGCTATTAGATATTCAATATGTAAGACCGAATAGAAATAAGAACTTAAAAGATTGTCTTTATTATATATATAAGAATTTAGACAATGGCGAAAAATATTTAGAGATTAAAGAAGAACCTGAAATAGACATATATTTTACTAAACCAGAATATAGAGACCATAAATATCATAAAGATTATGAGCATTTAAGTAAATTAAATAAAGTAACTACAAAGGTTACTAATATAATTCCTACTATAGCAAAAGATGCTGGACCAGAAGCACAAGAGTTTTTAAGACAGATTTATAATTCTAAAGATTATAGTAAATTGAAAGAGTTTATGACATATCCTTATTGTTATGCAGCAGATTATGGTCCCCAATCATTTCATAGAATAAAATGGTTAAATGAATTATCTAATAATAGACCTAAACCAATAACAAAAGGATTCTTAGATATAGAGACAGACTCTATAGATATAAAAGGATTTACTGATGCAACAACTTGTCCAATAGACTTAGTTACTCTTATGGATAGTAATACTATGACGAGTTATACATTTGCTTTAGTAAATAGACAAATTAAAGAAGTTGAATTAACTTCTGATATGAAGAAAAGCGATTACAAGTATGAGATAGAAAGAAGAAAGTTATACGAGAGAAGACATAATAGTGAAAAAGAACTAATGGACAATATTGATGACTTCATTAAAGAATTACATGATGATTTCGATGAATCTTATGGTAATATAGACTATAAATTTTACTTCTATGAAGATGAAGCTAAGATGTTAGTTCATTTATTACAATTAGTCCATTATCTTAAATTAGATTTTATACTTATATGGAATATGGGATTTGATATTCCATATATATTAAAAAGATTAGAGGTATTAGGATTTAATCCATCTGATATTATGTGTCATAAGGATTTTCCTAATAAGCAATGTTATTATAAATATGATAAGCATAATTATAATCCTAAAGAGAAATCTGAATATTTCTTTTGTAGTAGTTATACGATATGGTACGACCAGATGGCTTTATATGCATCTATAAGAAAAGGTGGTAAAGAAATAAGGTCATTAAGATTAACCGATATTGGTCATGAAGAAATTAATGATGATAAGTTAGATTATTCAGAAGAAGGAGATATTAAGAGATTCTCTTATAGAAATTATAAGAAATATATTAAGTATAATATAAAGGATGTTTTACTTCAATATGGTATAGAAAGAAAAGTTAATGATATAGACTTATTATATGTCTATAGTTATAATAATGGAACTCCTTATGAGTCAGTATTTAAACAAACTGTAAAGCTTAGACAATTACAATATATTTACTATTTAAAACAAGGATTAGTTCCTGGAAATAATATTAATATATTTAATGATAATAATGAAGATGATAATAGAGTATTAGATGAAGAAGAAAAAGATATAGAAGATGAGGATATTGATACAGATGTTGCATTTGAAGGTGCATTAGTTGGAAACCCCGTATTAAATTCTAATGTGGGTATGACTTTATTCGGGCATCAGTTTAATTCTGTATTTGGATATTCTATAGATATGGATATGGGTGCATTTTATCCATCTACAGTTATATCTCATAATATTGCAGCAGCTTGTTTATACTTTAAAGCATTCTGTTCACATAAGCAATTTGAATATAATGGTGGTAAATTAAAATTCAATGGATATACAAATATCCCAGTAATTAAAACTAATGATACTTTATTAGATGATGATGTCGCTAAAGAATTATTTGATAATTTCCAAACCGGTAATTACATTTCATTTGGACATAAGTGGATGAATTTACCAACTGTAGCAGATATTTATAATAAGTACTTAGAAGAAACAAAAGGAGTTTAAGATAAATGGCTAAAAAAGAAAAAAGCAGTAGAGAATTATATTTAGATATGTTAACTAAGATTAAATCAGTATTTAATAAAGATATCTATATTTATAATAGAAGATATATAATTGCTGGAAATGAATCTTATAATAACATAATTGGAAATATATATTGTAAGTTAAATACTAATTATGATTTTTTTAGTGACTTACCAGTAAATACTAATAATAATATTATTATTTATATTCCATCTGTAGTAGATGAGAAGAAAACTGAAGTTGGTACTTTAGCTCATATAGTAGATAATGATTTAGAGATTCATAAAGTTAATAAAATAATCAATCAATTTAATGATATTCCATCAGAATTTATTATATGGAAAAAGTTAACCGAGCAATTATCCGATGAAGCTATCTCATTAATTTTTAATGAGAATAACTGTTATAATCTTCAATGTAATTCCAAGGAAATTACAATATCCAAACAGATATTACCATTAGTAACGGCTAAGAACATTGATGATGTCACATTCTCATTTAAGATAGATGAAGAGAATAAAATAAATAAGATATTATTTTTAATTATGCATAAATATTTTGATATTTATGCTTTATATAAATTTATAGCATAAATTTAATAGAATTACCATTAATAAGAAGACATAGTAGAATTCTTATTAATGGTAATTATTTACCGTAAAATATACCAATTTAACAATTTCCTAATATAAAACCCTTATTAAAATAAATAATAAGAATATTATTTACGGAAAGGAGTTAATTAAAAAAGAATTTGAATGGCTAATGAAAGTAAGACAACAAAAAATGTCAATAAGACTAATAAGAATTTATTCGGTAATATAAATTCGTTAATAGATAAATTACATGCATCTGCTTTTGGTACATCTTCTAACACAGATATAGATAGACTAAATGATAGATTTTCGAATTTCTTACAAGCTGAATCGGATACTTTTAACAGGAGTAATACTCAAGATAACAACCAGTCATTTATACAGAAATTATTTGATAAGAACGATAATAATCTTTCAAATAATAATCAAGAAATTATTGATCAATTAACTAATATCTTTGATAATAAAGATATGGATAGTATGGCTCAATCATTCATGGATGAAGTTTATAAAAATAAGCTTCTTAAGTTAAATGACTTACATGAAGTATCTACTCAGTTAATAGAGTTAAGAGAGTCTATATTAATTACAAGAGATGCGATTATATCTTCAGATATTGTAGAAGGAAGAATGTCGAGATTACTTAAATTCGATGCTACAGGATCTAATAATAATGCAAAGAATATAAGTATTGTAGAATCTATGGAAAAGAAGTTTAGTCTTCAGAATAAGATTAAAGACTTTATTATCCCAAGAACTCTGGAATATGGTATGTATTATGCATATGTGATACCATATTCCAAAATTTTCTCTGACTTTATGAAGTATAAAGAAAAGAGAAAAAATAAAATGGGAATTATGATGGGAGAGTCTACACTATATGAGAATGTAAGACTTAATGAAGACTATGATGACTTCACTAAAGTATTTAATGAAAATTATTCTATACATAGTGAAAGTAATAATCCTAAAGAGAATAAAGAAGCTATTATTAAGAATAATGAACTTAAAAATATCTTTGATAATAATCTAAAATCTATATTAGAGAATGTAAGTATATGTAATGACGCTATACCATTACCAGTAATGGAAGAAGGATATGATAGTATTAAATTCTTCGGAGATAAATGTGTTGATGAAGTATTTAATGAAAAGAATTATCAGATAGATGATATCGGTAGTGATAGTTACTTTAATACCGTAATGAAAACAAGTGATGCAGGAACATACGATATTAAAGATAAAAAAGAAGATAGTAATAAGAATTATGAAAAAGATTTTAAGAAAATTCATGATTGTTATATTAAGATGATAGATCCAAAAAATATGAAACCGATTAAGATAATGAATAAAGTAATTGGTTATTACTATCAGACTGCTGAAGAAATATCTGGAGTTAATGGAAGTATATTATCTCCTACAAGAAATAGTATATCTGAATTAACTAACTTACAGAATAATTCTAACTTAGTAGATATAATTGCTAAGAAGATAGTTAAATCGTTTAATAAAGATTTCTTAATGAATAACCCTAAGTTTAAAGAGTTAATTATGGAATCTTTAATGTATTATAACTTAAACACTACTAAGATAAGATATCAATTTATCCCAGCAGAATATATTATAGAGTTTAAAATATCTGAAGATGAATATGGTAATGGTACATCAATGATAGAAGGTTCTTTATTCTATGCAAAACTCTATCTTATGTTATTACTATTTAAGATGATGAGTATTATTCTTTATAGTAATGATACCAGAGTTAACTATATTAAGAATTCTGGTATAGATAAGAATGTAAGAAAGAAGATAGAAGAGATTGCAAGAATAAAGCAACAAAGACAGATTAATGTAATGGATATGTTCTCTTATACCGGATTGATTAATAAAATAGGTATCGGTACAGAAACCTATATTCCTACAGGAAGATCTGGTGAAAGAGGAATAGAGACTGAGATATTACAAGGTCAAGATGTACAGATGAATTCTGACTTAATGGATAATCTTAAAAAAGGTTATATCTTAGGTACAGGAGTTCCTGATGCAATTATTAACTATCTTAATGAAGCAGATTTTGCTAAATCTGTAGAATTAGCTAATACGAGATATTTAGGAAGAGTCGTAAATTATCAATTAGACTTTGCTGAAGGAATCACTAAACTATATCAGCAGATAATGAGATATTCTACAGAGATAGAAGATATGGATATTAATGGATTTGAATTTTCATTTGCTCCACCAAAAAATACTAATACACAAATTAAAGGTGATATGATAGGTAACTTTGAAACTTTTGCCACATGGGTATTAGGAATGACAATTGGACAAAATGAATTAGATAACCCTGAGAATACAGAAGTTGTTAAATTACTTAAGAGAAGTTTAGCAGAAGACTATTTACCAATGATTAACTTCAAGAGTATTGATGATGCATATGAAAATGCGATGATTAAAGGAACTGGAAGAAATATAAGACCTAAAGGTGAAGAAGTATTAGACGATGGTAACTTAGGATTATAAAAAAATAATAGGTTGTGGATAGTATATGTAATTCAGCTTTTACATATACTATCCACATTTGCTTTGACTCTTACATCAAAGCAAATGCTTTACAACCTATTATTCTTCCTTCCTCGTCTCTGACAGGGTCAGAGGTGATGAGTAAATCATCACATCTTCTTCCTTGAGACTTTGCTGCACTCACTGTGAGTGCAGAGAGGATGTAGAAGGTTCCATCCTCATATGCGGGAAGCCCCATCACTTCCCCGTATGTGTTTCTGGTGAGACGGTATGGGAAACCGTCTACCTCTACCTCTTCGGTAGACATACTGGCTCTTGCGATTCCCTCTGAAGGGAACTCTGCAAGAACCTGATTGTCCTGGCTGAACAGGACAATCTTATGTGGGGTTAAATTAATAACTTTCATATTTTTCTCCTTTAATATGTATATTTATTTTACTACAGATAAATAGTATATCATCGTATATAGATAAAATACGGTATAAATAAATCAATTTAACATAGTAGTAAGTAACTTACCTTACTTATAGATACTTATTTATTGATTAAATGAAGAATATAGAGTATGTGGAATTAATCTTCCCATACTCTATATTTTTTATAAGGATTTCTATGTAACTTATGATAAATCCTTATTTTCTCATCAAAACAAGTATATAATCAAAAATTAAGATATAATGAAAGGAGATATATATGGCACAAACAGTACAAATAGTACCTCGTTATTTGCACTCTCATGTTGAGACAGTCATTAATGATTATACAACATTTGATGATACTCCACCAGTGGAAGTCGATGACAGTGTCAAATTTCTAGCCGTATTTATGGGTCCTCAGGGTATTGATAATACTTTGGTTAAAGTAAAAAATACTAAGGATTTTGAAACAATATTTGGTAGATCAAATTATGCTTTATATGGTCAGCCTATGATGATGGCGGAAGCGGAACTTAGAAGTGGAGAAGCAAGTGTATGGTGTATGAGAATTATGCCAGATGATGCTAAATTTGCTAACTCAGTTCTTTCTGTTTATTATAAACCTGATGTTGCTAAGAAGAAATTCCGTATTAAGTTTAAGGCTAAGGCTCTTATTAATGCATCTGCTGTTACATCTAAGACAGACTTACTTGCTAAAGGTCAAACTTTAGATGGTACTCCTGGTGGTGATGGATTATACAAAGATGCTGATGGTTATATCCAGCTTCCTCTAATTACATTTAGAGCTATGGGTAGAGGAGCTTATGCTAATAACTACAGATGGAGAATGGCTCGTAATAAGGACTGTGAGAATGATTATAATGTTAAGATGTATTCATTCGAAGCCCTTAGTGCTACTAATGGAATATCCACAATAGCAACTTATAGAGGAACAGTTGTTGATTCAGAGAAGTTTAATAGATCTACACTTATCAATGATATCGTAGATGATTCAGAAACCGGAATAGCTCCTATAGATATTCAGGCTTATGAGAACAATTATCAACTTCTTTATGAAGCTTATGTTAAGTTCTTAAAGGATGTTGAAACAGCTACTACTCCTGGAACAGTTAAGCATGTTCCTACTATAGATGAATTTGACCCATTCTTTGCTTATGGAATGGCTAATAATATCAAAGATGAATTTATATACTTCACAAAGGTTAAGAGTCCTGGTGTTGAATCACAAGCCGGATACGATGCTGATAATTATACAGAGACTAATGACATTATCCAAGTAGATAATGTTGAAGGAACTTTACTTGCAGGTGGTTCAGATGGAGCTTTTGCTAATGCTGATGCTAATGCAAGAGACCAGGCTATTGCTGCTACATATATTAAAGCTTTTAATGGTTCATTAGACCCAATTATATTAGCTAATAAGAGAGTTCCGGTTGATGCTATATTTGATGCTAACTATCCATATGAAGTAAAGAAAGAACTTGCAGCTTTATCACTTGCAAGAAATGATTGTATGTGCTACATTGACTGTGGACTTGTAGAGTCTTTCTCTTCTGGTAATCAGATGAAGTTGATTGAGAACTATGGTGTATTTAATACTAGAGGAATTTCAAAGAATCCTCAGTGGTATACAATCAAGGATCCAATTACAAGAAAGAGAGTTCCGGTTACTATTACATATTTCTTTGCAGAAAACTATGCATCTCATGTAAGAGATAATGGATTCCATATTCCATTTACTAATGTATATGCACAGCTTAGTGGACATATTAAGAATTCACTTCAGCCTGCTGTTAATGAGCATGAGTCATCTCTTAAGGAGTGGTTATACACTAATAGATTCAACTACTTTGAAGCAGTTGGTGAAAATGTATTCAGAAGAGCTTCACAGAATACTTCTCAGATAGTTAATAGTGATCTTCTTGAAGAGAATAACATGACTACTCTCTTTAGAATTAAGCATATACTTGAAACAGATGCTAAGGAGAGATTATATAACTTTGCAGAAGCTGATGATAGAAATCTCTTTACTGCTTATGAGACAGCTAAGTTCTCTTCATGGATTGGTCGTATGTTACAGTCATTTACTATAGATTTCCAGATGAATGAATTTGAAGCTGAAAGGTCAATTCTTCACTGCTATGTAACTGTACAGTTCAAGACCCTTAACAAGAGAACTATAATCGAAATTGATGTTAATAAACGCGACTTCGGTGCATAATTAAAAATACTATAGAAAGGAAATATTAGAAGAATATGGCACATACTATACAATCCAATATTCATAATCATACATTTGATCAGTTGGATAAATATGCATTATTCCTAAGTGGTTTAAATGTAACCCATGATGTTCTTCAGTCTTACGACCCACTTAAAACTGGTTGGGGAAGAATCTTCATGGTAAGAAAACCTCTTATGGTATGGAATTTGCTACCAGGTAAGTTAAAGAAGTTTAAACATATATTAGAGTTTGCAAATACAGGTGTTTCCGGTCTTAGTGATATGACAGTTAACTTTGCTAATATTAGTGGTGGTTATGCTGGTAGATCATTTGAAGTACCGACAGTTGTAGATGATAGTACAAACTCTTTTACTATAAAGACATATGAGTTTTCAGGTTCACCGATGAGAGAGATAATCCATTTCTGGATTAATGGTGTTACTGATGTTCAGACAACATTCTCTCATTATTATAATCAAGCAGGTTTGGAAGTTCAGCAGGCAAATCATACTGCTGAGTTTATTTATGTTGCTACAGACCAGACTGGTAAGAATATAGAGTATGCTTGTATGTTTGCTAACTGCTTCCCTAAGTCAATAAACGTTGACAGTTACAACTATGAAGCATCACAACATGATACAGTTCCACTTGATATAGAATTTTCATGTACTAAGTATGAGTCTCCGCAGATAAATGCTAAGGCTATGGAACTTTTACAGAAGTATACAATACTTACTAACTCACTTAACTTCCACTCCGGTATTACAAGTTCTGTTATTAATCAGAACGGTACTTCTAAGAAGACATACAATATTCAGACTGGTATGTTGGAAGAAAGATAAGCTGAATATATTAAACACTTGAGGCTACGCAAGTTTAAAGACTCTTACGAAGAGATGAGATTATGTATTTAAATAACATAATCAGTAGCAAGAGAGATAAGTTACTCTAAATTAATTAGTGTTAATAAATAATATAATAAAATCCTTAAAATTATTAAATTCATATACCCAGATTACAAATGGGTATATGAATTTTTTAAAGTAATTTTACCCTTAAAAAACATAGCTATAATGTTATATAAGGTATAAATATAACACTAAAAATACTATTTTTAAAGAAAGGAGTTATGTAAGATATTGAATGGCTAATAGAAAACTCCAAGTTCATTATAAGAAAATTTATAAAAATGGAAATGTAGATACTATATATTTCGTCAATAGAGCTAAAGATGTTATTGTTGATGAGAATGGTAATGTTAGATTAAATACAGTATTAGAAAGATTAGATAGAGTTGCTAATGGAGCTAATAAAACAGCTAAATCTGATAGTAACGGATATATCAAAATCAATGATGTTGATACCTTGGTATATGAACATCCTAAAACTGGTGTTACTGCTGGAAAGTATAATGAAGTAGTTGTAGACGATAAAGGTCATGTTGTCAGTGCAAGATATTCTAATATTTGGGGTGGGATTGTAAATGGTGATATCAGTACTGCGGTTGTTAATACCATAGGAAATTTCTATGAGACTAATCCTAATAATATACATCAGATAAGAAATGGTTGGAATATACAAGCTATTGTTAGTACTATAGGTGGTATACTTAAATTAGTAAAACCTCATGCATATCAAGATTATATTTATACAGGAAATCTCGAACCAGCTTTACAGAATAAACTTGCCAGAATGGTTGATGGTAGTAAAGTACAACATACTATACAACGCCCATATGATACAACTAACCGTGATATTAATAGAATAGCCAGTATGTATGCATTAGAGAAGGTGCAAGGTAGTGCTGATAGTTGTTGGAATGTGGCTAGTAGTAACGCTAGAAGATTGAATGATGTTGATACTATAATGAATAGACATTCGGTTATTTTAAGTAGACCTGGTAGTAACCTGAGAAATCAAGCAATAACATATCATATTCCTTTAACAAGCACATTTAGAGAGATATGGACTGAGAATAATTTCGAAGAAGGCACATATCTTGTCACATGTATTATAACATGTATAAATCAACCAACCAATCGTTTCTATAATTTCCAATTGTGTAGGAATAGTGAAGATAATGTATTTGATTCCGAAGGAGATATTAGTGCCCCTTATAGTATTGGTAGTAAAACTATAAAAACATTAGGTACTTTCATATATATACCACAAGGTGGTCGTATGTTTTTAAGATGTAATTCTGGAACTGATAGTACTAATCCAAATTCTCAAGGAATTGTTATTGAGCATGTGTGGTATCAAATATGTAGAGTTTGGTAAAAGAATATTTATAAATTTAGAAAGGAAAATTATAAAACTACTATGACGAAAAATTTCATAAATATGGACATATTCATAGAAGCTAAAAACTTCTATGTAGATAGACTTAATGATATCGATAATGTATATTATGATTATGAATATTCCCTATTAGAGTCTAAGTTAAATTTTGATTTCTTTGATGATTACTTATTAACAGAGGCAACTGATGACGCTGTTAATGAAAAAAAGAAACAAGGAATTTTAGCTAAGATTGGTGATGCAGTAATGGGTGCAATAAAGAAACTAATTGGAATTATGGACACATTCGTACAAAAATTTCAAGAGTTTGTCTGGAGTAGAAAGAGTGATGATAGGAAGATAGATGAACTCATAAGATTACATCCAAGACTTAAAGATGAAATAGTTGCACATAAGAAAGATTTAAATTTACAAGATATAAAATCTGTTAATGATATTCTTAATGGTACTTATAGTGTAATTAATCAGATTAATAAAGGTAAAATAAGTGAACCTGAAGCTAAGAGTAAGTTTGATAAACTTGTAGATTTTGCTAAGAATAAAGCAACACCTATATTATCAACTGCTACTGCTGTTATTACATTTACTGTCGCAGCTAATGAATTACTTCCTAAGATGACTAAAGCTAAATTAGATTATGAACAGAATAAAGCTTCACTGATGCAGTTAAAAAAAACGGCTGATGAGGCTGCAAAGAATAGTAAAGACGCTGGAACCATAAGTAAATCAAGATTAATATCTTCTTTGATAGTAGGTGCTTGTAGTGCTGCCGCGTTTATTATTGGAAAGAATTCAGCTACTATGAATAAACTTAATAGTGCAGTAAATAGAACTGTTGCAAAGTATGAAAATAAAGAACCGGAATCTAAATAAGAAAGGTAGGTATTTCGTATATGCCAAATAATGACGCATTAGTAAATATTCTATTTTCTAATATAGATAATCTTAATAATTATGATATTAATGTATTTGATAGTAAATTAAATACATATACAGAAGATGGTGATACTTTTATTAATAATCTTAAAGCTTCTATGGACAGTAATCCTTATAGTAAAGAATTTGCATTATTGAAGTCTAAATTATCAGAAGTTACAGATTCATTATATAAGACAAGAGAAGTTAATAAATTTTTTACAAATATTAAGGATTATATTAAACTAGAGAAACTTCCAATAACTATAGCTGTAGAAGATACTGACATAGTAGATAGCGTTAATCCTCAATATCTATCTCAATTTATTAATAATATTACTATTAATATACAGTCGGTTATTGATGGTAAGAATAATTATGAGACTTTACAATCTTCTTATCTATCTAATGATTATTTAGTTACCATGAAAAAATCATTAGTAAAAACTTTGATACCGTATGAATTGGATAATACTGAATTATATACTTATCAGAATAAGAAGATAGTTACGGTTAATAAGGAATTCATTATATCTGTATTATTACCATTTACCAGTTATGTAAGTTCATATATAGAGAAAACTACAGAATTAATTAAAGATACTAATAGAGTAATTAATGATAATGAAGTTACTATTAATAATATAATGAGTGCAATGAGTTCATTAGAAGAATTGGATAGTGATACATTAAGAGATATAGAAAGATACGTTTACGAATCAATAAGAATGTATAAGACCCTTGTTTATTATATTATCTATATGATAATGAAAAAACTATCATCTATGCAATTTGATATTGATGCTTATTACTCATTAAGACAGAAATTATTAAGTTTTCATCCAGAAGGTTCAAGAGTAATGCATGAACATGTATTGGATGGAAATCCTGAAGATGTTGACAGTACTAATACATTGAGTAGAGTACTTAATGGGGATTATTCTGTATTTAAAGCTATATTAGATAATCTTTATCATACATATAAGTATAATATGGCTAATAATACAGATATTAATGTATTCACCTCTATGAACAAAACCGATGAATATGATAGAGATATTTACATAGTACTTAATAAATTATTCATTATTATTAATTACGGTTTAGAAACTTTAAATTCTTTATCTGATAAGGATATGATATCAACATCTGATGTATTAATTAAATCTGATTTAGATAAACCATTATCAGAAACTTATTCAGATGTAATATCAAGACTATCTGATATAGATTTATATAAAGATAATAGTGATGTTAGAAATCCTTTAGGTAGTGCTAAGATTTATCTATCTATGTTAAATGAATTAGATATTGCTCGTACTTCTATGTATGAAATAGTTAAGTCTATTTATAATACATATAATAATTATCTTAATATAAAAGAAAATCTTATTGGTAAATTGAATAATATAGAGTATAATAATCAAGAGAAGATAAAAGAATTATGTAATAGGTTAAATTCATTTAATAGTGAATATAGAGAATTTGTAAATAATATAACTAATACAATGATTAATAGATATAGGGATATATCTAATCTATTAGATAATTTAGAGTCTACAATATTTAAGAGTAAAGAATTATTTACCCTTAATCTAAATAATCCTGATACAGATAATTCATTAAATAGTGCATTAATAGAATCATATTCTAATATGTGTAAGATTGATATGGATTATATATTAGAAAGTAGAATGGGTGAGTATAATACTATAAGGAATTTACATGAGTTTGGAATAACCTTATTTGAAGATGGTGATAATTTAGCTACTAATGCTAATCAGAGTAATACTAATAGTAATTCTAATACAACCACAAATACCAATACATCTAATACTAATACCAGTAGTAGTGGTAGTACAGATACTAGTGTTAAAGGTGCATTAGATAAACTTATTACTACAATAACTAATTTCTTCCAGAAAGCTGTAAATAGTATTAGAGGTGTTGTTGAAAAGCAAAAAGGTAATGTATCATGGTTAAATGATAAAGCTAATGATATATTAAATAAGGTTAACTATAATAATGTGAATATTAGTATAGTCCCATATGATAAATACTTTAAGGCTGATGAATTACTTAATAATATGAATGATTTAGATAATAAGATTAAATCTATTACAGTAGACCAGATTAAGAATACTTTTAATGGTAATAGAGATGCTCTTAATAGTTATTTATTCTCATTTATAGATAATGGATTGCTTCAATCTAATTTAGGAAACTTCTTCCCATTCTTAAAGACTTATTACAAGACTAAAGGTAAGAAGGTTGAGGCTGTTCCATATAAAGGTGCTGAAGTAAAACAGGTTGCAGAATTTGCAATTAATTACTGTAAGAGTTATTATACTGATTATTCAGATAAAGTATTAAAAGCATCTGAGAATATAAAGAATAGCTTAAATAATAAAATAACAGCATTAACTGATGATGTTATGAAAGAATCTGTGGATTTATTCTTAGAGGATACTAATACAAATAATAACCAGAATAATAATGCTAATCAGAATAAACCTAATAACAGTAATAACCAGAATAAGGGTAATAACAAAGGTAATAATAAAGGTGGCAATAAATCTAATGTAGGAAATACTAAAGTACAAGTAAATGCTACAGATGATAATGGTAATAAAGTAGATACTAAAACGAATACTAAAGCTACAACTACATATGTTAAAGTATTTAGAGATTTGGCATCTTCTGTGGAAAATTATACCGCTTCAGTACTTAATACTACTAAAGATATTAACTTTGATTATTTACAATTATTAGATGGGTTGTATAAGTTGATTGGTAATAAATCTGGTGATAATAATGTAGAGGTTAATAATAACGAGAATAAAGAAAATACCAATACAGATAATTTTAATAATAATACAGAAAATACAAATAATAACCAAAATAATAATAGCAATAATAATCAAAATGCTAATAATAAGAAATAAATTAATTGTGTATATAGGTGATAATAAACCTATATACACAATTATCTTTCTTTAATCTTTTAAATTTAGTATATCATCAGTGATAAAGTGCTGTTTAATTTTATCACTACTGATATCTTCATTATACTTAATTTTAATATACTGTGAACTTTTATCTTCTAAACTCAATGATTTATCGAAGACAGAACCATATTTTTTTACAGTTTCGTTCAAATATGTCTTATTCACAGTAGATACTCGATTAACAAATCCATTATTAAATTCTACTTTAATATTCTTAATTCCTTTAAATCTTTCTTGTATATAAAGAATAACAGATTCCCCATTTTCATAATCTTCTGGTAAGTTAAATACTAACCTCAATTTACCATCTATTCTATCATTCTTAATATTATTAGTAATCTTATCTAATTCTTTAGATAGATTATCCATAGATTTAAATATAATACTATTATATCCATAATAAATAGTATTATATTTAGTAGCCAAAGTATTAATAATAAAATTAGATTTATACTTATTATTCTTATAGGTAAAATGGTAAAATCCTTTATCTTCTTCTTCTCCAAATTTTGTTCTTGAGAAACTTCCACAATAATGAATATTATCATTAATTGTAGAATTTATATGATAGTGCCCAAAGAATACTTCTCCTTTACATATATGAGATAATTCATTAGAATTAAAAGTAGGGACTTTTAATCTATTAGAATTAGTAGATTTTTTATTTACATGAACTGAAGATGGCATTAATTCGTTAATAACCCCATGTCCAAATATATAATCATATTTATTCTCATTATTAAAATAATTCTTATAATAATCTGACTTATTATAGATATATTCTTCGGGAACATATAAAATCATCATATTATTAATACACTCTTCTTGTACAGTTTTAATTAATCTATAATCTATATTAGAGTTATTTATCCATTCATTTAAATATTCATACTGGTTACATTCGTGTGATTCTGTACCATAAACAATTCTTAACTTAGCGTTAAACTTCTTAATTATATCTATTAATTTAATCATAAATAAAGAAGCATAATAAGTATGATTATCATTAAGATATAATAACTTATCAAAATAATCTCCAGATATAACCACTAAATCTAAATTATCTACTTTCAATGAAATATAGTCTAATAACGAATATTGTAACTCATTAAATAATTTAGACGAGTCCATAGACCCAAAATGTATATCTGAAAAAACAATCCCTTCAAATTTCATTTAAGATAAAATCCTTTCATTGTCCGATTATAAGAAAGTAAATTCGTATTTTAAGTATTATTAAATATATACTATTTATGTGTAAAATAAATATATTTAAGGGTGGAGATAATATCAAGAGCCCAGGAGTTAATATGAGAAAGAAATTCGATTACACAGAAACACTTAATTCAGCTATGGAAGTTGTGTCTGCTCCACACAACAACTTTAGCAGACCGACCCTGATGAAAATCGCAGCTCAGCTCGAAGCCGCGAAGTCAGGGTTAGAGAGAGGTGAGGAGTGGTACCTCTCTAAATTCAAGGACACTCCACCATACGTTGAGAAGGACTTAGCTGAAGCTGAGTTCCTTCTTGACAATATTGAGGCTAGGTTAGAGTGCGTTCTCTAATCTAACCACAATAAAAAATAAGAACTGTGGCATGAGCAACCATAGTTCTTATTTTTTTTTGTATAAGCTTATATAATATTAATATGTAATAAAAATATTATTAATAATATTAAAGGAGAAAAAGAAATATGAATAATGAAAATGTAGTTACAAATCCAAGGTTATTGAACTTTGAAAATATGTGTTCCGAGAAGAATATTAATTTTACTGGTTATATTGACCATGTGGAGTTTTTACAAGCATATGATGATAAAGTCGTTTCAAATTTACTAGATGAACCACTTTTTATTGATGATGACTGTGATCTTATAATAAACCGTATTATCAGATATCTCATGAATAATACTGATAAGAATTTCATAATGTATATGTCTACTCATTACGTATTACTTAGGTCTAGCTATAACGAACTAGACAATATGGATACTGTAGATGATATTATGTATAATGGAAATACTCTACATATCTATAGTAAATATATCTCATCAAATAGAAAGACTAAAATTATTAATCATAATAGGTTATGGGCATATAAAAATAATACTATATATGATAAATTAATATTTGATAAGGAACTATTTCAGTGTCTTAAGCTTAGATATAATAATAGATTACATACATCATTTAATATAAATACCGATAAATACTCAAATAACATAATAGCAATAGACTGTTGGGAAGATTACGATTACTACTCATCTAAGGATACACTTATATCAGATTGGTCTCATAATAAAACCATAATAAATAAACTTGTTAAATATCCAGATGATTCTAAATTCTCTATAAAGAATTCATATAAATTAATATATTCAAAATATGAGTTAGATGAAGAACCAACTGGTGAATTCTCACACTTTATAACTGGTAGAATAGAATTTGTTTGTGGTTTAAATATCTTTTCATGCAATGTTGAAACTGGTGATGATGTTACAAAGGATATACTAACATATATAGATTATTTAGGTGGTCGCAAATCAAAACTTAAAGGAGAAAAGAAATATGAAGGTTATGCTAATTAAAATAACTAAGAATATCTACGGATTCGAGGCTATTAGATATGATGAGAATATTTATGATCCGCATATATATGATATCATTGCTTTTAAAAATAAGCACCATAATGATGTTTCCGTTATCAGAATAGAATATATTGATAAGGTAATTGATGCTGAGGATTATGATATAGATAATGTGCATGAATTTCTTTCATGTATAAAAATACCAAACTTTATTAAATTCGCTATTAATAATAATATAGCATATGATTACATAATTAATGGAGTTGATTTGTTATATGTTGATAATAGTAGTATCTTTGTAAAAGAAGTCACTAGCAGTAAGTATATAAAAGGCAGTTGTCATTTATCTCTTCCGTTATATGATATAATTAAAACTAATGATAAATATTTCATATATAAAATTTACGATAAATTCATATCGATGATGATGAGTAATATCAAATATGATGATATAGAATGTGTTGATAAAATCATATATAATGGGGAAGTTAAATATATTTACACAGAACTGTTAGAACTTGACAATATTAGACTTATGTATGATTCAGACATCACACATCTGGCAAAGATTAAGTTACCTCATAATGAATATATGTATAGTAAAATATATAATAAGTATAATAATGTAGTTAAAGTCTGGGATATTATTGAAGAAGAAGATGATCTGGATGGTATGTATACAGAATGTGATAGAATTTCTGAAATTTATGACAATACTACAATATTTGGAAATATTGATTGTAATTGGAAATTTGATAATACATACGAAGATTTATTGAACCTATTTAAACATGATGACTCTATAATATCTGAATTGAATAAACAGTTCAAATACAGGGGCGATAGTCTAACGATATCAACAGATTCAAATGTTATGTATACAATATCAGATTACGAATTATCGAAAGATGATAAATTGTATAAATATGTTACTAAGAGATTAGAATATGTTGGAATTGTTCATCAATATAATATAGGATGTAAATCTATTTCTAATGCTGTAGTTAGCGTGTATAAAATATCATCTGAGAGATGGTAGTATTCTATATAAAATATAACCTGAGTTTAATACTTGGGTTATATTTTTTTTATCGTATATATATATATTGATTATATACTATTTATCTGTAAATAAAATAAATAGTATATATTAAAGGAGAAAAAATATGAAAAGTATAATAGTTGAAATAGAAGTTAATGATAAAAATTGTAATAGAGCTTTTGAAACAGATGATACGATATTATTGAATTATGATGAAAGTTTATATACCCCAAAGGTGTATGATAACATCATATACACAGATATTGATTATGATGACATTATCCACATGTCAAAAATACTTTCAATATACGAACCTAATGAGGAGCTATATCAAGAGGTTGATGAGATATATAATTTAGTAGCAAGTTTTAGGCTACCAAATATAGAGGAGTTCTGTATCGGTAATAGAATACCATATGATGGAGTCTATTATAATGCAAATTTAAAATACATCAATAACTCTACAATATTTAACAAATATGGTATATCTTCAATAGATAGTGTTTCAAATAGTAATATCGGTTTTCCAATATATCATGCTTTGAAAAAGCAGGATATTGAAGAGGTGTATGAAATATCAGATAAATATATTTCGTTCATGATATCAAAGGATAAAGTGGACGGTTTTGATGCATGCGACTCATTTACATATAAAGGAACCACCATGTATATCTATATAAAATATCTAAATGTAACATTTGATAAATTGGGTATCGTTATAATTGATGATTTGGAGAAGCTTTCTAAGTTCCATGATTGAATGATTTTTAATGGAGAGCTTTTCGCTTTCATCAAAGAGAAATGTCATAAGAAGATCTATAACTGGTTTATTGGTCATAGTTCAGATAATGAATATGGTTATCCGAAATATGATTATAATAAAGTCGAGAATATTCTTGAACTACTCGATCTTGAAGATTTATATAGGTATAATTACATACCTAGCGATTGTGAAATTTATAATCGTGATGATGTGCTAGAATATATTAAAGATATACCCGAACTAATCGGTGAAGGTAATCGCCTATATGATAACTTCGATGAAACTCAAGAGGTGAAATATTCATATTCTTATTCTTATATTTATAATGTAAATCATCTTAACTGTGAGGTAAATCCAGAACTTAAGAAATATATCGATAAACAGTTTGAATTTGTTGCGACTGTTAAAGATATAACTCTTATGTCACTATCTAACAATAAATATCCACTATCTACTTATGTCGTTAGTAGATAATGGATAACTTAAAAATATTAACCCATGAAATTAATCAGGGTTAATATTTTTTTACTTTGACTATATAATATTTATCTGTAGTAAAATTATTTATGTTAAAGGAGAAAATAAATATGAAAGTTATACAGTTAGAAACTATTAATGTTGAGAGTAGTAGAGTTTTCAAATATGATGAAAATAAAATTAGTATTCATATTGATGATCATGTTGTATTTAGATCTGATGATAATAGAATACATATAGTAGAAGTTGAAGAAGTTTATAGAGAGCCTGTTCTTTGGTATGATATTAAAGATATATCTGAAGTTATAGGGTCATTCAGGTTAGATAACTTTAAGAATTTTTGTATAAGTAATTATATATGTTATAGAAAATATATTAGGCATATTAACATATATCAGGTTATTGGGGATAAATTATGTGTTGCAGACAAGTCTTTTGTGATTGACTCTGAGCTTCCTAAGCAATATACTATGTATAATTTTATTGATGTAGTACATGATTGCCTATCTGATATTAATAACTATCAATTCGGGTATTTCGACTATGAGTACTTTGCATTTATTGCAAGTACAGAAGAAATTGAAGATATGGATAGTTGTGATACATTCAATTTTGAAGGCAAAGATATCCATATCTATAGTAAGAGAATTACTGATTTAGTTGAATCTCGTATATTTGAAACCATAGATAAAGTAATCGTGAACTACGAACAATTCTATTTCGATAAAGAAAGATTAGACCTATTAGATACTGCGTATAATAGTATGGTTCATTACGGAAATGATATACCAAGTATTTTTAAAGATAATGATGATTTGGAAGTATATCAATTAAATCCGTCATGGTACGATAGTGAATTATCTATAGATAAAGAATATGAAGATAGTATAGAAAATTCCTTGGTTAAGATGAACGAATGTTATAAAGACACTTCTATCCATAGGATAGTAAATGTGTATGTTTTATTTACAAAGAAAGAAATCACAGCATATCTTCCAAGTAATCTTAGTAAATTCATAAAACATAGACTAGCTTATATATCAGATTTAATAGAAGTTGGATTTAAATCAACTGCTCCTACACAAGATTCTAAAAAGACTAGAGCTAGAATTTATTATATCAAATAATTATTAATTCATTATCTAACATATAGACTAATTAGAAATTAGCATTTTTCTAATTAGTCTATATAATATTAATTAGATATCAATCATGTGTAGAATAATTACAATCATTATTCATTACATCATGTCGATATAAATTTATTTTTTAAATATGAAAGGAGTAACGAAAATGGCAGAAATGTATCGTTACAAGGGCGGTGAGTCCGAACATCATGATCCGGTCAGATTGTATAAGACATCGGACATACAGAATTATATTCAAGGTAATGTAAACACAGTTCTTTCTTTATTAAGAAAGAAAGATAAGGCTTATGTAAATATGCAAGATATTAATGTAAAAGTAGTATCATGGCAAGCAAGTCCAAACTGTATACCTTTCATCGTTCTTCTCCCACCGGCAGTATTAAAGAATGTTAATGAAAGTAAGAATAACGATTCTAACATACCATCTATATTCTATAATCTTGATGAAGAAGACCATCAGATTATGATAGATGAATTAGAGGCTATGTTTAAGATTTATGCTTACACAGAAGAAGACATTCGCGCATTAAAGAAATCAGAGAAACTACTTAATGAATTAAAGTTAAGTAGGAAAAATGCTATGATCCTTGCTAATATGGCTAGACCAAGATTTAGAAAGTTTAGGTCTGGTAATAGTGATGATGATAACTCTGATGCATATGTTATGTTTATCATTGACCCGATAAGGGTATTCCATGATATGATGGTAGATACCAGTAATCTTGGGGAACAATTTAGTGTTGACATAACATCAGTAGATAAAATCCGTAATGGGGAATATCGCTTTAGAGTTAAGAGGTCAAGAAATAGAGGAAAGAAGAAGAACAAGAATGGTATGAATATGTATAACGAGATATTAGCAGCATTAAGAAATAATGGCTAAATCTTAAGTTATACATTTTAAAATTAATAATAGATATACTAGAATTTGATCTAGTATATCTATTATTTTTTTATCCGTATTTCCTATATAAATAGTGATATACTATTTATGTGTAATAATAAAATAATATATAATAAGGAGTATTAATTATGTTAAAGCAAGAATGGTTAGTTAGAAGAGAAGGGAACTGTGCTCATGTTCCTTTTATCTCTAATAATGTAATTGAATATGTAACCGGAAACCAACTAACTTCAGATGAGGTTAACAGCCTCAGAGAGTTAGTCATTCAGAACAGAGACCTTGCGGACTGCTACATTTCCGACCAGGAGTTTATGTTTGATATGTTGAATATGGCAGATAAGTTAGAGGCTGCCATAGCCAAATATATCTAACATAAACTATCTCTATTATAAAATAAAACCTGTATATAGAATATCGTATATAGGTTTTATTTTTTGTCATTATCTATACTCTAAAAAACTTTCTCTTAATCAGAAACATTATTTTTTTTTTATAAAGAATATTTATAAACAGTGAAAGGGATCATAGAAAAAGCGTATGAATGGGAAGTATGATTTATATAATTCATTCTCCGTATGTTTTAATTTATTAAAAATTAAGTATGTAGATTTTGACGAGAGTTTTAACCAAATTGATTTAATTACACCTAGAGACAGTGTAAATGTATTTATTAATTTAGAGACGGTTTTAAATTATATAACCGGAGTTAAAGACATAGATAAGAAATTATTAACCGAAAAAGATTATGAAGATGTAATGGTTGTAGATATATTAAATCTTGCAGCCCATTATAAGAAGTTCTTTACTGGTAATAGATTAGATACGAAAGTTTTTTTATATATGACAGATTTAACCAGTAATGATTTTAAAGAGTATAAGTATAATGAAGATTATAGAAGTTATTATTTAAACAAGTTTAATACTAATCCTAAATTTACAATATTAGCAGATTCTATAATTAATAAAATAGTACCAGAGTCTTCCATGATATCAGAGTTTTTACCTAATGTATATTTTATTAATGCTAAGAATATAGAATCTTCTTTAGTACCTTATATAGTGTCTAAGAAATATCCTAATAGAAAAAATGTAATTATTACCGGAGATGTATATGATACTCAGTATATATTCATTCCTAATTTTGTAACTCATTTTATTAGGAAGTCTCCATTAAGAAGTAGTATAACCTGGACACTATATGATTATATTAAAGAGATTATTAAAAGAGATATAGATAATATGGAATTTAACTTACTTAAAAATATAAGTATGTACTTAAGTATGCTATCCGTAATTGGAGATAAAAATAGGTCAATTGATTCTATAAGGAGTGTCGGAGCACTTACTGTGATAAAGCAGTTACTAACAGGAATTAGTAAAAATATCATTAATTATGACACAAAATCCATAGACATAATTAAAGAAGTTTTCCCGATTAATATACAAGATGAATTAGCTAATAATTATTATCAATTCGATATTAAAGATAAATATGATAATTTATTAGAGAATGATATATTTAATATAGAAAGTCAGATAGTTGATAGATACGATAAAGATAGTTTAATTAAGTTAAATAATACTAAGTATTATAATCATCAACTAATGTTAGAAGCTTTAACCTCTTAAATAAATATTAATTAAGAAAGGTGTATTAATTTATTATGGCAGATACAGCTTTTATTTCATCGGAAGATACTAAAGAACTATGGAAATATGAAGTTACAGAATTTACTATACTTTATGCATCTTCCACATATAATGTGCCAGTAGAAAGAATTACTGCATTAGACATTATTAATGACTATGAAAAGAATATAGTCCCTATTATGAAATTAAATATGACTATAGAACCATCTGTATATAATGAAATCATTAAGAATAAGCAAAATATCAAATTAAAGATAAGAATGCAAAAGTTTTATACAGAACCTGGAAGTGAAGAAAAGTCATTAAAGAGAGATTATATATTAGATACATTTAATCTTATTATAGATGAACAAGATGTGAATGTAGATAATTTTATTGATAAAGAAACTAAGAAGAATAAAAATACTAATGAGCCTAAGAATGATACTAATGAATTAAATCATCAGTTAGCAAATAATAATGAATTCTATTTATATAAACAAGATACATTATCAGCAATGAGATGGGCTCTTAATAATGTACTTGTTAATTGTACTATGGTTGGAGCTATTTCATATGTAGCTGCTATAGTAGGATTAAAGAATATAATAATGAGTCCATTAGAGAATAACCAGGTATATCCTGAAGTATTATTACCACCACAGTCTGCATTAAATACATTGCAGTATTTAGATACTAATTTTGGTTTTTATAAAGCTGGGACATTAATGTATTTTGCAGAAGATTATGGATATATCCTTAATTATAAAGGTGGTTGTACAGCATGGAGAAAAGACGAGATTAAAGATACCACTATATTAATTCCAAATAAAGGTGGTACTTTTGGTACATTATCTTGTAGCTTAACTAAAAAAGGACAAGAGAATGAAAGAAAGTTTATTGTAGTAAAAGCAGAGAATGTTAGTATTAGTAATGATAGTATAAGTAATAATGTTACAGAAGGTAATAATGCTACTATTATTAATAATACTACACAGACTACAAGTAATACTACATCTGGTGCTGAAGGTGCTGGTGTTAGTAATACTAATGTAATTACTACCAGTAGTAATAACCCATGGTTAGCAGATACTTTTGCTACACAAAAATCGGCTAACTCTATTGTTATTAGTTGTGGGTGTACTGATTTTGATATTGGAGTAATTGCCCCTAATAAAAGATTTACCTTCATATTTGAAGATACGGCTAATACTGAAAAGTTTAAAGGGGAATATACAATTGCCAGCAGTAATATTAACTTTAAAAAAGATGGTAACGATTTCACGATAAATGCATCTATGACATTTAAAAAAGCGGGTATAAATAATAATACTACTACAGTAGATACATCTGGTAAACAGGAACAAAAGACTGCTTTAGGAGAAGGAGTTTCTCATGAGGTTAATCCTGAGCAACAATCTGAAGATGCTGGTATATCATATGATGAAAACGAATCAGATGAACCAACTCCTGGATATGATGTTAAGTATAAAGATAATTATGAAGATGAAGCTGATGGTACAAAAGACCCGTTAGCTCCACCAGAGGAAAAAACTGAAGAGGAACCTAAACCTATTCCGGATGATAGTCCTAAACCTAAGAATCCATTATTTATAACAGAAGATGATGCTTACTTAATGGATAATCTTTGGTATGATGATAGTTACTTAGATGAATCAAGAGCTATTATAGAAGAAGAGAATAAAAGAAAAAAGAGTATTATGGATGTTGAAAGTGGACAAGCTATATGGGATACGGAACATCCGAAAATACCTGAACCTGATATAGATACTAATAGCAGTGAGAATGAGATAAATAATGCTAAGAAAGAATTAGAAGATCAATATAAAGCTCAGAAAAAGGTTATTGAAGAAGATAGTGGTATGAATATACATACTAAAGAAGAAGAACTTCGTAAATTAGCTGCTGAATTAGATTATAGGAAATATAAGTTAGAAGTAACTGAGAAATTAAAAAATAATCCATTTTATCCACCTAATCCAATTAACTTTGCTGATAGAAATTGGCGTACTAAGGAAAATATGAGAATAGATAAAATCTACGATACTGAAGTTAATAGGATTAATAATTATGATATCTCAGAGAGTGAAAAAACTCGTAAGATAAATGAATTAAATAAAAAGAAAAATGAACATGTTAAACTTATGATGGATGGTATGGAAGCTACTTATAAAAGATTAAATAAAGAGCAAAGAGATAATATGGAAGAACTATATGAAAGACAAGAGAGTATGAAACGAAGAGGGTTTACTAAAGAAGAAACTTTAGAAGATGATAACTTCGAAGAATATAATCTCAATATAGATTGGTTTGATGTTACTGCTCCATGTAAGTATATAGAAGATCTCAAGTCAAAAAATAAATATCCTAAATCAAATATAACACATGGTAAATTAAGTGAAGATTATAGTAACTATCTTACCAAGATACTCAAAAGATATCAGAAATATCCAAATGTTTTGAAGAATCATAGAGAAAAACTGGAAGCTGATTATTTGTATTATAGTAATTATATTGATCTGTATTTAAAAAAATGCATCGGGAATTTAGTAACACCGCCTAGACCAGAATACAATAATGAATATGTTCCAGATCATGCTTTAAATCTTTCAGAACCCAACGCTGTTGAAAATGAGAAGAGACGAGTTAATACACTATGGGAATCTATAAAAAATGAGATTAATACAAGTAAACTTGACCCTAGTATTATTAAAAATAAAATAGACTCAACGAATGCTCATAAAGTAGATTATATAAGAGAGCTCGATGATTTAGTTAGTTCTTATAAAAAAAGAGATAAAACTTATCGTGAAAAAATGAAAGAAGAAGAGAATAAGCGTAAAGTGGAAGATAGAAAAAAGAACGGTTATCGTAGGTGGAGATAGAAAAATAATAAGATATACTAGGAATATTAAACCTAGTATATCTTATTATTTATATTACAACCTATACCAATTTTGGATCTGTTAATCTGTCATTTGTTATGGTAAATTTATATACTTTACCATTTGTTAATCCGAGCATATATATATTACATACATCAGATTTGACCTTGATAAATCTATATAAATCTGGTTCTACTTTACCAAATGAATATTCAATATCGTCAGGTACATCGATAAATAATGATACTATATTAGACTTATTCTTAATGCAAATAACATCTATACCAAGGGTTTCTTTGATTATATATTTATTATAATTATTTGGATTTGTGAAATCTTCTACACTATCACCTATCGCAACAGTTTTTATTTCCATTTTATCAATCATGATTGGAAGAATTTCTACTATATCACTAATATCAGCCGTGGTAGTTATTTCATTATCTTCATATTTATAGATATAGATTATATTAGTTAAATCTACATTATAAGTATTATCAGATTTAATAGGTCTACTATAAACTACAGCATCATCTACTGATTTTATATCATATGATTTCTTTAATTCACTTGGATTTACAAATAGTATATCCTTAAGGTTATCAGCCCAAGCTTCTATATAAGTTATCGGAGAAGCTACTTTATTGGTTATATAGTTAAATAACTTATCTTTATAATCGTTATCATCATTATCCCATATATCGTCTGTTATAGGATCGTAGTTATCTGATATCTTATCGTTGGACATATTTGATAAAATATCTATATGACTCTTTATTCTAAACTTATACGGAAGTATTAAGTATATAAGAAGATTTCTTAAATACTCAGATACTTTATCCTGATACCCTGTATCATTTATATACCCCAGTATTACTGGTAATGACTTACTTAGTACATTAGATATACTTACTACAGAAGACATATTCATATTCTCTATAGCTTTAACCGCTTCAACTAAATCATCATAGTCAATTACATCATAATTAATATAATCTGTAATTAACATATTGACACCATGTTTACATAATGACTTAGGTAAATTCTCATACCTAATTATATTATTCCATATCTCTCTTCTGTGAGAATTATCATTATACTTAGCAACTATTTCCAATATAGTAGTTTTGAGATTACTGAGTCTCTTAGTGCTACTATTTTGAATATAGGAAGTTTTAGCAGTTTCAATAATCTTATTAGCCAGACTTTTATTTTCTCCTTGGAATGATAATAATCCAGACCCATCTAATACTACCTCATATGCTAAAGCAGCCATCTCCGGTCTCTTTAATAAGATGTCATAAGAGTTATTTTTTGTTGTTTCCATATTTGCCACTGATTATTTGCACATAATCTCATCTCTTCGTAAGAGTCTTTAAACTTGCGTAGCCTCAAGCGTTTAATATTACACATCTTCTATCTTTAGCACTATATATGTTAATAGCAGCATTAATATCCCTATCTATTTCATATCCACATGATTTACAAATGAATACTCTATCAGGTAAAGATATATGTTGTTTATTACCACAACATGAACATTTTTTAGTACTTGGATATAGCTTATCTAACAATCTAAGTTTAATATCATATTCTTTACATTTATTAATCATACGAGATTTAAAGTAATAAAAATTACTATACATGATTAATTTATGTAAACTATGAGTAGTATTATTACTTATCATATCAGATATATCTAAATCTTCTATTGTAATACAATTAGGCTTGGTTTTCGCCGTTAATTTATTTATTAATTTCTTAATAAAATCTTCTCTTATATTAATTAACTTATTATTATATCTTTTAATTTTACTAAATAATATTCTTATACGAGATGAATCATATGCTTTTCCTTTCATTTTATTTTTATAATTTTCATTTGGAGTACTATGATGTTTATCATAGTACTTATTTAGCAACTTACCATAATTAGTCTCTACTTTATTACTAATTATAACACTTAACTTATTAATCTTATCTTCGTAATACTTATATTTCTTATAATCTTTATAATGATTAGTTTTATAAACAGTATTACCATCATAAATAATAGCATAATTCTTTATGCCTAAATCTATACCCAGTTTTGTATCACTTAAATATAATGGTTTATTATCATAATTATAAAATAATAATACATAATATTTATTATATTCTTTAATAATTCTACCAGATATAATATCTTCTTCTTTAGGTAACGATTTATGATTAGTAATTCTTACTTTCTTTAATAATGGTAATTTAATAATATTCTTATTATTAGTATAATGGAACCCGTCAAGACAAAAGTAATATGACTCTTTATTTAATCTTTTACGAGATTTAAATTTCGGAAATCCTTTCTTTTTCTTAAAGAATGATTTAAATGATCTTTCTATATTCATTATACTTTCTTTAATAGCTTTACTACTATAATTCTTTATCCATTTATAATAATCAATATTATTCTTTAAGTAAGTTATTATCTTATCAAAATCATAAAATGATAAGAATTTACCTTCGTTCTTATAATAGTCTATATTAAGTCTTATATAAGAATTCATAATAAACCTACAACAAGATAAAGTATTATTAATAAGATTTAATTGATACTTATTTGGATATATTCTTAATTTAATAGATTTAATCATTGTACTTTCACATATTTAACCCCCAATATACTTTTCTTCAGATAATTCATAAGTATGTTTAATTTCCATATTTCTTTTTCTCCTTTAAAAATAAAATTTATTATTACATGATAATATTATATAGATAAATTATAAATTTTATTTAATATAGGAGAATATCATCTATATCATTTACTTCTGTAGATAATATAATATTTTAAGATAAAAAGTATCATCCATATCATTTACTACCATAGATGATATATTGTCATTATAAATATCATATAAATAAAATGTACATGTTAAATATGATGGTATTTTATCACTTAATTCAGATTTCTTTAATAAAATATAATCATTCTTACTACCATCATCTTCTATAGTGGTAACTAAAGTAATATGGGTATTATCTATATCAAAATCTTCTATATTATCTACATTAGTTCTTTCTTCAATAACAGAAATATCAAGATTATTTATCATATATGAATTTACACCATCGTTACCAAGTCTATTAAGTATTTCGTTGTAATCTAAACTATGTAGTTTATTCATCAATTCATTATAGCACATACTGTTAACATTCCTCGCATATTAATTTATTTTCATTATTTAGTTTTGTTAAATATAAATTCATCGTATCTATATTAATTAAATAAATACTTCTATAATTCTCTAATTGATCTTCATAATTAATTATCATATAATCACCTTTGGGAACTCCGGCATTATTATTCTTATCTAATGATAATACTACAGTTTCTCCATTATTATCGTTGAGAATAGTAATAGCTTTTATATTCCAAGATTTAATCATTATAAATCTGAAATTTGGATCTAAATCAAAGTAATATCTAAACATACTACCTGACCTAGATAATATTTCTAAGACATTATACAATTTCTTTTCTACTAATACTCTTATCTTATTAACAATTTTTAATACATTACCTTTATTAAGAGAACCAGATATTGCTATCCAATCTCCAAAATCATAAATATTATTCTTCATTATTGATAATTTTTTCTATGTTCCTTTCATTATATTAAGTATAAGTAAGGTATGATAATAAAAAAAAAATAAAGCCAATTGAAATTAATCCATCGGCTTTATTTTTTTATTTGATTATAAGCATACCTCTACGATATCATCGTAATCCTCAAGGTTAACAGCTACCAGTTGTCCATTTCCATATAACGGACAACTGAAAGGTGTAACCCACAGTACTATTCTTATACAGTCTGGATACATAACAAAACTATTGTTTCCAAGAGAACTGGTCATAAAAATATAGTTTGTAAACTCCATCATTTTATTATTAATGGTTTCCGGAATATCTTCATGAGCAATTATCTCTTCGTCAAATTTGCTAAATGATTGTACACTACGGATAAGTTTTTCAACATTATCCGCAAGATTTACAGTCATCTCGCAAATTTCATTAGTAGTTACCTCATCTGTTGTTGATACAACTTCTAAATCATGTCCTTTTATATCTACATTATACTTATTCATTTCTTTTGTCATTATATCTACTCCTTTGGGCTCTTGATACTATCTCCACCCCGCTCATCTGTGAGCATAATATATTTTATTTACAAGTAAATAGTATATATATATGAATAGAGAAAATACGGATAATTAATAAGGTATATTGGATAATCCAATATACCTTATATTTTAATATATACTTATTAATTCATTTTCTTTTCCAACTTCAGTATTATATTTAAGCCTTTCTAAAAATTGGAAAAATCTCTTATACTCTTTATTTACAATTTTTATATAATGAAACGATTTACTACTAACGACTACTTCATCTTTAAGCTTTTCTTTTACCTTATCTACATCTACTATCTTATGATGAGTATTTGGATTATCCCCACCATCTTTAATTTCAATCTCTAAATTTAATGATGGTATATATACATCCGGAAAATAGAAATGTCTCTTATTATCATATACATAATAATATACATGTGGACTTGGAGCCATTATATCGTTATAGTTATAATTCATAACATTGTCTAAGAATTTAAGAAAGTCTAATTCATAACTTCCCGTATAACCAACTTCACCTTCTCTATTACTCCAAGTATATTTACCACTTATCTTCCTATTTGCTAACATTATTTTTTGTTGCTCTGGGTCATTTAATAATGTTATTTTCCCATACTTACCAATCATTCTTTTTTTAAACATTTCTCTATATTGCTCTTTACATTTTGGATTATTACAAAATCTATTATACTTACAAGTTTTTTCATTAAATGATGTAGGTTTTTTATCTACGATACATTTACCTTCTTTTTTACCGGTCTTTAAATAATAATAAAATTGTTTTGGGCTCATATCATTTGGAATCATATCTTCATGCTCAGATTCTAAATGCGCAATATAAGCATCTACATCTCTATGGTAAGAATCACAGAATTTACATTTTAATCTGGATTGTATTTTGATCTTGTTTGCCATTGTAAAAATTATTTTCCTTTCAAAGATTTTTCTTAATATATTCAAGTATCTGTCAATTAAACCAATGTTTTTTAAAGGTTTATTAAGAAAATTACAATAAATTAAGTATATAGAAATAACTATGGAAAGGAAATTTATTTATGATAAGAGTATTAATTAAAGCTTTATTAGCAATTATTCATACAGCTCTAATATGTATGGTATTAGGAATATTTTCACTATCAGGAATCCATTACCTGTATGAATTTATTAATAAGCACGGTGATAATAAATTAAAAGATTTTTTAGATAATGAAAGTACAAATCTAAAATAAAGAAAGTATTAGATAGTGATGATTAAATCTGTTAAATTAAGAATATATCCAAATAAATACCAATTAAATTTTATTAATAATACCCTATCTTGTTGTAGGTATATTAAGAATAATTATATTGCTTATAATATTAAAGAATATAAAGAAAATGGTAAATTTATTACTGGATATGATTATAGTAAAATAGTAAATAAACTAAAGAAAACTGATGATGAGTTCTCATGGATTTGTAATTATAGTAGTAAAGCTATACAGCGTGCTATGGTGGATGTAGAGAAATCATTTAAAGAATTCTTTAAAAAGAATAGAGGATTTCCGAAATTTAAATCTCGTAAAAGATTAAATAAAGAGTCATATTATTTTACAAAGAATAGTATCCATTATACAGATAATAAGAATATTATTAAATTACCTATATTAAAGAAAATAAGAATTACAGATAGTAAATCTTTACCTAATATAAATACTATTATTAGTGGTAGAATTATTAGAGAATATGATAAATACTATGTGTTATTTATTTATAATTTAGATAATAAACGCCTATCTCTAAATAATACTAAATTAGGTATAGATTTAGGTGTAAAGAATTATGCTATTATTTATAATGGTAATATTAGTTATAAGATTACTCATTATAAAGATTATAAAAGATATAAGTATTACGAAAATAAGATTAATAAGTTAATGAATATAATTAGTAATAAAGTAGAGACTAATTATGGTAAGTTGTTAAATGAATACTATGATAAGCATCATAGTACTCCTAATGAAGTTTATAAAAATAAAATGAAAGGAGAAAGCTACAATACATCTCGTATAAGAAAATTATTTAATAAAATTAAAAGATATAATAATAAATTGAATAATATAAGAGAAGATTTTATTAAGAAATTAATAAATTATTTAACGGCGAAAACCAAGCCTAATTGTATTACAATAGAAGATTTAGATATATCTGATATGATAAGTATTGATAATAATCATAGTTTACATAAATTAATTATGTATAGTAATTTTTATTACTTTAAATCTCATTTAGTTGATAAATGTAAAGAATATGGTATTAAACTTAGATTATTAGATAAATATTATCCAAGTACTAAAAAATGTAGTATATGTGGTAATAAACAACATATATCTTTATCTGATAGAATATTCATATGTAAATCATGTGGATATGAAATAGATAGAGATATTAACTCAGCAATTAACATATATAGTGCTAAAGATAAGAAATGTGTAATACTAAACGCTTGAGGCTACGCAAGTTAAAAGACTCTTACGAAGAGATGAGATTATGTATTTAAATACATAATCAGTAGCATAATTTAGAGGACTAGAAATTATGGCTATTACAAAAATGAAAATGTCTCAGCATTATGTAGGTACAACTTCCAGAGGAATGACTATGGTAAGTGAGAAAGGTTGTAAACCTGGTGGTACTATGCAAGTCTATGTTCCTGAACTTATGCCAGGTATAGAATTTGCTGCACCAGTACTTAGACTTACCATTACCAAAGGAGAAACTATATTCGTTAATGCTGATGAATGTAAAATAACAACACCACCTTCAGTTAGGTCAAGAAACTATATAGAACCTAAGATGGAGAATAATGCTTCTTGGAATAATATCGTAGAAGACCCTGATAAGACTAATATACCAAGAGGTACTAATGTAACTGTAAACTTTGTAGGAGAGAATATTTATAATCCTACATTCAATACTAATCAAACTTAAGAAAGTGAGGTATTTAAGTTATGCAAATACCTGCTACAATTACTGAGCTAATTAGATGGGGTGAAACTGAAGAAGTATCTTATAGAAATCTTCATACAGAATTAATCGTTACTAATGAGCAAACTGACCATAATATAAAAATTCCATTAAATGATTATTTAGGAGACTATCGTTTCTTTATGAATAAGATTATAATGGAAGTAGAAATGAATGATGATGAGATGGTTGTATATAAATGCAATCCTAAAGCATTATCATTAAAATTGTATGGAACTACAGAATATTGGTATGAGTTATTGGTACTTAATAACTGTATATCCAAATTAGACTTTGTGGAAAAGAAAGTTAAAGTATTTTTACCTAATAAGATTAAAGGATTTACCAATGAGGTAATGATATTAGAAAAGCTCCTTTCTAAGTAGTAAATATGGGAAATTTATATACTATTAATTTAGGTATATTAAATATGGAAAGGAAAGAAGAAATATATGAAAAAAATTAAAGAGTTAAATAATATTAATGATACTTCATCATTCTTAGAAAAACTTCATACTTATCTTATTGGTAATAAGATATCTATAGATGATGTATTAGAAGTTTTCCATAAGAGAATAGTACCATTAATAAGTTATTATATTTCCAAAGGTTCTAGTCAACCTTTGGAAAATTTTAACGACGAAGAAAGACAGAATATATTTATGATAATAGAGATTTTACAATTTATCTATAATAATTCTGGTAAAGATACTGGAGTATCAGATATCGACTTTGATAACTTGTACGAGTTATATCTATTATTTGGGAATGATGATATTATTGGTTCATCATTAAATACTAAAGTAAATATAGATAATCATAAATATCCATCATTAAGAGGTACATTAGATAAAATCCATTATCTATCAGATAAGGATTTAAGAACTAACCCCTCTAGGAAATATCTATCATCATGGATTAATAAATGTGAAAAACTCTATTATGAAAAAACTGGTAAGAAAATAGACTTATCTAATATAGATATTATCATATTTCCTAAATATGATGGAGTATCTTGTATATTTGAATATGATGATAATGGGAATTTAGTAAAAGCTTTAACAAGAGGAAATGTACTTACTAATGAAGCTCAAAATATTACCCATATATTTAAAGATACTGAGATGAATCATTGTAATTATGGATTTGCTACAGGAGTTAAAACTGAGGTAGTAATTACTAATGAGAATTATCTTAATAATAATCATGGTAATTATAAAAATCCTAGGTCTATGGTATCCGGAATACTAAATTCAGATGATAATGAATTTAGTGATTTATTAACTGTAGTTAAATTAAGATATATGGATAAAGAAGATACATTAGAGCATTTAGATAAAGATGTGTTTAATTATCCATATATAAGATGTAAGATTAGTGAAACTAATACCATTAGGGGTTTTGCTAATGATAATAAAACTGTTAATGGAATTAATTGTGATGGTGTAGTTATAAGAATAGATGATGATGCTATTTGTAGAGTCTTAGGAAGAGATAATAACAAGAATAATTATGAAGTTGCTTATAAGTATACTGAAGAAGTTGCATTAACCAAAATCAATGATATCACATTCCAATTAGGAAATAATGGATATATCACACCAATAGCTCGAATAGACCCTGTTATTTTAAAACAGACACAAATTACTAATGTAAGCCTAGGAAGTATCAACAGATTTCTTGACTTAAATTTAGGAAAAGGTGATACTGTTAAGATACTATATGATATAGTACCATACTTAATATTCGATAAGGATTGTAAGCATAAAAGTAAATCTAAGAAATTTGATATGATTTATAAATGTCCTTATTGTAATACTATGTTGGATTTAAATGATGATGGTCTTCCATGCAAATGTAATAATATACATTGTGAGTGGAAGAAGAAAGGAAGAATTCTTAATTATGTAATTAAGATGGGAATTCCTAATATTGGTGAGAAAACTATAGATAGATTATTTAGTAATAATATAGTAACTTCCATAGAAGATTTATATTTATTATATAATAAGAAATCTGATATATTAAAACTACAAGGGTTTGGAGAAAAAGGTGTTACTAGATTAACTGAGTCTATTAATAGTATAAAAACTATAGAAGACTACAAATTACTAAGTTCCTTAGGTATTGATAGTATTGGTATAGAAAGCTTTAGGAATATATGCAAAGAATATACTATTAAAGATTTATTATCTATCATGGCTAATAGAGATTATGAGTCATTAATGAAAATAGCAGGTATTAAAGAAAAGAAAGCTATTAAAGTTATTGAAGGATTATTAGCTATAAAGAATACCTTACTATCAATATCTAAATATCTCAACATAATACATCCAACTTCATTTGATGAGAAATTCTCTGTAGCATTTACTAAAGTAAGAGATGCTAATATAGAGAAAGAAATTATTAAATTAGGTGGAAGTATACATGATACTATTAAGAAGAATACTACATATTTAGTAGTACCTGATAAAAATACTAATAGTAGTAAAGTAGAAAAAGCTATTGAATATGGTACAAGAATAGTACCGATAAATTTAATCATTGGTACTATAGAAAGGGATTTTAGTTAATAATATAATTTATTTTACAGGAAAGGAAATAATAATGGAAATTAAAGTTAAATATCTAAATGAAGACTTAATTAAAATGAATAAGATAGTAATAGGGGATTGGATAGATTTAAGAGCTGCTAAAGATATAACTCTTAAACAATTTGAATCTGCTAATATACCATTAGGAGTAGCAATGGAAATTCCTAATGGATATGAGGCTATAGTAGCACCAAGGTCATCCACATTTAAGAACTTTGGTATTATTATGGCTAATAGTATTGGTATTATAGACAATTCATACTGTGGTGATAATGATGAATGGAATTTCGTAGCATTAGCATTAAGAAATACTACGATTAAGTTTAATGATAGAATAGCTCAATTTAGGATAGTTAAGAATATGCCTAATTTAGATATTAAAGAAGTTAATCATTTAGGTAATTTTAATAGGGGTGGAATTGGTTCTACCGGAATTAATTAATGTAAATTTATATTTAATATATCTTGGTACTTTAGCTTAAAGCTTTTAGTGCCAAGATATATAATATTTATTTGGTTATTAAAACTAATTAAAAAAGTATGGAAAGGATATATGGGAAAAAAGAATTATGTTGAATGATCTTAAAAAGAGAATTAACGCCATAAACAGACAGTTTAAACCATCGAACGAGTCTGTAAAAAGTTATCCAAAGAAAGATGTGAAAAGAGATGTAAAGAAGAAGGTTAATAATAAACCTAATAAACCAATTCCAATTAGGGAAATTGAAGTATTAAGAAATAAGTACAAGTTAAACTGTGGGAAATTTCCACAACTATTCTATGAGATGGTAAATAGGATAGTAGCTGAATCTATAAAAGATAAACAGGAGATATCTGTAACTTTTAGAGAGGAAAGCCAAGAGAAAAAAGATAATGGTATAGTAATGATAAGTCTTACTATATTAAATCATGATAGTAGTAAAGCTGTAACTCTAAACTTCTTGTATTCAGAGGATAGAAGAGTTGTTAATAGAGAAAAGACTTTAGAGACTATCGTAGAATCAATGTGTATATCTATCATTAATCCGAACTTATGTAAAGTATTATTTAATATACATGGTTCTCAGGCTATAGATAAATCTGAGAAGTACATAACTAGGATTATTAATGATAATATAAATTTTGTATCAAATAACAAGAAATAAATAAAGAAGGAGTTTACACAATGGCAAAGAGATATATTCAATTCGTAGAGGAAAATGTAATAGATAATATGGATGATGTTTATAACATTATAGATTTAGCTGATAAAGAACTATCATCCAATTTCGATATTAAGATAGACAGTAAAGAAATTCCAATTATAATATTTGGAGTAACTTTCAGGACTATTGTAAATATACTGAAAGAGAAATCTATAGCAGGTTATGATAAATATAAAATCAATATCGCAAATAGATTTGAAGTTGGATATGATAATACTACTAATGATGAATATGAGAAGAATGGTGGATTTATCATCTACATTAAACATCTATATCAGAACTTCAGTACTCTAAGAGAAAGAGAATATGATGACGACACAATAGCACTTTGTGTGGAATGGAGTGCCACTAATATAACTAATGATGCAGATGCTATTAAGAAAATATCTACAACAGCTTTAACCAAATTGGATAGTGAGTATGATATTAAACTTGGTACAGCAGATTGTGTTATACCAATCTTTGTTACAATTTACGATTGTCTTATAGCTTATCTTAAGATAGAAAGAGCTTCAAGAAAAGAATCAGAATTCGAAATTAATTTCATCGGATTATTTGATATAGCCGCACAAGAGTCAGATGATAATGATGATATTATAAGAATAACTCCATCTATAGACTTAAAGTTAACTATTAAGTCAGATGGTTTGGGTTCCGCAAAATATGATTAATATTATACATATTATAAATTAATCGAAGTTACTTAAATAGAAATAAAGACTACAGAAAAGATTATTAATATATCATTAATATGAAATTTTATAGTCTTTATTTTTTAACTATAGTAAATTAGAAATGAGGAGTATATAAGAATTATGCTTAAATATTTAAATATGTATAAGAATAAATACAGAGACCAATTAAACAAGAAGCTTATGAAAAAAGAAGCTGATGAACCATTGGTTGAGTATATTAAAGATGCGTGGAAATCATTAGAGATAGCTCCTGCTATTAAGATAGTTGATTTTAAGTATTCTGAAATAGAGAATGATATCAACATCAATAAGTATATATTCAAGAGAGAGAAGAATAAGAAAAAGAAAGAGAAATTTGATGTAAAGTTTATTAATGACAGTAGATGTGGTAGTCTTCGTACTACTATAGAAATAACTTTACCTGTTAAAGACCCAGTATCTGGAGAAATCACTATACATAAGAAAACCTTGAGTAAAGATATTCTTATTCCTATACAAGATGATAGAGGATATTATACTATAAAGGGTAAAAAGTATTATATGATTTATCAATTGGTAGAGAAATCTACTTATACAGGTAAACAGACTATTACATTGAAATCATTAATGCCTATTGCTATACAAAGAAATAGTACTGTAGTAAAAGGTTTATCTTTTAAACATGAAATGTTAACAGAAGAATTAGAAAAGGATAGTGGAGTAATGACCAAGAATTCCACTATAGCAGAAACTGTTAATGGTGATACTTATAAATTACCAGTTTATTACATTTACATGTTTAAGAAAGAAACTCCTATATTACCATTCTTTTTAGCAAGAGGAGCAGAATATGCTTTAGACTTTTTACAATTAAATAGAATTATCTCATTTGAAGATGGGGAATCATTTCTTAACAGTGAGAAATCTGATAATGAGATATGGTTTGTTATAAGTAATAACAAATGTTATTTAAGAGTAAAAGATAGAGAAATCTTTAATAAGTATCAATATTTACAAGCTATGGTAGGAAGTCTATTAGATATAATGAGTAATAGACTTACTAAAGAGCAAATATATGATACTACATTATGGGTTAAGAAGTTAGGTGGTGGAAGTCAATCTAATTCTTATAATAAAGGATTGGATATGTTAACTTTCTTCAGTAGACTATTAGATGAGACTACTAAGAAGATATTAAGAATAGATGATATTCATAAGAAAGACATTTATTCTTTAATAAGATGGATGATGATGAATTTCAACGAAATACGATTAAAAGACAATATGAATTTATATAATAAGAGAATTCGTTGTAATGAGTATATATCATCATTACTTACAATAGAATTCAGTAGGAGACTTAACAGAATAATATCCATGGGTAATAAAGCTACTATGGATAATTATAAAGAGATATTTAAGTTCCCAGGAGAAATCTTATTACAAAAGTTACATGTATCGGGAGTACTAAGATTTGATGATTGTATTAATGATATGAATTTCTTTAGTAAGTTTAAAGTAACTTTCAAAGGACGAATTGATAAAATGTGGTCCCGAAATATGGTAACATATTGGAAAAACCGCTTTAACTGCGGGAAAATCTTAATAAACTTTAATTACTAAACTTATATAGTGATATGATAAGTGGCAATGGGTAACTCCAAAGGTATAGTAAAAAGATTAAAGTTTAAGACAATCCGCAACAAAGATACTTTTATAGAAAAGGATGGTGCATTTTTATAACTATGGAAAATGAAATTATATGGAAAGATATCCTATTAGATAGTAAATATTATTACTTTGAAAAGTATGAGTGTAGTAATACAGGTTTAATAAGATATAAAAAGACTAAAAAACTTGTTAAGATATTTGACTCATACAGACACAATCGTAAAAATCAACATTGGAAAAGATGCTTTTTATATTTTGACAAGGACCATTTTTATAAAGTGAGTGTACACAGAATAATAGCATTTACATTTATACCAAATCAAGATCCAGATATTTATATTGAAGTTAATCATATAGATGGGAATCCTGAAAATAATAATGTTGATAATTTAGAATGGGTTACAAAATCACAAAATATGATTCATGCATATAAAAATAACCTAATTAAATTACCAATAGGTGGTAGGCGTAAAGAGGCTATATTTGACGACGATGATGTACGAGCTGTTGTGTATCTGATGAAACAAGGTATGAAAGCAAAAGAAATATATTTCAATTTATATGAATTAGGATTATCATATAATCCGATTCTAACTAGAGAAAGGATAAATTCTCTAATGAAACATATTCGAAAAGGTACACACTGGAAGCATATCTATAAAAAAGTATAATGTTCAACGACTAGGGAAAGACATATTATAATTAATTATAATATGAATCGAGTAGGCTCAATAATAGGGCGAAACGTAGATGAAACAAATCGAAACGGGCGGCTCCTTATATTATTAAATATAAGGATGATGATATAGTCTAAGAAATAGTGAATTGCACATTCACAAGGGAACTCTAATACGAAAAAGATAAATACTAAGTCAAGAGGATTACATCCAAGTTATCTAACTAATTTTGATATATTGGTATGTGGTACTTCTGACCCAGGAACTTCTGCGTTATTATCTCCATGGTGTAATATTAAAGATTTCTATTTTGACTCAAGACCAGAATATGATAATTTCATGTATGAGTTTAAAACAGATATAGAAAATTCTTCTAATACCGAATCTATAATTAATATATCATCTGATAATAAAGAGAGGTATTTTGAGGTATTAAATAAAATGGCTGACATCTTATCATCTTCTAAAGCATATGGACATAGTAATGATGTCTCATATCATATAGAGGAAGGAATAGAGGATGTAGATAGTAAGACATTAATAGATAAAGAAGAAGAATAAATTATTATGAAAAAAGTAATTTTAGATATGGGGAAAATATCTAAAGGGATGAGGTTGAAATTTGGTCTTATATTATCTGATAATGAAATTCCTAATCAGAAATTTAATAATAAGATAATTAATGTATTTAATTTATCCGGTAATGAATATATTAAGATTTCACCTCATCCTTTTATTACATTAGACATTAGCTCTTCTTTTGATAAGAATGAGGATTGGTCTAATAATAAATCTGTTACTCTTAATAACGCTAACAAAATGAAGTTTGAGAATTCATTACTTAGCGTTATTAAGAGTTTTCAAGTCAAAAATATGTTTTATTATGATAATAATAAGAAACTTATGTGTGATGATAATATCTCTAAGAAGAATATGACTAAAATTATCGTTGGGAATAAAACTTGTATATTCAGATGTTTGGCTATACCTGATGAAAATAATAAAGAAGTTAATTATGAAGGAGTTACTATGATGGTAAACTCTGTAGATAATTTCTGTTATTTATCATTTGAAGAAGTTAATGTCTTATTATATAGCCTTAAGAATATCAATATGTATAGTATGTCTATTTCATTAATGAATTTAGTACAGAGTAATAGTGATTTATTCCCAGAGAAAATAGAAACTTCTAATGAAATAATAAAAGAAGAAATAGAAGAATTGCCAGAACCAAATAAAGTACCACCAATAAGTAAAAATAATAGTATACCGGATTTTTAAAATTATAAATTTATCCATATACTATTATTTTGTACTTATATTAAATAAATGGAAAGGAATAAGAAATAACATGTATAAAGATCAATTGGAAACAGTGTATGAAGGAACTGGTCTTAGTAAAATAAGAACGGCTCACCCAATAATCACTAAATTGGTATATGATAATTTATACCAATTAGATGGTTACAAGGGTGAAGAATTAGTATTCTATCATATACTGAGAATATGCAACGATTTTGGATTATTAGATAAGAAACTTGCTAAAAATAGCAAGGCTTATATGATATATTCATATATAGAAGACGAAAGTAAAAAGAAGCAGGTTTATATTGATAGATATAAGCCTGATAAAGTAGATGGTAAAGATATACTAGGAATGATATCGGTCGATTATGATAAACCATTCCATGTAATGATGGATGAAAGACAGAAAGAACAAAAAATATCCATTAAGTATGCTCCTTCAATGGATAGTGCTATTATCAATATATTAAAAGAAGGGAACTAATTATGGAAGAAAAAAATAACCCAGAATTATATCTTACTGTAAAAAGTAGGACATTCCGTATACTTGGTAATATAGATGGATTTGATAAAGAGTATGAAAATGGAAAAGGTTACTGTGATGAAAATAGAGTATATATTTATTATGCAGAAAAACCTGAGAAATTTGAATATCCGTCATTCTATAAATCTAATGATGGTTTAGTATTTGAAAGAGGTAAAGAAAGCAATTATGATTACTTTGATACTTCATTATTACAGGATTTAACCTATGATGTAATAAAGAATAATACTAATGCTGATGATGTATATTTTAATGAGCAAGAACTAAATGATATCAATTCAGCTACCAGTGTTTATACTCCAACAATGAAAGATAATGATGACTTCTTAAAGAAGTTAATTAAAACTGCACTATTAGAAAAGTCCATCAATCTCAATAGGTTAAAGTCTAAAGGTCCGGAAGCTTATTCTGTTAGTAATATGAAGACTGCTTTGCAAAATGATACTAAGATGTCAGTAAGTAATTTTGTAAAGTGGTGTGAATTATTAGGGATTAAGTTTGAGATAGTAGTAGAAGATAATGGGTTTGATAGAATTAATCCATTACTTAAGAAATTAAAGTATAATAGCTCATTTGATACTATAGATATTATTGATAAGAAATAAATATATAAAAAATAAATTATAATGGAAAAAGGAGAAAAGAAATATGAGTTTTATAAATAAATTTATGGAGAGTTTCAAGTTAAAAGAAAGCAAGGAAGTCGTTAAGAATAATGATGGATTGTGTGAATATATCCATGATTATCTATTAAGCACGGTTCCAGTAAGAGCTACTGTAGAAATATTGAAATTATCCGAGTATGCTAAACTGGAACCAGTAAGAGTTCTATTCAATAGGGTTACTGTAAAAGATATTAGTAATAATCCTAAATTAATCAATGAGCTAATTCCTAATGATAAAGATTACGGATTTACTTTAGACTACGATGTTAAAGGATTTAGAAGAACTCTTAATAGAGTTTATACTACTGATAATATATTAACCTTTAAATGTGAAGATGGAAGAACCATCATGATAAAGATAGAAGCTCAGATGGATTTATATAATGCAAGTCCTGATACAGATGAGGCTGCTTTCTCTATGATGTATATCTATATAGCTGATTTATTAACCAGCTTAAATATCGTAGATGCTACCGGTTATTATTTCGAATTACCTCTTAATTATATCGGGATAGACGCTCAGTATAAGAATTTCTACGAAGGATATATTGAGCATAAAGAATTAGACCTATTAGGTGACAAGATTAATAGGGATAGAATAAGAAGAGAATGGATGGCACAGAATTACGATAATATGTAACATATTTAAACCAGTGGGAATTTATTATTAACTTAATATTTCCCACTGGTTTATAAAATTTATTTTTTTATAATAAAGAAAGGATTAACTAATTATGATTAATTTATTAAACGATATTAAAGATGTTTTATCAGATACCGATACTAAATGCATTACTATAGGATTATCATTGAATGGTTATAGAGCTGGTAATAGTATTATCGATTGTTATGCTCTGTTATATTTAGATGAGAATCTAATATCTGTAGAAAATGAAGCTTGTAAAATGTATGAAGATAACTATGTTCCTGAGATTGGTGATTATTGTCTTCATATATACTCTACAATCAATTTTACTAAAGCTTTACATGAATTACCCAATGGATACAGATATTATTATTCCAATGAAGAAACTAATAGAACTATTTTACTTGATAAATATTTTATTTGTAATATGAAATTATTTGGTGACCATATAGATTTTATGCCTTATGATTTAGAGATTACAAATATTACTAAAGATGAAAATAGTGGTGTGGATTTCATCTTTCATATAGATGGTAATAAGAATGTAATAGAGGATTATATTAGAATTACACAATAAGCATATACTATTATTATGGTAAAATAATTTTTATATAATAAAGGAGAAAGAAATATGAAAAATTTAGAAGTGTTAAGAGTTACTGATGAAGAGATGGATAATCTTGAGGGGTTATTTGTAAGTCAAACAAGTAAAGTTCCAGTTTTAAATACATATATAACTAAAACTGTATCTGCAATAATAGTACCCGATGTTGATATCGTAATAAATACAACTAAGGATAGTAAGTATAATGTAAGATATTTACTAACAGAAAATAGAATTAGTAATAGTAGAATTACTGACACATTACCAAATAACGTAACTGAATATGAGATGTGTAGTACAATAATAACCACACATGATAACACAGACTGGGAACTGGTAAATTTACCAGTCTCACAGTTATTAACATCTAGTGGTAAACTTGATATAGAAAAGTGCTCAGAACTCCATGAGATTAAAACTTATGAGTATGATGAAAATTGTAGTTTGAGCTTAGTAATGAATTTATCTACTATAGATAGTTCATTTAGTATATTAACATCTATAAATGGTAAATTACTTCCATTAAAGGGATGTAAACCTACTAAGTTCCTTATGTATAGTTATCCTAACAGTGAAACATTCATCACTCATCATAATAATGCTCACAAACATATTGGTAGTGGAGCTTCAATCGTTATGGAAGTAGATGTACCATTAGGAATAGTTGAAAATAACCCTGATAAATATTTCTTATTACTTGGTAAGGAATTCAAAGTGGATGTTTTCAATATTAATGAGGAAGCAGATTTAATTAGTTGTATTGCTAATGAAATAGAATAGGTGGTGGTATTATGACCGATAGGGAATTCCAAGAATTGTGTATAGAGAAGATAATTGAATATCATAATTCTAAAATAAGTAACGATGAACCTAAACTAAGACCATCTATGGTATATTGTACTCATGCAGTTAATCTAACGATAATGCGTAAAACATTATTTGCCACTACTCCGGTTAGCAGTAGATATTACGAATTAACATATACTGAGTTCAATAATGAATTAAGGTTAAATGTATACGATATGACAGATGAGCTAAAATTTAAACTATAAAAAATATTAAAAAGGCAGGTATTATCATGAAACTAAATTTAGATTCTTATGAAATGACTCATAAAGATATTAAGTTTAATAATAAATTTATTAATAGGGAACTGTCTTGGTTAGATTTTAATTATAGGGTACTGGATTGTGTAAACAATCCAAGTATCCCTATTAATGAAAGACTTAATTTTTTAGGTATAACAACTTCTAACCTGGACGAGTTCTTATCAGTAAGATTTTCTTATGCTTATTATAACAAAGATAAAGAACCTTATAAAGATATTCTAAAGTCTATATATAAATTCTTAAATAACCAAATCAAATCTTATAATAATCTCCAATTAGATTTAAAGAAAGAAGATATTTCTATATCTAAAGTATCTAAGCTAGATAAGAAAGAATTAAAGAAATTAAATAATATTTTCAATCTTTCTATCTTCCCGTTATTATCTCCGACAAATATCAAATCTAATAATGATATTCCTAATATGAATAATGGGGATTTATGTGTGGGATGTCTATCTGGAGATAATGATTTAATCATAATCCCTATACCAAAATCTATAAATTACTTAATTAAAGTAAATAAGAAATATCTACTAATAGAAGATGTAATTCTTTCATTAATAGATGATATCTTGATTAATAAGAATATAAAACATAAGTGTGTATTTAGATTAATAAAAGATATGTCATTTACTTTAGACCATGATAATTCTAAATTCATTATAGATAGAATGAATGATATAATTTTACAAAGACAATCATCCAAACCTATCTTTTGTGAATTTGAATCTTCTATAGATAGTAATCTTAAAGATTTAATCATCGATACATTTGATATTAATAAATCCCATATATTTTACAGTAAACAAATCGTAGATTATAGAAGATTTATGAAAAATAAGTTGTTATCGAGTAACTACTCGTATAAACCATTTAAATCACATAATCTTAAATTTAACGACTCTAAGTATAGCATTTTCTCTATAATAGATGAAAAGGACATTTTGTTACAACATCCGTATGATAGTTATGAATCAGTAGTAAGATTTATCAACCATGCTGCGATTGATAAAGATGTTGTAGCAATTAGACAGACTCTATATAGAGTTTCATCTATAGATGGTCCAATAATAAATGGATTATGCAAAGCTGCGAAGAATGGTAAACAAGTTACAGTATTAGTAGAAATAAAAGCTAGATTTGATGAGAAGAATAATATAGAGATTATAGATAAATTAAAAGAATCAGGATGTAATGTATTATTAGGAAATGAGTATCTTAAAACACATTGTAAGATGTGTTTGGTTATAAGTAAAGATAATGATACTTATAAGATATATTCTCATGTGGCTACCGGTAATTATAATGAGAAAACCAGTATGTTATATACAGATATATCATATTTTACAAGTAAACAAAAAATAGGTAATGACTTATTGCATATCTTCAATATATTATCTGGAGTATCCAAACCTGATAGTAAATTACAAAAGATATCATATTCTCCAGTTACTTTAAGAAAAACTATAATAGGTAATATTGATAAATGTATTAAGTTAGCGAAGAAAGATAAAAAGTCTGAGATATTTATTAAAGTTAATTCTATATCTGACAAAATTATAGTTAAGAAATTATATGAAGCTGCTGATAGTGGAGTTAATATCTATATCATATGTAGAGGAATATGTTCTATTATCCCTAGGAAAAATCTCTATATAAAATCTATAGTAGGTAGATTCTTAGAGCATAGTAGAATATATCATTTTAACTATGATGGAAATAAAGAATATTATATTTCATCAGCAGATTTATTAACTAGAAATTTAGATAGAAGAATTGAGATATTATTAAATATCTCTGATAATAAGTGTATTAATAAACTACAAGAGATTATTAAAGTAATGAAGAAAGATGAAGTTAATAGTTTCATTATGGATAGTAAAGGTAACTTTAGTAGAGGTAAAGGAAATTATAATTGTCATAACGAATTCATTGGGAATAAGATTAAGTAGTTTATATAATATTAAATTGTAACTAATAAATATCTATAAAGGAAAGGAAGTAATAGAATTATGGGAAACAAAGATAATATATTTGGTAGTAGAAAAGAGATAGCTAAGGGTGTAAGAAGAGATGCATCAGATTTATTTAGGTCTACAGATAGTAGACCTGTTGAAGAAACCGGTTCTAAATCATTAGTTTATTATCAGTCAAAGATAGATGGCTATTTAGTAGAAAAAGAAGCTAATGAAAATAAAGCTGCTGTTTTAGTAGCAGAATGTCTTAATGACAGAAGTATGAGTGCTAAGAGTGAGAATGAATTAGTTAGAATAATTAATGATTTACTCAAAGGATATGACTCTGAAGAGAAAGTTAGAATTCTTACTAAAGCTTTAGTAATTAAATTTAGAATGATATAGGACATTCTAATAATTAAATGGAAAGAAATGAGATGTTTGTAGATTGTAGTACACATCTCATTTCTTTTTTATTTAAAATATAATTAAAATGATGAAAGTGTGGTATAATTATTATGAATATAATAGAAATACAAAAACTATCTCCTGATAATATCAAAACCAGTAAATATTTTAATGCTAAAGTATTAGATTTTCCTATAGATAGTGGTAAAGATTTTATCATTCTTACTAGAGAATTGCAACCTGAGTATTATAACAACTTAATGTCTAAAATAGTAGATATTTATAAACTCTGTAGAGATGCAAAGGATTTGTATTTCATTACAGAATACGGAGTGCTACTAGATATTAGTACAAGTCATAAGTTTGAATTGCGCAGTAACAAATCTAAGATATATCATTTTAGAAGTAGTAGTGAGATTATATTTAATTTTATAAGGTCATTAGGATATTTCTATAAAAAGGTATCTATGGAAATACATGATAGAAATATCGTTGATAGAGTTGTAACTCATGGACCAACTACTACTGATATAGGATTACATTGCTCATATACATCTAATTATAATAATGATGTTATAGATGGTATAAATTTAAGTTATAAGAATTTTTCAGATGCAATATATAAGTTTGTACCAGATATAAGTATGATAAATAGTGATTTATACTATTATATTATAAAGAGTAATTACTACGGTTGTGAGATAGTAAGTCTTAGTGATATAATATCTAGCGACTGTGGTACATGTAAATACATTAAAGGTTGCCACATAAAGAATATAATAAATTACTTTGAGATGGGTTCTGATAATCCTAAGGTAATTTCCTCTTTAGAATAAAGAATTTAATTTAAGAAAGGATAAACAAAACTACAGGTGATATGAAAAGAATAATTTCAGTATATCATACTCATATAGAAATTTATCCATATGAATTAGGAGACTTTAGACGAATAGAAACTTTCTATTCAGAATTTGATATAGTATTTCATAAGTATAATCCAATAGCTTATTACTATGAGGATAATACTCTATATTTACCAAGAGGTACAAGTTTAACTTATTTGCAAAAGAATTTACCTGAGTCTGAAATAGTAATTAAGAAAGATACAGATGACAAAGAGTATATTAAGATAAATCCGTTAATTGGATATAAATCAGATATACAAAAAGAAGCAGTAGAATTTCTATCATCCGAGGGTAGATTTACTAAAGGATTATCATATTCTCAATTTGCATTAAACTTGGATACTGGTGATGGTAAAACTATTGCAATGATATTAGCAATAGCTCAAAGATATAAAACAAGAGCTATGATAATAATGAACCAATCGGATTTAAAGAAACAGTGGAAACGAGAATTTATTAAAGCTACGGATATAGATGAGAATAGGATATTAGATATATCAGGTTCTGATACTATAGTTAAATTAATGGATAGTAATGAAATAGATTATGATATCTTTTTAATCAATCATCAGACTTTATCATCATTTGGTAAAAGATATGGTTGGAAAGAGTTATCCAATTTCTTTAAAAAGATTAAAATTGGAGTTAAAGTATACGATGAAGCTCATAAGTTCTTTACTAATATATCAATGATAGATTTCTTTACTAACACAGAAAAGACTTTTTACTTAACTGCTACATTTAAGCGTAGTGGAGCAAGAGAGTCTACGATGTTTAAGAAAGCATTTAGTAATTGCTATAGGTTTGGTGAAGAGACTCTTAATTATGAGAGTAAAAGAAAACATACAGACTATTTCTATATTCAGTTTAATAGTAATTGCCCAGTATTAACACAATCAAGATTATATGGAAGATTTTCTGTGTCCCCATTCAATTATATTAAGTATCAATTATTTTGGGATGAAAGAAAAACCTTTTATAATGTCTTAAAGAAAGTAATTAAGCTAATAGAGAATTTAGAGGGTAAGATATTAATAATATCTCCTACGATAGAATCTACTGAAGTAATTGGTAAATTTATATCTGATAATTTTGATAAGAGAGTAGTAATTATGAATTCTAAAATTAATGAAGAAGTCGATTTTAGTAATTATGATGTAATAAGTGCTACGATGAAATTATTAGGTACTGCTATAGATATAAAAGGATTAAGAGTATTAATTAATACCGAACCATTTAAATCTGAAGTTAACTTAAGACAATTAAAAGGTAGATTGAGGGAATATAATAGTACTGATATGACATACATGTTTGATTTAGTAGATGTTTCTATAAGAGATGTATCTAGTATGGGACAAAGTAGACTTAATAATATGAAGAAATATGCTAATGAAATTAAGATAATTAATGTATAACAAAATTATAAGCAATTAAAAAAATATTAAGATATATAGGAGATTACAGATAATGAAGTATAATCATAAACTTTATGTAATTACTGCTCAGCCAGAAGTAGGTAACCTCGATAAACTCGCAGATAATATTATACAGCACTTCTTAGATCCGAATGCTGAATATACAAAACCGGAAACGGATTTCAGAGTTCATCAGTATAATAATGAACTCGTTCCACTATTCAATGGTGAAGGTGGTGAAAAGGTTGTTGATGCTATTAAGTATAGTCTCGATAATGGCGAAGGAAGTGTACTTTATGTTGCTAAGTCTGTAGACCAGTATAAGAAGCTTGTTGAAGTATTTGGTGAAGATAGGGTTGTTAACATAGTAGTTGAAGCATCACTTGTTGATAGATTTAAGAGCTATGTAGATACTATTGATTACTCTGATGATGAGAGTTGTCTTAAGTGCCTTAAGCACTTCATAAACAGTAATAGCAAGTATGCTAAGCATCAGGCTTCCAGAGGATACAAGAATGCTGTTAATGAAGGAAGAGTATTCAAGTATAGATCAGATGAGAAGGCTGCTTCATCTTTAGTAGACGAGGTGTCTAACTTCATACTTAAAAAGGGTGGATTTTACGAAGCTAAGTAAATTACTTTTATAATTGCTTTAATATTATAAATAATATACCATATGGGTTCTATTCCCATATGGTATATTATTTTCCGTATTTCATATATATATATACCGATATACTATTTATGTGTAATAAAATAAATATATAAAGGAGATTATTAATTATGAGCATATATGAGGCATATAAATATACAATAACTAAACTAATCAATGAAGGAAGAATTGATGCAGTTAAAAATTTACTTTCAGGGTGGAAAGAGCTCAATGAAAGTAAATTAAAAAGACTCAGAGGAACACACAGTGCTCCAGAGAGTCAAGAAATGCTACAAAAGAAATCTATAGTACCATTAGAAGTCCTCGCGGTTGTTGAGGAATTCAAAGAATATATAATATAAAAAAGGAGAAAAAATATGTTTAGGAAAGTTGCTACAATGGAAGATGTGGAAATGGAATTAGAAAAGGTTTCCGATGAAATGGATAACATCTTTAAGAAGGCTGAGGAAGACCTTCTCAATAGTCTTAATATAAAGACTAAAGAGAAGACCTTTAGTAAAGGCTTCTTCAACTTCAATAAAAATAAAGCCTGATAATCTCAGGCTTTATTTTTTTTTTCTATTTATAAGCATTATCTATATAATATTATTTTGTAATTAAATTTATAATGGAAAGAAGGAGAAAGAAATATGAAATTACTAAAGAAACTATTTAAACACCATAATAGAAATATTACAGATATTTCTGAGTTAAAAGACTTTTATCTTGCTAGTAATATTTCCAAATTAGTATTAGTTAAGAATAATAAAGATTACAATTTAGGTCTTTATATTCCTTTTACTAAACTTAATGAAATTCATGAAAGTTTGGAAATGGTAACCAAATTAGTATCTATTTACAATGATCCTGTATTTGATATAGAACCTTTGTATCTTTATATTGTAATAATAAAAGAACCAGGTTCTATAGAGTCATTATTTAAAATCTTTATATCTAATAAATATGATATTGAAAATAATCATAGTGATAATGATATCATATTAAGAATAAAGATTAAGAATGATAATAAGGATAATATTGTTAATGTATTAAGTTTAATGAGGGATGGTTATAAAAGCTGTATTAATACATTACATAATTCAGTTGTATACAATGTGGATATTAACTCAGCTTATGTTAAATTACAATTAGCAGAGAATGAAATTACCATAAGTAAACTAACCTTATCTAATATGATGAAGAATAGTTTATATTATGACATATTGGAAATAATGAATAATGATATGTTTGTGATAGAAGGAGTAAATGAAGAAGTTCCAGGTATCTATAAGATACAGCATTGCCCATCTGAATTAGATGAAAATAGTGTGATTATAGACGGTATATTATTAAAACAAATAATACATGGCGATGCTATGAATATCTTAGATAAAGTGATATTGAAAGATGACTTAAGAGTTAAGAAAGACGGAGAATAAGAAATATGAAAACTAATATTAGTAATATAATAACTATAGAAAGAATATCTAACCCATACATAACAAAAGAAGGTATAATACTATATCTTTATAAAACTATAGGTACTATACATGGTAATTATTCAATAATGATGAGAAGATTAAAGGATAATGAATCTAATGAAGTGCTTATTAGAAGTCTTTATTTAACTGGAAAGTTATTTGGAGTAAGTGACGAGAGATACATATTAAAGAAATTTAATATTGCTGATGATATTGATATATCTAAAATAGATGTCATTAAACAGGATTTTGATGTATGCCCAAAATACCTATTCCTACATTGTAAAGATAATTCTGATGGTAATAGGGAATTAACTGCTGTAAGAATGAGTAATGATGGATATTTAATAGATAAGGATTTATATGATCCTAAAGAGAGAATATTTAGATTATCAATGAATATTGTCAATTATCAAAAATATAAAAAGACAATAAGTGATATGTTAAATAAAGTACTTTTAGAAACTTGGCACAAAAATAATTAAATGAATTATTAATAAGAGTATGGTTGTATCATACTCTTATTTTTTTTTTATCCGTAATATGTATATCCATATATATATATATACTATTTATTTGTAAGATAAAAAAATATATTGCCTATATATAGGTAGGGTGGAGATAATATCAAGAGCCCAAGGAGTTAAAATGAAATACACATCAATCAGTTCTGTAATTGCTAAGCTAACTAATGGTATAGAGATTAAGCTTTTAGATGGTCATACATTAGGCGGTACTAAAGTTGTAGCCTGTGTTGACCCATCTAATAATGAGCATAATAAAGAACTCTTAAAGAACTTGAGTAGAGCCGCTCATATCTGTGAGTCTGGCTCTACTCCAAAATATATGTTTGTTATAACGCAGTACGATAATGGGTGCAAGCTCATAGATATTATGTTTACAGATAATCTATTGGATATAAATAATATATATGAAACAAACCCAAATTGCCATGGTTCTTTGGTTGAGACTAATAACCAAAGAACTTATAGTGGTATGATGGAAACTATCGTAAAGCTTCGTGATATGTATAGTGAAGCTTTACAGGAATTAAATTCTACTGGAAACGAATTAAAGTCATTCAGATATAATGGCGAAATGCTAGTATTGAGAAGGAATGACGATAAGATGTTTTCAGTAGATACGGGATCATTACTCAGACAAGGAACTTTATCAGTTCGTATGAAGTTCAAGTACTCTGAGTATAATAAGAGGAAGTTCCTCTTAATGAAAACGAGCCCACAACGAGTTTCATTGGAAGAAGTCAACCCAAATGGAACAGTAATCAATGGTGATGGTGTCACCATTACCATGTTACAACTGGATGAACTTCTGGATGTAATAAGACCATAAAAAATAAAACCCACTTACATAAATTACAATAAGTGGGTTTTATTTTTTAGAATTTATTCATATATAATATCTCATTATATATTATATTTTTTACCATCACATCATCAGATATTATTCCGATAAACTGTAATAGCTTTACTGATAGATTTAAACTTTCGTTTATATTCACATCTTGGAAATAAGTATAGCTATTTGGAGCAATTAATAAATAAGCATCTATTATAAATGGTCTATTATTATCTTCCCAATGTTTGATTATTATAGACCCTAATATCTCAAGAGATTTCCTAAGCTCTTTATAGCTCATCTCATCTATAAATTTAATTTCTTTAATCCCCGAGTATTTACCCGTGCATATAATATAAATTAATCTCATTATCTCATTTACACTAATTACACTACTTGGTCTATATTCTTTTAACTCATCACTTATCTTATTAAATATCTTATAAATCTTATTAGGGATATTCTTAGTAATAAATGATGATTTATCATATAACCAAATATACTTTAATAAATCCATTAATTCATTATAATAACTTCCATATATACTCATATTACTATTGATATACTTGTCAATAAATCCATTTAATGAATGATAGATATCGGTAATATTGCTATTAATAGATTTATGGTTGTCTATACAGGTAAGTATATTCTCGATATTATTTAGCATATAGCCAAGTATTAAAGAACAAAATTTTCTTTTAAAGATATCTTCATATATATTATAAATATCATTATGCTTATAGTCTAAAACCATATCTATTAACTTATCTTTATCTAATGAATAAATATCATCAAATATATAACTATCACCATCTTTATGTAATTTACTATACTTAGATAAGTTATAATAATTATCCAATAATACCATAATCTTACAATGACAATATAATTTGAATCTTGATATAGACTCATTATCATTTCCCATAATAGATTTCTTATGGAAAAAATCATCTATACTACTCATTATTTTTTTAATCTTCTTTCTTTTCATATTTCTTTTTTCTCCTTCAATAATCATTACTACCATATTAATATTATATATACAATGATTTTATATATTATTAATATGAATTATATTTATAATAATGGAAAGGAACATAAAGAAATATGAGTATTATTGATATTATAAGGGTATATGATTATGTAGAAAAGAAGGACTGTATGAAAATAAAAGTTAAATCGTTAGAAACTTCAAAGATTAATATATTGGTAATAAGAATACCGGTTAATTATAAAGAAACCGGATTAGTTAATATTAATATCGTAGAAAATATATTAAATCCAATTTATACTGATTATGATACTATTGACGATATGTATAATTCATTGAAGAATACGGATAACAGTTATTTTGATTTCTTACCGAAATATTTATATTTATATCATGATAGTGAGAAAGAAATAATCAAAGATATAAGATTATCTAATAAAGAAACCTATACATATACTGATGTTAATGATACAATATATCGTATCCATCTTCTTAAAGAAAATATAAGTGAGATATGTGAAGTTATATCTTCTATATATGATACATATCAAAATGCTATCACCTATCAATTATATAAATCCGAAGTTAAATCAGTTTATATAAGTGATATAGACGATGCTACAAGAATTACTATAGATGATGGTAATAAACCAGCCCACTTAACTCCTAATATGGTAAAAGGGATGTTTAAAAGATATGGTGTTGGTACCTTAGATAAGGATGCTCTATATATGATAAAAAGTATATATGGTAAATCTCTTCATTTAAGAAAATTGGATTATCTTCCAATTAATACATTGAATAGAGATAAAATCGTTACATATTTTATTTTAGAGTCGATGTATGAATTAATGAATACGTTAACTAAGGACGACTTTTTATGGTAGTTAAAAAACCTTGTAAAAACATTGAAGTAAACTAAATAAAATTAAATAAGAAAGGTGGTATATTGTAATTATGTCTATACCAATGACTGAAAATAGAAAGCTGGTTGTTATTACTACTAATGGACCTATAATGGAACTTGGGGGTATAGCAGGACCAGTTGTTTCTCCATGCTATGTAAATGTAAGAACTCTGATTAACATGGTTCATTCAGGTGTATCTGTATATGAAGTTAACCCACTTAACTATGATGAGCAGGTTAAGCTTACAATACAGAATGTCAATGCTTCTAACTTCGAAGGTTCCGAAAAGACTGTATCAAATCCAGAGGCTACTAAGGCTGTTGATAATAAGCCTGTAGAGGAAGTATTAGAAGCAGAGCAGACCGGTTCAGCAGCATCTACTACCAATGATGTAGAAGTTCCTAAGAATCCTCTTGATGCAGCAGTTGAAGAAGTTGCTAAGAAAGAGGAGAATGAAGAGAGTAAAGAGAAGGAAGCTAAGCCTGCTAATGAGAAGACTAATAAGTCAGATTTCTCTAAGAGGAAGTAATTTATTATTTACTTTAGATAAGCACTTATTACCAATTATCAAAAGAATATATTGGTAATAAGTGCTTATGTTTTTTATGTATATCTTAAATATTTAAGACAAATACACTGATTTAATTAAAATTGAAAGGTGGTTAATGAAAGTAATGATTGACCCAGCGTTTGGTGTAAATTCATTTAATGAACCTAAATACTATAGTGAGTCACAAACTACTGCCAATAACATAATGATGATATTATATGGTAAACCAGGTTTCTACCCATCAATACCATACTTAGGAATGGATGTACCTCGTCTTAATGATACTTTTTTTGATGATTTGGATACTGACCAAATTAAATCAGAATTAGCAAGACAGTGTAATGTATTCATTGATAATATAAGAGATGGTACTTTTGATGTACAGAAATCTTTAATTAATGGTAAACCATTATTAATATTCGTTGTACCGGTTATATCGGAACAGGTTCCACAAAGAATTGCTATAGGAATAACTACCAATGAACAAGGTGAGCTAATTTATAGAATGAAGTATGCTGATGCAGAAGAGGATGATAATTAATCATCTTGTAAACTCAATTAATAAATAATTTATAGGAAAGGAATATATTAAATTAACATGAGTGAAGAGATTAAGAATAATGATTCTGAATTAGATGATTTGATAAAATCAAAACTTGATGAGGTTGTTGACAATAAGGAAGCTAACGAAACTCCATATGTATTAGATGATAATAAAACCCCTTTACAACAGATGCAAGAGTATAATGAGAAGAATCAAGGTCTTATCATTAATAATGCAGACTACACATCAAGTGATGGTAGTATAGAGCTTAAGGGTAATCCGGCAGATGATAGAAGAGATACAGAGTACGATGAGTACATGAAAGAAATGGATGATATGATTGAAACAGCTAAGACTGTTAAATTAACTAAAGCTCCGGAAAACCCAATAGAGATGGCTGCAATGATAGACCAATTGGATACTCTAACAAGACAGCGTAGAGGTGATAAAATAGAAAAGCCTCTTGATAGGGATGGTAATGTAATAGAAAGAGCTGAAACAGAATTAACTCCGTTATCTGTTAATGGTAAGCAAACTACATTCTTTGATACTTCTGTAAAACCTGATACTGATACAGATAATGAGTCTGGTGAAGGTAAAGAAGAAGAGGATGATACAACTGAAGGAATTATTACTACAGAAGAAGACCTTAAACATGAAAAGATGGTTAATATTATTATTGATAAAACCGGAATTGGTCTTGAAAATAGAATAGAGTTTTCAGAAGAGGAAAAAGAGAAGCTTTCATTAGCTAATGAAATAAGAGTTACGACAGTAGAAACTTTGGAGCTTGAGTCATGTGATATAGTTGCACCTGATAAATCATTTGTTGAGAATATAGAAGCTAACGAAGTTACTGTTGGAACTACAGTAGTACCATGTGTATCTTCTGGTTATAAAGCAACAATGAAAGGTGCTGGTTATGGACAATTAGGAGACCTTTTAATAAATCCACAAACTGCACCATTTGATAAATACTATAAGGCTTATAGCATTATCTATAACTGTATTGTTAATACTACTATAGGTAAATTCAAGACATTTGATGAGTTCTTAAAGAAAACATCATGGTTGGATATGAATGTACTCCTTTATGGTATTATCGTATCAACATTCCCAGAGATAGATGGAATTCAACTTACTTGTGAAAGATGCAGAAAGTCATTTGAACATAAGTATGTTGTTAGAGACTTATTTGATATAAGAGCAGCTTCTACTGCTTACTTAGAGAAGTTTGATCAGCTTCTTGAACTTCGTGGAGAAGATGTGATGAAGTTTAATGCAGAAGCTCCGATTTATCATAATAAGCTAATCAAACTTCCTAATAGTAATTGGGTAATTAAATGTGGTATATCTACTGCATATGATTATTTATATCAGAGAGTTAATAATGTTAATAATGAGGATTGGGCTAAAACTCACCCTGATGATGTCAATCAAATCCTTTACTCAAATGCAGAATTTGTTTCTGTAGTTAGAGGAATTGGTATACCTCGACCAGATGGTAAGATAGTTATGTATGAAGGATTTGATGATATTATAAATGCTATATACAAGTTACCTGCTGATGATATGGCTATACTTAATAGTGTACTTACTAAGTTCTATATGGATTACATCGTAACATTCTCTATTAAGAATACTAAATGTCCAAACTGTGGTAATACTGCTGATACTAGAGACGTAGATCTTTATCAATTGGTTTTTATCAAGCTTCAACTGTTGATGAGTACGGCAATCAATACGGAACTTATGCCAAGAATCTAAATGACTTATTAGCAATATTTAAAGGTGAATTAACCGTATCCGATATTATGTATAATTTACCATATAAATTAGTTAATAAGTTAAAAGATGCTAGAATTAAGCAGTTGGAAGCTGAGAATAAAGCTCATGAACAGATGATGAGACAACAACAATCATCAGACATAAGAAAAAACATAATGAAACCTTAAGAAGTGTGAATATTTAGAAAGATATTATGAAAAAACCATATTATTAATATTCTTTATTATATATTTTTTATAATAAGGGGATTGATAATTAAAATGAAACAAAGATGTACAGATTATTTAAATAAATTATCTGGTGATAGATTTGATATATTAGAAGAACTAATAATAAATAAATATAGACATTTTAGAAAATTCTATAAATTTATTAGGTATTATAGTGAATATATATCAAATCTATTATACCAGTTTAATAATAAGGAATCATTAGATATTGTTATAGAAGTAGATAGTGATTTAGATAGTAGAGATTTTATAGATAAGATAATAAAAGAGAATAATGATTATGATATAAGTATTGAATCTTGTCATGAAGGAATTCATATATCTATAAATGTATAAAAAAGATTAATTAGAGTATACTGAGAATATTTAAACCTCAGTATACTCTAATTATTATATGTAAAATTTTCGGGTAAAGATATAAACTAGACTAATTTTAAGTCTAGTTTATACTTACCATTTTATTTCTTTAAAGGAGTTGACCTCATTGAGATCTTTTTATGTTAAGAATAACTTTATAACATAAAAAATTGGAAGCCGTGATTTGTTGCCGGTTATGAATTTCACACATTATTTTTGAAGGAATATGAAAAACAATATTGACTTCCAATTTTTTAATTAATTGTATATATTATAAATATTTTTTATATTTATGCTTTACCCGTTACCTTATCAGCTACCTTATTAAGAATTGAAGAACTTGATTTCTTAAGTCTTATGATATAAGCCTTAACTCTTCTAAGTGCTTCTCCTCTATACTTATGTCTAAGATGAGCCTTATAAGCTCTTCTTAATTGATTTATTCTCTGAAGCTTTTTATATACTGGGTCATTATGAGCTCTTGCTGAAGCATAAACTCCTATCTCAAATAACTGCTTTCTTCTATCAGCCTCATTAAGTTGTACTCTTGTCTTAGTAGCGAAAACTCTCTTCTCTTCAAATACATCATAATTATCTGTATTATATGGAGCCATTATTTCATCTACAGACTCTTCAAGTATCATTCCTTCAGATACGGCTATATATGACTCTAAAGCAAATTCCTCTACAGTCTGCTCATCTTCTCTGAACTCATCTTGAAGCATTGCTGGAGTAGCAGTAAGACTCATAATCTTATCAGCTTCCTCTTCTTCTGAACTATCAAGTTCAGCCTCTGATGTATCTGCTGACATAAGATCTTCCTCGTCGATATCTTCCAATTCATCTTCTGAAATATCATCTAAATCAATATCTTCGAGTTCATCATCTATCTCTTCATCTATACTGTCTCTATCTTCATAATCATCTTCATCACTGTAAGATGTATCACCATCTTCACAAGACTCACAATCTTCTGTACTATACGCGTATGTATAATCATTGTCAGAATAGTCTTCTCTCTTAGATGGTAATTCTTGATTAAGTATATCATCAAATTTACTCATGTAATTTCAACGATCTCCTTTCTTGAATAACAATTTATTTTTAATTAACTTATTGTAGTCGATATACATATATGAATTCCATGATATATCTTATGATTACCATATTTACATTTGGTTAAAATGACTATAAAGTTAGAACTGGAAAGGAATTATCTATTATGAAAAAAATTATAGATAGTGAATTTATTAAGAAATATAAAGAAAGAATGATATCATCTATTAAATCCATAGACACGGATATAGATGAAGAGAGATTAAATAATATTATTAATAAAGAAATTACAGATAAAATACAGATACCTATGTTGTATCTTAATAATAATTATACTGGAGAAAATAAAGATGCTAGTTTATTATCTGTACTAGATTGGATAATGACATCTAATACAATTAAAGCTGGTAATGGTACTTTTTATAAACCACATTATGAAGCATTAAATCCTAATGGTGTCATGCTAGATACAATTTTATTAGATAGGAAAGCTGATAAGAAAGCATTATTTAAAGTAGAAGATAATACATCTTATGAATACATTAGATTAGATAGAAGTCAGTTAAATCATAAGATAAATGCTAATAGTTATTATGGAGCCAGTGGATTAAAAAGTAGTGCTTTTTATAGTGAATATAGTGGACCTGCTACTACATTAACAGCACAACAGATTATTGCTACTACAGAAAATACATTTGAAGCATTTATACATGATAATTATCAATTCTTTGACTTAAATGAATTATTTGATTGGTTATATGGGATTAATAATAATTTACCTGAAGAAATTGATGATTGGTTAACTGAGATAAATAGAGATATTCTTATAGATAGATTATATAATAAAATCCTTAATCATAAAGATATGGATAAAACCATTATATCTAATTATGTAAATAGACTAAGTTCTAAAATGGTATCATATATCTATTATAAGAATAATTTAATAGAGTTTATTAAAGACCATGATAATATTATTAAATTATACAAGAAGGTCTTTAGAGATGTACTTAATCTCTCATATATAACTGGTATTAAAGAAATTAATGAATATAAAGAGAAATATAATGGTATTATAGATTTCTCAAATATAAGTACTGTTAAAGAGATGAATAATTATATTAATAAATTATTCTTTATGGACCCAAATGATGTCCCATTTAATATAAAAAATACTATAGAGGAATTTAATAAGTATTTAGTTAAATATGTATATTGTAGATATTTACCATTTGATAGGATTTATAGATTAAGGAATTTTAAAAGAAAAGTCGTTATGGTAATAGATACAGACTCTAATATATTAGCATTAGATGATTGGGTTAAATTTGTTAAATCTACTATATTAGAAAATAATGATTATGGAAGAAATAGTATGAATAATGATTTTATTATTATTAATAGTATTACTTATACTCTTACAGATATTACTAAAGATATATTAAAGACCTACTGTATTGCTTCTAATATACCTGATGATTATCATAGGTATATTAATATGAAGAATGAGTTCTTTTTCTCATTATTAGCAATCGGTACTGCTAAGAAAAGATACATTTCTAAGATAATACTAAGAGAAGGTAATTTATTATCTAAACCTAAGATAGATGTTAAAGGATTTGATTTTATTAAATCTACTACTTCTAAAGAGTCTGAAGAATTCTTTATGGGAGTTATTAAGAGAAGAATTATAGATGGTGAAATAGATACTATGGGTATGTTAAATGATTTAAAAGAATATGGTAATAGTATAAGAGATTCTTTATTAAGAGGAGAATTAAAATATCTTCCAATTATTAATGTAAAAGATTTATCTGCTTATAAAAATCCTAAATCAATGCAAGCTGTTAAAGCTTATTTATTATGGGATATGATAAATCCAGATAAAGAAATCGAATTACCATCTAAACCCAAACTACTTAGTCTACTTATATCAGATGAAACAGATTTAGAGAGAATTAAAGATACTTATCCCAATGAATACTCTATAATTATGGATAAAGTATTTAATGATAATAGTGGATATTTCGTAGAGAGTAAAACTACTAATGGTAAAACTGTAATAAAGAAAAAAGGTATTAAAGTATTAGCAATACCGAGTAATTTAGAAATCCCTAAATGGTGTATGGAGTTTATTGATTATGATACCATGGTAAACAAAATACTAGCACCATTCTTACCCGTACTTAAAATATTTGGTATTCATGAGGTTAATGTTGGTAAGAGTAAAGGTAATATAGATAGAAAGAGTAAGAAGATTACTAATATAATCAAATTCTAAAGAAAGGAAAATAGTGATATGAGTAATAATAATGATGTTATATTAGAAGATGTAGTATTCGATGATGAATTAAGTAATAATAATGAAAAGCCTGTGAATGCAGAAGTTATTTATAACACACAATGTCCAATATGTGGTAAAATTGGAAAAAAAGTAAGAGAGATTTATAAAGTAAGAGGATTTCTTAAAAAAAGACATTTTCTTATTGGATATAAATCAGTATGTAATAGTTGTGGTTTTATTGGGAAATATTCTGCATATCGTGAATTAGACGGTATCTCATAAAAAGACAATAATTTAAAGAATATTAAAAAATAAGAAAGGAAAACTATGTAGTTATGGCATTATATGCGTATGAGTTTGATCCGATACCAAAAGATGTAGAAATCTTTCTATCGGATGAACCTCTTAATTTGTTAAAATCACAAATACAGAACCAATTTAATTCTAATAATGATAATAAGTACGACTATGTAAGTTCATTTATTGAGAATTATAATTATTCTGTATTACAGATAGAAGATGAATATGACAGTCAAGAATTAGAAAGACTGTCTACAGATTTTATTCTCTATATGGTAAATTTATTCAGGACATTTTTAGATATAGAGATTAATAATACTGATACAATGAGTATGAGTATGATATTAGACATAATACATATGACTTATAGATATTTTATTCTTAATAAGAAGAAGAATGTCTATAATGTATGTAGGAATTATATAGATAATTATTATGATAATATAATATCTATATATAATAAGAAAAATGGAATGACAGCTTCACTTATAGTAAATGAAATTGGTTGCAGTGAAGAAGATGCTATTATTATAACTAATCTTAATGAGATAATAAAAGATATTATATCAATGGATGCATTAACCGTAGATGATTTCTTAAAATATTCTATATATAATAAACCTATATTAGAATCAGATTTAATGATAGAATATTTTGAAGATTTTACATTAGTAGGAAATTTTGTTAAGAGCTATATGAATTTAGTCAGTGATGATTTAATTAAAGAAGTAGAATCTAAATTAAGAATTAAGCTAATGAAGAAATTAGCTAATAAATAAAATTAATTATATAGGAAAGGAAATAATAATTATGTTTGGAAGAACCAGTAATCAATCAAATGATGGAGTAAATGTAAATACAACTTTTAAAACCTTTTTCAGTAGTCTATCATCACTATCAATTGGTGGATGGAATACGCAGTTATCAATTAAGATAACTCCAGTAAGTGGGATAGACCAAGGTGGTCAAAGACAATATGATACTAAGAGAAGAGCTAATACTGCATTAACTCCAGAAAAAGCATTTACATTGATAGATGGAATTAATGCTGTTATATTACCTGAAGTAAATAATAATAGTGAGAATGAAGTATCTGTAGCAGTATCTATGGGAACTGCTGAAAAGAAGAATGTATTAGCAGTAGAATATAAGAAAGATAGTGAAACTAATAATATGGGATTATTCTTAACTTTATATCAGATGATAAAAGAAGATAATTCTACTGACCCATCTAATATATATTCATATAAGTTTGGTACTAATACTTATGTTACTAATTATAATCCAAAAGATGGAAGTTTTGGTAAAGAAGAGAATGTTAATTCAGAATTTATGTTGTTTTATGATATGGTAAAAAATATAAGTAATATGCTACCAATATCAGCTCATGGTAATAAGTATGCTAATACATTATCATCTAAGTATTCTAAGTTTAATGATACTACTAATACATCAAATAGTAATAATAGCTATGAAGCTCCAGTAACTAATTTTGGTACTGATAGCTTAGATGATATGATGCCATTCTCATAGAATATAAAGAATATTAAGAAAGGTAACTTATTTTATTATGATTAATAATCCTAATATAAAATATGTACCATTTGAAAACCTAGGTCCAAATGAACGAGCAGTCATTAATTCTACAGATACAGTATTTACCGGTAGTAAATGCTTATTTGTAGAATATATGGACCTAATAAGATGTCCTTGGTATGTGTTATTAATGGTAATAACACAGAATGAAAAAATGAAGACATTTATTAAGACAGAAAAAATAGAATATATGGATAGAGACCAGTTATTCGAGTGGTACTGTAGAAGAGAAAATAAAAACTTTTTACTCGATTTGGCTAGGACTGGACCTGCATATGAGACAATAGATTTTGACAAAATACTAGATTTTATTATTAATAGTGATAAAATGTATTTTGAAGTGGATACTAAACTTAATATGTGTGGTGTTATAGCTGAACTATTAAGAACTAAAGTATGTGATAAAATTATAGTATGGACACCAGAACCAATCGAGTATGTATATAATGATTTAGAATTATTATTTTTTAGAAAAGATGCCGTTGGATATTATTATGGAGATTTTAAAGATACTATTAAAAAACTCCCTACAGATATAACTTATTTCTTTTCAGATATAACACATGTTATAGACTTAGAAGAAATAGATAGACTTAATATGGCATCTATAGCAATTCCATATGAGTATGATTATAATTTCATTATGGATAGTGAAGGTAATAGAAAGCCTGTAATAGATTTAGATTATTTTGCAGAAAATAATGTATTTAAGATAAATTACTTTAATGCAATTCCTACTACAGATTTACAACCAAATCCAAATAATATATCGGTAGAAGATGCAATAGAGTTTAATAATTAAAATGGAAAGGAATATAGTAAAAGAATTATGAGAATATTAGGTAATTATGAGTATGATGAAAAAGAAGGAATGCTAATAGAAACTGATGAAGTACATCCTTCTTTAGATATATCAAAAGAACCGATGATAAATATAATGAGTGATACAGAGTTTCAAAAAAGAGTTGCTACAGTATTTCAGATGATATCTGATGTATTAGAAAAATCATATGGACCATATGGGTCATCTTCTATTATAGAAAATTATCCTTATCATTATATGACTAAAGATGGATTTTCTATAATGAAATATATCTCATTATCTAAGAAGTATAATATCATTGATGATGCAATTAGAGGATTAATCGTTGGTCCGTGTAATAAGTTAAACTTCTTAGTAGGAGATGGAACTACTACTGCTATATTAGCTACTAATAAGATATATCAATCTTATATGGATAAATATAATGATATATTAGACTTTAGAGTTCCGCCTAGAGATATAATGAAATCATATAATAAGGTAAAAGACTTAATCATTAAAGAGTTAGATAATGAAACAGAAAAAGTTAATGTGGAAAATCATGATGAGATGGTTAATATCATTAATAAGATAGCCTATATAACTTCTAATGGTGATGAAGAAATTACTAAATTATTTACCGAGTTATATGATGAATTAGGATATCCTATTATAGATGTAGTAAAAGCTCCTGATGGAATTACTAAGAAGAAGATTATAGATGGTTATCATTACGATCTGATACTTAAAGATGCTATTTATGTTAATAGTGATGATAGAAGTGCTACTTATAAGAATATGGATGTTATTATGATAGACCATAAAGTAAGTGCAGATATATTCAATCATATATTAATCCCTCTTAATAGTGAGTGTGCTTTTAATAATAGACATCTTTTAGTAATAGCACCATCTTATGATGATGTAGCTATGCTAAGAATGAGACAGTTATTATTAGACGAGTATAAACAGACTCACGATGTTAATATGGTTCTTACTGTAGCGAATATTAATTTTGCTAATAATAGAGATTGTTATGATGATTTAGCAATGCTACTTAATACTACTATATTAACAAGAACTATGGTAGCAGATATTATCAAATTTACCACAGAAAATGATGGTGTTAAAATATCTAATATAATAGATATCAATAATAGAAATATTAAAGACATATCTATTACAGTTAAGCATATTGATGATAATGAATATATTAATGATGATATGATTACTAAGACTATTGATAATGGGGAAATATCAGATGATGTAAGAATACCATTATTTGATGAATTTAATATTAGATGCGGATTTGTTGGTAATGTAAGAATTAGCATGGAAGAATCTGATGGTAGTGTTTTTAATGATTTGATATATGATAAAGAAATATATAATAGAACCATTAAAAATATCGAGGTAGATTTAGAAGAATCTATTAGAAAAAATGAAAACCTTGGTACTCTGGACTTCCACTCTGATAGAATAAGAACCAGATTATTTAAACTTAAAATGAAGATTGGTAGTATAGAAGTTGGTGGAGTTTCTCAGTTATCTATCGACATGTTAAAAGACTCCGTTGATGATACAGTTAAAGCTACTTCAAGTGCATTTTATAATGGTATTGTTAAAGGATGTAGTGTATCCACATTAAGAGCAATTAATTATGCAAGAAAGTCTGAAGGATTGAATGATTTAGAAAGATTGATTATTAATTGTATATTTAATGGGTTTAAAAATCTTTATAAGTCATTACTTAATTCAAGATATCATTATATTGGAGATAAGGAATTAATACTTACAGAAAATACCACATACCAAGGAATCTATAAAGTTATCGTAGATGATTATAAACTTAATTTAGGCGATGAGTATAATGTACTCCCATTAATATCAAGAGTTATTGAAGAAGATGGAAACGATATTACATCTATATACGAATTATTAATTTTTATGAGTATGCATAAAAATTCTGCAATAGATTTAACTAATGGTGAATTTAATCCAGATGTTATTAATACAGCAAGAACTGATAAAGAAGTACTAATTGCATCAACAGATTTAATTGGATTATTAATAACAGGTAATCAATTAATCGTTATGGAAAAATAATACTCGATTTCTCCACATTACTATAATCAAGTTTATAATTATATGTAAAGGAAGATAATATAAATATGGATAGTAATAGGAAACAAGGATTAATATCCGCAATAGTTACACTTGGAATTCTTGTAGGAGTTTTTTATACTGGATTTAGATTAGGATTTTATACTCAATATCATAGAAGATTCTATGATGGTATAAGAAGAAAAATTGTTCAGTATAATGAGGATGGTACCATAATACACACATGGTACGGTGAAGATATAACTGTATTATCAGAATCTGAAAATGGTATATATTTTATAGATGATGGTAAAAGGTATATTGCCAAAGGTGGTATCATCGTTGTAGAAGAATTGGAAGTGTCAAAGAATAATAGTTGGATGAAGTAATAATTTTTTATAATTTTCATTAATATAAGAATGAATAGCTTAAGTTATATTATTAATTTAATGCTATTCATTCTTATATTTTTTTACCATATTTTCTATTAATACAAAGAAAGGAATTATAATTATGGCTATTAAGAAACATAATTTCCAAACTTTACAAGATTTCTTACAAAAACCATTTGGTCAAATAAAACCAGATACATCTAAATTTGATGCTGCTTATGAATCTATGATGAGTAGTAAGAGTATCAAATGTGATAAGTATTGTAAAATTAATAACTCATATTTATTCTTAGTTCAAATACCATCTGAATCTAAACAAGGAGAATATTATGAGGTAGTAATCCAATTCTTTACTAAGAAAGATAATGCTAATGACCCAACTTTATCATTCTCATTAGAGCGTTATTATTTACAATTTTATTCTAATAGTCCTAGTTTTATTTATAAATATTCTGCTATATATAAAACTACTGGATATTTAATAAATGTATTATATGATAGATTAGGAACCAAGTCTAATAGTATGCCAACTAAGACTAATCCAGATATGAATATGACATATGATAAATCTATCTATATTGCTTGTAAATACCTTTGGGATCATAGATTAAGGTTATTAAGTTTTAATGGAATGAGGATATTAAAGCAATTACCGGTTAAAGACTTTTTAAAAGAAGTAAGAGACTATGATACGGTAATGGATGATTTGGAATTATTTAACTTAGAAAAAGGATTACAGAAAGAATTAGAGAAAGAGAAGAGACAGTTAAATGAAGAAAAATTATCTCGACCACATTTTAATATACTAGAGAAATTAGGGTTTATCAAACCTAAGATAAAAGCTACTAATAGTACTTTACAAAATAAAGATATGAGTGCAATTAAAAAAGTACAAAAGAAAAGTGCTATTAAACCACTAAAGAAAAAAACCAGTAAAAAATCTACTTACAAGTAGTAAATATATATTATTAATTTAGATATGTAAAATATATTATAGGAAAGGAAGTTATACTAAAAGAATTATGAGTAGTAAAAAAATGAAACCACCAATAGTTTTGTGGAAACCTAAGGAAGAAGAGAAGATAATTACATATGATGGTAAAATCTTTATATGTAATTTTGATAAGGTATTATCTCCGGAATTAGTACCTTATAGAAATTTTATGATTAATAAATCCAGTTATGAAAAACAACTGGACCAGATAGTAGCTTATATTAATTTCTTCTTAAATTTTTATGATAAAGAACATGAATTAATATTAGGGTATCTTAAGTTAAAATTTGTTATAGATAAAGAAAGATTATTCCAAGTTGACCCTAGTATGGATAATGAAGAGAAGAATAAAACCATAAATGGATTTATATCATTAATGCATAATATACTATTTGAAGATACTTCTGTAGCTAAGAATATTAGTAAATTAGTAGAAGATAATTACATTGATGATATAGAAGGTACTAATAGTAAAGGGGATAAGAAAGAATATTTAGAGTCATTAGAATTTACCAATGCTCATGTTATGTTAATACTTAAAGTATCGTTTGCAATGAAAATAATAGCCCCAATTATGTTCCATTATTTTTATATAAATGGAATTAAGTTGGAGAAGAATTCAGATTATATCTATAGATTTTATAAACCATTATTTGGAGATATATTTGAAACACATGGAATTAATCTATTTAATAAATTATTTGTGTATGTGAAATCAAGAGTATTTGAATCCGGTAAGATTAATGCTGCAATATTTGATAAGAGAGAGATTATGGGTATTGATATATACTTAGTGCTTAGTATGTTTATTAAGAAAGTCGTAATCTCTGATAATATGGTTAAATATTCATTTCCAGAAACTTGGGATGAGAAAAATCATAAGTATAAAGAGAATATTGTAGGATTTAATAAGACTATACTTAAATTACAACTTAATTATTTCATTAAAGAAGTACATGGTAAAAATTTAACCGAAGTATCTAATACTAAGAATACTGAAGGTTTATCAGGTGCTGATAAGATGGAAATGAATATTAAGAAGATGGATGAAGGTATGGGATTATTTGCAGAATTAAATGCAGAGAAAACCGTAGAATATATTAAGAGAGTTATAGATATTCCTGTAAGTAAATATGAAGTAGACTATATGATGGATCACTTTAAACCTAATGACATACAGATTAAATTAATCTATAGCTATTATAGTAATTACTTTGGTAATTATAGAGATACTGCATTAGTTACAGGAAGAAATTTCTATACATTAGCATTATTACTTAAGAAGAAATTGTTATTAGATTTTGCTCATGATATAAACAAAGATAATTACAACCTGACCTTACCATATGTACTGACAGGTAATGTTGAAGGTAGGTTAAATTCAAGAATAATAAGAAATAATAAATACTTAAGTAAATTAGAAAATGATGACTATTATCAGAAATTACTCAATAATGAATATAAATTATTATTAGAGATAAATCCTGATGAAATTAAGAATATCATTAGTACAATGCTTAATTTACAATTCTCATATGTTACTCCAGAGAATCCAGATTTATTAGGAGAAATAATAGAGACAGATGAAAATAAATTAGGTGCAGAATTATTATACTTTTTATTTCATATGGAAAGGAACTAATTATGTTAGGTAAGAAAAGAATTCTGAGTAGTGATACAATAATTTTTATAAATCTATGCACAATTAATGTACTATCAAGTCGTGATACAGAACGAATAGTAAAACTGAGAAAAGAAATAGAAGAATTTATTGAATATAATACCAATTATTATCATGAGTTGGAAAATTCACAAATATCTAATAAAGAAGAATTATCCAAAGAGCTTTCTATTAACATTGATAAATTGAAGTGTGTACTACATATGATAGAAAGTTCAAGTGGGAAAGTTAAATGTGAGTATATCAATCCTGATTTGAAAGGTTTTAAAAGTGATATATTCACAATTGACCAATTCCTGACGGATAATAGTACTATTATAAAATAAATAAAATCTCATTAATATAACCTATATACGGATTATCGTATATAGGTTATATTTTTTATAATATCGAATTATCTATATAATATTAATTTGTAATAAAATAATATTATTTAAAGGAGAAAAAGAAATATGAAAAAATTTAATTATGGTTTTGAAGATTTTTCATTCAGTGAGGACAAAGCCAATCATCAATCAGAAATAGAATTATTGATTAAAAAGCTTCGTGGGTTTAAATATGTTACAGCATATTTAAACGTTGGTATTAATATGTTATATAGAATAACGATACTTGAGGGATATTTGCTAAGATTTCTAATTTTTACAGATAAAGGTGATTTTTACGATAGTATACAATATGCAATAAAAATGTGTAGAGATATAGCTGAATTACTCGTTAATAATTCAAACGTGTATACCTATCATGGTTTTTATAATAAGAATAAGAGAATAAGCGATATTCTCTTTGAGAAAGTAGAACTTATTGATAGAAAAACCATTACAGAAGCACAATCAATATTAGATATAGATGATAGGGATATGAGAGATTTTATCAATAGATTTCAATCGAGAGCTTTCATCTATATAGAGAGAATTGATGAGGGTAAACATATTATAGTACTATTGGATTCATTTTATTCATATATGTATTTAATTGAAAATATGGATAAGAAAGAAATTAACAATAGTTCATTTTCATTAGAAACAGCCAATTCAATATCAGTAGAAAATGAGGATGAGAATGACGATTAAAGTTGAATTATTTTTTAATAAAAATAATATTATTTAAAGGAGAATAAGAAATATGAAATTTACAAAAGAGACAGTTGATAGCTTTTTAAACGAAATTAATGGTAATTTAAAGAATATGATACCAATAGCTAATACTATGTACGATAAGTTAGAATCATACCACTATCTATGGTTACATGGTGGTTATAGAAACTATGATGATTTACCATTTATTGTGGATTTTGCTGAGAAAATTGGTAGTATGTATGAAGCAGAATGTATGAATCCCAAAAGCAATATATACATATATGGAAGTCTGGAAAATGACATACTAGCTATTATGAGTATAGCTTGTGAAATTGCGGATACGATTATTGATAGTGTTAAATTTGATAGTTATTATGAGTTTTATAAAACTCATAAAAAAATATCGGATTTATTAATAGAAAATTGTAATATTTTCTCACACCTAATAGATACTGATATTAATTTTGTAGCCAGTAAGTTTCATATGGAAACTGACGAATTATTAGAATTATTAGCAGATTTTAAGGAATTGTGTATAGTCAATATACAACCACATGGTAAAAAAAGTAAAATCTATTTTAAGTTAGGTACTAATTTTTACAAGTACGCATATTACATAGGTTATAGAAATGGTGAATTGTTAGAAACCCCTAATTCTATTAGTATTCAAGATGAGGAAGGTAATGATGATTAAAGTTGATTTATTTAATTATAAAACCCCATTTGATTATATGGGTAAGAACTGGGCTGAAGAGTTAACAAAAGAATTTGTAATTAGTCATTTAGGCACTATACTCGATTTTATAAATAATCTTAATTCTGATTATATCAATATTGTAGAGACAGTTGAGAAATTAATTGCTTCTAATAATAAATCGGTTATATTTGACTGGTGTGAAAAGAACACTAGACCAGTTTATATTATAAAAAGAATCTATATTTTATTCAATGAATATCATAATAGTACTAAAGGGTATAGTATAGATTTGGATACTGTGAATATGTTTAAGAGACTGGAGTTATTAGTTGCACCTTATGATATAATTGATGCTTCATATCGATTACAAATAGAAGTTTCTAAAGCATACAATATGTATTCCACAGATATGTGTGTCAAAGATATCATGGATAAAATGTATAAGAATGGTGAAATGGATAAAGATATCTTATATAGTAAATTAAAAGATAAGTGGTACGTATCCAATATAGATAAGGCTTTAGACAAATTATTAAGAGAGAGTAAATTTATTTCCAATATAGATAATAAATTATGGGTAACATATATTGGAAATATTATTTACGAGGCTGTTTTATTAAAGAATAAGTCTGTAATTTAAAGGAGAAAAGAAATATGAGCAAAGATATTCATTTTCCAACAGTTCCAGTATTTAAAGGTGGAATTAAAACCGAAGAAGATTTTAAAGTATTTAAAGATTTCACTCGTAAATTAAGAATTAACAAATCTAAGTATATTGATACTATGATAGATAAATTTATGTCTATTGTGGATAAGAAGTCATATTATGATTTTATAAACTATTTCAGAAAAGATATTATTAAAATTATGGATATTATAGAACATATAAACTTCCCTATATCCGGAATTCAATATAATATGAAGTATGTTGAATGTGATTTACCAATATTAAACATGTTTGTTAGAAAGTATGTAACATTACAAGATTCATCCAATAGAGTATTAGCTGGAGTCATATATGATAAAGAGAAAGATAATATATTGAAAATATATACTCTTTTAGAAAAATACTATTCTATGGATTTATTCCCAACAGTATCATCTTTATCAAAACATAAAAAAATCAAAGATGTGGTTATTACTAAAGATGAGTTCAATTCATTAAATAAATTGCTATTTGATTATGGGGTATTGGAATTAGAATTTGATAGTATCAAGTATTCTATGAGTGCTATTGGATTAGCTTTTTATGATTACATAATACCTATTATATTTAGAAAAGATAACTATTCAACTTTAATGTCTAAATATCTATAAACTAATCTTTAATTATGATAGAGAATGTACAAAACTTCAAAGAAAGATTTATAGAATTATTTATGTTAAGAGATGTCTGGAAACAGAAAGTATCTGATTCACAATATCGGACTAGATGTGTATATTGTGGAGATAGTAAGAAAGATTTCAATACCGGACATCTCTATATTAAGTGTAATAAAGACGATAGGTCACCTATTGTCTATAATTGTTTTAAATGCACAGCATCTGGTCTAGCAGATGCTGATTTTTTTAAATTGTTAGATTTAGATGATTTAATCTCAGATAATTCCTTTGATAAATTAAAGAATAATTTTAGTAAAGTAAATAATTCTCATAGAGTACAAGATTTTATTTATGAAAATTATTCATGTTTTAACAGTAATAAATATCTTTATAAATTAGACTATATAGAAAAAAGAATAGGAGTTAAATTTAATAATGAAATGGTTAATAAATGTAAAGTAATCACATCTATTAAGGAATTTCTTAAATATAATAAAATTAAAGATATTACTGTGGATAAATATATATTGGATATATTAGACAGAGATTATATTGGATTTTTATCATATGGGAATACACATATATTCTTAAGAGATATAACTAATACTCATAAATTATCGTGGGTTAAATATAAGATATATAATAGTAATACTTTAGTAGTTTATAATATCAGTAATAGTATTAATGTATTAACCACAGAAGATATTACTATAAATATAAGTGAAGGTATAATAGATATTTTATCAATTGCTTATAATCTTAATAATAATAGAGATAATGTAATTAATTTTGCTAATGGTAGTAAATCTTATTTTAACTTAATCAATCATATAATTAAATTAGGTTTAGTAGGAAATAATGTAACTTTAAATATCTATAGTGATAATGATAAGAAATTCAATAATGATAGTAATTATTATGATACTACCATTAATTACTATAAAAAGGTATTTAGGTATTACAAAATACTATTTAAAGAAATTAATGTATATTATAACATACTGAGAAAAGATTGTGGTGAACGTATAGAAAATATATCTTTAAGTAAGCATAAAATATAACTCTGAAAGGATTAATTTATGAAAAGAATTAATAGTAAAAATTATGACATTATGACCAATGTATTCTTTATACATAAGGGTGTCCCATATAACGGTCGTATTGTGAACAACAAAGTAGATTCGTATTATATCGTGCATAAAATTACCATGTTAGATAAAGCGGTGGATACCGGTAAGGAAACATATATGGTAGATAGAAATTTAGTAGATGACAAGTGCCCGTTCAATTTACCAAAATACCCAACTATGGAAGATTTAGAATATATTAAATCAGTATATGATCAATGTCTAACTGATAAATATGATATGGATAGTCTGGATTTTGAAAAGTTCTATAAAATGGTTGGAAATCATTTTGATTAAATAAGATAATAGAGTATATAGAAATCAATCTATATACTCTATTATCTATGGTCCGTATTTCATATATATATATAGTAATATACTATTTATATGTAATAAAATAAATATATTAAAGGAGATATCATCATGATGTCATTAGCAGAGTTAAATAGAATAACCAGTAAGTTTGATTTAGAGGCTTGTATGGCTATAGCCTCTGGAAGAAAAGAAACTATTGATTCTATCAAGGAAGAAATCAATACTCAACTTATATCATTTAATAACATGAAATCTGAAGCTGTTGAAGCTACAGATATTCACAACTTAGAATCTGCAATTTATAAATTGCAGATTACATTAAAGGATATAGAAGGCTTTGGAATGTTATTCTAAGCCTTCTATATATATATTAATAAAAATAAATCTTAATTAATTTTAGGATTTATTTTTTTTATATTAATAAATTATCTAAATCCAGTTTTATTGTTACTACTGTATTATCATGGAATTTCTTCATGTTAAGGTTTGTTAGAGTAGTTGCAATTTTAGATGATGATAATCCAACATTCTCTATTCCTAACTTATAGAATAATTGTCCCATACATCTACTACATAATTTTTTTCCAATACACATCATTGGAGATCTCATTTTAACAGTTTTACCCATATAAGAATCCATATTTTTTTCATCTAATAGTATATGCTTACCATTACTACCAATGATATATCTATACATTACAGATTTAGCTGTTCCTTTATTAATCTCATATGGTATATATCCTTTAGTACCACAATCACTTTCTGGGTCAGGATTTAACATCTCTGTTTGCATTGCTGCAAGTAACTCTTTTGATAGATATCCTGTATCAGCAGTAGATACCGATTTAGAATATGCACCAATAACATTAGAGTTAGCTGAAGCAGGTATATCTTTCTTAGCCATTCCATCCATTAGCGAATTAGTAATTATATCATAATTACCGGTTGCTGGATTCTTAACGACTCCTCTATACATAGCAATATTCTTTAAGTTATTCTTAACAGAACCTCTTGCTCCTGAGTCATATAAGTCCATACCAACATCACCTTTAAAGATTTCTTTAGTTTTATTTATCAATGCTTTCTCTATCTCTTCAGATATTTCAACATCACCTTTCTCTAATCTATCTTTATATTTCTCTACTAATTCATTTTTTAACTTAGATACTTCAGGTGGAGTTTTAATTGTTGGTAATGTATAAGAAGATGTTACAGTAGCATGCATCTTTAATCCAAACCAATCTCTATAGTCTATCCATCTATACATATCAGTTACGGTAATTCTATCATCCATTAAAGCTTTAGCTATAGTATCTTCTATTTTACCTTGTTTACCCTCAGTTACAGGTTCATTAATATATCCAATTATATCAGCGTAGTTATTTAACCATCTCTTATATAAACCGGTATTAAGTACATATCTACCTACAGTAGTTTCTATAGCTGTTTTAGTAGGGGATTTAGCTGCCGGTAATGTAAATTTATCGGTAGGTTTAAACTTAGGAATACCATTAAGTTTTCTTGTGTTATCATCTTTAAGATTTGCAAACATCATATTCATAATATCGGCATTAAAATAATCTGGTGATTTTTCTAATAACCAATCTATATCTGTTTTAGAAGCTGTTTTATCATCAGATGAAGGATTCTTAGTTAATGAATAGAAAGTCTGTACTGGTTCACTACCAACAACTTTCATATTCTTCCCATCCATATTAAGAATATACTTCTTACTATTAACATACTTTTCCAATTCAGCATTTGCTTCTTGTGTCCATAATAACTTAATTGTCATTTGATCACCATCATAGTCTCCACCGAGTCCTAATAGATAAGATGGTGAGAACTGTTGTGAGTCTATAAACATAGTACCAATATGGTCCATATCCGCATCAAAGTCTACAACAGGATACCATTTGTAAATAGTATTATTAGTTCTCATTATCTGTGTTTTAGTAGTAGATATAACTCTTACTTTACACATGAAAGAACCATATTGGTCGTTAAGAGGATATCTTGTACACATGGCATACTTATCTCTTACTGAATCCTCACAAGCCATATATAATAAATCCGTTACAGTCATATATCTGTTTGATATTGTAGAATCTTCTTGATTTACATTGTTAAGAGTACTTCCAACAAATGTCATATACATCTTATTAGGACCTTCTACTGGTATTTCTATCTTATTAAATCTCGACTCTGGATTCTTAATATAATTATTAATCATTCCATCTATATACTTATCATCAAAATATGCTTCCGGAGATATTAACTTTACAGGTTCAAATTCACCTTTACTATTAATAAAAGATTTACTGTCTTTATTCTCAAATACCTCTTTCTTAAAGAAATTTTTTACCCAGTTAAGAACAAATGGATATGCTAATACACATATCTGTGATATAGGTAATCCACAATAACCTAGACTTATCATTTCGTCATCCGGATTATTACTATGGTAATTTTTAGATGTGATGACAGTTCTTGTAGAGTTACATACGGATTTACCCATTAGGTATTTTCTTATCATACCATTTTTCTTTTCTATCTTAGTCTTAAAATATTCATATATTTCCATAATAGAGTTTTGAATTATTTTATTACTAGCATGGAATTGGAAATTAAATCCATCTTCTTCTTTTACAGTGGATACATGTCTTATAATTCCGCTATATAAAGTATTTAACTCATTAGTAGTTCCACCACCTTTACCATCAGAGATAACATCTCTATATGATACCGGTATTACTACTAATTTATTCATGAATAGTATTTTCTTAGGTATTTTTAAGAAGTCTAATCTTTCCTGTCTTATTCCAATCGTAACATCATTATCTTCGTCAGTATCCCATTTAATCTTTTCCCAATTATTATATAAAAACTCTATACCAGTATCGGCATCCATATCTTCACTTGGGACTAATTTACCACTTTTATCTATCTTATAATAAGCTGAACCATCTATAATCTTATCTACATTTCTGAATATAGATTTAACTGCTTTATATGCATTTGGGTGAAAAAAGTGATTATGTAAATCTATATAAGCCATTCTATTTTTTCTATCATATAATGATATACCAAATATCTCATTAGATAATAATCCATCACTGTGAGGAATTCCACCTCTTTGGAAAATTACCGGATTAGATACTTCTTGTAATCTATTAATTTTAACAAACTCATCTATATCTAATAAATCTAGTTTCATTTAATTTAGCCTGATTACTCCTTTCTAATTTTCTATTAAAAATCTATCTAAAGGTTAAGTCAATGTTTTTAGCCCTAAAAACCCTATGAAAAACATTGACCTAAATTAAAACTAAGATAAAAATATTATACAGAAAGGATTTATTATGGATATACAAGTTCCTGTATTTAGTAAATATGATGATAATGATATGAGTGATTTACTATTTACTGAAGCCTCCGGTGCAACAACAATAGTAAAGACATATCTCGAACCATTCGTAACGAATACATTAAATGACCCAATTAAAGATAAAAAATTTAAAAAATTAATATCAGATTTTATTAATAGAAATATGACTGAGTTAAATAAATCTGGACCAATTAATCTTATTGCTGTTACTGATATAGATAAGGATAATTTCTTTAATTTATTCGGTATTAATAAAAAAGAACTAATTTCTACCATAGCATCTGCTACAAGTAAAATTAATGATAAAGCTAATTGGAAACTTATACAACAAAATCCATTATTCTCATTATTATATATGGCTATAAGACATTATATAATTAAGAAAGATGAAAGTGGAATTAAAGCTGGAATTACTATGTATGCATTAGCATCTTATCCATCAGTATTTTCTTTATTCTTTAAGCATGGAGCTAAGGAAGATGTTATGGCTTATACGATAGATAATTTAACAGAGAAATTTACAATTAAGAAAGAAGGTACTATCTTTAAGACTTTAATATCTTCTATAACCGGTTCATTTGCTTTCTTAAAGAAAGAATTTATCGGAGCAGATGATGTGGAAATTGTAAGATGGGTTACGAGAATAAGAAATGACCAGAAATCATTAATTAAGAAAATTGCTAATCTTTATTATGAAAATGATAAAAAGGGATTAAGGATATTAACACAGACAGAAAACTTTGGTGATGGTAATATGATACAAGATACATTGAATAATAGTGGTATTGTTGAAAATATTACTAGAAAAGTAGCACAGGCTATGATTATCAATGGTGTTGATATGGTAAGGGCTAGTGCAGCCGCTAAATTTGCACAAATATCTATGTCAGATTTAAGAATATATCTTACCAATATGGTAATAGATAAGAAGGTTGGAGAAATATCTAAATTTATAGAATCTGTGTTATTCACATTTCTATATATAGACAACTATCAAGCTCATCAGATTAATGACAGAGTATTTTTATCATTTGCCCTGAATTTATTCAGGAGAACTAATAGTAAAGATAACAATATTGTTACAATAAGGACTTTATTAGATAAGTGGTCTGATGATTTAGGAATACATGATAGATTTAAAAGAATAGCTTCCCAGATTAATTATAAGAAGGGATTATTTATGTATATCATATTATGTATACAATATCACAATAATTAAATATAATTTATAAACTATTTATTAATCATATTTAGAATATTTGATTATGGGTTTTTCGATTATATAAACATTTTGCCAAATTGAAAAATCATGAAAGAAATATTCTCCGTTAAAAAATGATTTTCTTATTATATAAAAATCTAAAAGTAAGTATTATATAAGGTCTTTGTTAATTTATGTATATTTTTGCTTAACATTGGTTCGTGGTTTTATGGTCGTAATTTATTACACATTTAAAAGATTCCCGCCTGTCTCAAAAATTTAAATGAAATATAATTGCGTCATATTTTGTTTTTAATAGAGACCATGATAATACACTATCAACACACTTTAAGATTATGATGAAAGAATTTCATTTTTTATTAAGTATTGTATACAGATACTTTAGACATTATAGCCTGTTGTGTAAGCTCATGGGTTGAAACCTTCAAAAAATAGATAAGAAATAAATATAAATAAACGCTTGAGGCTACGCAAGTTAAAAGACTCTTACGAAGAGATGAGATTATGTATTTAAATACATAATCAGTAGCAGATAAGAAACACGGTTCTTCTTTATTATTATTTTACGAAATTCCCAAGTCTATTAAATAAATTCTAAATATGTTAAAATTAAGAAATACCAGAATATAGATAATCTATATTCTGGTATTCTTTGTAGGCGATTTTTATCCTTTGATATCAAATAAGGTTTTTACTAAAGTCTGTATATAGTTAAAATTAATACAGATATACATGGTATATGTATATAATCCATATTTATCATTATTAAACTTAATATTATAATTATCCCAATCTATTTTATAATCTTTATTTTCAAATAATAATACACCTTGTCTTCTTACTTTAATATCTATTAAATCAAATAATGGTAATCCATTCTTTAAGTGGTAATTAACCGCTTCTCTTATAGATGTATTAATAACTTCTCCAAAATCTACATCATCGTTTTTCTTCTCTAATCTAAATGATACATTTGTAAATAAATTCCAACCATTCTGAAGATTTAAATCTTCTTTTAACATTACATCTGTATATGTCGGTATAATAATATCTCTACTATCAAATTCTTTATTAATAGGAATATCTGGTATTTTCTTATTAGAGAATAGATAATATAATCCTGTAGTAAAGAATTCCATTCTTACAGAAAATGTAATCTGATAATCTGTAGTTGTATAACCTGATTTTTCCCCATCATTACTACTTAATGAACTTAATAAAGTATCTATTTTAACCGGATAATATCTATAGAATTCTTTTAATCTACTTCCACCTTGTAATTTATAAGTAATTGGGAATATGGAATGGGAATTCAAATAAGTTAAAAATCTTGCAGTAGTTCCATCTTCATCTACAATAGGAATACCTGTTATCTTACTAATTGTATCCATCATAGACGGAGAAAGATAAGACTCTAAAAATGTATTTACATCTTGTGGGTGATTAAATACAGTCTTATTTAGTAAATAATCCATAAAGTTCATTTGTTCCATTTTCGTAGATAGTATTATTATTACATCAGCATACATAATACTTCTGTTTAATTGGAATCTTATATCAAAACCATTACTATCATCTCTAAAGAATGGCATTAATGCTCCCATATCATGAGTAAAATGTAATCCTAATCTTGGTTCCAATAATGCTGTTCCCTCTAAAAATCTTGAGTCATCAAAATCTACTCTAGGAGAAATTGCAAATATAGGTCTTTCTTTTACTTTAAATGATTTAGGTGTGCTTATAATTTGTCTATGAGCAATTTTACTATTAACATGTATAGTCTTAAAGAAATTCTCCGGAAATAAATTAATTAACCAATTCTGTATAAAGGCTATTGCGTTACCATATGTGTGGGAAGATGAACACATAAATTCAGCCTGTTGGAATGGTTTTACCATATGATTTTCTATTATAAGATGGTCATCATGTTCTATCATCAGTTTTGTTTATGTCCTTTCCATTTATATTTTTTCTAATATATGAGATTTATATATTTGTGTTCTGATATAACTAATAGTAATTAATTGATATTAGCACAAAATAATAAAATCTATATATAGAAAGGAACTAAGATAATGAAAATTTTTATTAGTCAACCAATGAAAGGTTTGAGTAGACAAGAGATAGAGGATACTAGAAATAGTATTATCGCAGGATTGAAGAATGAGTATGGTGATGATGTTGAGATACTTGATACATTCTTTGTTAATCCTGAAGAATTTGGGCTTAGTAAATTATCTAAGCCAATAGAATTCTTTGCTAAGAGTATAGAATATTTAGCAAAAGCTGATAAGGCTTATTTTGCTGAAGGTTGGGCAAATACTAGAGGTTGTGCATTAGAATATCTCATATGTGAAAAGTACGATGTAGAAATAATTCATGATTAATTAGATTATAATTAAGAAAGGTTGTCAATAAATGAGTACATTAGTCGCAAAGACTGGATTATTTACAATTAGAGCTAATTTTACTAATAACTTAGTAAAGATATTGGAATATGCTTCAAGGACTTGTTATAATTCTTATGATAAGATAGATATTGATACTTGGAAAACTCATATTACATCAAGAATTAAAAGTAAGCATGAGTCTGTTATTGAGCATGGTAGATTTGCTGTTATAATAGATTATTCTGTGTTTGATATATTTCATTTCGATGTAGAAGATGTCTATAAAGAAGTTGAAGTTATCAATAGGATAATGGCTGAAAGCAATTCTTTAATAAGATATGCTAAAGAAGATTATTACTTAATTAAATATCCTAAAGTACCTATAATATCTTTATCGGGTAATATGAAAATGTGGAGAGATTTAATTAAGTTTATATTTACTAATAAATCAGAATATCTATCCAGTACAATGAGATTTATCATAAAGATATTTGCTATATATGATAAAAAGTATAGTGATGTATTTGGATTAGATATACCTGAATTAATTAAATATAAACCAGTATCTCTTGAAGGTAATTTATTTAATATCCCTAATGATAATATTATAGAAAATATTACTACAAGAGATAGATTAAATGATATAGAGAAGGATAAATTACCTAAGATATATGACAATAATGGAATTACTTCAAGACTAATTAATTTAGACCATTTTGGTAGAGGATTGTTAATAGAACCAGATATTCCATCACATATATTAGAGTATTTAAGAGACCATGTGTTAGATATAAACTCTGTAACTTATGTAATAGACTTACCAAGAGCTATATCATTACAAGAAGCAAGACATAGAATAAATTCTATATCTCAAAGGTCTCAAAGATATGTTAATGAGTCAATAGAAGATTCTACATATTATATACCAGATTATATAGATAAGGATAAGAAGTATAAATTGGACAATGGTATAGAAATATCGTATGATGAATATTTTAAATTATCTTTATCTTTATATAATGAATTAATTAAAGATAAAATAAAGAAAGAAGATAGTAGGTTTGTATTACCTAGTGGAATGAATACTACTATGATAATAACTAAACCACTACATACATTACCTCATTATTTCTTTGAAAGATGTGCTAAAGGAGCACAGAAAGAGATAAGAGAACCTGCTATAGCATTAAGAGATTTATTAAATACATCATATAACTATGTAACTGGTGAAGATAATAAATTATTTTAATTAAAGTGAAGAAGATAACCTTAGAAATTAATCTAGGTTATCTTCTTCTATTTTTATGTATTATGGTACAAAAATAAAAATTATAAGAATATAAATCATAAAGAGTAGTACGCACTTATTGTGCACAGAACTTAAAATAAATATCCAAACTAATTTATTTTACAGGAAAGGAAATATATTAATTCTTTTTAAATCTTTATACCATTACCAAAATGTTTGTTTATGGCTCATGGGTGGAAAGTTTATATACTATTAACTTGTAACTGAAATATTATTACTTATGGAAAAGGAGAAAAAGAAATATGAGTAAGGATTTTAATTTATCCTATGTATCACCAATAAAGGAAGAAGTTGATAATGATAAATCTAAAGTAAAAATTAAGAAAAAAGATTCTTATTATAGTTATGATAAGATGGAGAAAGATGCAGATTGTATAGAGGAGTATCTTAATATCTTAGAGAGATTTGCTATTATAACAAATCTTACTCCAGAGAAATATAAAAAGGCTATGAAAAAATCTAGGAAACTTGTTAAGTTGCTTAGAGAAGGGAAAGGAGAAAAAGTCTATGATAAAGATAGATATGATGAATATATGGCTAGGGTAGAAAATCATGAGTAAAAAGACCACTGTCTATATGTATTATCATAAAGATAGATTGTATGGATGGTCTACTAATAAAAAATTAAGTACTAATTTTGAATTACAGCGTAATATGGAAATTGTTAAGAGATTAGAGAAGAAGATGTCTATAGAAGAGTTAAATGCTATTAAGATTGCTTATAAAGATAATGAATTAATAGAAATTCCTTTAGACACTTCTTCTAATAGCTATACTATGATAATTGGTACTTATTTAGAAGACCAGAAATTAAATCATGAGTATGAAAAATTCCTTATAGAGATAAGCAATATAAGTAAGATGTTAGATAGGTTATATATATCTGACGATAATGATACTTTTATAAAATACTGTAGGGAATTAATTACATGTAATTACTTAGAAAAAGATACTACTTCTAACAAGTTACATAACCAATTTACTGGGGATATGGTAAAAATGTTCTTTAATCTCTTTAAAGATACATTTTAAGATATTAACATAATAAAATTTATACACAGGAAAGGAAGATAAGAATTATGTTAAAGACAAATATATTACACGAGGAAATTGTTACTGATGAGAATAAGCAAGAAATTCTCAATTTGGAATTGATAGGATTATCTGATGCACCATCAGATGTTCACGATGAGTACGATAATGGTGATATTATTGTAATATCAAAAGAAGATGATGCTTTACATATTAAAGCATTTGTAAACTATATTGGTATTGATAAGGTAACCGATTCTACTATGGCTTTAATTGCTAATAAAGTATCTAAAGCAGTTAAAGCTTCTAATAAAGGTAAAGCTACTAAGATAAATAAAATAGTAGTTAGATGTAGTAATAAGAATATATGTAGTAGTAAAGTTATCTGTATTAATTCATTCTCAAGATGGATAGAGTTATATACGGATATTAAATTAATGATACCAAATTATTTATATGAAAAGATGTCAGCACCACAAACTACTGAAATAGAAATGGATCATCACTGTGGATGTGGTTGTCATCATGATAAAGATAAAAAGAAAGATAAGAAAAAGGATAAGAAGAAGAAAGATAAGAAAAAAGCAAAGAAGAGTAAGAAGTAAATATTAAATTTATGAAAGGATAGTTAGTTATAATGGAACCTATCATAAAGCATATTTCCACAGAAGAAGAAATGAAGAAGCATATAAAACCATTATATGTAATTCATGATTATATGGATAATGATGAATCATACATAGATTTTCAAGAGTCTATGTATGATTTGATTAAAGGATGTTTCGAATATCATAAACTGAGGACTTATCCGATTAATTTTAAATTCTATGAAAGTGATACAAAAGTTCATACATTAGAACTTAGATTTTTCGTAGTAAATTTATTTTATTGGTATCCTCTTATTAATTTAAACAAGTTTAAAGATGTTATAGATGAGAGTTTTATCATTACTAAATCTACCGATGTAATTCATATTAATAAGTGGATTGATAATTTAATGATAACCTTATCTGATTATCATGTTAAACCTGTTGTAATAAACAGATACATTTCTACAGCCTTATATAATATAAGAAGAGTCAATGCAGACTTTTCTGAAATTATGGGACTAAACTTTGATTTAGTAACTATATTTGAAATGTATTGTAATAATAAGACGATACATGATTTGATGGAACTAAATATAGATGAGGAAATGCAACCTAATGAAATAGAGGAAATCTTATTAGACGCAGAAGAGAAATTAATTAATGAATTAATGTCTATTAAGAATAATCCTATCGGGACAATATTAAGAAGTGGAACTGGTATTAAACATAAGCAAGCTGTAGAGTTCTTTATATCTAAAGGACTAATGCCTACAATAGATGGAACTACTATACCATTACCAATAAAGAATTCTACTTTAATTGGTGGTATTAGTAAAGCTTCTGATTTATATATAGATGGTACAGGTTCACGAAAGTCATTAATAATGTCTCATACGGTAATGGGTAATGCCGGTCATTTTGGTAAGATGTTAGCCGAATTAGCCAGAACTTTATCATTATCTAAAAGAGTTGCAGATTGTGGTACTAAGCATAGAGTTAAATACTTTGTAGAAAGTAAGAAATTCTTAAAGAAATTAGATAATAGATATTTCTCATTAACTAAGAACGGGGAATTGGAATTACTTAAGGCTAATAAGATGGAATATCTTATTAATAAAGAAATTTATGTAAGATCCCCAGCTACTTGTTGTTTAGAGAATGAAGTATGTCCAAGATGTATGGGCAAAATAGCTACATTTAATTTCGATATTGCGGCAGGATTTTGTGCTTTCTTAATTAAAGAAGTTACTAAAGTATTAGAGCAGAATATATTATCTACTAAGCATCTACTTACTACAACTTCAGAGAAGATTGAGTTTAATGAAACTTTCCATAAGTATTTCACATTATCATCTAATGAGGTTAATATTAATCTTAATGATAATGAAGAAATTGAATCTATTGAAGATTGGGTAATGATATTAAATAAAGATACTATAGAGAAAGAAGATGATATGGATATGGAAGAAGGTCTTAATACATATATATCTGATGGTAAATTTACTGTTAAGAATATAAAGACTAATCAGACATTTGAAATATCAGAACTTGGAAAGAAGAATCTTTATTTATCAGATGAATTAATAGAATTATTTAAATCTAGTAGTACAATTAAATTCTCAGACTTGGATGAAAGTGCTCCACTATTTATTATTCAGATTTCTAATAATGAATTAACAAGACCATTGTATGAAATTATGGATATAATCAATACTAAGAAGAAAACTGACTTTGAAAGAACTATAGATAATATGGCACAAAGATTCGTTCAGTTATTAATAGAGTCTAAGATTGCTGCTCCTGCGGTATCTGCTGAAGTTATTATTAACAGATTACTTAGACTTCCTGATGATATGTTTAATAGACCAGATTTCAATTCTGTCAAAATGCCAGATTATACTATTTCAACAAGTATGGCTTCTTTAGAGAGGAATAACTCAGCTAGTGTTGGTTTAGCTTTTCAGTTCTTAAATAGGCAGTTAACTAACTTAGAGTCTTTCACTAAAAAGAGTTCACCATCATACCTCGACCCGTTATTCAGAGAAGAGGTCTCAACTAAAAAGGTGAAGAAATTTATGAAATATATCAATAAAAAAGATAGGAAATAACTATGTTACTTAAAGCGTTATACTCGAACGGACTAACACTATCTATTCAAAATAGTAATAAATTTGAATTAGATAGTACCATGTATTTATACATGAATACAATGAGAGATATAATATCTGATATTAGTATCAAAACCAATGGTTTAATATCATTGGTTAAATTTACAATAAGTGAGGAAATTGGTATTAGTATCAGATATTCTCCAACTAAAAGATTTACTATAGTAATAGGAATAGATAATCTTAAAGAAATAAGTTCTATGGTTAAAATAGATATTGATTTAATCAATAAGTACTTTACCAATATAATAGATACTCTATTCTCTATAGTATCTCAGAATAAATGTAACGATATTATACCAGATGATATGGAAGATGATGAATATACTCTTAAAATAGAAAATGCTATTAAAGAGATGGATAATACCAGTTTCATTATGGCAATGACATTGTTTGGTATGATAGTTAATTTTAATAAAGCTATTATTAGTAGTAATGAATTATTAAATCAAAAACTTAAGAAATAAAGATATTACAAGAAAGGAAATAAGAACTATGAAGAATATAATGACAATGCAGGAAGTACTAGAAGCAATAAGAGCTAAAGCTAAACCTAATAAGGATGGTAGCGAAGGATTTACTTATAATAGATTTAACAAGAAAAGCTTTGAGAATCTATTAAGGGCAATGCTTAATGATACAGATGTAAAGATAGGTACCATTAAGGTTAAGAATAATGAAGTATCATCTAAAGAAGATATTATGGTTACACAAGAATTTCGTAAGTTCTTACAAAAGATTCTTAGAACTGCCGGAATAGATGCTGAAGACAGTAAAGCTATATTATCTAAAGATTTTATAATAGATAATGTGGATGGATTATATGAATTCTTTACCACTGCTATGTATATATACATGGACAATGGTAATAAGTTTGATATGATACCAACTGAAAACTTCAAAGGAAGTCTGTACATAAATAATGTAGCAGAAACTAAGAAGACTCAGGATGCAAAAAATCCTAAGGACGGAAGTTCATTGGGTACATTTGAAACAACTAAGAAGACTCATAAGAAGTTATGTGTTAAGAGTAGTTGTCCAAGTTACTTGGTGAATAGAAAGAAGATAAAGTAGTTTTAGCTTTTACAAAATTAAGAATAATAGATACTAGATTAATTTCTAGTATCTATTATTTTTTATCCGTAATTTCTCTTAATATATATATACTATTTACTTGTAAAATAAATATATTCAATAAAGGAGAAAAAGAAATATGTCAGATATAGTAACTGTTATGAGAAAAAGAGAATTAGCAAAGGCTAGTGAGATTTTAAGAAGTTTGGATGAAAGAATTAGTAAGGACCTCGATGGTGGACATACACCTGAAAGGTATCATGAATGGCTCGATATTGTGGATTTGAAATATATCATAGAGAGTTTAGTAAAACTCGAAGAGTCATAAAAAATAAAACCCTTATAGATATAATTTCTATAAGGGTTTTATTTTTTTATTTAACTATAGAAAATATTGATAGGTCTGGGGTTTTTGTATTATATTCTTTTTTCCATTTACCATTACAATCTACAAAATAATATAAGTTATTATCTATTACAGACTGTATGTAAGCATTAGTAGCCATCTTTCCATCTTCTTTAAGATAATATGTACCACTTGATAATTCTAACCATTGGGAAGATAACATATGGCAATTCTTATTATCCATATAATACCAATCATCACCACTCTTAAACCATCCGGTTATTGTGCATCCATCAGCATCAAATACATACCATAATCCATTTATTTTTTTCCAATTATCTTTAACGATATTTCCATCTTCATCATAGTATATCCACTTATCACCAACTTTAGACCATTCTTGATTATGGTTTTCTATACTTGGTGGAGTTTGTAATATTTTATCATATTTTCTCAATTCATATTGGTTTATTATATCTAAATTCAGTTTAATATATTTACTATCTGTAGCATATCCAGCTTCTTTTAATATTTGTAAATATTCTTCTGGTGTAAATACATTTTTTAGTTTCCTATATCTTGGTAAGGATATAAAATCAAAATATCCTTTAATACCATCTTCTAAAGTTCTATAAACTCTAAAATTATCTTTAATCGTAGTTTTAACTCCTGGTGTATACTCTTCTTTAGTCTTAAGATTAACAGAAGCTCCTGTCCATTTAGAACCAGTCTTCATACCGAAGTAATTATGATAAGAAGCAGCTAATTTGGTATTACCCCACCCACTCTCTAATATAGCTTGAGAAATAATAACACTTGCTACTTTAATACCATATTTCGGAGCATATATAATTACATATTTAGATATATTATCAATAAATTCTTGTTTCGTCATTACAATATAAATTTCCTTTCATTTTGTTTGATAATTTTTCTATTACTTATGTAAGTGTGATGAATCCCTTAAGAAAATTGACCCAAAAAACATATACCTAAGCTTATGCTATATAAAATAAAGAAAGGGGGATATAAGAATATTTTATGGCGAGAAATCGAAATGGATCTATATTAAAATCTTTTTCAAATAATATTCGTAGTAAGTCTAAACAGATATCTACACCATGGTTAAAAAATGCCATGAAAGGTATCGGAGCTGCTGCGAAGGATACGCTAAAAGATATTGCTCCTGTTTTATATGATGCATCTACTACTGCTGGTAAAGCTAGTAAAGATGCAATTACTTTATTGCGTGGTAATACAAATGCTACTGCAATGAATAAGTTAATATCTAAAAATATATATGTAAGAACTGCCAGAGACATGATCAAATGGACAATGGAAGATTTACGTTCAGGTAAATTATTTAATGAAGATCGTGTTACCGACATATTAATGGGTGGTGATGGAAGTGGTTCTGCAATGAGTGACCCAGACTCAATGTTTTCAGACTGGGACATGGACGATGATGGAAGTTCCGGTAATGTCATTATTAATAATAATTCTGATAGTAGTAATGCCGGATTTGCATTAGCAGTTAATGAAGGATTAAGAGAATCTACAATGGCACAACTCAAAGGTCAACAAGCAATGGTTGATACTATGGTTGCTATTAGTGGAAGTCAAATTCTTCAAAATCAAGAGATAGGTAATCAGATTATTACCCAATTAACTAATGTAAATAATAATCTTATTGCTATAAATGAATTTAACAAAACTACTATGACAAGTTTTGTTACAACTGTTACCGCTTATATGGAAAAAATGGGTAAGAAAGCAGATGAATATGATTCATCTGAAGAGAAATTTGACCCAGCATCTATATTTAGTGGTGGATTTAATTTAGGTAACTATGGTAAGCATATTAAAAAGAATGTAAAAACAGCATTTGAGAATTCTGATATTGGATTTGTTCATAGTTTAGTTAGTGACCCAGAGACGCTTAAACTAATTACAGCTAATCCATTAGGTGCATTAACAACTTTAACAATGAAAGCAATGACTCCTAAGTTAATGAAAAAGACTATGAGTCAGATAGATGAAGCTGTTGCGGGATTTATGCCATCGTTATTAATGAGAATAGGTGAGTTATCTGAATCCAGAGAACTTGGATGGAAAGGTAAACTTAAACGATGGATAGGTGATGTATTTGGATTACAAAATGTATCTAATACTGATAGAAATAAATTAAATCCTACTAAAAATATCACTAAAGATGCAGCAGTATTTGATGGTATTACAAGACATACTATTGTAGAAATAATTCCTAAATACTTAAGTGAATCTGTATCATATCTTAAAGAATTGGTTCATGTTAATGGTGGTAATGTTGGTAGGGCTATGGGAAGTCGAGAAATCTTCGACTTTAATAAAGGTAGATTTAGTACCGTAGCTAAATCAAGAAGAGACTTATATGAACAGATAAGAAGTTCAGGTACTGATGTAATTGCTAGTGGTAAATTAGGTAGACATATCGAATCTAACAGTGGTGCTGCTTATACTGACAAAGATGGTAAATACGATAATAAAGCATTAGAGCAATGGAATGATATGGTAACCAAATTCTACGATCAATTAGAGCGTATGAATAAAATGATAGACATGACTAATTTCTCCGAAGATGGAGATATTATGAAAGCTATCAAGGGAACCGGATATGGTGGTAAGATGGCTGAGTTCTTAAAACAACTCATGATAGAAGCATCTAAAGATACATCTATTACAACTACCGCTAACTCAGATTTCCAAAGAGCAAGATACTCAAGAAAAGCTACCATTAAAGATATGAATGAAAATCCGGATTATTATAATCTTAGTGCTGTAGCAAATCTTAGTGAAGATATTGATCAAACAATGGACAGAGTATTTGGTGGTGTATTTGGTAATCCAAATGAAATCAAACAATCCGGTTCAATGGTTAAAACTTTATCTGATATAAGATATATTCTTAATAGAGGAATTAATGTAAGAATTACTGGGCATGGACCATATCAAACATTTACCGGTCAAGAAACTAATATTTCTAGTATCACTAGAGAAAACGCTCCTCAAAGAAATACATCTCCACAATCATCTCAAAATGATGAAGACAAAGCTGGTCCAACTAAATTGGAAGAAATGTCTACTGAAGAGATGATAAATCATGTTGCTGAAAATGGTACTTTGTATAACGATGATACTAAGACTACTAAGAAAGTTAAAGATATAATGCACGCATTACTATTTGGAAATGCTTCAATGGCATTTAGTGGTGTTGCAGATATATTTATTAGTAAGATTAATGGTGTTATCGATGTAATAGATAAAGACTTTTTCCAACCAATGAAAGCAAGTTTATTCGGTACTAAAGATGAACAAGGTTATTCTCGTAATGGTGTATTCTCTGGAATGCAGCAACAGTTTACAGATTACTATAGAAGTATTGTAAGACAGTTTAATGGTAAAGGATATACTGACTCTAAAGGTCAAAAACATGAGGATATTACTGACCCAAGTAAATCTGTTGTAGGACAAATTAAAGCTACAGTATCGGATATAAAAGAAACTGTAGTAGATTATGTTTTAGGTCCTAAAGATAGCGAGACTGGTAAAAGAGAAAAAGGTATGGGTCTTGTTAATATCTTTAGAGATGGAATTGAAGGATGGGGAAAAGCTATCTTTGGAGAAACTGAAGATGGTAAACCTAAATTCGATGCAGAGAAATTTAAAAAAGAAGTAAGTGAAAGAATGCCTAGTGCTGTTACTGGAGCTTTAGGTGGTGCTGTTCTTGGTAGTATGACAAGTGGAAGTTTACTTGGTTGGTTAGTTGGTGGTCCTGTTACTGGTTCTATATTAGGATTAGCTACTGGATTTGCTTCTAAGAGTAAAAAGTTCCAACAATTCCTATTTGGTGAAAAAGACGAAGAAGGTAATATTGTCAGAGACAGTGGTATCATCAATAAGAAAATGCAAGACTGGTTCAAGAAGAATAAAGTTCCAATCATAGGTGGAGCAGCAGTTGGAGCTGCGAAATCTGTATTACTTGGTAATGGATTTTTAACAGGAATGGTTGGAAACATCATAGGCGGACCATTAGCTGGAGCATTACTTGGTTCTATTGGTGGAATAGCTTTAAGATCTGAAGCTTTTAAAACTTTCTTATTTGGTGATATGGATAAAGTGGATGCACACGGAAATCGTGGATGGCATAAGGGAATAATCCCAATGTTTAAAGGTATCTTTAAGAAAAATGATGGTACGACAGATGAAGGTAAATCAATGCTTGGAATGGCTGGTATTGGTGCTGGAGTTGGTTATTTATCTGCGGCTGTTATTGGTAAGATGGGATTTTTAGGTGCCATGGCAACCCCATTTGGTCCGATTGGTGGTGCTATTGCAGGTTTAGCATTATCTATTAAAGCATCTCAAGGTGGATTTAGAGAATGGTTATTTGGTAAGGAAAATGAAGATGGAACAAAATCTGCTGGTATATTAGGAAGATTTGCTAATATGTTAAATGCAGAATTACTTACACCATTTAAACAAGGTGCAATGGAATTTGCATTAGATACTAGAGACTTCTTAATAGATAAGATTATGGCTCCTATTGAATTTGCTATAGAACCATTTGCAAATGCAATGAAAGACTTAGGTGATAAAATTAAGAAAACCTTTGAGAAAGTTGGTAATTTTATCGTTGATTCTATAAAAGAACACATGATAAAACCTATAACTGAAACTATTGGTAAGTACATATTATCACCTATAAGAAAAACATTCGGTATATTATTTAAATTAACTACAGGAATAATTAAATCTATCGTAGCTGCTCCATTTTCTGCTATAGGAATGATGGCTAATTACGGTGAATATAAAGAGCGTAAGCGTAGTAGAAGAATGGCTATTGATGATGTCTATGAAGAACAAGGTTTACTTGGTGGATTAATTCATCAAGGTAAGGTTATGCTTAACTATGGTGGAGCTAGAGAAGCTGCTAACTATAAACATCATAGATATTCTGACTGGGGTGAGCGTAAGAAACGTTATGAAGCTGATAGATTAAGAAGAGCTGAAGAAAGAAAAACCCAAAAAGAAGAGGGTAGAAGAAATGTCCGTAATAGGATATTAATGGCTCGTTATTCTGGTGGAGAATTATTAGAAGATAGTGAAGAAAATCGTGCTAGATTAGAGGAGATGCTAAAAAATAGTCCTCGTAAGCGTAAACTATTTGGATTATTAGCTGATAAACCTAATTTCAAAGGTGCTGCTACTGAAGAAAATAGATCTACCAAATTAGATAATAGCAATATTATCAAAAATGCAGATAGTCCAGGTTCTCCAGTAGATGAAAGACAGTTGGGTACTCAGTTAAGTATCTTAGATTTACTTAGAAAGATATTTGGTCTAAATAAGGATAATAAGAAACTTAAAGGGTCAAGAAAATTTACTGGTGGAAGAAGAACTACAACAGAAGATGGTGAAAATCCAGAGTCTCAAACAGACGAAGAGGTTATTAACGATGAAGATGAAAATAGACCAGCTCATAAATCTTTATTCCAAAGATTAAGAGAATATAATTATGGTAATTTAAATCCATTCAAGAGATTCTTCGGAGATAAAGCAGATAAAGGTGACAGACCTCGTATAAGATATTATGCCGAAGGTGGAGACCATAAAGAAGATGGAATGGCTGTAGTAGGAGAAGAAGGACCGGAGTTAGTAAGATTAGCTAGAGGTTCTAGGATATTTGGTGGTAGAAAACCATTGCCTGTTACAGTTGTTGATATGAATAGTAAAGCTGTTAGTAAGTTTAAAGTAGCCACTGCTCCTAAAATATCTGAAGAAGCTGGAGTTACAGTAACCAGAAGAAGTCTCATTGATAAACAGAGAGAAGAGGATAAATCAGATTACCAGAAACAAAAAGATGCTGGTAAACTTGAGAATATTGAGAAGAGAAAACTCGAAGAAGAAAAGCTTAATATGGAACGAGAAAATCATGACAATATTAAAGCTACAAGAGAAACTCAAGAGAAATTCTCATTAGGATGGGGTAAGATATTCTCTAAAAAAGGAATAATTACTGCTGGATTTATGATACTATTACCACTATTAATCAAATGGTTAATGGGAAAAGGTGGTGATGGTGGTGGAATCAGTGGTCCAGATATCGGTAAACAAGTTTTAAACGATTTATCATTCGGACAAGACCATTTACAAGATGGAAAAAGTACTCCTGAAATGATAAAAGAAACCATGGATGATACTAAGCATCTTTTTAAAGGTGATATATGGAAATGGGTAACATCTGATGGTGGATGGGATCATGAAAGCGGTGCTAAACTAAATGCATTAGGGCATATTCCAGTTGCTCTTGGTGGATTATTAAGACCTTTCCTAAAAACTGGTACTAAACAAAATAAAGCTGTGATGAATTTCATCAATGGTTTTAAGAATAGTAAATTCTTAGGATTTGGTAAAAGACAACTTGGAAGAGCTGGTAGTGCTATAGGTTCAGGTGCAGGTCGTTTTGGTACAAGAGCATTAGAATACATGGATGAAGCTGGAGCTGGTATTAATCTTGCAGTTAATATGAGAGCTGCTAATCCAGGTTCAAGAATGAAAGATGTACTTAAAGATATGAAACTCATTAAACAAGGTGAGGGTTCATATAGAGAAGCATTAGAAACCATGAAAACATTCCAGAATTCAGGATACGGAAGTATGGATGAAGCTCTTGGAATGATGGGATATGGTGGAGAAGGATATAAAGTACTTGGAAAAGGTAGTGGTGTCGGAGATGACATAGTTAGAAATACAAGAAGAGTAATAGGTCCAAATGCTGCTAAAACCGGTGGTCTCCGTGAAACAATGATGCGTCAGAAAGAAATGGCTAGATTAGCTAAAAACGAAACTAGTGTTGGTAATAAATACTTGGCTAGTTTAGCTGATGATGGCGATGAACTTGCTAAATTATTAGGTGATACATCTGGAGCAACTAACTCTGAAATACTTAGAACCTTTAAGGGTGATAAAAACTTTGCAAGAACTATTGGACAAAAACAGTTAGCAAATGCTGGAGAAGAAACCGCAAATTCTTTCTGGAGAAAGAGCGTAGGTTTAGGAGACGATTTAGGTGAAGCTGGTGCTAAACTTGGACAAACATTCGGAGATGATGGTTTAGAGCTAGCCGCTAAAGCTGGTTCATTCTCAGATGATGCTGCAAGAGCTGCCGGAAAAGCTGGTAAAGGATTTACTGATGATGCTTTAAGAGTTGCATCTAAATCTATAGGAAGTTTGATGGATGAATTCTGGAAAGTTGCAGCTAAAGTTGGTGGAAAGATTGGTAGTAAAATGCCATCTTTTGTAGATGACATACTTAGAGCAATTGGAAAGAAATTCGCATACTTTACAGCTAAACTTGCTGCAATTATGGGTAAGACTGCTGCATTAGCAGCTACAGTTGTAGGTTATTTAGCAGACCAAACATTATGGATTACTGTTGGTGCAGTCGATGGTTTAACAGGTGCTGCTAGACTATTCCAGATAGATAGACCTGACTGGATAATGGTTGCATTATCTGGTGCTATAGGTGCATTTAAAGGAAGTACAGTTGGTTCTATACTTGACTTAATAAATGAAATAGTTCATAGTGTATTAGGGCTAGATATGTTCCATGAACTTGCTTCTTGGGTTTATGGATTTTTAGCAGGTAATGAGAAATACCAGAATTTACTAAGACAAAAAGAAGAGTTTAAAAATCAATTCTTAGAGGATGATGAGGCTTCTTTAAGAAAGCAATATGAAGCATATCTTGGAATTACTGGTACTAATGAAAATCAAGTATCATTTGAGAAATTCATGGAGCATGTTAATAAAGGTGATATCAAAGTTAAGACTGAATCTTTTGCAGATTACAATGAAAGAAAACATGCTTCAGTTTTAGGTCATTTAGGAAGAGGTACTGTTAATGCAATCAATGCTACGGGAAACTTCTTAGTAGGAACAGATAGCCAATCATGGAGAGACCAAATGGGTAATACATGGGTGGTTAAAGATGATCGAAAAGGAATAGCTCAAGTTTACAGTAAAGATGGACAGATGCTCGGTGAGATGAGTGCTGAGAATATTGATAAAGAAAACTGGAAGTATAACGGTAAACAAGAAGGTAGAGGTGCTGTCGATGTTATTGGAGATGGTATTACTACTGCTACGAACGCTATAGGAGATGCGTACAACACTGTAAGAGCTAATCCATTTGGACGAGCTTCTGTTGCTGCACTAACTATGGGCACAAGTGAACTCTGGGATTTTGCAAGTAACCCTGCTCAATATATGTCAGGTATGGGAAAAACCATGGGACAAGGAGCTGGTGCATTATGGGGCGGTATGAAAGCTGCTGGTAAAGGTATTTCTGATTTTGCAGGAGCGGCATGGAATGGTATAGGTGCCGCTGGTGATAAATTAGGTGAATTCTTTGCTCCTATAGGAAAGGGATTTAATAATGTACTTAAAAACTTATTCGCACCATTGATTGGAGAAGTAAAGCTATTTAGTAGTGATTTCTTAATGAGAAATGCTAAAGTTCCTGAAGCATATGCTAAAGCTGGTGACATTAGTGGTTTATGGTCAAGCTTAGATGCAGGTATGGAAGGTGGCTACAATCAAGATAGTGATGATGCATCTCTAATAAGAGGTGTTGGTGGAGCTGTTAGTAGAATTGCAGGATTTTTCTCAAGAATATATTACACATTTCCAGCAGCGTTTAGTGCTCTAGGAAATTGGTGGGATGATACTGTAACTAAACCATTTAGAGAATTTTCAAGTAACGCTCAACCTAGAATAGATAGTATAAAAAGTCAGATAGACGCTGCTGCTGCTGCCGGTGATATTGCTAGTATAGCTAGTGGCGTTGGTGTTGGTCGTGGACCAACATTAGGTGGTTCAGGTATGCTTGAAGATTTGTATGTGAATGTTATGACATTTTTACCATATATTGGCGGTACATTTAAAGCAGGATTTAATGCTGTTGGAAAATGGTGGAACGATAATGTTGCACAACCATTTATAAATTTTGGATTAGAATTACAACCACATTATGTTTCTATCGCTGAGAAAATAACTGAAGCAGCTTCTAATGGTGATATAGGTGCAGTTTGGAGTGCTGAAGATACAGCCGAAGGTGAACTTAGTTCATTTCAATCAACTGTACTCGGTGCAATGTCTATTGGACCAAAAATTGGTGGTACATTTGTAGCAGGATTTAATGCTGTTGGAAAATGGTGGAATAACGCTATAGTTAAACCATTCAAAGAATTTGCTGATAATGCTCAACCTACTATAGATGAAGTTAATGATAAAATGTGGGCTGCCGCTGCTGCCGGTGATACAGAGGCTGTTGGCGAAGCTCAAAGAATTAATACTGGTAGCCCTTTAATGAATTTGTATGTCAGTGCAATGACAATGTTTCCATGGATGGGTGCAAGTATGAAAGCCGGAGTTGTTAAGATTGGTAATATATTCTCAGAGTTCTTTAACAATGAAGGTGAGTCTATTAAGAATATGGGTAACAGTATGGCTTCATACTGGAAGACCTTGAATGGGAAATTTGACGGGGAAGGATATCAGAAAATATCTGTCGGTGAGTTATTTACATTTGGAAAGAATTCATCTATTTCAAATACTATAGTAGGAGCCTTAACCGGTATATTTGGAACTGTTTGGTATGTTATTAGAGCTGCTGTTGAAGAAGTTGGTGGTTTTTTCAAAAATGCTTGGGATGTGATAACTGCACCATTTAAATGGATTGGTGATAAAGTAAAAGAACTATCAAAAGATACAGAGACTACTAAGCAATCATGGAATGATATAGTTAATAACCAAAATGTATCATCATCAACTACAACATCCAATTATAGTAAGCGTGAATCAGCATATCTTAATAGTAATATGTGGGCTAATATGACAGATGAACAAATACGAGCAAAGGTTAAAGAACTAAATAAGACTATAGGATATGATTCATATAACGCAGATGAAATAATTGCTAGCCGAAATAAAAAGAAAGAGAATAACTACTCATCTTATAGTAATACAACTATCGGTGTAGATTCTAGTGGAAATATTACTACTAAACAATCTAACGGTGGTAAAGGTGGTGGAAAGGGTGGTAAAGATATTAGTTTACCATACTTCTCACAAAAAGACCCAAGATGGGGTAATAAGAAATACGGTAATGAAAAAATGTCAGACGCTGGTTGTGGACCTAATGTTATGGCTTCTGTAGCATCTGGTTTAGGTGGTGCAAGAGGTGGTTCAGTATCACCGATGGAAATGGCAGATTACGCTAAGGAAAAAGGATATAGAGATAGTACTGGTACTAACTGGAACTTCGTAGATGGTGCTATTAAGGATTATGGTTTAAGTGGAACCAAACAATGGAATCCTAATGCAAGATTTATCCATGACGAAGTTAAGAAAGGTAATCCCGTTGTACTTAGTGGATATTCACAAGGACCTTTTGACCCATATACAAGAGAAGGACATTATGTTGTTGCTACTGGAGTAGATAATAAAGGTAGAGTTACAATTAATGACCCTAGAGGTAGAGAATACTCTGGTAAGTTTGACATAAATAATGTCGCAAACTCCACAGCAGTTGGTTGGGGAGTAAGACCTGGGGGTAAAGGTGGTGGTTACGGTAGAGGTAACTTTAAAAGAGGTAAAGACGGTAAGTTTGACTACAAAGTTACACAAACCGGTACAACCACAGGTTTACAATATAAATCAGTAAAAGAATCTGCTATTGGTATACATAAAGACACATGGTTAGATAATAAAACTAATAAAGAATTAAAGTATTCACCAAATAGTACATACCGTGCACTGAATGGTAGATTACCAAGAAGTATTGTAGGTAAAGGTGAAACATTCGATATCGACCAAAGTGTAATTGAGCAGGAGAAAAATCAAGCTCTTAAAAATAAACTACACTTGTCTGAAAGAGCAATGTATAGAAAAGCGAATGAAGCATATAAGAATGAAGCTGAAAGAAAACTTGGTGCACGAGAAGGTAGATTATTTGGTGGACCACTATATCAATTATATGCGTTAGATGAGGCAAAATCTCAATATGCACTAAATCCCAAATTCCAAAGTGCTGCTAAGTTTAAACCTATAGACACGTCTGACCCAGGTTGGATGTTTAAGAAAGGTAGTGGTGCTGTATTAGGTGAGATGATAAACTCCTCTATGGGATTAAGTAGTAATAGTACATTATGGTCAAATGACAGTAATTCTTCAAGTAGTAGCGACTCATCAGGTGGTTCATACGATAGCTCCGGTGGAGACTGGGGTGGTGGAGATTACTCTGGTGGAAGTTACGATTCAGGCGGTTCATATGATTCCGGTGGTGTTTCAGATAGTGGTGGTGGAACTCCTACTATACAAGAAATATCAGTTACAAAAGGTGGTACTTGGTCATCTGATATAGAGACATATGCAAGACAGGTTCTTTGTTCATCCATGTTACACTTACAAGGTAAATTAAGATATTCTCAAGGTGGAGATAGAAGTCAGGTTATGGATGGTTTCACCAAAGGACATGGAGTCGGAGACTGTTCATCTACAATATCTATACTTCATAAATATATATGTGGATTAAGTATTGGTGATTGGTCAGGTGCCATAAGATCTTCTAATGTAGGTTTAGTTGTTGATAGTAATACTGGTGGTGTTCCTGATGAATCTAAACTACTCCCTGGTGATGTTATATGTTATAACAACCATGTAGAGATGTATTTAGGTAATGATCAATGTATCGGTCACGGTGCTGGTATGGGACCTAAACTTAAACAAATGAAGAGTTATACAGAATCAAGAAATGCTAGAGGTTCTGGAAAGAAATATATATGTACTAAGAGATTCGTACATGATGGAAATGTTACACAAGTTAATGTACCACCTGGAGTTACTCCAGATGCTAAATATGCTGTACCTGGAACAAGTTCAGGTGGAAGTAATGGTAAATCTGGTGGAGTGGGTTCATCAGGTGGTGGATTATTTGGTAATATAATGCAGCAATTCTCTACATTCATTGGAGATATTGGAAATAATGCAATGGAATTTTTCCTCACTGGAAAATGGGGAGATAAGTATACATTTGGTGGCGGACCCGCAGACCAAAACTCTTCAGATAGTGCAAATTCACCATCAATATCTGAAGGTAGTGGAACTCCAGATAATTATACTGGAGATGTCGACTATATAGGTAGATATATAAAACCATTTGAGTCAGGTAAGGAAGGTTCATCCAAGATATCATCTGGTAAGGGAGACTCAATTGGCGGTCCGTCATTTGGTACATTCCAATTCCCTTCATATTGGGAAACTACTGCTGGTAGTAAAGCTGGAAAGCTTAGAAAATTCTGGGAACCATATGCTTCTAAATACCCAGGAGTTCAACCTGGTAATAATGATGCATTCAAAAAAGCATGGAAAGAAGCATCTGTTAAAGAACAACCAGGCTTCTTAAAAAGAGAGGTTGAAGTAAATGGACAGATGACACTTGCCCCTAATCTAAATAAGATGAGGAGTGTTTTTGGTGATATTGATGTTGATAGAGCTTTACAGGAAGCTATATATTCATCAATCAATATATATGGTAGTGCTAGTAGAACTCTTGATTCATTTAATCAAGCAGGTGTACCAAATTCATCCGTTTATAAACAAAATCCAAAAGAGGCTCTCAAGAAGTTCTACCAAGCTAAATATGATAGAATTCCTATAAACTTTAAATCATCTCCAGGTTCATGGAAAGGTATAAGAAATAGATTTAGTAAAGAGGAACCTGCTATAGTAATTCCTCTAGTTGGGCAAAAACCTTTACCTGCATGGGATAAAACTGTACCAACTGGTGGTGGAAAAGGTGGTTCGGATGACCCATTCGTAGAATTAGGTAGACTCTCAGATGGAGCTGATATAACCAAACAAGATTTCAAAGTCAATACTGGTGGTAAATACGCTAGAAAGATTGGTGGTGGAAGAGGTTATGAAAGAAGATATGCTTCTGTAAGAAGATCTATGAATAGTAAAGGTTATTTCACTAAACCAGTTTCTGGTGGTGGAAGAGGTGGTTCTAATGATGCTATGTTAGAACTATTAGCTATCATGATAAATAGATTAACTGACATTGCTAATTCATCTGCAAGTTCAGATGCTAAGTTAACAATGCTTAAAGATTTACATGGTAATACTAATGTAGTTAGTACCAATATAAATGGTGCGGGTAATAATGGGAAAACTAATGTAATAGTTACTAAAGAAAATAGTCCACAATTATTACCAATACAATCAAGAGCATCTAAAACTGCTGAAAGAATTGCCAGAGGTTATTAAATAAAAGAAATAAATTATATAGTGTACTAGAATTAATTCTAGTACACTATTTTTTAATTAAATTAAGAAAGGATTTGTGATTAAATATGGCATATAGTGGAAAAGTCACAACTAGCTTAAATGTTAGAAATGGTGCTGGTACATCTAATGGTATTGTAAGAACTCTATCATATGGAAGTACCGTTACAATAACTGAAACACAAAATGTTGGTGGAGCACTGTGGGGAAAAATAGATGATGGATGGATATGCTTATCATCTGCTGGTGGAACTAAGTATGTACAATATAGTGAAATATCTGGTGAATCTGCATCAGGTAATCCATTATTTAAGAAATTAGATACAGCTAATGAAACTAAATTACCATATGCAAAAGAAGCATATATTAGTACATTTAAGACTTTACTGGAAGGAGATACTAATAGAGGTTATGCTTTTAAAAAAAGTATGAGACTTTATGGATTACCTTACCAGTTTAGACCAGAGGTTGATGTTAGAGTTGATAAGGTGAGTAAAATAATCGGAAGAAAATTTATTAATAATATAATGAGTAATGCTCCTGTTGTTAGTATAATTCCAGGAATTCCTAAATATCTTCCTAATGCTAAAAGTAGAAATGATGCGATTGCTAAATCTCAAGCATTTATGAGTGCCGCAACAGGTGCATTTGAAGATTTACAAAATGTATTAACGGCACAAGAACGAGAAGGTGAACCTGTACAAAGGTATTATGACTTCCAACAAGATTATACTAATTATATGCAGTATGTAAATATTATGTGTAGGACTGCCGCAACATTCTTAGAGTTAACTGATAAACTAGATGGTGATAGTTTACAAAGTTATGATTGGCGTAATTACAGATGGGGTTCCCAAAGTAATAAAGGTGCTGCATCTTGGGCTGTTAAACAAGGTGGAAAAATGGTTAAAGGAGTTATCAATGCAATAAGTGAAGGTGGAGAAGCTTTCGTTAATGCATTAACTGGTAACAAAGCTACAGGTAACTCGCAGCATAAGTATAAACATACTACTACTACGAATACACAAGAAGCGGACAGTTTAGTAGACTCATTATTATCAAGAAGTGGATTTATACAATTCTATTGTGATCCTGATATGGGTGCTACTGAGAGTGCTAGTAATAGTACACAAGACTCAATGTTAAAAGGTGCATTCGATAATGCATCTCAAGGTATGAAAGAATTAGCATTTCTGATGAACTCTGGTGGTTTGAGTAGTGTGGATAACCTTAATGGACTCCAAGAAGGGGTATCAAAAGGTATTGATAAGATAGGCTCCTTTTTTGGTGGGGGTAATGGTATAAGTGAGATGTTAAAAAGAATAGCCGATGTAACCTCTAACGTAGTTAAAGGTGAAAATTTAATTATACCACAAATATACAGTGGTAGCTCATATGATAGGCGTTATTCACTTACTGTACATCTTAAGTCAATTTACGGTAGTAAATTAGCGTACTATTTGGATGTTTTAGTACCATTATTCCATTTATTAGCATTAGCACTACCGAAACAAACTTCTGCTAATACATACGGTGCACCATTCTTAGTTAAAGTATTCTGTGATGGAATATTCACCACTAACTTAGGAATAGTAAGTTCAATATCAGTAAATAAGAATGTTGATCCTGAGGCATGGACAGTAGATGGATTTCCATCTGAAATAGATGTGTCATTAGAAATAACTGATTTATATTCAGACTTAACAATGTCACCACAAACTAATATAGAGATGTTTTTAGCAAATTCATCACTAATAGATTATATCGGTACTACTTGTGGATTAAACTTCTTGGAGCCACAGATAGCTAATAAGATGAAGAATTTTATTACTACAATTAAAAATGCTTTTGGAGATATTCCAGAAAATATCGTGTCTGTATTAAATGATAAAGTTGATAACCTAGTAGCTCCATGGGTTAGTATATCGTAATAAACTATTAATTATTATGATAAAGATAGAAAAAGATTATAAAGATAAATGGGGTAAAATCCCAAAAGATTTACATGGAAGATTAGAATTATTGCTATTATCATTAAAGAATAAGAAATCTAAAAAATCTATATCTAAATTAATAAAATCTATTAAAGATATAGAATGGTTGTCTTATAAATTTACAATATATTTATTACCAAAAGCTACGCCAAGACCAAGATTACAAAGATTTGGTGGTACATTTTATGTATCAGGAGCTCATGATAATAAAAAAATATTTAAGAAGTATTTAAAAGATAATCCTCATGATATTATTCATACACCAATGATATTCCATTCTAAAGTATATTTACCAACTCCAGAATCTATGAGTATAGAAGATAAGTTATTAGCAGAAATGGGATATATTAGACCAATATCTAAACCTGATTTCGATAATGTCGCTAAAACATATGCAGATATGATTCAAGATTCATTAATATTAGATGATGCTTTAATTATTACAGGTATTAGTGAGAAATACTATTCTATTAAACCAAGGATAGAGATTTCGATTAAATATATGAAAGAATTCGATTCTTTATTTAATAAAAAGAAAATAGAGAAAAGAATATAGATAATATTAATTACCTTTAAACTATAAAGGTAATTAAGAAAAAGAAAGGGTTAATATTGTATTTATGAAAGTTACTAATACTAATAAAGCAATGATGATATTAATTTTACTGGTTGGATATGTCGGTATATCATATGTATATTATAGGAGATTTATGAACCCATTATGGATAGCTTCTATAATATCATTAGTATTATGGATGTTTGGTGAATTGATAAATCATATGAATATATTTGTAAGAATATGTGGAATGATATTTGTAATATCATTTTTATGTTTAATGGGATTATTCATTTGGAAACTATTGACAGGATATAGTGATAGCTTAACTATATTTATATCATTATACCTAATATGTTTAGGTTTAATAAATGATATAAGAAGAATAAAGAATTAGTTTATTATGGATAGGGATTTATTCTCTATCCATAATTTTTACCGTTTTTTGTTAATTGGTTATATAATATTGATTTGTGATAGTATATGTGATATACATTTTTAATAAGTATGCATCATTTATTAATTTAAAAGATGGAATACATGAAATGTAAAAAGTTCATAAAAGAAAGCCTATTTCTTTATAAACTAATTCACAAATTTAAATTAAAAAGAAAGGAGACAGTTCGAAACTATTTCTATTAATATTTTATGAGGATATTATAGAGATAATTTCAAAATGTATCAAACTTACTTAACTCACCTATTCTATATTGATATTTAATATAAGTATGGGAATATTCCATTGGGTTTGGTAGTTAGTCAAGTAAACAAATAGAAAGGGGATTTGCCACATTTTTAATAAAAATATGACAATATAATTTCTATAAGTGGCAAAAACAACGATTATGAATTTTCAAAGAAATATTAACGATCCTAATAGAGAGGTCTATAGGAATAGTAAAAGAGTTATTCTTAAACCAGTAAAGAAAAGAATTATTAATGGTAATATGATAATGAATATATTTGCACTTATGATATTACTATATGCAGTTATTTATGTATCATCAATTAAGTTAATGGATGTTAAAGCAGATGAAAATACTATCACAAATACAAGTAGCGTTCAGTATGTTCCTATAGTAGAAACTAATGGTGTTCCTAAAGAAATACCATTAGTAATTCCAGTAACAGAAGTTCCATCTACTGAAACTGTAGAAAGTACTGAAGCTACAAATAATAATGATAATGAACCAATTAGAGTATCTAAACACGATACATCTAATGAAGGTCCTATTGTAAAGATACGAGAAGAGGAAAGAGAATTATCTGACCTTGAAAAGTATGGTTATGATATGGAACAGTTCACAATCAAGTACGCAGCAACAGGTATACATATCAGAGAACAGGCTAATGCTGATTCTAATGTAATCGATAGCGTTGAAAAGAATACTGAGCTTAAAGTATTAGGAGATGCTAAAGATAATAGTGATTGGTATGCTGTTAAGTATAATGACAATGTATATTATGTTGCAAAGAACTATGTATCAGATGAATACATAGAAAGAAACTATACAGATGAAGATTTAGATATCTTGGCTCATGTGATATGTGGTGAAGCACAAACATATGATGACCAGGAACAACAGTATATCGCATCTGTAGTATTAAACAGAGTTAAACACTCTGCTTACCCAAATACTATCAGAGGTGTAGTATTCCAAAGAGGACAGTATAGTTGTACTTGGGATGGAAACTATTATAGAACACCTACAGAAAGGAATTGGGCTAATGCAAAATACATTCTTGAGAATGGTAGTATATTACCAGATAATGTAGTATACCAATCTCAAGTTAGACAAGGTCGCGGAGTTTATGTGAAAACAAAATATCATTATTATTGTATTAAGTAATTAAAGTTACTTAATAAGAAGTAAGATAAAGATACTGTATAATAAAAATACAGTATCTTTATTTTTTATCCGTATTTCCTATATATACCGATATACTATTTATGTGTAAGTAAAATAAATATATATAAAGGAGAAAAGAAATATGAAAAAGAATATTTATTCAATTTCTGGAACAATCCAGGAATCATATGAAGTCGCTTATGAGCTTGGCGACTTCGTCCAACTCGGAAGCTCAGATTACATAGTCGCTTCAGACTTCAGTGGCGACTATGCAGCAGCTGTTGCTTGGGGAAACAGTTGCAACATCGGAGACCCCCAACCATGGGAGCTGGAGACCTTGAAAGAGGTCGACCCAGACTTCCACCAAAAATATATAGCCTCATAAGGGGCTATATATTTTTTTGTAATAATCTCTTAAAGCACTTTATTATAACTAAACTATATGAAAGGAACATAGATAAATTTCATTATGATTAAAACATATTCGATTATAAATGATAAATTATATAGATATGATGTTCTTCTTCCTGAGAAAGAAGCTACATTTTCTAATAAGAAAATTAATGATATCTATAGAGAAAGAAATGGTGGAAGATTGTCTGTTACTAATACAATTATTACAGATATTACTAAAACAAATATTGAAAAATATACAGAAGCTAAAACTACTATTACGGATAAAAAAATTAAAGGTTATGATATATTAGTAACTGGCTCATGTAAACTATTACTCAATATTACTTTCTTAGATAAAGATGGTAGTATTATAGAAGAAGGTATTAGAGTTCATAATGTTGGATTAATAAGTATACCTGTTATGTATCTAGCTAAAGATAATGATTTAAAGTATACTATCTGTAATAAGGTTTATACTTGGTTACCAAGATTATTCACAAGAGATACTGGATTAGGAATACATAAAGAATATGAGAAGATATCATCTATAAGAATTAATAGTATTACACTATTAGCAGATGTTAAAGATAGTAGTAGTAATAGTGATACTATTACTAAGATATCTCCTACTATTATAGATAAAACTTTAACCCCAGATTCTCATACTATAGAATTAGTAAAGAATAACAGAATTCAGTTATTTAATGATGAGAACGGTCATGTTATTAATGTAGCTGATAATGTAGATTATGTGGAGTATTTTATTAATATCACATTTGATAGTGGTTCATTTGTTACTACCGATGATAGTATTGACGAATTACTAAAAGCTAATCATTAAATTTTTTTACTTAATATTAGGCATTTTATTGGTAATAAAAAACATTACCTTAAATTTTAAATAAAAAGAAAGGGGTAAAAAAATTATCCATGGGAATAGTTAATGACCTACAAAAAATAGCTAGAACCGGTGCTAATATTGCGGCTGCTAAAGAAAGCTTATTAAAAACCAGTATAGCTAAAAGAGCCAATGATTCAATATTCCAATTTCCATGTATAGTATCTAATACTATACCTATAGATATGGCATCTACTATAACTAAACTACTTGATAGAAACTATGCTTCATTTGTACAGATAGTTTTATCACATATAGCAAATGTAGATTTATCTGTAAATAGAACTCCTAATCAATTCCTTAAATCAGTACATCAAAACATGAGATTGGAATCAGGTAATGATGATGATATCTATGAACAAGATTTATATAATGGGGAAAATATATTTGCTGTTAATGAAGAAAGTGGAATAGCTTTTGTTATGGAAGCTCATAAAGGTGGACATATTAAAAATCTTAGACAGTTGAATATTCATGAATGTAGAGAGTATTTATCAGATTATGATATTAGACCATTTATGGAAGCTGATATGAACTTAGAGCCTGGCGATATTACAGTTTCTGGTTTATTAGCAAATAGTGCCAGAAATAATGCTTTGAAAAAAGAAATCGATATTACTAAGGTAAATGCTGAGATTTCTAAGAATCTTAAAGGTCCTCAATTAACGTATAATGATGTTAAAAAATTAAATGATTTAACTCCATATGCAATAGAGGTTAAACTTAATGTAATTGATGAAGAAAATAGATTCGTTGAGTATTGGAATTTAGTAGTTGGTGTTAAGACAATACTACATTTAGTAGATTCTAATGAGATTATAGAGAATATCTCAAGAGCTATACAAAATAGAGGTTTCTTCTTAAAGTTAATAAAATGGACTACTGGAGAAATTAGTTTCTTTAAAGATATTATTTTAGGACTTGATGATATTAAGTTTGATAATCTTTCAAGAGATAAAGGCTATAGTAGATTTTTCCCAACCTTAAGAAGATTAAAAGAAAGAAAAGTAGCATTTAGAAATTTTAAACCAGATAAAATAGTTCCAAATGCATCTTTAATAATTTCTTCTTATGAGTTATTTGAAATTCAGAAGAGATTTAATATAAATCTTAAAGACCTTAAGATAGCCAGAAAGTTAATGAGTCAATTATTCTTAATGACATTTGTTATTATAGATGATTCTACTCAGACTGTAGATATTCTGTATGATGGAGATAATACCATTGGAACAGGTTTCCAGACTTATGCATTAGAGACTATTGAAAGAGAAATGAATCTTTCTTCTAATAGACTTGGTAAAGAGATTGGAAGAATGATATCAAGATAGTTCTTTAATAATAAAAAATATTATGAAAGGAAAATTTTCAAAGTTCAAATATTATGATTTATAAAGAGATAGAAACTCTTATGGAATCAGCTAACATACTTCGTGGTGATACGGTTAGTCTATTAAGAAATCATGAAATTTCTACTGTATTGGAAGATGTTAATTCTCCCATAAGAAATAAGTTTAATGAGAAACTATTTGATTCAGTCATTGATAAGAAACATATTGACTTTGATAATATCCCTAATTCTAAAGGTGATATTGATAAGTATGTTGGAACTAAACCGATGAAAGAAACATTGGTTGTATTGGCTGGATTACAATCTGATATGAAAAATATATCAGATGATTATATAAATACTATAAGTACTGCTATAAGTAATATAGCTAGGTATAAAGATTTATATAGTAATGGATTTAAGTTAAAGAATGATTTTGTTATGCTGGAGTATAATACTTTAGTATATACATGTGTGGAAGCAACAACTTCTTTAATATATCAATTTGTAGATATATTTAAGAACCCTACTCAAGATACTAATACTTTAGTAATTAGGAATACTAAGTATAAAGCTAATTTATTCTACTTAGACCAATTAAGAAAGTATAACACAGTTATTAAGAAAATGGGTAATGACTATAGAAAATATCTTAATAATATGCTGGAAAAAGGTAATGAAAGTAATTTCATCGGTACTGCTACTATGGTAGGTGCAGCTACGGTTGGATTAGTAGCTTTGTCTATAATACCTATAACTAGAGAATTGGTTAATCAGTATTATAATATAAGACATAAGTTATCATCTTCCTTAGCTTACCATGCTTATCTATTAGAGATGAATAAAGCTATAGTAGAAGGTAATAATACCTTTAATGCTAGTAAGAAAAAATCTATATTGGCTAAACAAGAAAGTATTAAAAATCAATTAATCAAATTGTCAGATTTACTTAGAGTATCTAATGTAAAGACCAGTGAAAAGAGAATAGCTAATATAGAAAAAGAAAATAAGACTATGACAATAGATTCTATTAAGCGTCAAGTTGATTCTTCTCCACTTGAATTATTGTAAATTTAAAATGATTATGGAAAGGATTAAAGGCTAAATTAAAGTCATGGGAAAAGAGTACAATAACTATGTCAACACAACTATTGATTATCTTATTAGAAATATAAATCGTTTTGATAATAATGGTATGGAGTTATGTGAAAATGAAGATTTATATATAGATGAAATGAGAAGATGTAAAGATATTATCTATCGTTTCTTCTATAGAGAAAATGAAGGATCAATAGTTGAAGATATATATGAAAAAGTTAAAGACCCTAAATTAAAACTCATAAGAATTAATATTCCTACATATAATATAGATGAATATCTTGATAAGTGTAGAAAATATTATGAAGGTTTATGCGAGTTTATTGATGATTTAAAAGATGAGGGAATTAATGATGAGGAAAAATTCATTGAAAAGATGAAATCTTATATAGAAAGGGATAGAGTATTTAGGACTAATTTACTATATGAAGTTAAAAAATCTGATAATAATATTAACTTAGTAGACTGGGTAAATAATTTTAATAAGTTAATATCATTAAAAGATGATATAAATAAATTTATTAAATTCGCTAAGAATGAATTGGATAGAGTTTGTAGTAAGAGTGCTAAGTTTGATACTGTATGTTATCTGTATAAGAATTCTACATTAATTTTCATAATGAATGCAATACTTATGATAATTGAATCTTATAGAGAACTTGTTAGAGTGGTATATGAGAAAGAAACTATCAAAAGTGCTAATAACACATTAGATGATAATAAATTTGTTGTTTTATAAGAAAGATCTACTTGAAAAGAATACATTACTAAATATTACTCATAATCCCTAATGTGTATATTGCATAATTCAATAAAATAATAAAGGGACAGGTAGCATGGTTATGAAAAGTACACAATCAAACTTATACGACTCAATAATAAATGAAGTTGAAAAAATATGTCGTTATGAAAATGAATTTAGTAAATTAACTGAAGAAGAACTTAAATTAATAGAAGATAGCGGAAGAGATTTAGACTTAATGAGTTTTATCTTTATTAAGAAAGATGAAATATTAGCTGATAAATTATTAAGAGCTTTTGTTAATTTTAAAGTGATTATAGATAGATTCTTTAGACTAAGCATATCAGCAGCATCTGATATTAAAGTGAGTCAAATTAAACATCATAAAATGATGTGGAATTATCTTTATAGGGATATGGAAAAAGTTAAACTTCTCAAACATAGTGGAAAGTTATACGACTTTGATAGTAATGCAGATATTGCTAAAACCAGCTTTTGTAATTATTTAGAGAGTATAGAAGAAAAGGTTTCTAAAATAATTGAAGTATCTGATATTCATGATAAGTCATATGTGGACTCAGATGAATTCATTTCACAATTTAAGAAAGCATATTATGAGATTACTTTATTTATGAACTTACTAGAGGTTGAATTGGAACTCCATAATGATTTAAGGTCATCAAAGATAATAATTGCACATTTATTAGAGATGATGGTAATATTATCAATATCCGCAAGGACAATTGAAATATTCTAAAATACAAATAATATCCCCATATATACCTAGATAATATAAATAGGTATATATGGGGATAAAATTTTTACTGGAGTTACTACGTCACTAACTAATTGGTATTAGTAGTAGTTGAAACAAATGGTTTACTAATTTGTTCATCATTTAAATCTGTAGTATGATTTTCTATTTCATCATTACTATCTTCTATATCTTCTACAGTTTCTTCTTCTGTTTCTTTTATTTCTTCAGGTCTATTTAATTTTAAAAACTCATCTTTTATTGATTGCAATTTTTCTATATTATCATTCTCATCATAATCAATATTAAAGGTATTACACCAATTCATTAATTCCAATACCTGAGTTTTCTCTGAGATAAAATCTTTAAGTATTATTAATTTCTCATTATCACTAATACCCTGAGCCATTACTGGGATATCGAAATTATTATCCAAAATCCACTTATATGCATTAGCAATTGACTCTTTTGTTTTCTTCTCCATTAATGATTTTCTTTCAGGATGATCAGGAGACATTACATTCTTATCTATCAATAAATCTGAATAGTTTTCAAATATTAAATCTATAGATTTAATAAATTCTATCATCTTATCTTCATCTTCTTTAGAAGAGAATTTATGATAAATCAATTTAAACATATTAGAGATAGAGGTTCTTGCAAATGATACTTCTATAACATCATTAACATCTGTATGAACTATCATTCTCATATTAATAAATAAAAATAGATTATTATACTTATAAAAGTCTTTACCACAGAATGTATATTCAATATCAGCTAGTTTAGATATAATATCTTCTTTATATCCCAGTTTAACTATCTTAGTGGTAAATCTTCTTGTAATATCTAAGAATCTTGATTTGGTAGTAAATGAGTCGATAATAGATTTTATTTCCTTATCTTTAAACTCGTTAATTCTATCTAATAGATATTCCATAGTCTTAGATTTATCATAAGCTTCTAATCTCTTAGATATTTTAATCTTTTCTTTAGAGTCTTCAGTTTCTTCTAACTTCTTTCTAAGTTCCTCTAGTTTCTTATTCTCATTCTCTTTATACTCATCAGAATTAATGTATTTATCATAATCTTCCATTGCTGAATTAATCTGATTATAAATCTCATCTCTATTCTTAATCAATGAGATTATATTATCTTCACCAAACTTCTTAATATTAACAAGATTCTCTCTAAGAGCATTAACTCTTAATTCTAATTCTTCTGGAAACTCAATACTACTATCTGGATGTTTATAAGTATTATATAAAGAGATAACTGTACCAGATGAAAATAATTCTATCTGTTCTTTAGTGAACTTATCAAGTTCAATAACTATTTCCATCTTAACACCATATTTATCTTTTAAATCATCTCTAAACATATCCAGTGCCATTTCAAGCTGTTCATCAGCACTCTTCTTTAATTCTAATAATGATCTTACATCGTCATTCATTATAAAAAATCTTCCTTTCCTGTATTATTAGTTAAAGACTTGTATATTTATTAGTAATAAATTAATAACGATATTATACCAATTATTATATAATATTAATTTGTAATAAAATAATTTTAAAGGAGAAAAAGAAATATGATTAAATTTAAATTCGCTACATGGAAATTAGAAAAAGATGGTGATATGGTGGATGTACCTGTTATAGTTATATGTGAATTTCCATATGATGCATATATCTATCATGACGCAGTCGATGAATTAGTTCACGATATTGATATTGCGTCAAGCAGGATAAAAATGACAACTAAAGATAAGTTAAATTTCATAGATCAAATATTAAATATAGAATTTAACCACTTCGAAGAACCTTTTGAAATAAATGGCGTAAAATTTAATGGTACATTCAATATCCCAGATGCTAAGATAGGTAAATCAAATATATCAATGGGTCCAGCTATACAAAGTATAAAAAAGATATACGATACACAGATTAAATTAAATATATCTGAGATAAAGGAGTAGATATGAATATGGGAGAAAGAGCGTACCATATTAAATTAGACCCGTTATTAGTAGATTATGATATTAAGATACCAGATATATCTGAAGATTTATCTAAAGCTATGATAGCATTAATACCTTGCCCAAAGACTTATTACCACAAACTGGTGAGAATTGATAAATGTATATATGACCCAAGTGTTGATATTAATACTTTAGCTGTATCTATTGATACTTATAGAAAAATACAGGGAGTACTTAACGATTATGAATCAGTATGTACATTCAATTTCGTATTATGGGATAAAGATTTTCATATAATATGTCAAGATATTGCAGTATTCATTGATAAGAATAAAGATATAAGTAAGAATAAAGGAGAAAAGAAATATGGAAAGAAAGTACGAAATAATTAAGGATAAGAACTTATCAATTGTACTTAACGGTTCTAAGTTATACCGTATAAAAGCATTAAGAAATTTTAATGATGTTCGTGAAGGTGATATTGGTGGTTATATAGAATCTGATAAGAATTTATCCCATGAGGGTGATTGCTGGATATATGATGATTCTAAAGCTTATGATAACGCTACTGTATCAGATAATGCTATTGTGAAGAATTCAAGTAGTGTTATAGATAATGCATATGTGGTATCTAATTCTATAATAGATGGTAGTTCTATTATATCTGCTAATAGTAAGATATTTGATAATTGCAAAGTATCTGATAAATCTACCGTAACTGGAAATACTATATTGAAATCTAATGTATCTATAGAGAGTTCTATTATCAAAGATAATGTCATAATAGATGGTTTCTTTGATATTAGATATGGGGTTATTATCGGTGGTAATGTATTTATCCATGGTGATGGCATTATTATTGGTAAAGATACTATAATAGAAACTTCTTCTTACTATAGGGATAATTTAGAAATTAACGGTAACTATATCTATATCGGTCCACAATCTAAAATAAATAATATTAACGATATTCATATAATTAAAATGACCAGTACTGAAAATAGAGTTAATAATCTTAGTGGTGGATATTATAAGACGATTACAATGAGAAGTGTTACTATTACCAAGAATAATGATAACCAATATCAAGTAGTAGTAAATATAGCAGATAGGGAATTCTTTGGTAATATATACGAATTTAGATATTTTATTAAAAATCATAGTACATTAGATGATAGGATTAAAAGGGATTATATAGAGCAGATAAACATCTTTATAGATACTATAGAGAATAGTGCTGATATAGTAATTCCTGAAGAATAGATTTAAATCAATAATAGATACTGGGTTAAATCTCAGTATCTATTATTATCCGTATTTCTTGTATATATATAGTAATATACTATTTATGTGTAATAAAATAAATATATATAATAAAGGAGTAAATATTATGTTAAACTTATCAACTATATCAAAGTCAGACGCGAAGTATGCTGAGGTTAAACTTAATCTTTCAATTATGGAGTTAGAGAATTCCATAAGAAAGATTGAAAGGGCTACCAAGGTGGTGAAGGCATTAAATCCTTCACTAAAGAAATAACAAAATAAAACCCTGTAAGTAATTTATACAGGGTTTTATTTTTTTTTAATTTTTTTACATAGTCTATATATTATTAATTTGATAGTAACTATTTCTTATAATAATGAAGAAAGGAGTATTATAAAAGAATTAATTTATGTCTAAGAAAAGAAAAGTTAAACTGTATAGAAGAAACTGGGACATTGATTATATTGAATCTTTGATGACAGGACAAGGATTTACTATAACAGAAATGCCCACAGTTTCTTTAGATGGTGTTAAGAAGAAAAATCTCTATGGTCCTAGGTCAGAATTGTATGGAACTACTTATGGAGATGAACAAGAATTTGTTGAAAGATGCTCTTGTGATTGTGGTAAGAGTGTAGGATTAATTAAGAAAGGTGAGTATTGTCCTTTCTGTAATACTGTAGTAAAAGAAATCGGTGATAATATAAAATTCACCGGTTGGATATCATTAGGTAATGATAAAGTTATAAATCCTCAATATTTTAAATTGATTGGTAAAGCTATTGGTGTTACCGCTTTTAATGATATGATATCTGTAATAAAGAAGGTAGATATTGATGGTAATATAACTACCTTAGAGAAAGATTCTCCGTTAGTAAAGAATTATACTTCTCCATTTATTGGAATTGGTGTAGATGGATTTAGAGAAAGATTCTATGAGATAATGGATTATTATGCTAAGAAGAAAAAGAATAAATCTGATTTAATAGATTTATTAAAGAGTGAAGTTAGGTCAGTATTTACTTCTCATATTCCGGTATATTCTACTAAGTTAAGACAAGAGTCTATAACAGAGGATACTTATTATTATGGTGGAATAGATAAAGAGATTAATTCTATGATACCAATAACTAAATTATTGGAAACTGCTACAGATATAGAAAGACCACATTACTTATTCAGAATACAAGAGAAAGTAAATAAAATGTGGGATATAAATTTCCAATTAATTAATGGAAAAGAAGGTATAATAAGAGGACAGATTATGGGTGGTAGTTTAAACTACACCTCAAGAAATGTTATTATACCTGATTACGAATTACATGATGATGAAGTTGATGTATCATATTTTACAATGTTAGAATTAGCTAAAGAAACTATTGTGAGATATTTAATGAAGTCTGAAGATATTACCATTAATGAAGCCCATACCCAATGGAAATATGCTAAGATATCTTTTAGTGAGAAGATATATCAAATTATGTTATATATAATAGAGAAAGAACAACCGTGTATTGTACTTAATAGGAATCCTACTCTTAATTTCTATTCTCTATTATTTATGAAAATAAGACATGTTACAAGAAATCATAATCACTATACATTATCTGTACCAATCGCGATATTAACCGGACTAAATGCAGACTTTGATGGTGATGTATTGAATATAATTCTAGTAACTCTTAAAGAACTTAAATATCTATTTAGGAAATTCAATCCTATAGAAAGAATGATTGTCAGTAAAGATACCGGATTATTAAATGATTATTTCAGTATTACTAAAGGACAATTAATAGATTTATTCTATTTTCTTGAGATAGACTCTGATATATCAGAATTTACTCCTAGTAAAAATTCAGTTGGAAAGAGTCGTATGTTGGAAAAGATTAAACTTAGTTAAAAATAAACAAAATATAAGATATCTAATAGTCATAGATATCTTATATTTTTTTACCCGAAAAATCGTAATTTTCTCTATATGAATAATGATATACTATTTAGGTGTAAATAGATAAATATTATTAGTTTAAAGGAGAAAAGAAATATGAATAACTACTATGATTATATCATTATAGGGATATATGTGTATTTCACATTAATGTGGTGTACACTTTCTGTATGTTCCATAATGATGAAGAAAGATATTATGGAAGTAACAAGTAAACGATATAAGAAGGATAAACTCGTTAAGAACATATCCACAACTATATCAGCAATATTAGTCTTACTAGGATTATTAGCATTTTATGAGAATACATCTCATGCAATATATCTAATCTATATAATAGTGATGATAATATCATTACTATTATTAGTAGTACCATTACCATATACATTCATGTTGGTATATGTGTTACTAGATAGATATATGAAATATAAATCTGAAAAATACAAGGTGATGTATAATATACTTATATCAGCACCTGTATCATTTATATTATTTGGTACTGCCTCAGGATGGATTGGGTATTGTACCATGTCACCATTGATAATGTATATGGTGAATAATTATTAAAATAAATCCATTTTAGAATAGATAATTTAAAAAAATATATAGTCAAATAAAAAGGAGAAAAGAAATATGTTAAATTTCATCGTGATAATAGTGTCAATGATTTTAGGAAACAAACTCGTTAAAGCTTTTACAAGGAATATGATAATGACAGGATATATGTATTTTATGTTCAATGTCTTTGGAATGGCATTGGTATATGTAGTTATTGGAAGTATTCTGGGATTAGTATAGTAAAGGTTTAGAGGTGATTAATATGAAATTAGAAAACTTTATAGTTGGAAATAGAAGTAGTATAAGTAATCTAATAGCAACAGCAGTAACTGGTGCAGTAGTTACTGCTATAACCGGAGCGGCAACAATATTATTTGATTTATCTGATTTCAGGTCAGTGAGAATTATTAAAGAACCTGATACAGATGACCCAACAAGATATATGATGGAAGAGATGACGACAACAAATATACTGAGAGACGCATATCAGGCTAAAAGAGAAGCCAAAATGAGAGAAGATGATGGAAAGAAAAAGAAGAAAAAGAAACATCATCATGATTAAGAAAGAAGGTGTTTATAATGAATAATAGAAGTGGCGTTATGGACGCCTTAATACGAATAAGTGTATCTGTAGTGGCAGCAGGTGTAGGTTCCTTGCTGTCAGATGCTGCTACTAATAAATTCAACGCGTATGCAGATAAATGCGAAGCAAAGATAAAAATACAACAGAAGAAAGAGAATAACATATTCAGAAAATTATTCTCTAAGAAGAAATAATGAAAGAAAAATAATAGATATAATTAGGACTGATCACCCTGATATATCTATTATTTTTTATATTCGTATTTTACCCATTATTATAAATATACTATTTATCTGTAAATAAAATAAATATATTGAAGGGTGGAGATGACATCAAGAGCCCAAGGAGTTAATATGAAGAAAAGAAATAATAACATAGTTAAAGCACTAGTTAGTGGAGTAATTTTTGGAACGTTTGCGTTCCTCGTCTCTATTGTGAATAATAGAGACGATAAAAAGAAAGGGGGTGAATAATCCTCTTGAAAATTTATGGAAGGGGAAATTTCTTCCATTATATTACATCAAAGAAAGGGGGTGTAATATAATGGAAGAAACTGCCCTCATGTTATAATTCTGTAATAAATAAAAGGGTATGATTCTAAAATACCCTTTTATTTTTTTGATTTATTTTAACTTACTTATTGACAATTATGTAAGTTAAATTTATAATAAGAAAGGAGACTCTTTAAATAATGGATGCAAAATTTTTTTGTTTATCTAAAGAAGATTCACAAAACCCAGAGAAGTCTGGATTAAAGTATGCAATGTCTAAAAAGGGTGAATGGAAACCATGTCCGATTTCTGATATGCTTGCACAGATAAATCAATATCAATCTGCTACATCTTATATTGTCATTGATAATGTCGCTTATACGATATTTAAAGATTATATAATATTATCAGAAAATACAAGACTGTATATATTAAAAGATAGAAACTTAGATACTGATAGATTAAGTTAGGTAACTTAAAAAAATCTTTATATGTGAAATGGAAAGGATTAAAAAAATATCAATGTATACTAATAACAATGAAGAGTTTGAGATATGGGTAAATCGTAATACACATGTGTTGGAGAATATAATGAGTATGGTTAGAGATTTATTGGATAAAGAGAAAATAGATTATTTGGTAAATAATCTATCTACAGAGATAATTATAGATAAAACTGATTATGATTTAGATTCAATAGAAACTGTATTAGATAAACTTGATATTCCATATGAATTCAAAAGAAGGGTAATATCAGTATATACTACTAAGAGTAATATCTTTATTAGACAGCGAATACGAAGTAGTAGTTAGTTAGAGTTAGAAGGAGAGAGAAATAATGACATCAGTAGGATTTGATGAAAACACGATTATTAAATATTTGATTTATGATAAGGAATATACAACCAATGCATTAAAGTTATGGGATAACTTATCTAATACTTGTGGAGTTAATTTAGATATTTCATTATATACATATTTTATTAACTTAACAAATGTTAAGATATATAATAATAAGGTTGGTATATATAAATCATTAATGAAGCTTACAAAAGAGATTTGTAAAGAGTGGTGTAAAGTAACCTTTGATGATAATTCAGCAATCCATGTTGGGTTAGATACAGAATTTATTATTGGACATAGACCATTTATAATAGATGATATAGATATTGGTAGTAAAATTACTAATAGATATATTATGTCTAATAATAAAGGTATTATAGATAAAGAAGTAAAAAGTATAGAAAGATATACAGAAGCTAAATATGCTTACGACATAATTGTAGATAATAGATTCTAAAGAAATAATAATTAAAATACTACTATAGGAATTTAATATTTCCTATAGTAGTATATTTTTTTTGTATCTATAATATATTTTCTAATATATGTTTAATTGCTGCACTTAAGCATTCATTATAATTATTATTTTGTATATTATATACAACCGGACAGTCACATTTAGTAATTATCTTATTAATATTAATTCTCTCATATACTTCTTTATCCGCTAGATATCTTCTACATATTTCATCATATCTTGGAAGTACATTTAACGATTCTCTATTAACAGATCTTATTAACAAATCATTATCTTTAACATCTAAATATATACCAATAAATTTATACCCAAATTCAAAATCTGGATATTTCTTCATCGTATTATCATATATTAACTCTAGCATATCTGGAGTTATTATAGCTAATCCATAATTAAAAGTATTATCATATAATTCATTTTCTAATGTATAATAATGCTTATCCCCAGTTACAGTAGGATATGTTCTTAATTCTATAATATCATTATTATCCATATACTTATCTAATGTATCTTCACTATCAAAATAATAATCTACTCTATCAACTTCCCCATATCTTCTATCTCTGGTAGTATGACAAAGTATTTTCTTAAATGATTTAAAGTATATACCTAAATCTGTAAATAGTTTACTTTTACCAGAACCAGATTTACCCATTATAAAAAATATCTTATCCATAAAATAAAACTTCCTTTCTTTATTAGTATCTTATTGTAAAAGTACCAATGATAATTATACCCTAAAAAACTTTAATCTAATGAAATACATAAGAAAAAATATAAAGAAAGGTTAATAAAGTGAATTATGATACGAGGGAAATTTACTGAAGAGTCTCTTGTTGAGTTAGATCAAATATTTTCTAAAATAATCAGTAGTAAAATATTTAATAATGAAATTGGTCATATAGAAGATATTCTTAAAAAAGAGATTGGTAATACATATAATATTAGACTAATGGACTATGATAAAAATACAATGCTAAGGTACATGAATATTACACCAGATAAAAGTGGTATAGATAAAATTATAGAAGGTATAGTGTCTAACTATAGAAGAAAAGAGATATATGGTATATGGAAGAATATTAAGACTTGGTATATTAATATTGATAGTAGAATATTAGATGGTAAGTTCTTTACTCCAAGACAATTAACTGCTATGTTATTACATGAGATTGGTCATAGTTTAGAAACTAATACATTTGTAGTTGATAGAGTTATAGATAATGTCCAATGGCAATTAGCTCAAAAGAATATTGGTATTAAAGCAGTATTTAATGAAACTATGATGAAGTATATGTTAAGAATACCTGTATTAAGAGCTATAAAAGCTTCTAAATTATCTAAGCAAGATTATATTAATGAAATTGGAGCAGACTATGTAGCAGTAGTTAATGGATATGCTAAAGAATTAAAAGAGGTATTTGATATTATTGTAAATCAGAAAATTACAGTATATCAAGCTATGAAGAACAGAATGAAAGAATATGATAAAGTAGATGATTTGCATCATTATGATGGCATTATCGATGCATTAAGAAAAAGAAGGTCTAATATAGCTAGGCAACAACTTAAATTAATGATAATAGATAAACCTGTGGATTATTTAAATGAATTATATAATGATACTTATGATAGATTATTTAAAACTAATCCAATGAAATCTGAATCAGCTAATTTTGATAATTTAATGGAGTCTGTAATTAATGCTTACGATAATGCTTATTTTACTGAAGCTTTTTCTATCTTCAAGAAAAAACTCAAAAAAATAGATAAGTTTACCCCAGATTATATAAGAATAAGAATGGGTGATATGAAAACTAATGATGATAAATTATTATTAGTATCTTATATACATAGTAAAATAGACTTAATAGATTTTTACTTAGATATATTAAAAGACCCAGAATTGTCTAAGAAGTATATTATACCTAATTCTACTAATGAATTAATTAATATGAGAAAAGATTTAGAAAGGTCAAGAGAATTAATTCTTAAACAAAAGATAGAACCTATTAGATATGGTTTAGATATAATATATCCTAAAGGATATGAAGGGTAGAAAATATTGCATAGAAAGGAAATGGGGTAAATCTATGGGTATATTTATAGAGAAGGATAACTTTGTTTATCTCGATACTAATTACTGTGAATTCTATATACCTGAATATTACTTTGATAATAAATGGGCAACTTATCAAAAAGACTCTATTAATTGTCTTGGAGTATTTGAAGTAGGAATTGGTGACAGTAATGGTAATATTAAAGAAAGAAAGACATTAAATGTCCCAGTTATCACAGACTTCTATTATAATGATACAGATGAAACTGATATAACTGGTTCAGATGGTACTGTGGAAAAATGTATTGTACTTAAGTATACTAAAGGAGATAAAGTAATGAATTCTTATGTAGTTAAGGATTCAGTTAATGCTGCTCTATTCTTAAGTATGATTACTAAAGGTAAATTACCTAAGACTATTAAGTATACAGATTTAATTACAGTATTTAATAAAAATAAAGCTCTATCTGGAGTTAACTTTGGAGTTCCATCTTCTATAGAGGAAATGGTACTTGGAGTCTCTTATAGAGATAAGAATGATATAACAAGAAAGTTTGCTACAGTAATAGGAGCTGGTAAAGCTGGAGAATATGATTATACTACTACAAGTATAAGAAAGATTTGTCAATATGCTTCTACATTTAGTGCTATGACATTTGAGGATATTAACTCTATGATTATAACTTCAGTTAATAGAACTAGACATAAGAAGAATGAAATGGATTCTCCTGTAGAAAAAATTCTTAAGTACTAAATTAATAAAGAAGATAATAATTCATCACTTATTTAAGTATAATTATTATCTTCTTTATATTTTAATTTGAAAGGGTTATTATGATTGAAAAGAAAAGAGTTAATCCTTTACAGGGAGTATATGTAAGTTATGAGGATATTATTAAAGGTACAGAAATAAAGTATATGTATTTAGCAATTAAAGATGAGGATTTAGAAACTCGTAAATATGTAGATGCTTATACAGATGCATATTATAAGAAAGATGTATTTGAGAATTATTCTTATGATAAAGAAGATTATGACCAAGTTGGAGTTACTGATAACGAAGTTATTAGAGGTTATATACAAGATAAAAGGTCAGTACCACCTCATATACAAGAATTATTATTAAAAAGAAAAAGAGAAGGAGTAGTCAATACTTATATTGAAAGAAATGACTACTACAGAATGTTAAATGGTTTACCTAATAAAAATGATAATGATATTATCGTTTTAGATCCTCAAATCTGTACAGAGTATAATATTACACCAACTACTCGAGTACATGATATAAGAAGAATTTATGGGGATAATATTATAAGTCAATTAGAAGAAGCTAAGGTATTTGATAAGTTATATGAAGAAAATCCAGATAAGAAATATTTAAGATTTCTTGGTAAGAGAAGGGTTGATGTATTAAGTGCAAGAAGAGCCAGAAATTTTGATTTATTATATTTATCATATGATATTCCTACTGAAATGAGGGATAGATTTACTGTGTTATATAATCAGTGTAGAGATTATTATATGGAAAGACTCTATATGTATGAATATAGTAAAATTATAGATTACTATGATAGATTTATTGCGATGTGTATTATGATAATGGCATTACAGCAACTTACTGTAAGGATAGTACAAAAAACTATAGATAGGGAATTCTTAGACTTATATCAAGTACAATGTCTGTATGAAACTTACGATATCCCATTTTATAGATTGATAGATGAAAAAACTCAAAAGGATATTTGTAAGAACTTAAATAACTTGATAAGAAATAAAGGTACTAATAGAGTTATTGTAGATATTGCTAAGTTATTGGGATTTACAAATATTAATATCTATAAGTATTTCTTATTTAAAGAGCATAAATTAGATATAGATGGAAATCCTATATTTAAAAAGAAAACTGTATTTAATCAAGATACTGGTAAAGAAGAAGAAGTCTATGATACAAAAGCTATGTTTGATGTATATTTCCAGAAGATAGAAGTTGGTAATTATGACTTTTATGAAGCATTAGATGAAAGAGGTAATAAAGTTCATTATGACGCTATTACTACCGGAGATAAGTATTGGATAGAGGATTCTCAATTATTAAGTAATTTATACGATGAAGAATATAACTATAAAGAGTCTAAATATCTAGGATTAGCTTTATCTTATAGATTAACAGATATATTGTATGAGTTTATCTTATTAATGAGATTATTCTTTAGTAAAAAAGAAGATGTTAATAGTATTAAGATAAAATTACCTATGGTAAATCCAACTGATGAATTTGGTTTATTTGATATAGCTGTATTCTTATGTGCTTTATTAGCTAAGAAATTTAATATTAAAGGAGAAGTCGTATCTAAAGCTTCTCAAGTATTAGCAGTATTAAAAGAGTTAGAATATGAGAGTAATATGTATGATGGATTAAATGACTCATATGGATTTAATTTCGATTTCTTTAAGTCTACATTATTTAATGATAGAAAAGATAAGTTATACAAATTACTTACAGAAAAAGAAAGACAAGAGTTTGAATCTTATATATCTATACTAACAGTTACTGGTACGGATAATAAAGAAAAGATAAATACTCTAAATAAGATGTATAGTAATATTAAAAATTTATCTGAGTTTTTATTAAATTTATTATCTGAAGTAAAACATATTGAAGATTACCATACAGTTAGAGATTTCTATCAAACTTGTTTTTATGTAAAAGAAACTGCTAAATATTTTAGTACTGATAATAATCCTATACCTGCAAAAACTTTTATAGACTATTTATATAGAGCTAATTATGAATTATATAATTTTGTAAGAAAAGCAGATAAAGTTAATATCTATACAGATATAGAAAATGTAATTACTGCTTTAGATGTATTAATACCGGATATAAATAAACTCTATATAATAAATAACTCTACAGCAAAAATACAAGATATATTAATAGATTTTATTAAGTTCTTTAAATCATATACTACAGATATGGTTGGACTTAATATAAGTTATACGATAGATTTTAAACTAGATAATTTATTTAGATTATTTAATGAATTTCATAGAGTTCATAAGAAGTTATTATATGAAGAGGATTTAAACTTATCTTATTCGGATGCAATACATAAGAGTATTATTACTTATCATATGGATAATAATCTTTTATTAAGAGATGAGATAACAAGGCTTTAAAATTCTCTATGAAAACAGAAATTTAATACTTATAATGAAAGGAAATGAATATCAACTACAATGGCTAATAAAAGAATAATAAATGATAATATGATGTTTATTGATAGTGCCAATGAGTCTACAAGTAAACATCAGAATACATTTTGGAATGGAACATCTATATCAGCTTATCATGGATATAGATATAATAAAAGAACCGGTAAATCTGAATGGGATGAAGTTATATTTGAAGACGCTCATAATATTGTAACTATATCAGGTGTACAATTTGCAATGGAGAAATTATTCGGTATTTCTGGCACTATTAATGTACCATCGCTACATTCAGAATTACAAATTGGTGCTGTTGAGGATACTGTTGCTTCTAAAGTAATACAAACACCAGCAGGAACTAAAACATCTCCATATAGTGCATCTGATGAAATATGTTTATTTGCAATCGGATTAACTGGTACAGGTGAAAGCTCTATTGTAAAGTACCCTGTTAATTACAGAGAGAAGTCTATAGAATTAGCTAAACTTGCTGAAGATAATACTAACTTAAATGGTATTATAATACCATTCAGATATACTCAACAAACTTTAACCGCAGCAGAACAGAAAATATATTTTGGTAAGAAGACTGTCGATGGTTATAATGCATATTATTTAAAGAAGTTTGATGCTGAACCTACAATAAGACATATATGGAAAATAGATAGTGATGATGAAACAGAAACAGATATATCTGCATCAGAAGTATGGGATATAACAAGAAACACACCTGCAAGGTCATATACAGAAATGATACTTACTATATCCAGTAAAGATGTAAAAGAGTGGGTTAGTGTTACTGGTAAAATTGGTGAACCGATATTTAATACCATAAGTTTATATCATGGTGAATATAATCAAGTTGGTGGAGACTATATGAATGTAAAGATGTTTAGTAAAGCTTATATACCAACAGAGAACTTATCTTTATCTAAGGATATCCAATTTGTATATAGAACTTACGGAGCATAGAAATTTAAATTAATAATAGATACTGGGTTAATTCCTAGTATCTATTATTTTTATCCGTATTTCATATATATATATATTGATATACTATTTATGTGTAAAATAAATATATTTATGCTCATATATGAGCAGGGTGGAGATAACGTCAAGAGCCCAGAAGGAGTTTATATGTTAATAGGAAGAACTACATTTGCAACAGAGTTATTTGATACTATCTGTGAGAAGTATTTCGAGATAATTGAGGGTATTAAAGATGACCTCAACATCGAGAAGTCATCCAGAGATGTATCAGCGGAATTTACATTCCTGTATAGACCTTTAGATAAGACACTGGCATATATGCCAGTAAACGAGGATGGGATGTTTACAGAGTATATGTATTTCTACTACCCATCAATATCAGATACCTGTAGTCCATATATAGTATTTAAATTAGATATAGGTGGATTGGTTAGATTGTACATGATGAACTATGAGGAGTTCAAGAAAGGAGTTATACATGTAAATAGGCTTGATACTGATTTTTAAAAAATAAAACCCTGTATAATTTACTTACAGGGTTTTATTTTTTTTTTGTATATGCCCAGTAAAAAACATATCTTTAATTAAAATATAAAGAAAGGTGAGTAATTTACTATAGTTATGGATAGAGAAAATATAGCATTATTATACCTCGCCGAACAAACCAGTCCAGAAAATTATGAAATGAAGAATTTGAATATAATGGAAAGTATAGGTGCGTTTTTCGTTGAGTTTGAAGCTGTTCTTCATTCATTTGATGTTCTTAATATAAATAAAAGAATTTATCAATTATTGAATGTTGAAGAGTGTTATAACAAATCTGATGAAATTCAATCCTATATAAGAAAGAATGGTTGGTTTGGTGAAATGGATCATCCTGGACAAGACTTTGAGAATATGCAATTAACTGCACAAAGAGTACAGAAGATATACATGCCAAATAGATCTCATAAGATTATGAATCCACTATTTAATAGATCTACTAATCTAATGACTGCTAAGATACAAACTGCAAGTGGTACTGATGCAGGAGTTGGAATGGCAAGAGAGATTGTACAAGGATTAATACCTTCATTTAGTTGTAGGTCAGTTGCAAGAATGAATGTCCAGAATGGTAAACCTTTAGTATCTATGAGAAAGCTTATTACTTATGACTGGGTATTATATCCGTCTCATAAAGAAGCTACTATGATAGGTAAACCTACATTAAGAGTAGGACAAAAAGAAAAGCTATTATTAGAGTCAGCTAATACCATGTTAGGAAATGAACCAATATTCAGAAAGAGATCTAAAGATGTTTGTATTGATATGAGTCAATTCCCAGACTTTACTGAATTCATAAGTGAGTTTGACCCTAATACTAATATCGTACTAGAGAGTGTAGGATGTAGTTATAAGGATATTACTACATTTGATACCAACGGGAACATAGTAATTAGTACTGAAGGTAATAAGATATTTGTAAATACTAATATGGATACAAAAAAGAAAATAGAAGATTTTCTATCATCATTCTAAGAAAAATTAATTAATAGAGTATACTCGTAATTGAGTATACTCTATTATTATTTGTAAATTATAAATGCAATATATATATATATAATACATATAAAAGTATTGAAAATATAAGTGTTGAAAATATACATAGTGTTGTAAATGATTTATCAGTATCATCATACTCAACTTCTAATATTATGATCGATAGTGATAGTATTGGTATTACAATAAATGGTATAATAATAAATGCTATAATATTAAGTATTATCATATTTTTTATTTACTCCTTTCTTTATACACCTACTAATAATATTACCACTATTAATAGTATTATAGATATCAAACCAAGCATTGATGTAAATATCCTATTAATACCGATTACTATATCTAATAATATAGATACTAGTAGGATAAATATTAGTACTAACTTTATTAGTATCATAAAAATCATACTTCTTTTTCTCCTTTATTAATATATTTTAATTACAAGTGAATATTATATAAATCTACACATAATTACTTTATATTAAACTATGTAAAGAAAAATGTGAGGATATCTATTATGAATAATGAAGAAAGTAAAGATGAGGTTTTAGACTGTAAGCATGGTTATAAGACTAAATCAGAAATAGATAATAAATTCAATTGTGATAGTATTTGTGAAACTTGTAAACATCTAAGGTATAATAAGGGTGTTTTAAGTTGTGAATACTCACAAGTTTAATTTTTTATACAGGAAAGGAAATAAGTGGTTATGGTAATAAAAGAAATTTATATGGATAATTTAATTACGGTATTTAATAATATACTGGATTTAAATAGAAATAGGAAAAGAGATAGTGAAAATATTGTATTGACGGATAAATCTGATGAATATCTTTCTTCAGTATCTGTAGTTTTTACAATGGAAGATTTAACATATTTTGATTTACTATTTATATCTAAGATATCATATTCTATTAATAATATCAAATTTACTAATTTAGATTTAAATATCTTTGGTAATAATAGTAGAGATATTAGAAATAGTGATGATAAGATTGATAGTTATATTAACGAATATAGAAATATTATTGAAGATGTAATTAATAAGACTAAAGATCATGATGAAGAAAATAAGAAATTAGTATTGAGTAAGATTAATCAAATAACTCCTATTGGAGCTTATAAGTTTTCTGCAAATGTAGTATTTAGCGGAATTACAATAAAGGGATTATTTAAAGGATTCTTAGAAAAAACTCTATATGGTATTTGTGATAATGATTTCTTAGGTAAACCACAAAAAGAAAAGTTATTACAAACGATATATCTTAACTTTATAGAACTATATAATTCATCTTTCTATAAATATACTAATAAAAAAGGTATTATAGAAGATTTCCTAATGGAGAATAAATACTTTAGTTTTATAGAAAGATATAGTACTACAGCTACAGTATCAAGAATAGAGTATCTTAACGATTCTGTTAATTTCTTTAATACAACTCCAGATAAACTTAAGGATTCAATAGCATTAATTAATACAAATAGTAATATTGATCATTCATCTATGTATACATATTACGCTTGTTCATCCGATATAAAAACATTCTTAGATATATTAACAATAGATAAAAAAGTAGAAGTTATCTATTACGAATCATTTAATAGATTATATTACGATAAAGAAATGAAGATAAATATATCTAATACAATATTAGACAGATTTGAAGTTACAATCAATAAGAATATAGATCATAATTTAGAATTAAGAGATGTTGTAAAGAATATAGAGTATACAGCTTTATATAATATGATATTACAAAGTCAGTATATAAAATTCCTGATTAAAACTCCGATTGATAAAATCATAGATGGAGATAATGAAATTTATAATTTAATCAATAAACTCAATAAGGTATTAATTAATAAATTTAAATAGAGTAAATAACAAATTTTTCCAATTTCCAGATTTTCTTGAGTAAAGAATTTTTGGAAATTGGAATTATTTGATCAAAAAATTCAGTAGATAGTAAAAATCAATTTCGTATATATTATTTTTATAAAAATAATATAGTGAATTGAAATTACTATCTACTGAAAATTTATTTTTTTACAAATTTCATTATTTCAAATAATTTCTCAAAAAATAGGGAATTCCCGAAGGGGTTTATTCCCGCCGCGGCAAAATCCGATAAAAATCGGGCAAAAATTTCCAATACTAGATATTCTAGTATTGGTTAACTCAAAATTTGGAATATAAAAATTATAACTGATTAAAATGCGTATTCTCATGTTTAATTTTTTTATACCATTTTTATCTCTTTCTCTCTTTTCAATCTCTTTTTTATTTCTCTCTCTCTTTCTTTTTCTTTCCCTTTCTTCGCTCTTTCTCTCTTTTTTATCACCCCCGAGCTTCTCCACTCCCCCTCTATTACTTATATAGTATAATACAAAATAAAAAATAATTTATATTATATTACTCGGTAAAAAA